TGTCTTTTTGTTCTTCTACACCGTCAGCGTCATCGGCGTCGTCATCGGCGTCAGCATCGGCGTCAGCATCGGCGTCAGCGTCAGCGTCATCATCGTCATCGGCGTCAGCATCGTCATCGGCGTCAGCATCGGCGTCAGCATCGTCATCATCTTGTCTTAAAGCATTTTTGAGAGCTTCCAAAGCTTTCTTAGCACCAATATATTTTTTGCCATCAATAGTCATTTCTTCCAAACCACGTTTGTTAGCAACTTCTTCATCTAGGCAGACCTTAGAGTTAATATCACAGACTTTATCATCATCACACATTTCTCCTTCTTCTGGATCACACTTGCCATTCTCTTCGTATTGGCACAAGTATTCTACCATATCATCTTTCTTGATTGGAGGTTTTCCTAGACCAGCTTCTTCAAATAGTCCTTTTAGATCAGTTCTATTCATTTCAGTTAGTTCTTCCATAGTTCCACCATAACAATTTTTTGAGGGAGAAGTCTTTCCACCAGTAGACTTTCTACCAGTAGACTTTCTACCAGTAGACTTTCTACCAGTAGACTTTCTACCAGTAGACTTTCTACCAGTAGACTTTCTACCAGTAGTCTTCTTGTGTTCTTTGACTAATTCTTTTTGTTTTTCTCTTAGGGCTTCTATGATTGCTACTTTACCTTTGTATGCCTTGCAAGGGGCTTCAATCTTTCTACATAGTTCCATAAGTTCTTGGTTGGTTTTACCTTCTAGCTGTTTTACTGTATTAATCTTTGGAACACCATCATCTTCAATTAATTGAAGTTCATTAGATTTCTTCCTTGACGACTTTCTAGATGGTTTCTTTCTTGATTTACTTTTGGACTTCTTCTTGGATGACTTCCTCTTGGACTTCTTCTTGGACTTTTTCTTGGACGACTTCTTGGACGACTTCTTGGACGACTTCTTGGACTTTTTCTTGGACGACTTCTTGGACGACTTCTTGGACGACTTCTTGGACTTTTTCTTGGACGACTTCTTTTTACGAGAGGACTTCTTGGACTTCTTCTTGGATGACTTCTTAGACTTCTTCTTGGATGACTTCTTTTTACGAGAGGACTTCTTAGACTTCTTCTTGGATGACTTCTTTGACTTTTTCTTTGATGACTTCTTTGACTTTTTCTTGGATGACTTCTTGGATGACTTCTTCTTACGAGAAGATTTCTTAGACGACTTCTTCTTGGACGACTTCTTCTTGGACGACTTTTTTGTTTTACCACCACCTGATTTATCAAGACGTTTTTGGACTGTAATGGCTTTTAATACAGCTGATACCAGTTCAGCATGGTCAGCTGCTTTATATGCTGTAATACCTGGTACTTTATATTTTCTGGCTACAGCTTTTAGTTGTGTCATATTCAAATCGTTTAAATCACGTTTTGTTTCATATGTTGACATTTTATTCTATACGATAAATTATTTAATTCATTTTATAATTCAATACTGGCTTGAATTATAACGAAAACGTATAATTTTTGCTATAATCCTTGATATTATCTCTTGGTTTACCTTTTTGATTACCTATTAACCTACATCCTTTATCTGTAATCATGTCAAAGTTAGAATGTATATGACCGGCTATCCAAATATCTACCATATTTTTATCAAGAAGATAATCTAAATGTGATGCATAGAGTGATACAAAATTTTGTCGTTTAGTTCTGTTGTTTTGTAATACTTTGTAAGTGGGAACATAATGGGTTACGACTATTAACTTATAATTTTTCTCTTGGGAATATTTGATTATTTTCTTGATGTAATTTAGGTCATTATAGTATTTTTCTTTGTATTTGTATGTATTTAGTCCGTTAATTCTTACTATAAATGGTGGAACTTTACATTCTGGTTTTGACCAGAGAGTACAACCGACTATACATATGTCATTTATTATTACACTGTTTTGGTTAATTACGTATAAATTTTTAATTGTATCTTGTATGTCGTATAATCTGGTTTCTAGAACATCCATTGGTAATGGTGTATATCCATTACATGTATAATATTCGTTATTTCCTGGAACATATAGTATATACTTAAAGCTTCCTGATAGTGATTGAAGAAAGTCTGTTAATTGGTCAATTTTATATAAGGACCCTATGTCTCCTGCCAAAATTAGTATGTCTGATGATGGAGTAATATAATCAAAGGCATTGACTTTATTATTTTGGTACTCTATGTGTAAATCTGATGCTAACTGAAAAGAAGTCATTACCACTAATTTAATTTAGTATATCATAATAATTTCATTTTTAAATTAGTTGCTTGGAGTTTGAACCTCTGGAATATCGTCTATGTCAATATTAGGACCACGCATACGTCGTTTTTGCGCCCCAGAGGGTACGTTAGCTGGTTTACTTGACGAATTCATGTTATTAATCATTCCCATGAGGTTGGCACCGGTCTTTTTCATCATCATCTTTGATACAACGAAGAATGCTGCGTTCATGATAATCATGAATAGGAGACGTAGCTCAACAGGCCATTTAGAACCTTCAGGGACGTAACTCTTTTCACCAATTTCTATCAAAAGTTTTTCGTATGATGTCATAGATATAATTTGTTGTTGAGTGAAGCCCTGCATATCAAAACCTAAGAAATTACCAAAAACAAACTCACAGCCCATGAAACCATAAACGAGGTATGTTTTGTAACTTTCTACCGAAGAATCAAGAGATAATCTCCTTACCGTATCATTGTATGCTTTTTCCATTGTTTGGTATTCAGTATGAACGGTATATTCTGGTATTGTTGAGGCTGGATAAGATTTTCTAAGTAAATCAAACTTGAATAATAGTTCTCGCTTTGCATCTTCTTCTTGTTGTTCGTTGTGATTTACTTGATTAATGTCACGAAGTTCATTCTTTGGTATGTATCCTCCTTGTTTTTCTAATTCGGCTAATGTGGGAGGTGCTACACTATGTTGAGGTTGTTGCATGTATTGTTGTGGAGATTGAGGTTGTGGCAAACTGTGTCCGTTAAAATCACGATGTCTACTGTATTTGTCCTCTGATGCTATACTTTTGTGTCTACTGTTCTTATCGTAATCTGAATCGTCGTTTAATAGGTCTTTTAGCCGTAGAGATAGGTTTTCACTTTCATCAGACATTTTATCAACATCTTTACCTTTATCGTCATACTTATCGTCATACTTATCGTCATACTTATCATAATCAGAGTCTTTGTCTGAATATTTATCATAATCAGAGTCTTTGTCTGAATATTTAGACGATTTCTTATATTTTTCATCAATTGATAGTTCACTTACAGATGAACTAACAGAAAGTTTTTCTGATTTTTTGCTAGATATGGTACTGTCATCATCGCTTAGCAACATATCTAACCTGTTATTACGTGATGTATCAGATTTTTTATCAACAGAGGAACTCATATACTTCTGGAAATTATTATCAATATTATGGGAACTTTGATTAGCGTTAGCTGTTGGAACATACTCCTTATTGATTAAATCTTGATGAATTTTCTGTTTGTTCTCAATTAGTTCCAAATAAAGTCTAGGCATGCGAGGGAAAATTTGTGGTCTATTAAGTGGTGGGTCTCTTAATGGTACTTTAATGACACGAATTTCTTTTCTCTTTGAAGGTGGCATTTTACATTCAAGTTAGACCACTTTAAATACATATATTTAAATTAAATATATGTATAATAAATGACGTTGGTGGAAAAATATCATGATTTTATGAAAAAAGCTAACAAGAAATTAAAGACCAAGGATGATGTTATTCAGTTTCAGAAAGAATTAAAGAAACATGAAGAGCTCATGGCATATCGTAAGTATTTTATAGAAGAAGTTATGTATTCTGTCACACAAATGATGGGAGATACTATTGTTTGGTATCAAACAATGCCATGCGTTAAACTTTACGACGAAAATGGAGTTACAGATGCTGATTACCAAAGAGTTTTATGCGATTTACACAAGGATAGGTCTTTTGGAGAAGACAGTGTATTAATACATGATTATCATTGGAACTGTATGAAAGATGGCGATGAAAAGGTATTTGACCCATATAACGGCTATCAAATACCAAAAACATATCAACTCTGTCAAACATACAATATGATGTATTTGACTGATAATTTACCTAAATTCCGTAAGAACGAAGATTTTATTAACTACTACTATTATACTAAAAAAGCCTTAGAGTTTGCTTATAATGTTTTGATGGCGGATAATCTTGATTGGAAGATTTTAGAGCCTCCTCCCAAGTTAACTATATGGAATGGTCGTGATACTCCTCGTAAGATGAAGTATACAATAAAAAAATGCTTAGAAATGTGTTTAAAATACCCTAATGCTTGTTTGAATCTTATATGGATTGATTAATTACCTCCCCGTAGTCTTAGAACTAGATGAAGTGTGCTTTCTTTTTGGATGTTGTAGTCTGATAGGGTTCTTGACAAAGATTTGCATTTATTATACGTCTATATTATATTTAAATAACTTTTCTACTAATAAATGGGGTATCAAAAAGTTCGTAATACTTGGTCTGGTATAGAAAGATATAATTTGAACGGCAGGGAACATGATTTTAACAAGAATGTCGTTGAGAAATATGAACCTCGTATCAATCTACCTTGGAATGATTGGATAAATTATGTTAGTGGTCCATACTACAATATTTATCAAGAAGGTGGAGTTAAGGCGAGTCCTCATCCGCCAGTTCCGTGGGGATTAAGTAGTGCTGTTGTCGGCGGTCATGTTTGTCAGGGATATAACTGTAGCAGAAACTAAATTTACATGTTTTGGTTTAAATCGTTTTTTAGTCTATATCATGGTAGTTTAAATAGAAAAATAATTAAATATCATATAATAAATGGAATATAAGGATGCTATGAAAACTTTTGTATTAATTGCTGTAGGATTAGGTGTATTTTTAATAGTCTTAGCATATCTTGGTGTTGTAAGATATTACATCATTAAAAATTCTAAATCTACAGAGACATACAGCCGTGAATACTTAAAATTACCAAAGAAAACCAATGGTAAAACTATAATTACTTTTAGTACTTCTCCAGGACGTTTCAAGGAAATCAAACCTATGATTAATTCTGTTTTAGCACAAACTTCTGCAGTAGATAGTATAATTACAGTATTACCAGTAGATAAGGCAGAAATACCCGACTTTTTGAAAGGAATTGTAGCCGTGGTACCATCTGGTAAAGATTATGGAGAAGGAAACGCGATTATTCCAGTTCTACTTACGGAAAAAGAATGTAATACAACGATAGTTGCTCTAAAAGACAATTTTATATACGGGAAAGATTGTATTGAAACTTTCCTAAAAGAATCAGAAAAATATAAAGATACTATACTTACTGATAAAAATAACAGTATATATGTGTTTCAACCTACATGTTTCCAAACTAATGTTATTAACAGAGAAAAAAGTAGTTTTGACAAAGATTGGTTTTTGAACAAAGCTAAGAATGCGAAAATTATAAATTACAAGAAGAATTATAAATACTAATTACGTTTTATCATATTTTTATGATAAAACTATATAATTACAAATCAATTAGAATAGTCTTCACAGTACAATTTTCTATATTACCATAGTAAGACTTGAATAAGTATGGATATTTATATACTTTCTCATATAAGAAGGTTCTACCAAGGATATTACGTTTAATATCCTGAGGATTTACTTTTTCTAGGACCTTGAAATATTCCTCCCTAACTACATTAAAATCAACCATCGGTAAAATGACAATACCTTCCCACTCTTTTCTCTTGCCGGCCAAATCAATCTCAAAAACATCAGGACAAAACTCTTTCAGAGGAGAACTTTCGTCAGTTAGGAGTTTAGAAAGTGGTTCGGGTATTAGATTGGCACTCTTAGGCGGAAGAACACTCAAGAGTTGTTGAAAAGGAGCACTGGGAATTGTTTGACCGTATTTTGGTATGACAAATGTTTTTAGATGTTGTGATAGGATTGATGCCGGTGGAGCGTAATGATGTTTGTAGTTCCATTTCCAGTTAGGAACACCACGTGTATAGTAAGACAATACCCATTGCATTCCCTCCAAATATTCATGACATAGCTTTTCTACATCATAATCTTTTGGAAAATTAGTATTAATGTAATCAGTCTTATACTTTTCAATATCCACAGTCCAAGTTCCGTTAGAAGTTTGTATAGCGCACTTTTCTAGTATTGGGTCGGGGAAAAATGATGACTTTTTACCTAACTTTGTCTGAAAATTCTCTTTCTCGTGATGTCCTATAGTTCCAAGAAAAACTTCCATAGACTTCTGAATCAAACACACTTTACCATCTATATTTTGTGTTAGATGTCCGTAACTTGTACAAACATCTTTATATACTTGAATCATCAACTCAATACCATCTTCTATGATTTCTATTGATGGAATATGTGGTAAAAAGTCATTTCCTACCATAAAACACATAAATATAAAATCATCTATAGTAGAATTAGGTATTAATTCATATTTATCAGAAGTCCATCTCATAAGTTCTACTAATTGATTATGGACTCTTCCGACATTTATACAAAAGTAATCATTAGCAGGGTCATACATATCTTCTCGTAGAATGTAAAACTTTGGTAGATGTGTTCCTAATGCCAACATAATTAAGTCAGCATCTAAACCATGAATACAAAATGTTTCTTCCTTGTTTCCGTAGTACCGCATATAATTGATAATCTTGTGTTCACCCTCTCCTGGAGCTTTTTCATTAGACATGATAATTTGGACTTTATTCCACTCAGGGTCATCCACAATCTTTTTCCTAATGAACCAGTCAATGTATTTACTCAGAAAGTCCATAAATTTAGTTCCAGGGGTAATAGAATTACTATTAAAAGGACAATTACCCATCTCTTCCATAGCACTACGAAAACGTCGTTGTCTTTGCTGGTTTTGTTTACTAATTGGAGCAGGTCCGTCAATACACAATATAAGGCGTTTATTAGGTTTTGCCATATTGAATATAGTTTCCACTGTCGCACAGATATCTTGGAATACTTTGAGTTGCATATCTAAACTATTTTGTCTTGGTTTAATGTTTCGTGATGGGATTAGACGCCGAGGAGGCTTATGATTACCATATTCATAAATTTTTTGGGCGGAATTGTGGAATATACCGTTCATATCTATCATTAGGTTGTCTATGTCAATCTGGATGGACTCAAGAGTTTGGTCTTTATTAAGTTTATGTGTGTGTTCGGAGAATTGGTTCTTGAACCACATAAAGAAATGTTTGATACCCATGTTGGTTGTTATTCTTAAGGACTTTTGTCCTTAAGAATCATTTTCATAATATTTATTCTTTATAACTTACCTTTTACCCAAAAGACGACGAGGTGGAGGTGGAAGTGTATCAGTCTCTTCTTCATAATCAATGTCAGACTCTTCTGCTACTACAGACTTACAGTGCTTCTTGTAAAAAGCAGTTTTAGATAGTTTCTTCACACTCTCGGGACTTAGCTCCTGAATAATATTCACAACTTCAATCAACATTTCTCTCATTTCACTTGTGTTGTCATCTTGAGGAGCCCTAACCCTACCTGCTACTCCAATCTCCTCCCAAGTAGTGGGAATATTTGGTTTATCTTCCTTTGTAACAGTTGGACAACCATCCTGAATCCACTTAGAGAGTTCAGGACGCTTGGAAGTCCAAAAAAGCCATCCTCCAAACTTTTCTCCTGATTCCTTGTCGGTGTAATTTGAACCCCATTTACCACCCATGGCTTTGATAGATTCCTTATGGGGTTGTGTATCGCCACGGACGATAAACGATTTGGGGGTATAATCATAGATGTAAATACTGTTGTTAGAAGACATGTTTTTATTTTGGTTAGATAAGTAAAAACATAAATTCAAAATTATTTTAGCTTATACTCGACAGTTTCGAATGGTAAACCCCCTCTTTGTTTGTATAAGTATAAACCACCAGCTAATAACAAGACTATTACTATAATAATTATAATCATAGAAGTATTATTAGACTTGGAAGAAGAATCACCTAAGTTTGATGTCATAGCGGCAGCAGCACTTTGTATGGTATTTTGAGTATTTTCATCGATGTTTGTAGTAATTTCAGCGCTTTCTGGGAAATTTTCTAACACACATTTTCCTAGATATCCATTTGGTTCATCGCTATCTAAATCACCTAGGAAAAATTTAACTATATCCTTGTTGTCTGTCATAGTATCTGTAATAGTAATTATTTCTTCAGGTGAATTATAGTCAGTAGTTAACTTATCAAGTATACAAGTGGCAAGTAATTCACTTCTATCGTTCTTTAAATCATCTGGCATATCACTTGTTTCTGAATTAGCATTAAATACTGCTTTTACCATAGTTGTAAGGTTGGTAAGAAGTAAAGATTCATTAAAATCATTCCACTCCGAAAAATTATCGTTACCATTTGTGGTGCCTCCACCTGTGGCGCCTCCACCTGTGGTGCCTCCACCTGTAGTGCCTCCACCTGTGGTGCCTCCACCTGTGGTAGAAGGAGGAATTTTTCCTGACTCTTGTATACATTGTGTGGCACAATTATCAAATACTGTAGCACCAGATACTTTGCTTACATCAGAACAACCTTGTGTACAGCAATTAACCATATCATCATAAGACGAATTGGAAAGTAATCTACATCCACCCTCTAGTCCCGGAGCACCACCTTCATAAATATCTCTTCCAGTAACGTACATGGTTCCTGAATCCATACAAGCGGACGCACAGTCTCTCTCTACGGCATCCATAGGATAATAATCACTGTCAAGTTGACCATTTGCAAAACAATCATTTGCAGCCTCTTGGCAACATGTTTCACAAGTGTCACCCTGACCATCAAGTGATTCACAAGAAGTTGGTAATTCTAATCTACCACTCATGTTGTTAATAACACAATTAGACATTTTATTATAATAAAATATTTTAATTCAATTTATTAACTGTTTCTGTTATTGATGAAATTTTGTAAGACGAAGCTGTGTTTTTACTAAACATATCATTAAATTTATCACGATTTTTGTATAATAATATAGCTAATACGAGTATAACTAGTAATATTATCAGGTAATTTCCAGTAGAATCTTTGATAAATAATTTTTTCATTTTTTGAAATATTGATGTATTTTCTGATGGTTTGGGGCTAACAACTGGTGGTTCTGTAAAATATAATTGTGGTTGTCCTGGGTCTACCGCTGGATTAATCTTACATTCGTTCATTTGTGATAATAGGATTTCTGGGAATTCGGTGGGAATTGTTGATGGATTGGGATAAAATTGGGCTAATGAGTTGACATAGCATGCTAGCATGTCATTGTTAGGTACAAGTCCTTTTTCGTTTGGAACTTGTAGTGTTTTTATAAGATTATCGTAAAATGTTTTGAGCCATTTGGTGTTATTGTCTTTACACTTGACATTATTTTCGCACCAGTTGGTTATGATTTCTTGTTCTCTTAGGGGTTTACTCTCATCGACCACGCATTTGTTTTCATAATCTGGTTTACATCCGTTGGCACATATAGGACAGTTTGAAAATTTACAGCAATTTTCCCTTGAGCCAAAGAGGTTAATTGTGTCTGGGTCCGTACAATCATAACAGTCATAACTGCTACCGATGCCAACAGTTACGTAGTTTTTGATTAAATTATTGAAATAATCAGCTGATTGTAAGCATTCTTCTATACACTTTTCGTTGTTGTTACAGTTGTAGACGCAACAGTCTTTTTGGGTGTCTGGGTTTGTATAAACGTAGTTACACTTATTAACATAAACATTAGCTCCTAAAGAATCAGCTGTGAAGCTTTTTGGGCTACAGGCTTCTAAACAAGCTTGTTTGTTATCACTACTACATTGCTGTTCGCAACATGTAGAACAATCTGTAGTTCCTACATTACATGACATTGGTAAAACAAGGGAATTTCCCTCCATACACAATGATTTATTTACTCCGTTGTCAGAACTCATATTTATTGTATTTCAATATTTTCCTTTGAAATATTAATATTAGTAAGATTTCAAAGGGTCAGAGTACATTTCGTAATATAGTAAAAAGCATATTGTTGAAGTTTGCTGGATGTACTCTTATATATCTATAATATTATTTTTTTAAACCTTAAATTTCTTCATACAGATTTGAACTCCAAGGACTTGGGTATAGGCATCGTATAGGGCGTGATGATGGTTAGTATTTTCTAATTCACTTAATGAAAACTTGGAAATATCAAAGAGTGTTCTGGTATCTCTGGTATTCCAGAATTTCCATGGTGGTTCCATATCGCATGCTCTGTAGGCGGAAGCTAAGACTACACAGTCAAAATCATCACCATGACCCCATACCTTTGTGTATCTGTTTGTTCCGAACCAGTTTGTAAACTCCGTAAGCATTTCTTTTAGAGGAATTCTACCTTCCATCTTGAAGGCTTCCTTCTTAGCCTCTGTGTCTTGGGACAACCACCACTTTGTAGTTTCCGCACAGTGGTGTAATCCAACTTCAATACAAGTCTGAATTTGAATTCTACGATAAAAGGTGTCAAGTTCTTCTATGGGTTTTTGTGGACCATTCCTATCAAATCTAACAGCGCCTATGGTAAGGATGATGGCGTTAGGTCTTGTACTAAGTGTTTCTAAGTCAATCATTACGTCTGTCATGTTATAAATTTATATTAGGAGTATGTGTCTATAAATCTTTTGATTTCTTCGTAGGGAATTTGTGGTCTGAGATGTTTTCCAGTAGTAGAGATATGTTGAGTAGAGAGTTTAATTAAGTTTTGGATTGTATCGTATGGTATTATTTCATCCTCTATGCTGTGGATGAGAAGAGTTTTTCCATTATAACCATTCAAATAGAGTTCGGTGTCAAATTCTGTGAAAGGGAAAGATAAAAACTTAGATGCATTTCCAAATTTCGTGAGGTATTTTTTGGCTATAATATTCATTGAAGGTAGTGGGGAATCTAGGATTAGTATTGGTATTTTGTATCTTCTTGCTACGTAGGTAGCTACAGGACCTCCAATGGATTCACCGTATGCTATGATATCTCTTATATTATAGTTTTTAGAGAGCATTGATACCATATAGGAGGCATCATTGTAAAACTGTTGTTCGCTTGGAATACCGGAACTTTTACCATACCCAGAATAATCAAAGATTAATACATTAAAACCTAAGTTTCGTAGATTTATGATTTTTCTGTCGTAGTATGAGATGTTCCCAGCATTACCATGACAATATAGAATAATCTTATTACTCTGTGGATTTTCAGCTATCCAGCCGTTAATGTGATAATTTTGAACTACTTTATAGTTTTCAGCAGTTGGTAATAGTTTTCTCATGGGGCGGAAATATACAAAACGTTTGACTAACAAAATAGTAATAAATATTACTACTACAAAGACTAATAAAACTTGTATACAAATGTCTCTGTGAATATTATTCATCTTTATTACCATAAGTAAAAACTTTAAGTATTATAATACTTAAAGTTTTATTTTAACGTTGAGTAGCGAAAAAGTTAATTCTGTTGTTTTTGAGCACAACAGACATTCTCATGTTCTTAATAGTCTCTATGGCGCTTAACATAACATTCTCAATGTCTTCTACATGTTTTATACCGTCCATTGCGGAAAATAATTCTTGTATATTATTTAGTTGTTTTGTAGTATCCATAGTTCCTATCACTATTTTGTTTACTTTGATTTTAGTTGGACCAGGTTTTGGTGCTGGAGTTTCGTCATCGCTGAGTTGGGCGAAATCATCATCCTCATAACCAAATACTTCTTGTTCGAGGTCTTCATCGGCTTCATCTATGGTTTCAAAGATTTGAGGGTCATCCATTAGTTTCATCTCATCCTCTTCTTCAATTACAAGATTTGGCACCATATCCTCTATTTCATTAGATATATCACGATTAACTATGATTGATGCAGCTGTTTCAACATCAATCTTGTTTATGATATTACTACTACTGTATTTACTATTAAATTCCGCTAAACCAGAAATAATATTAATTAAGGCTGAGGCAATACAGTTATCAAGTTCATTGTCAAGTATTTTAACACATTTATTTCCTTTAGAGACAAGTATTTCTAGTTTTGCGATGATAGCACGAATGTTTTGAATACCTCTGTCCTTAGAAAACTCGATCATAAAGTAAATCATTACAGCTATACGTTTCCACAATATTTCAACAATCTCTTCGCTTACCTTGGAAAATCCAGGTTTACTTAGGACTAATACTTTGAAATAATATGGGACTTCTGCGGTAACCTTGTCAGTCATTGAAAAGATATTAGCACATGGCTGGTATATGTCATCCATAACTGAATCTACGAAATCACCTGTTAATTCTATATCTTTTTTACCATCTTTTCTGAATAGATAGGTTTTCATTGTGGTGACTACTTTACACATGTCAGTTACTCTCATATCTACCCAAGCTCTGAAGAACTCATCTTTTTCTATGATTTGGGTTATATCATTAGTGCTTAACTCTTCTACTCTTTCATCTTTACGTTCTTCTCTGAAACGTTCACGTAACACCATTAAGTATTTACCAACTTCATTGTCCCCGTGAATTCCTTGAGGACCAACACCTAAAAATACATCACTTTGGTCGGTATAGACCAATTCAGCATCTTCGGTAAGTATAAGTAAATCTTGTAATAGTCTATCAAGGAATTTGTTATTCATTCCTATATACATATATTTTTTAAGTTTATCCATTTTAACTATGGTTGTAGTATCATTTAGTCTAGCTGTGGCAGTTTCTGGAGATACAAAGTTATCCTTGTTCATGCCACCGACTATTGCGTTGATACCAAGTATCTTAGAGTAGGATTCTGTGGTATTGTTGAGAACGTTTTGGAATAACTTGAATATAACGTAATGTGAAACCGTTGGGAAAAGTTTCTCATTTACTTTGAACATGTGGTCGTTTAATGGAGATAAGGCATTGTATTCAGGTTTCATGTTGTCGTTAGGATACGCAAATATAACAACTGTCTGTCCCTCTGATTTTTTGTATATATCAACATTTTTAGCATCTTCATCTCCACGATGTTCTATGGTATATTGTTCTGCCATTATTACATCCTGTTCACTTGGAATAGCAATATCCCTTATTATACTATCAATGGCTTTTGTTAATTTCTTTGGTAATTTGTCATCCTTATACAATACTAATATAGCATTTCCAATATTAAGTTTCGTATCATAACCAACTTTTTCAAATTGCTGGTTGATAGCTTTCTTATAATTTTCTGGTTTAATATCTGGGAAATTTTTAGCTAATTCAAATTCAGCATACGCCATTGTGATAGCTTCTTCTCTCCTGTTTAGTTGATGTTTTTGTAAGTCTACTAAGTATTGTTTCCTTACAATGTAAACTAAGGACTTTGGAGAGTTTACAATTTCGTAAACTTCCTTTTCAATTAAACTTTTGGAGTTATTTGGATCTACAATAAATTCTGGTGGTGGTGCGGTTGTAGGTCTCATTCTTGGTCTCTTGTAGCTTTTTCTAGAGGAACCTTCGTCTTCTCTTTGCTGATAGTATTCGGAAAGTTTTGCTAAATCCTCTTCCTTTGCTCTCTTGTCCCAATCAACTTTTTGTCCTAAGTTTTCTCTATTTGTAAGATTTACTCTTTTACCACTCGTCAATGAATCTAAATATCTATCCATGTCCGTCTTTTCCTCTCTTGGTTGTTGAAACCTTACACTCCTTCCAGGAACCTTTGGTATATTTTTACGACCATGTAACTGATTAATCACAAATTCCTTAGAAGGTGCTCTAGACATTACCTCAGAACGTCCCATAGCATTTACTACTTCTTTGGGAGTCATGTTAAGATATTCCTCTAAGGTATTTCCGTTCTTAATGGCCTTAACGAGTTCTTTGTAAGCCACATATGTTTCATATAAGGCATCTTCGTATTCTTTATCGGTTTTTTCCTGTTCTTGTCTAACAACTGTGGAACGAAGTCTTTGTCTGATTTGTTTGAGTGCGTTTCCGTATAAATTGAGTCCTTCGCCTTGGCTATTTACACCTAAGACTTTGTTAGAGCTATTGTATATGATTTCAGAGTTTCCTGTAGATAATAGGATTTTAGCTAAAACTTCTGAGTCATTGAACTTGGCATCAAGTGCTTCATCTACAGCTTGTCTGGTGATATTAACTTCTTCATCATATGCGAGTTGAACATATGTTTCATATACCTTATTAACAGGTGAGTTTTTCAAAATAGTGCGGTATTGTGGTGTAGATAACATGTTAGAATATATATAATTTGTCACCGTCAAGTATCTGTTTTTGTCTATAAACATTAGATGACGATAATTATTACTTAGCCATCCAAAAGGTCTGTCTTTAGGATTGAATATCTTAATTGTCTGAACCATATTTTCTTATTACCAAGGTTTTCTTAATTAGGATAAATTTTATATTAGATTTAAAATAAACTTAGTCAAATTATAAATGAGTGGCCTATTATTTTTAACTTCAGACGACTTTACACTTACCAAAGGAGTAAGAGGAAATATTATGTGTAATACCATCCAAGGTTTCTCCCTTGTATTATTCTATTCAACACAATGCCAACATTGTCAAGAACTTATCCCCATTTTTAAACAATTACCTGGTACTGTAGGAGGATGCCAATTTGGTATGATAAATGTAAGTAATAACAGAAAATGTGTAATGATGTCTAGAGATACTATAGCACCCATTCAAGTTGTTCCATACATAATTTTATATATTAATGGTAAACCATATATGAGATACCAAGGTCCACATGATAGGGGTGAGATTTCTCGTTTTGTTGTTGAAGTGTCTAAAAACGTCCAGAACAAACAGAAGCTAATTACTAGGGAGGGAGAGGAATCAGGGAAAATTAAAGCTAATCCTGGCGGTGGTATACCAGCTTATACTTTGGGACAACCCTTGTGTGGACCTGATGACAAGGTTTGTTATCTTGAGTTTAATAGCGCATATGGAAGTAATGGTGGTGCTGGAAATCCTCCAAACAAAAATAGAATGCCACAAGCGTCTGGAATGTCGTAATATTGTGATTCTGAAATTGAAATTTTAAAGATAGAAATAAAGTTATTATAAACATGAGCGGTTTCCCACTTTATGATAATCTCAGTAAGGACCTTTCAGCAAAGAAAGACCTTACTGTTAAACAGAAGACAGACCTTATCAAAAATATTAATCTTATTGACCAAGATGGTCAAGAACTTGTATATGCTCTCATTTATTACTACTATATCAACAACGAGACCATTAACGAAAATAATATAACACCATACAAAGGAAAATCCCAAGAAACACCAAAAAATTTACAAAACATTACCTGGAACTTGGGTAATTTTCCAATTAAACTTCGAGTTCTTTTACACAACTTCCTAACCATGCATATGAAGAAACTAGCTGAAGATGATAAGAGAGAGGAATCTGTCATATAGTATTATTGTTTGTTTAAAAAAACAATAATATTACCTAAAGAATTATTATGACAACACAAAACTATGGTAAACTTAAGATTATACCAGTAAATAAAACCGTTGTTTTTTATTCTCCCATAGAAGGAGAAGATGTCTTGGTTAGGACAGGAACAATGGGAGATGGTTCCTGTTTTTTCCACGCATTACTACATGCTTATTCCAAGGACTATCCAGCTATGGATAAGAAACAGCGGACTAAGTTTGTAAGAAAACTTCGTGCGAGTATGGCTGGTAAAGTTAACAGAGAAAATTGGGAAGAAATGGGTGGCGGTATCATATCTAAAATACCATTCCAAGAAAACGTTCATGAAATACTCAAAGGATTTTATGGATTTGTAGAAAATAGTGATAGAAAAGTCAAGGGTAGAGGTTCTAGACGCGTTATTCGTCAATTAATCAAAGAAGACCAAGATTTTGAAAACTATGAACTTGTTACGCAAATTCTTCCATTAAAAGTCCTAGAAACTAAGATTCTTCCAAAGTCCTACGACCAGAGTGCCGATGATAAAATAGAAGAAACCGCAAAGTTTCTCCTAGACAACGTAATGAATTATATTGAATCTTTAGACGAAATTAAACATGCCGACCAAGAAAATGTAAACTATATTAAACAACTTATCATGAAGTTTGTTATCGCAATACTTGGAGAAGCTGAGGACTCGGCTTTTAATAACTTCGTGAAAGGTCTAGAAAATATCAAAGAGGAAGTAGATACATATACTATAGAGTTTATATCTGATAGATTCAACAGAGACATCTTCTTTCTTGATGGAAACACAAGATTACCATATAATAATTGTTCTACAACTACTAATATCAAAAATCGCCGAACAATAATTCTAATCTGGATTGGAGAAAATCATTATGAGATAGTAGGTAGATTACTACCTGGAAACAGAATTCAAAGAGAGTTTTCCACAGATGACCCACTCGTTGAGAAAATCAAGACTTGTATCATGGAACCAGATAAGATTGCTGAAAAGTATCCAGAGTTGATTGAACCTGACGAGTCTAATATTCCAATGAATGTTGATTCATCGGGAGATAGTAGTTCAGAATCAGACCCTTATTACGATTCATCGGACCACGAGTCTCGTGCTGGTTCTGTTTAATAATTTTATTATGATTATCATAACAAAATTTTTGTTTTATACTTATAAAAGAATGGCGCCACCACCTACAGTAAATTGTGATATTAAAAATAAAAAATATTGTGATGTTGGTCATTATTGTAAATTAACAGATATAACAGCCCAAACAGGAACTTGCGAACCTTGTGAATGTGATATACCAGGGTATACTAATAATCCTTGTAGACCATATTATTCCGGACCAAACAAATTAGAACAACATCCAATGGGATGTAATTTAAATGCGGTAGAAGGGGATTACCCTGATGTTAACAAAGTTTGTGATGGTAAAGGTACATCAAATCCTTATGCTGGAGTGAAGTGTAATGCAAAAGGAGTTTGTCCATCTGGATTAAAATGTCATGAATCAGAAATGTGTCCATCTAGGTTGTGTGCTCCAGAATGTCAGGACTTCGATCAAATAGTAGATCGCGACCCTCAAGACGAATATAGTTTTAAGGGATATTGGTGGGATACAAGTATTAAAGATACTTGTCTTAAAAATGGCTGGTCTCCAGATGGTAAAAATTGTGATGGAACTTGTAGCCCTTGTACATGTCAATATGACTGGCAACAACCAGATACAGGTATATATGATCAACAGTGGGAATTTATCGTACAAACTATGTGTAATGGTTCTGAAACTTCCAAACCTGGTTGTGTAAATATTTGTCAAATCGGTTCTATGTTCGATCAACGAAATGAGAGCTGTCAGCCTTGTGAACCGGCAGACGCAAAGGTTTTGGACAACAAGAATGAACAAACTGGTCTACAAAAGATGCAATTACGCAACTATGCAGTAGAACCTGGTACTACAACAGTATTAAATCAAGATGATATTAAACGAAGATTTTGTGGGGGTTGGCAGATAAAAGCTTCCAAAAAATTCTGGAAACAATTTAGTCCACAGTCACCTTATCCTATATGGGCTGTAACGGGTTGTCCAGAAGGTTATTATTTAGAAAAAACACATCCTGACAGTAAAGAAAATGACTACAGTTGTAAGCAGTGTGCTTGTGACCCAAGTACTACTACTCCTCCAAATTATAAAGGTAATTGTCCTATGAGAGATGAAGTATGTTTTCCAAAAATTTATTATCCCAAATATATAGCTTGTGGAAAAACATCTGGAGATCCTCTTTCAGAATTGGGTCCAGGTTGTCAGGAGATAAATCGTAATGATAAAGTAAATAGTAGTGGTCCAGAAGGTGTAAATTGTTCAATGACACTCTCAGGATTGGGTACACCTGTTGAAAGTAATTATGCATCTTATAATTGTACACCATATGGAACCATTAGTTGTACAAATGGTGTTTGTAGAGGAGATAGCAAATGTCATGACTGGAGTTGTTGCTACAATTTATGTGAAAAAAAGTAATTTTATTATGGTTAGCATAATAAAAATTTTGTTAGTATATTGAGATTAAAATAAATATTGATAGCATATAAAATGGATATAACTGATATAACAGAATTTTTACCTAAATATCCGAATATTACGCCCTACGAACAGGACATTTTTAATCCATATGACAACAAGTTTTATCAAAATATATACAAGAAAAAGGAGTTCTATGATGAAAAGTTGTCGTTCCAAGAAGACTTTCCAGAACAAGTTGGAAATCTAATGAAACATCAAAAAATCATCGCAAGATTCTTCTCATCATACACTCCATACGACCAACTCTTACTCGTTCATGAGATGGGTACTGGTAAATCATGTTCCGCTGTGGGAGCAATTGAAACTATCAGGGAACAGAGCAATATGTTCCGAGGAGCCTTGTACTTAGCAAAAGGTCGTCCCCTACTTGATAACTTCAAGAACGAAATAGCATTCAAGTGTACTGATGGTAGATATATTCCAGATAATTACGAGAACTTAACCAAACGTGAAAGAGATGGACGAAGAGATAAACTTTTATCTCAATTCTATCAGTTCAAGACTTTTGAAACTTTCGCAAAGTCCGCAATCAAAGATGTCCCAGACCACATCATCAAAGAAAAATATAATAACATGATAATTGTGATTGACGAAGTCCATAATCTACGAGAACAAGGGAAAACAGCAGGACTTAACATCTATAACCAATTTCATCGCTTTCTACACGTAATTGAAGGATGTAAAATACTTATACTTTCAGGAACTCCAATGAAAGATAGTGTAGATGAAATTGCATCCATTATGAACCTAATAACACCAATGGATAAACAACTTCCTACCGGACAAACATTCATTAATGAATACTTTGACATGGAAGGTCCTGAGATATTTAAGGTTAAACAAAGTAAGAAACGTGAGCTTAAACAAGTTTTTAAGGGTAAAGTATCGTTTTTAAAGGCAATGACTTCTACTGTTCCAAAGATTTATGAAGGAGAGCACATTGGGAGACTTCGTCATTTGAAAGTTGTTCCTGATGTGATGAGTAAGTTTCAGTCATTAGCTTACAAGAAAGCATATGAAATGGATAGACAAACAGATAGACAAGGTGTATATTCTAACTCTCGTCAGGCATCATTGTTTGTATTTCCGGATAGCTCCTATGGTAAAGCTGGTTTTGATAAATACATTAATGAACGTAAGAGAAAAGGTGCCCTAGTTGTTAATGATGATGGTAAAAAACAACAATTATCAAATTTTTCTCTAAAACCAGAACTTAGAGATGCGTTGAAAGCTGATAGTGTTGAAGAACAGTTAGAAAATGTTAAAAAGTTTAGCGCCATATACGCAGCAAGTATCCTAAATATTTTAAGAGCTCAAGAAGAAGGTAAATGTGTTTTTGTATATAATGAACTTGTAACCGGTTCTGGTATGATTTTATTCGGCTTAATACTTGAGTTGTTTGGTTTTACCAAAGCTTCAGGTAATGAACCGAGCAAAAATTATAAACCAAGATACATATCTTTGAGTAATGCTACTTCTACACCAGCACAAATCAAAGACCTTATAGGACGTTTTAATAAACCTGACAATGTTAATGGAAAGGTAATTAACGTTATAATAGGTTCTTCGGTATTGAGGGAAGGTTTTTCGTTTCAAAATATCCAAGTAGAAGAGATACAAACTCCATGGTTTAATTATTCGCAGTTAGCTCAAGCTATAGCTCGTGGTTATCGTCTTGGTTCGCACCGTATGTTGATTGAGAAAGGTCAGAAACCAAGTTTGCGTATATATCAACGAGTGGCAATACCCCTATCTACAGTTATGAAAAGAGAAGATAGTATAGATTTGAGAATGTATCAATTAGCGGAAGACAAAGATATTAGTATCAAAGGTGTTGAAAGATTGATTAAAGAAGCTGCGTTTGACTGTGCGCTGAATTATGAAAGGAATCATATTACAGGACTAGATAACCAGAGAGAATGTGAATATATGAATTGTGATTACAGATGTGATGGTGTTCCTCCTGAAATGATTCGTAATGAATTGGATACATTAGATTATTCTACTTATCAGTTATATTATGCTTCTGAGAACACAGACAGAGCTATAGAATTGATACAAGAATTATTTAGGACAGAATTTAGTTTGGATTTTAATTATTTGTATAATTATTTAACAAAATATAATTTTCAGTCATTTGAAATACTTACAGCTCTCAGAGAGATGATTAATAAGAATATACAAATCACTAACAAGTATGGGTTCAAATCATATCTTAAGGAAGGAAACAATATTTTCTATATTGTAGATAGTTTATCAGTTATTGGAACATTATTTTCTGATTACTATACTCAATTTCCTAACATAACGCAGAGTAAGACATTTTCTCAGATTCTTCAACCTATTTACTATTCTACTTTACCAGGGATTGTTGAGGAGATTTGCCAAAGTACTGATATACAAACTACGAGAAGATTATTGTTTAAATTACCACCAGTTATTAATGAGGAATTCTTGGAGGCTGCGCTGTTAGCTGATAAGAAGAAGATTAACAAAAGTACTACACAAAGGGCACTTATATTAGAAAATTTCAGTAATTACTATAAAGACTTTGATGGAACAATTGTATCATGGTATTTGTATCAAAGCGAAGATATATTGAGATGCCTTAAGGGTAATACTTGGAAAAATTGTAGTAATGATTACATAGAAAAAGTTGAAAACCTAAAACAAGAACAACAACAAGATATGGAACAAAATCCTTATGGCTACTACGGTCAAACTAATCCAACCAATGACAACTTCTGTATTCGTGATGTAAGTCAAGATATACCAGATAAGAAACATAAACGAACATCAGGTAAAATGTGTGCTACATGGACTGCTGGACCTTTATATGATTTGGCAATTAATAAATTGAAGATGCCTCTACCGGAACAGAAGGTATTTATGGATTATTTGACAAAGATGGTTAAGAAAAATAGAAAAATACGTATGCCGTCGGATATGAATAATAAGACAGAGCTTTGGAAGATTGTTAAGGAATTAAAGGTTACTAATACGATGTATACAGAAAATTCTTTGAAAAAGTTGACTGTGAATGATATTCATAGGATTATATATTGGGGAAGTATGCAAAAGAAACCATTATGTGAGTTTATCAAGCAGTGGTTTGATTCCAAGGGATTGTTGGTGGAAGATTTGGGTTGCGGTAGTGTTGATAAACCAAAAATATAGATTTTTACCAAGCAAAATTTGAAATTGAAATTTCATTCCAAAGTTCAGGATTGAAATTAGGAATCATGTCTGCCCTAGCAAAAAGCATCGACGATATTGTTTCGCAGTCTATTCAGGACTTTGTTCAACGCATTGCGGACACGTATGAACTTGACGCAGAGGATATTATGAGTTTGTGGGATGATAATGTATCATCATCTGCTAAGACATCGCCTAAGACATCGCCTAAGAAACCTACTAAGACATCGCCTAAGTCAGTTCCAAAAGTTGTAGAGAAGCCTTCTCCAGCAAAATCTACGACTAGTGAAGTTTCTAAGAGTTCATCTATTAAATCTACCGATACAGGACTTGTCTGTCCCTATGTATTTGCACGTGGCGAAAACAAGGGTGAAGTCTGTGGTTGTAAGCCAAAAAACGGTAATAAGTATTGTTCTAAACACAAGAAATACGAAGGAGAAACTCCAAAAGAGAAGAAGGTTTTGCCTAGTGGAAAGAAGTCTATTGTTTCGCCTTCAAAGAAGGTATCTCCCAAAGAAAAGAGTCCTGAAACGATTCTTCGCAAGCATAAAGTCTTAAATATGTATTGGCATCGTGAGACAGATATGGTTTTTAAGTCTGGAACTGAGAGAATTGTTGTTGGTAAGTGTGTAAATGATAAGTTGGTGTCTTTGACAGAAGAAGATATTGAGTTGTGTAAGTCTCGGCGTTGGCAATATGAGGTAGTTGAAGATGAGAAGCCAGCGGCTTATGATATTGATTTTGGGTCTTCTGATTCTGAGAAAGAGGAAGATGTTATGGAAAAGGAAATGACTAAAGCTGTTAGAAAGGTTACGGCAACTTCAAAGTCTATTAATGATGATGCTATTAAGACCAAGAAGAGTTTGAAGGCTGTTATTAACGCACAAACAGATGATGTAGAGAATATTCTGTCTGAACTACAAAAACCGTCAGCTGACGACAGTGACGAGGAGTTGGAGGAAGAGCTAGAAGACAATGACGACCAAGAACTTTATGACGAGCTTGATGAACTGGAGGAAGAAGATTAGAGTATTTACAAGTTAATTTGTATTAACAAATTAACTTTTTCAGTAATTAGTGTGGAATTTAACAGGTGGAAAGTAAAGATTTTCACAACCATTGCAATTTGCTTGTGGATCTAAGAGACATGCCATATGTTCTTCTGGGTTTTTCATAGCTTCGTGTAAACTGTGAGAACAGACATTATTGTGATTCTGTACGGCTATTAATTGATTAAAGTTGGCTTGGTACATTATTCCTGGATCTACTAGACCATTGTATTGTCTTGATTGACTTGCTACAGGTGGTGCCCAATATTCGTTATGTTCGTGTATTGGTAAACAATGAGGAGTTGGGAAAGGTTTGCGCCATCTATTAATATTTTCTGGTAATGGAAGTTCTATACCTTTATCACACATTTATAATTATATAACATATTTAATTTTTTTGGTAATATCCTATATAATTACCAAGTTTAATATAATGTTTATTTATATCTAACTTATAATAAAATGAATGTAGAACTATTATGTAAAAGCCCAAGTCCCAAATTATGGAATAATTTAGATAAAAGTACTAAGTTATTTTTTATAGAAACATGTAAATATTGTATCAAAAAAAAGAAAGGTGCTGTTAGTTTAGCCAGAAAAATACTAAATATAGCCAAGAAACCAAATACAGGTAGTTGGGAATATATAACTTTACCAAAGAATACACTATTGTATAGGGGTACAAAGACTATTCCTGAGAAGATAAATAGGGCTACTTACTATACTACGAATATTAACACAGCTAATAGTTATTTATCTTCAAATAAGAATGGTTATCTGAATATATATAAATGTAAGAAAGACCTGAAATTATTTAAATTTGACAGTTTAGACAATGTGAACAAACTCCTAAGAGATAGTTTTACAGATAAAAAATTACTAATTCAACCAAAGAAACTACCTAGTGGGACAGTATTACCAGGAAAAAGTCTTTATGATATAATAAGGAGTATATTTACTGGAGTAATAGTAGCTCCTGAAGAAGATAAACCGTTACAATTATCTGTGTTAAAACGTTACAGTCTTTTGGCTAATGATATTGCTTTTTCTAACTGGTTATGTACTAATAATTTTAACGGATACGACGCAAAACTGATGAAACATAAATTTGGGTTTGACTTTTCTGAAGAAACTATGATTTGCAAACCAAATGATGACTTGATAGTATTAGAACATATTGAAACAAGAAAACGGAAGAAGGGGAGTACCAAGTTAGTTAAAATTAAAGAAAAATACTCGTTATAGCATAACTTAAAGATTGATTTTTAAGTAAAAAATGACTAAAGAAGATAGTATTTCAGAAGAATCTGACGACAGTATTAAAATACCAAACAAACCTATTAAATATATACCTACAAGAAATGAAATTACTGATTTGTGTGATAATATTATTACTGAAACAGAAAATGAGATTAAGATAATACGCGAAGGGTCAGGTTCTACAAAAGGTATCAAGTTTTTACGTCAGATAATCAAAAATGTCAAGGTTCTGAGGAGTTATGTTGTGAGGGCTGTTAAGGCAAAGAAAGCAACAAACTCTGCTGCCGCCAGCAACTCAGGATTCATGAAACCTGTTCGTATCTCCAATGAGTTAGCAGAATTTACTGGTTGGGACCCGAAAAAGCTACATTCTCGTGTTGATGTTACTAAGTATATTTGTAATTATGTCAAAGAGCATAATTTGAAAGATCCTGCGGATGGACGGATTATCAAACCTGATGTTGATCTTCAAAAGCTCCTAAAAACGTATAATCCGGATGAAGGTGTTTTAAAATATTACAATTTACAGACACATCTGAAATATCATTTTCCGAAGGCGGTTGAAGGCGAGAAAGGTTCTGGAGTTGTGGAAGATAAAGAAAAAGTTTCTACGAAAAAGAAGAGTAAGAAGAAGAGTAGTGAAAAGGACGCCGAGACAAAGGACCAATCGGATAAAGATGAAAAAACTGTAAAATCCAAGGATAAGAAGGATAAATCCAAGGATAAGAAGGATAAATCCAAGGATAAGAAGGATAAATCCAAGGATAAGAAGGATAAATCCAAGGATAAGAAGGATAAATCCAAGAAAAGTTCATAACGTTGTTGAGAATTATAATACAAGAACACAGACAGCGCCTAACTCATGTTGTTGCCCCAATGATAACATCAGAGAAAATTTCCCAAGGTCGCCACGACGGGTGAGAAATCTTGGACAACCACGACCATGGAACGCACCCCAAAACGATATGGGTAGTTGTTCGGTAATGTAATTATTTCATGTCAAGAGTTGTTTTATAATGATTTTCTAATTTAAGAATTGCCTGAAAACAAGTTCGTCTAATTTTGTTAATGCTACAGTTAAAATCAAGTATTTTACTTATATCAGTATAAGACATTACATTACCGTCATATAATCCGTATTTCAGTGATAGAATCAACTCTTCTTCTGGGTTGAGAACGAGTTTCATAGTAGTTTTTAACATATTTTGATGATAATCTTGAAACGAATTCACTATGACTACATCTTGTAGTTCTCTGTTGCTTTTTGGAAGTTTGTAGTTTAATGATTTTACATTATTAACGATATTACATATTTTCTTGTTATTTTTGTTTAATCTGGCAGATTTTGGTATATATATGATGGAGCGGTGTTTGTTGATTCCGTTGTCTATGTGGTTATCAATCCAATATTTTGCGTATGTGGAAAGTCTGGTATTTTTAGTTGTATTGAATCTGTCTATTGCTTTGATAAGACCTAAGCGACCTTCTTGTATTAGGTCATCCTCGTGATTTTTAATGATTTGTTTTATGGTGGGGTTTTTGACTTTATTTTTGTATCTGTTGTAAACCCAATTGACAAGGGGTAAGTTTTCTGTGATGAGTATATCTCGGGCAAATTGATTATGTTTGTGTTTTAGTAAATGTATTTCTTGTTGATGGGTTAATAATAGTAGAATATTAAATAATAATAACATGTCTTATTATTATGTTATAACTGTTTAGGTGTGTTAGTTGTTGCTCCACGGTGTTCGCCTTTTCGTAATCGTTTTGCTTCTTCATCGGCAAATCGTATGTCTAGGGTTCATTGGTGGGTGTAGAGTCCTGCGTCTTGGATGGTTAGGACCCATGCGTCTTTGGTTCCCAAGTTATGGTGTGAGTGCCACCATCCGGGTGGAGTTACGAATACTCCTCCGGAGCGCCATGCTACGTATATAAATTAGTTCATAATTTATATAATAAAGGAAATATATCATCTATAAAATGATTCAGAATACTGGATTGGATAGAGATACATTAGACAAATACCACACTAATCCTAACATTTCCAGAGATTGTATTAATACTATATCAGAAAAACTTGAAATAACAACCAATGATTTAGTTATTGAGCCTGGAGCAGGTAATGGCTCGTTCATAGAAGGGATTAAGACTCTAACACCTCACTACTATTTTTACGATATAGAACCAGAGCATGAAGAGGTTATACAACAAGATTATTTAACATTAGACTATAGTTTCTTAATCGGTAAATATAGAAAAATACACATAATAGGTAATCCAGCCATTTGGTCGTCAGGGAACTTTAGCCAAAAAATTTATCAAGAAATCACTTGAGTTTTGTAATACTTTGTCGTTTATTCTACCGAAGAGCTTTAAGAAACAAAGTTATATGAAGATGTTTCCTCTACAGTTTCATTTAATACATGAATGTGATTTACCAAAAGATTCCTTTGTAATTAATGAAACGACGACTTATGACGTCCCATGTGTATTTCAAATATGGGAAAAGAAAAATTATATGAGGATGATGTCTGAGATATTAACCCCTAATAATTATAGATTTGTCAAGAAAGGTGAAGAACATGATATATCGTTTAGACGTGTTGGGTTTAAGGCTGGTGAAATAAGTAGAAATACTGAAAACAAATCTATACAGTCTCATTATTTTATTAAGTTTGATGTAGATTTGACTGATGATTTATTAGATAGATTGTCTACTATTGAGTATCCTTGCAAAGATAATACGGTGGGTCCAAAATCTATATCTAAACAGGAGTTGATTAAAGAATTTAATATATATACTGTATAGATAAAATGAGCGTATATGACAAAGATACTACTTCTGAACTATTACAACGTTGGGATTCTGCTAAAAAAGATTTGGCAAATGTAGAAGCGCGTATTGAAAAATATAAGAAACTAGCTAATAAAATTATGATTAAAACTGGTTCAAATGTTATTGAGTCTGATTCATATACATTGAATAGACAAAATATATCACGTAATAGTATATCAAAGAATGATGTACCTCGGGACATTTGGGATAAGTATTCTAAGTCATCATCATACGATGCTTATTATCTTAGGAAAAATAAGTAAAACTTGTGGGTGATAAAATAAAATTGAAATTTAATCTAAGGAAATGATGTAGTAAATAAAACACATAACATGCCAACTGAAAACACACAAATTACCCCTATTGAGGGATATGATGTATCGCGAATTGTCTTCTCGGAACCAGTTTCGGGGGCTATTCCGGATAGTAAGCCAAAGATTGAATTTAAACGTATTAATATCTCTACACGTAATGAAGATGGAAGTGTCGGTGAGCTAATTCTACCAACTACTCGTCTATTTTCTTTCGGTGTGACAGAGAATACTAGTCAAGAAACAGGAAAGGTCAATGGATATACATTTCCCATTTGTCTATGGGACCGTGAATCTCCTACCGACCAAGAGAAGGCATGGACCGAAACCTTTGATAAGATTGTTGAACGCTGTGTCGACCACCTTATTGATAACCGTGAAGAAATTGAGATGTTTGACCTTACTAAGTCTGACTTGACTAAGTCTAAGGGTGGTCTTAATCCATTGTATTGGAAGAAGGAAAAGTATACTAATCCAAAGGGTAAGATTGAGTTGCGAGTTGTTCCAGGTTCTGGTCCAACCCTATACACTAAGCTTATCTTTTCCAAGAAACATGATAAGTTTTTGTCTCAGTTCTTTGATGTGAATGACGAACCATTGAATGCGCTTGATTTGATGGGTAAGTATTGTTTTACGACTGCCGCTATTAAGATTGAGTCAATCTTTATCGGTAGTAAGATTTCTCTACAAGTTAAACTTTATGAGGCTGTTATTGAACCTCAATCTTCCGGTATGAAGCGTCTGCTTGCTCGTCCTAAGGCTCATAACTCTCGTGTCCTAGAACACCAAAGCAATAGTTCTTCGGCGGCACCAGCAGTAATGTTGAATGAAGACGATGATGTAGATGATTCGGGAAGTTTGGTCGGTTCTGATACTGAAGAAGTTCCTAAGGTTTCTGAACCTGTTCCAGCAGAGAAGGCACCGCCGAAGCGACAAGTTAAGAAGGTCGTTAGGAAGGCAACTTAAGAAGTATTAGTGTTTTTATTTCATCAAAATGAAATAAAACTTAAAAGTGGTTATGAACAACCAGAAGCATTAGAGTTTAAGTGTGGATTACCTTTCTTTATCTTACCATCACGTCCTGTATACCACACATGCCCTTGAGCACATCGTTTATCACTGTGAACACAAGGACAGTTATATACCGCCAACTCATTACACACAGGACAATTGTTATCTTCTACCTCTTTGTCATTATAAGATGTGTAAACACTACCTGCCACCGTCTTACCAAATGTTTCTTTCTTACCTTCCCTTGGCTTCTTCTCTGAAAAAGTCTTATATACTCCTCCACGAGATGAAACAGAATTACTATCTGGATGTTCATATCCAGGTATTGAGTCTGGTCTCCTAGGTTCTGCCATTTTTATTGTAAAAACGTTTCTTTAAAATAGGTCAGTATAAATAAAGTTGAATTAAATATATAATTTGATATATTTAATAAAACAATGGACAAAAAAATAGCAAGTATAACAAAATACTCAGACAACAAACTCCAAGAATACCTCAACAAAGAAAAACTTGACGTACTTCACAAGATGAAACTATACGCCGACGACTTATACTACAACCTAGGAGAAGACACTGGTTTTACAGACGAACAATACGACATGCTCAAAGAAACTCTACAGAGAAGAGACAAAGACTACTCAGTCCCAATTGGAACCACACTCAGAGAAGGTGAAAACAGAGTTGAACTACCATTTTGGCTCGGTTCTATGAATAAATTCAAACCAGAAGACTCCGAAGATATTGCCAAGTGGTTAATCAAAAATAAATCGTCTGAATATGTTATAGAAGATAAATTAGATGGGGTTTCATGTCTTGTAATTATAAAAAATAATAAAATACAATTGTTTACTCGTGGTGACGGTGTTATAGGAGCTGATATATCATATTTGTCTAAGTATATTAAGAGCATACCCAAGAACGTGAAAAACGATATTAGTGTAAGAGGAGAACTTATTATACCTATTGATGTTTTTAACAAGAAATATGCTGATAAATACAAGAATCCACGTAATATGGTTGCGGGTTGTACGGGTGCTAAGAAACTTAAGGACGGATTACAGGATATTGTATTTGTAGCTTACGAAATAGTTGGTACTGGAACTATGGAACAGCCTACGGCACAGATTGCCGCTATGGATTACGCAGGTTTTACTACAGTGAGATACAAAATGGTAGAAGATATTACTATTCCAGTCTTGATGGAGACTTTGATAGAGTTCAAAGATACTAGTCCATATGAGATAGATGGTATTATAGTTCAACCTGATGAACAATATGTTAGAAACATTGATGGTAATCCAGATTATGCATTTGCTTTCAAGATGAGATTAAAAGATAATTTGGTTGAGACAGAGGTTGTAGCTGTAATATGGAACATAAGTAAGTGGGGGCAACTAAAACCTCGTGTTGAAATCAAACCTGTGGAACTAAGCGGTGTAACTATCACATATGCCACTGGTTTTAACGCAAAATACATTGTAGATAATGTAATAGGTCCTGGCGCAAAGATAAAGATTACTCGTTCCGGTGATGTTATTCCTTACATAGTTGAAGTAGTTAAACCTTCTGATTCTCCAGAAATGCCAGGGATTCCTTATAGATGGAATAAAACAGGTGTAGATATCCTCGCCGAAGAGTTTGGAGATACCATGTGCATTAAACTAATAGCCAACTTCTTCCATAAACTCGGTATTAAACAACTTGGAGAGAAAACTATAGAAAAAATGTATGAGAATGGATTAGATACCATACTAAAAATTATCAAAGCACCCCAAGAAAGATTTGAGGAAGTTGAGGGATTTGCAGCGAGAGGTGCTGAAAGGGCTTACGAGAACATACATGAGGGATTACAAAAATTATCACTACCAGTTGTTCTTGGAGCTTCAGGTATTTTTGGTTTTGGTTTGGGTAGAAAAAGAGTTACTAATCTATTCAATGAGATGCCTAACCTACTTACAGACTATAAGAAGATGAGTAAGAAACAGTTATACGCACGTATAATGGAAATAGAAGGATTTTCTGATATTACTACCAAAAGTATAGTAGATAATATCAAGTGGGCCGACAAATTCATCACTGAACTTAAAAAACATGGTAAGTTCCAGAAAAAACGCAAGATTAATAATAGCTTGGAAGGTATGACAATTGTTTTTACTGGCAAAAGGGACCCCAAACTAATATCAGATATTGAAGCACGTGGTGGTAAGATTACAGGTTCAGTCACTAAGAATACGTCTATACTAATTATAGCAGATGGTGGAGAACGTAAAGGTAAAGCTGAAAAAGCTGAAGCTTTAGGTGTGCCTATCTTAGAAAGAACACAGTTTATTAGACAATATATTAACTAAGGTGTGTATGAAATTGAATTTTAACTATAACATTATAGTTAAAATCAACAATGAATACGACAATTATTGAAAAACGCATATGCTTGGAATCCAAGTTCCTAGACACGAACTATGAAGAACACATACTAAACAAAGCTAACCAAGATACAAAGAATGAATGTAGTCAAAAGTATGGTTTCATTATTCGTATAACAAAAATTGTTGATATTATAGACCATGAAATCAATAGGGTAAATGCGGATAATGTTTTTACTGTAAAATTTGAGGCAGAGACTTTGAAACCTGAACCTGACAAGATTTTTAGAGGTTCTGTATGTATGATATACAAAGATGGTATATTTATTAATGTATTAGACAAACAAAAGATATTGATTCCAGCATATACTTTGACCGACGAATACGATTTTAATCAGGAGAAAAATATATATACAGGAAACGATGATGCGGATAATATTATCAAGGAAGGAACCATCCTAAGCGTTAAAATCACCGCCTCTCAGTATAATAACCTAAACTTCAGTTGTTTTGGAACTATTGTTTAAAGAAGTATTTATGTTAATAAAACATGTCGCAAGTTCAAATACTAACAGAATTCAAGAAAAATCTTATTATATTCTTTGATGAGTTGATTGCACTATTTCCACAACAAGGCGACTTGGTTATAGCAAGGTTGTTTATAGCTAACCAAATGCCTTTAGAAGAAGCAATGAACACATTCATATATAAACTCAACCTAAACGAGTCAGAATGCCGGACAATGATTAAGGAACGTAATGAAAAGTTTTTCCTCGAACATGAAGTCCTACCCATTGGAGACGGAAATAAAAGCTTTGATGCCAATATTTTCAAAACAATGTGGATATCTGAAACCCTTGAAGACGAAGATAAAGAAGTCATTTGGAAATGGATTGACACATTTGTATATTTTGCCGAAAAATTTATCAAAACTAAGACTCCAAGTTAAATATTTATAGGATAAATACTATAAATATATATGAGTTCCATACACAACAAGACAAAGCGCATCTGTATGTGCTGTAATGATACAAATACGTTTATTATTATTCTACACAAGACCCGCAGACAAACACATGGACTTTGTATTGACTGTGCCGAAGGTTATATCAATCCCATATTAGAAAAAATAACTCTTAATATCAAGAATAATATTGAAGTTTCAAACCTCAAAATAAAATGCCCTGGAACTTACACAGGACAACACAGAAATCAATGCAATCATGAGATAGATATCAAAAAACTATTAGTTCCCTAACGGCTCAAGCATATACACAAATATTTTACGAATAATGTTGGTTTTAAACAACCCTAACGTATTTATATGCCAGAACAACAAGTGCTTAGACATAGTGGAACATATTCCAAGTATAGATTCATACTTTATGGAGTGTCAGACTTGTAAAATAACATGGTGTTCAAACTGCTTATCACAACCATACCACTACGGACTTAATTGTGTTGAATATAACATTAAAACAAGTGATAACAATGACTCTAAGTACCTGGAACAACTTAAGAATAATGGAGAACTTAAATTCTGCCCCGTCTGCGCCGTTTCTACAACAAAAGAAAAAAATAATCAAGGAAAAGATGTTGGCTGTAATAAAATAGTCTGTTCCGGCTGTGGAACGAAATGGTGTTGGTTATGCAACCAGACCAATATTGACTATGACCACTTTAATAGCAACGCCAAGAACCCTTGCGCGAACAAACTATGGTTAGGTGTAGATGTACAAAATGAAATTTAAAGGCTCGGAACTTATTATATAATATATAAATTTACCGTTTAATTACGTAGATAATTATCTGAACATGTAGAAAACCCATATATAAATCATAATCATAATAATTAAAAACCTACATGTTCCGGGACACAAGTTAAAGTCTAGATAATTATAAATCTACATTTCAAAGGAGGTATGTTAGGCTTGGAACTGTGAGTTGATAATTGAATATTGGTCTGGCCAACTAATAGGATTTTATCCTCCCTTTCCAAGAATAATATATATACTTTGTAATATATTTTGATATATTACAAAATTAGTACTTATGGAGTACAGTATTTATCAGAGTTATCCCTACAATCTGGATCATTTGCTGGACAGAAAAAGTAATATCCAGCTTGGTCAGGTGCTTTTGAATCAGCACAATTGTGTAATTCCATCCTTTCAATAAGGTCGTCATCACCACTCCACTCAATCTCAGCACAATATGCCGTATTGTCGTCAGTGCAATTAGATTCACCTGGTTCACAGGCAAAAATAGCATTTGGTACAGGCGCGCTTACTGCTGGATTATCAGCCAGTTGATGACTTTCCCAACCTGGTGTGCCATCTCCATGAAGATATAAGTTACACCTATGTTGAATTTGGTGAGTACCAGCATTAACACCAGTTGTAATTACGGTGGGACAATAGCTACTTGAGCCATCACTACAATCTTCAGTTCCTACCCAACAACTGAAAGTATTGTTGATTTGTTGGTCTGCTACATTTATTGTATTGAGATTTTCAGGTAAAGTAATTGATATAGACGCCAAGGTATCATCTACACCACCACCACTAATGTTTGAACCACTTACGTCTATAGTAATTACATCACCTGCTTGGTAACCAACTGCATATTGTTCATTGTCACCATCTGCGATGGTTGCGATCGCAATTGTACTTAATACCCAGTTAGCGAGAACAGCAACAAAAGTCATTTCTATACTGAAATTAGTTACGCCATCAGAGGCACTTAAATTACCATCTCTAGCTACTGTTATAGGTGAATTAGCATCACCCAAAACACTTGTAAATGATAAAGTTGTGGTATCATTTTGCGCAGCGGGAGGTCTCATAATATCAGATATAGCACTAATACTAGCATCGCCACCACCATCACTTAAAATACCAGTAATATTCCAATTGTTGTCATTAACTATTGCGTTATTAGCAGTATTAAGTGCCATTATATCACATGTATGAGTTTCAAGTGTATTTGCCGAACAGTATAGTGGGTCATTGTCAGGAACATAACCTTCTGGGTCATCAGGATTGATAGGAGTGGCAAAATCAGCATCCCTTGGTGATAAATTGTAACAATAGACATAACCACCCTCATTAGCCTTTCCCTGACAATATTTTGGTGAATCATCATAACACTGTTCTTCTTGTTCGTTACAGTAAAAGTAAGAGGCTTGAATATTTTTGTTAATATCTGCGGAACAGAAATGTAATTGTTTGGGATTCTTTTGGTCGTTATCACCATGACTCCTATCTTTCTTATCCTCACATGTATCTTGGAATATACCAAGTTCTTCAAGATTAGGTTCCATATTAGACCTGTAAGCGTCATCGTGACGATCACGCCAACCACTTTCCCTTTCATATACTATGGGAACACTAGATTCTGGAACACCCCTGAACATTCTTTGGTATGGGAATACATCCTGGTCGGTAACTACTTCAAGAACATCATTAGCTGTGGCAAAATAAGGATTCATACCTTTCTTCTTGTTAATCTGCTCTCTCACATTCATCACGTTATTATCGGTTAAAAACTTGGATGTAAAACCTTCTTCGACCTTGTTTGGTTCGTATTCACTTGGATCAAAGTTAGTATCTGGTGTTGGCATAGTTGTTCGTCTATTTTGACTGGGTAATGTGGAAGGAGGACTGGTTCTTGGTACAGGCGATGAACCTGTGGTTGGTTCTTCTGTAGTGGTTGGTTCTTCTGTAGTGGTTGGTTCTTCTGTAGTGGTTAGGTCTGTTTGTTCAAATTTTTCTACGGATGCGCACTTGTCCGAGCATTCTTCTTTGTTTTTGAATTTACCACCTGCTAAGGAGAATACACAACCACTTTCCGTACATTTATATTTATTCCCTCTTAGGAAGATAAAGTAGTAAAGGATTGTTGCTACGACAAGGGAAAATACTATTAATACAAGTGTGCGATTGTCTGCTACAAACGATTTGAAGTTTTCTACTAAACTCATATTATATTTATAATAAAGAAAGATAGTTTTAATTTAGTATTACCAATTAAAACTTAATAGAAATCATCTAACGCACCAGGAACTTGTTGAACCTGTAGTCCTCCTGAAGCTTTATTATTACCTTTGCTAAAAACATTAGAATCGTCCGTAGAGGGTGTAGTATCATTATTTGCGTTTTTACTTTCCGTAACAACAGTATCACTCGTGTTAGATTTATCCTCCACGACTACGGGAGTATCCATTAAAAAATTATGTGTTGGTTTGATGCTAAAAGACATATTTGTTATTCATATAATATATATCCTTAAGTTTCATTTAGGCTTTGTTTAGGCTTTGTTTAGGCTTTGTTTAGGCTTTGTTTAGGCTTTGTTTAGGCTTTGTTTAGACTTTGGAAATACGTATTATTTTTGAAGAAATATCCTAACTTAGTTCCGTTAAGTTCATCAAGACGACCAGTAACCTTCATAGTATTATATATTCCTACTAAGATTTCTGGAGCAATCTCAGGTTTATTAAGTAATTTATCCATAACAGGATCCGCATCTACATCATCAGCTCTAACAGCGTAAATAGGAACCATAGTCTCTGGATGACCATACACATCAGGTTCCCAGTAGTTAATGACAGCCGTGTTTGGAACATTTGGGTCAAAGTATTGATATTTCTTTGTTCCATACAACATATCAACTAAATACTTACGAGACGCAGTATTCTTAACCAACTTTTCACCAGCAGTTAAGAAAAGACCATTGCTATTACCTGAATAATTCATCTCATCTGGTGTAATGGTTTGCTTATTCATGTTAGCAACCTCACAGTATCCATCCCAGCCTTGGGCACAGTAGTCAGACATGAATAACTGACATTCTCTACTCTCTGGGCTTAGTGTTACAGCACCAGAACCATGTAAAAATAACTGATTCATATTATTTGATACACAGTAAGTTAAAGGGTTGTTTGTGTCTTCTGTAGCTTCTTTAAAACCAGGGCAACCAAAATTAGTTAAAGTAGCATAACTATTCATTTATTACTACCAGAGAAATATTTTAAGTTGCTGTAAAAATAGAATTGAATTAAAGAATTGTATCCTGAATAATAAAAAAACATGTCTTCTAACACTAAATTCACTATTCAACCTGTTATGCAACGGTTCTCTCTACTTGATAATACCAAAAAGGATATTAACAATCTTACCCCCAAATTTGGGTTTAATGGTCTTGGTGAAGTAGTATTTCGTCGGACTTATTCACGAGACAACGAATCATGGAATGACGTTGTCGTTAGGGTAGTTGAGGGTGTAATGTCCATCCACAAAGAACATTTTACCCGTGCTTCCCTTGAATGGAATGATGATGAATGGCAACCTTTTGCTAAGGAAATGGCACTATCCCTATTTCACATGGAATGGCTACCCCCTGGTCGTGGTCTTTGGATGATGGGAACTCAATTCACATATGACAGAGGCTCTACAGCTCTTAATAACTGTAGCGCTACTGATACCAAGAATGACATCGTCCATAGCGCCGAATGGACGATGGACTGTCTCATGAATGGGGTTGGTGTAGGTTTTTCTACGCATTGGCGTGGTTCGGCTTCTGTCCCAAACAAGGAAGATTATGAAACTTTTATTATTCCAGATTCACGGGAAGGTTGGGTGGAGAGTTTGATTAAACTCATGTGTTCTTATATTGACAGCCCCAAACACGGCAAAAATAAATTCCCCAAGTTTGATTACTCCCAGATTCGTGAAAAGGGATTGCCTATCAACGGTTTCGGCGGCACAGCATCCGGACCTGAACCTCTACAGAAGATGCACGAGCGTATTGAAGGATACCTTGACGCGTTTTCTATTCGTAAGCTGGAAACTACAGCGACCACATACAAACAAGTTGGAGATGAATGGAAACCGGAAGAGGTTGAAGTCTCTAAGGAATACGGACACTCACGCCTTATTGCTGATATCTTTAACTCTATTGGTGCCTGCGTAGTTGCTGGTAATGTCCGACGCTCGGCAGAGATTGCCCTTGGTGATGTAGAGGACCAAGAATTTATCAACCTCAAGAACTATGAACTCAACCCTGAACGTGGTGAAATTGGTTGGATGAGCAACAACTCCGTTGTTCTAAGAGCCGACCAAGATTACGAAGATTTTGGATATATTCCAGATATGGCTAAGCGTATTGTTGATAACGGCGAACCTGGAATGATTAACCTCTATAACATCCAGAAATACGCTCGCTACGGAAAGGAAAAGCATGATGATGCTACCCTAGTCAATCCCTGCGGAGAGATTAGTCTAGAAAACTTTGAGCTATGTAATCTAGCAGAGGTTTTCCCACCACGCTGTAAGAATAAGACTGATTTCTACAAAGCACTCAAGTTTGCCACATTCTATGCCAGCACTGTATCACTTCTTCCAACACATCGCCCAGAAACTAACGCTATCATTGCCAAGAATCGTCGCATTGGTGTCAGTATTTCTGGTATCGCTCAGTGGGCCAGCGGTGAATCCATCATTGATACCAATGAGTGGGGAGAAATGAACTATACTAAGATGACAACCTACCTCCGTCAAGGATACAAGATTGTCAAAGACTACAATGCGGAATTCGCTAAGATGGCAGGTGTCCCAGCCGCCGTCCGAGTCACAACCGTCAAGCCCTCCGGCAGTATCTCACTACTTGCTGGTGTCACTCCTGGAGTCCATTACCCAGTCAGTAGGTATGCTATCAGGCGAATGCGTATCGGTAAGGATTCCCCACTTGTTCCATCCCTCGTAGCAGCAGGTATTCCACACGAAGATGATACCTATTCCGATAATACCCTTGTCTTTTCGTTTGCTATCGATCATGGTAATGTACGCCCATGCGAACAAGTCAGTCCATGGGAACAGTTCTCCGTTGTAGCAATGCTCCAGAGGTGCTACGCTGATAACTGTGTCTCAGCAACCATTTACTTTGACAAGGAAAAAGATGCGCCAGACGTGGAGAAGATGCTTGCCATGTATATTCCAATCCTCAAGTCAGTTAGTATGCTTCCTCACTCGGGTCATGGATACGTCCAAGCCCCATACGAACCTATTGACGAAGAAAAGTATATCGCCCTCAAGGATTCCTACACCCTACCAAAGTTTGATAAGGTGTCTGGAAATGTCCCAGTAGGCAGTAAGTTCTGCTCTGGAGACACATGTGAGCTATAAATCATATAATTTCTTAATTTCTTAATATTTTAAAAATATTAAGATTACCATCTTTCTCTATTCACAGGCACCCTTGGTGGAACTACAAATCTAATTGTTAAGGTAACACAATTTTTTAATGATGTGGTTCTTCCGCGCGCGGGGTGAAAGTGATAATGAATATTATATTCTAGATTACCACCATCACTTAACAATGGTAATACCATATCATGTAATTGAAGAACATTACCTGTATTGTTTATATCTAAAAATTGCCCGCTTTGATATGAGGCATTATTAGGATTAAACCAGTCAGGTTTTGGGGAACACTCGGCCGAAAAAATTCCCTGGATTTGGGCGGCACGTAACTCGGGGTTGAGGGGGTCTTGTATATGCAACGGAATCTGTTCAACTTGTGCTTGAAATTGTTGATTAATTTGGTCTACAATATTCCTTAAATATTCGGTACCTGGGCAGTTTCGCGGGAGGAGTCTCACGCGCCACCCCTGCGCGTCGAAGTGATATTCAATAGTAGTACATCTGGGGGGATGACGGGGCGGTGCTGCATCCTCCATCACCCCGTTGCCACCACCCCGTCCACCCCGTCCTCCCCCCTTGCCCCGACCGCCGTCGCCTCGACCCTTGCCGCCTTTGACGCCACCCTTGCCACCCTTGCCTTTGCCGCCACCCTTGCCACGACCGCCTTCCTCCCAATATTTAAAACCACCACGGGAGGAGGATGGGTTGGTACTTTTAACGAGCGGTCCTCTCATATTTGATACCTTACGTGGTTTAGAACGTCTTCTTGACTTGGAAGCTTTACGTGGTTTAGAACGTCTTCTGGACTTTGATACCTTACGTGGTTTAGAACGTCTTCTGGACTTGGAAGCCTTACGTGGTTTAGAACGTCTTCTGGACTTTGATACCTTACGTGGTTTAGAACGTCTTCTGGACTTGGAAGCCTTACGTGGTTTAGAACGTCTTCTGGACTTGGACAGCCTTACGTGGTTTAGAACGTCTTCTGGACTTTGACACCTTACGTGGTTTAGAACGTCTTCGTGATTTCTTTAAACCTTTTGCCATTTATAATAATATATTATATTAAGTAAAAATAAATGATTCATTGTAAAAACGCCATAGCATTCTTTAATCAAGATGACATTAAGGGAACTGTTACATTTCATCAGTGTTCCGCCAAACAACCAGTTCTTGTTAAGATTGAATTATATGATTTACCGAATAATAATACTCGCGCTATACACATTCATGAATATGGAGATGAAACAGACGGATGTAATTCGTTAGGTTCCCATTGGAATCCTAATAATACTACACATGGATGTATGTTTTTGTCTAATCCTTCGTGTCCTAAAAAGGAAATGGAAAGTCATGCAGGTGATATGATTAATAATATTATTCCAAAGAATAAGAAATTCTCATTTTCTTACATAGATAACCGTATTACACTATTTGGAAATATAGATCAAACTATAATAGGTAGAAGTGTAGTAATTCACGAAGGAAAGGATGATTTAGGTATGGGAGGTTTAGATAAAGATGGGAATGTGATAGATGAAGAAGCTAGGGAGGAAAGTTTGAAGACTGGTAGTGCTGGAAAACGAATGGCTTGTGCTATCATCGGTATAGCAAAGAGCGGAAAACTCAATAAAGAAACCTAATTATCTTTTATATTTGTAAATATAAAATGAGTGGAACTATATACAACCATACAAGTCCTACATGGTTAATATCATCAACTCCTTTATCATGGGAAAAGCCTACTCCACCATCAGCTTGGAATCCTGCTCACTGGTTTGATGACCATCCTCCTCTTACTCCTAGAGAAGGAGAAGACGGAACAGCACCTTGTAATATAAATGAAGACGGACTTGAAGAACCAAAATATTTATTGGTTGGTAAAAATGGAAAACCTAAACAATGTTCAGAAATTACACAACAAGACATAAACGACGGTATAGCAACAAAAAGATATAGTAATAACGAGTATGGCGCGCATTTTGCTGGTGTTGGTACAAAATGTGAAGATTTTATTAGTGTTCGTCCATTACAATCATATGGTGAACCAAGAAGACCAGATTTACCATTTGATAGTGAATTCGCAAGTTGTAAGACAAGAGGATGGGGGGAGGATGGCGATACTTTATGTGTTAATGAATTTGTGAATTGTTCTATAGCACCCGAACAAGTTTGGGCGGAAAACAAATCTGGTATTGTAGTTAATGATAAAAAGGTAGGACCAGGAAATAAATTATACAGTAAGTATAGTAATATCGTTTGTCAGTTAGGAACAGACAGCGGTGACCCTAGATTTGGTGGTAGATGGCCACACTTGAAAGGGAACCCTCCCGTTAGAACTTGGAAACCTATTGGACCTGTATTATATGACAGTGCTATACCATCTTGGAGAAATATATGTGCTAACTACTGGCCTTCTGACCCATACAATAATTGGAAAAATACTCGTTGTACTCTAAAAGATGATATTGACTACGAAAAACTCGTTTGGGGATGTTCAAAGAAGAAAACTCCAATGGAATGTGAAAACGCAGACCCTCTTGACTTAGTAAAAGATGGAACTCACGGTCTTGGATGTGTGTGGAAACCAGAAAAGAACAAATGTGAAAGACAAGACTGTGAAGAGATGGAATCAATCAATGGATTCTGTCCAACTGTTATGTGTGATTGGAACCCACAAGATGGACCAGATACACCAGCTTTTGGTACTGGAACTAGACCAGTTTGGCCTCCACCACCAGCGCCTCCACCACCTCCAGCACCCCTATCACCTTGTCAAAATAATATCTTAGACTTGGAACCAAATCCTTTTCTACCCCCTGGTCAAGAAAGTAATGAAAGAGTTACTAAATACTATGAATACAACCAGATGTGTAAAGCTGCTGAGACTGGAAGAATGGTAGATGGCAAAGATGAGAGTGAAGAACTATGTGGTATAATGAATGACAATTACAAATCAAAGTTAGGAGTTAATTTATGTCAACATACACAGGTTGATGGTGGCAAAAGTCCTGGTACATGTAGAATTAGAGAATGTTCTGACATGTATAAAGACTCAAATGTGTGTCCTGAGGAAATGATAGGTAAGGATGGTAAAAAAGTTCAAGGGCCTTGTGTTGTCTGGGATTGGAATAAGAAGTAGTATATATATAAAAATGAATAAGATGATTAATTTATAGAAAAAATTAATCACCATAAATGGAGTTCGCTTCTTATTTTATTAAAAATAAAGCATTATTTGGTAGTTTCCCTACCCAAACGACCGTTAAGGAACTAGAAAGTGAAGGTGTGCGATACTTCATTAACTTAACCAATACTCACGAGAAGAAAACAATACCTTATACAACACAATACGAACAAATTTCATTTCCAATATCAGATTGTAAAGTTCCTGATAATGTCAAGGAATTCATCAAGTTTATCTTTATGTTAGAGGATATTATACTACACAAGCTCAAAGATAATGAACTTATATATCTACACTGTAAAGGAGGGCACGGACGTTCAGGAGTGGTTGTTGCGGTATTGTTATGCCACATGTTTGGTTTGAGTCCTACACAATCTCTTGAATATACCACAAAGTATCACGCAAGACGACCAACTATGAGAGAAAAATGGAGGAAGATAGGCTCACCCCAGACATATCAGCAAAAAAATTTCGTTTATAATTTATGTAAGGAAATTCACTTCCATAGGGCATATAAGAATGGTTATACAGCAGGATTCTCAAACATGTCTCCATATTCAGTTAATATACCAGGTATTGGAATGTTTCCAACCGCAGAAGCAGCTATACAAGCATACAAGTGTATTGACGACAAAGAATATGTTGAAAAACAACTTAATGCAGATACGCCATTCACATCCAAAATACTTGGTAATAGAATCAAAACTCCTCCAAATTGGGAGGAGATAGCTCCTAAGATATCAGAAAGAATACTTAAACTTAAGTTTAGCCAGCACCCTATCATAAAAGAAACTCTACTTAACACAGGACTTTCTAAATTAACTTTTCATTCCAAATACGATGGTTTTTGGGGTATCAATGAGACGGGTAAAGGTGAAAATATTCTAGGTAAACAACTGTATAAACTACGAAATTCTTACTATAAAATGTAGGCTCACTTCTTATACAAATAAGCAAATATTAACACAGATAATACAACACTTATTCCAACACCGTATATTAAAACTAATTTGAGTGATAACACCTTGGTAGGAAACTCGCCGTCAATGCTCTCTTCCTTCATTACAAATGAAGGCTTCCACATATACAAGATACCCACACATAATACCGGTAAGACTAAATACATAAAATTATTTATGTCAAACAACGCCTGAGACTTTTGTTTAAACAAAGAACCCATATTTACACCAGCAACAGGCGTAGCACTTACAAAATCATTCACCCTCTTATCCAAATCAGCAAGCTTCTGCTCCATAGTTTGTTCCATTCTATTTATTCAAGATAAATAGAATGTTTAGACTTTAAAATATTACTTTTGTTTCTTCGGGTCCCAGTATGTAGTCCGACCATCCGCCGTCTTAGTCCTCTTAGCATGCTTCCGCCCATATATCTTAAACTCATTAACACCATAATGGCATTCCATATCCTCATCTACCACAGATTTTATAGTCATACCCCAATTGTTATAAGATAATCTTGGTATTATTCGTAATCCTTCGTAAAGCAATTCTATCTCCCGTTGCGATAACGTAGACACCTTACGAAGTGGTGAAATGTTAGAATAATACAAAACTTCAGCTTTTATATAATTACCGCAACCAGATATTATATCCTGGTCCATCACAAAAGATGTTATATTACGATTCTTATATTTTTCCACCAACTCCTCAAACTTGGCTAACGTAAACTCACGTCTCATTATATCTGGACCAAGTTTCTCTAACTTCTCCTCCAAAACTTCTTTATCTGTAGTAAATTTTAACGTCGCAAAACTCCTTGAGTCAGTAAACCACAACGTCTTACCGTCATCTGTCTCAACAAACCATTTAGCATACTTGTCATGGCTTTTCAACCATCTACCCGTCAACATCAACGAGTGTAATATATAATACTCTTTACCATCCTCGGGATTCGTCAATGTAAAATATATAAACTTACCCTTGCAAGATACGGCGGTGAATGTCAATGGTAGAGCATCATTAAATTCCTGAAATCCTTCAGGAGGCTCATCTGGATATTTGCCTCCGCAAAACACCCAATCAGTTATGACTTTACCTTGTAAAGCCTTATTCAGATAATCAATAGTTGACCTACACTCTGGACCTTCTGGCATCTTTAACACGTGTCTATCTTACTAATTAAACTTAATTTAAATATTCAAATTAATTTTAAACCATATTTTTTTTATGTTTAATATGATGGACATTCACAAGTCACAGCACCACATCTTCCACAACCTAAACCACCAGGACACAAAGACTTTGGGTCATCAGGAGCACAACAAGGTATGTTTGGATTTCCAGAACAAGGTCTCCAACCACTTGGTGGTCCAGGTGGTCCCGGAGGACTTGGTGGACTTGGTGGACCCGGAGGAGCTGGAGGACGTTTTGGACTACATTTTGTTGTCATCGGGAAACCTGGTATCTTACTACCACAAGGAGGACAATTATTTGCTCCAGACCTACAATCACATATATCTGGGAATGACCAATTACATCCGGCATCACTAAAGGTTTTTCCTACAATACCATCATATAGTGTAATCTTCATCTTGTAAGGAGCTCTGAACTGTGGAGACGACAAATAATCATCATGTGAAACACAATACGCTTGATACACGTTAGATGGTGGATCAGCAGCAGGAACAGAAGCCGAACCTCCACTATGAACGTAATCACACCATTCTCTTGTAGGTGCCTTACACCCAGAAATCCAATCACTAGGTTGAGGATTAGCCAAATCTGCCATATTACAATAACCAGTTTGACCGTATTGACTCAAATAGTTACTAGCTGGATAAGCTTTACCACCAATAGTATTCCACTCAGCTGTATTAAATTGTTTTTTCATATTACCATCCTTAACTGGATTAGAACACCCTATCATACCCATACTAGTGTTATCAGCATAATTTCTAATACCATACTTACAGTGTTCAGGATTAAATGTAATAGTAGTTGGATCACCCATAGGCCAACCACCATCACCACCAGCCGTAAGTTCAAACTTAGCACCAAAATTATAACCATCTACACAACTAAAATCAGCTGTTCCATCCTTTATTATCTCAAAAAAAGTCGAACCAGCTGTTGGAGGGTCTATACAATATCCTGTCGGAGATTTCTTACATATCGTATAACCACCGCCATTTGGCCACTCTTTATCCCAACCAGCTCCTGGTCCTAAATTAGGAATTACTGGATTATTTTGAGCATAATACGTACCACTATACATACCACGCATTGGAGCATTCTTACCTCCAACCTTACAATTTACAGCCTTGTAAGCATCCTCACAGTGTGTCATTGGAATTACTCTCCATGGACCACCAGTAGCAGGAATCTTAACAACTATAAAACTGTTGCGATGAGGTAAAAATACCACAGGATTAGCACATCCCCTTGAAGGACCACATAACATGTCCGAACCCATAGCATTTGGAGTATTTACTACTTTCCAGTCATTCGCATTACTCCCCTCAAACATAATTGACATAGGAAAACTTGTATTATTTATTATTTGAATCGTTGATTCTTCTTGTTGTTCTAAAGGTATTCCATCAACCATTTATTATATATCCAAGCTAAAATAAATTTTGACAATAACTTCTTATATTGGCTAATAATAAATGGATTGTGACATATGTTACGAAACGGTAACTGAAGATAAATTACAGATACTTGAGTGTGCCCACGCTCTATGCAAGTCATGTCTCAGTAAACTCCGCAACCGTAATTGCCCATTCTGTAGAAACCCTATTTCCTCCATGACACAACAACGTGAGGAAACCTTTGAGACGCTATCCATTCGTATAGTAGACGAACAGGAGGTTGAACGTTATGATATTGACATTCATAATAGCTTACAACGCTTCAATAGACGAAGACGAAGGGACCGAGAAGAACGTGAGCGTATTCGCGATGAGGTTTTTAGGAACATACCCAGAGAAATGAGTGAATATGAAACACAATCTATTCTTAGACAATTTGATGATGCTAGGATAAACAATACGCTTATTACCATGTCTCCTATATCTACCCCAGACCGTGTCAAGCAGAAACATCGTCATGAACGGAACAGATATAAGAATAATAGACATAATACCAATATAATTTCGTGAATTGTATATTTAAAATTGAAAATATATAATTATAAACATATCATAGTAGAAATGAACTCCTACACTACAACATTCAGCTCGGATAACGTTCTTATCGGTGTTAGTGGTATTATTGGCGTTGGCAAATCAACTCTAACAGAGAATTTGGGAAAAGCTATGGGATATAAAGTTCTCAAAGAACCTGTTGAAACTAACGAATATCTTGACAAGTTTTACCAAGATATGGGCAAATACTCATTCCCAATGCAAATATACCTACTCAACCACCGGTTCAAACAACACCAACAAATGGTATGGTCGTCAGAAAACACCATTCAAGACCGAACTATCTACGAAGACGTTATCTTTGCTAAAATGCTCAAGGAGGATGGGTTAATGGAAGATTTAGACTTTAAAACTTACTGTCAGCTCTTCAATAATATGACAAACTTCTTACACAGGCCAGACGTCATCATTTATTTGGACGTTGAACCCGAAGAAGCTCTCAGGCGCGTCAAAACAAGATCGAGAGATTGTGAATCAGATTTGCCTCTTGAATACCTACGCAAACTCAAAAAAGGCTACGAAGAATGGCTCGCTGACCTCCGTGGCCGTATCCCAATCATCCATTTGGATTGGAACACCTTCCAAGACACTGATTACATCGTTTCTAAGATTCAGGAAGCGTTAAGGACAAAGCAAACACTTGTGATCTAAATGTGTACGTTTCTGTTATTCAAGAAATAACAGAAAATTATCTTAAATTAAACATAAAATGAAGTGTGCGAGTCCGCACAATCCTTATTTTTCGATCCACTTGAGACTATTAATCAAGAGATATCAGATGACACCAGAAGCGATGAAGCGTACTTTTCCTTATTTTTATTTCAGATTCTAAATTTGTACACATTTTTCAAATTCTTGAGGAAATATTTTTCTCCCCGCACACAAATATTGTGTGCGGAGGATTAAAATAATTTTTCCCTGGTTGTTTATGATATTTCTTGATTAATAGTCATTGCCATATTTGTGCTTTCTCCATTTTTTGTCTCCATTTTTGGAGCTTGATGATTTTATGATGTTTCTTGTTTAATTTCATACAAAAGCTGTCTCCATTTTGTTCTCCATTTTGGAGCTTGATGATTTTATGATGTTTCTTGTTTAATTTCATACAAAGCTTTCTCCATTTCTCCATTTTCTCCATTTTTGGTTTTTTTGAACATCTATTTTGACCTTAATTTTCCATTTTCTCCACTTTTTTTTCATTATTTTTCATTATTTTTCATTATTTTTCATTTTCTCCATTTTTTCTCCAAAATTGAAAAGATTTTTCAATTAATCTCTGTTATTTCCGTATTTTTGCTTTCTCCATTTTCTTTCTCCAAAATGGAAAAAGGCTTTTTAAAGAAATATTATCTGTTTATAAAATGTCATCAACCGAAAAAGAAAAATGTAAATACTGTAATTGTGTTATGTTAAAAAAGAATTTAATTAAGCATCAAACTTCAAAAAAATGTCTTATTGCACAAGAAAATTTTCCGTCAAAACTCAAAATAGACTTAGAAAAAAGTAATAAAGTTTGTGAAAAAATTGATAAAAAATATCATAATTTGAAAGAGGAGAATGAAATTCTAAAAGGAAAAATTAAAGAATTACAAAAGATGATAGAAAAATTGAACTGTGATAAAGATAAATACTTCGATCATATTATAGATATCGCAAAGAAACCCAGATCTTCAACAGTTATTGAACCTGCTACTACTAATACAATAAATAATAATACTATCAAACCTACTACCAATAATACAGTGAATAATACAGTAATCATGACTCCACTTGACATGAGTTCAAGCGCATTCTCTGATAAGATTAACAATGGATTCAACCTAAATGACTTTCTACAAGGTCAAGCAGGTGTTGCTAAATTTGCTGTTAATAACCTGTTGCGTGATGATAATGGTAAGTTGATGTATGTGTGTACTGACCCAAGCAGGCATCTTTTCCAATTTAAGTCTCCACATGGTGTTATTGAGAAAGACCCTAGGGCTGTTAAATTAACCGAAGCGATTAGCGAAGAAGTACGTAAGAAGTCATCACAGATATCAAGTACTGATGATAATTTAGATAACATTGGTCTTGACGAGTTGATGGAACAATACAATGATATAAAAGAGATAAGAGACCCTAACAAGAATGTGGGTTTTCGTAATGTATTGACGGGATTAACGAGTTAGTTTTCAAATGTTTTTGTGTTTGAAAACTTGATATTTATTGCATGTATGGTAGTTGCATACCTTGTGGCGCCATAGGCATACCTTGTGGAGGACCCATACCTTGAGGGGGAGGACCCATACCTTGAGGGGGAGGACCCATCCCTTGTGGAGGCATTGCTCCTGGTGGCATTCCACCGGTTGGGTATGGTGGTTGATAGGATTCTGGCATTTGTGGAGGCATTTGTGGAGGCATAGGAGGCATTTGTGGTGGCATTGGTCCTGGCATGACTGGGAATTCTCCACCAAAAGGAGGTGGTGGAGGCATGTTGCCATTGGTTGGTGGTGGAGGAGGAGGTTTTGGTTTATTTGCTGCCATCATGGATGCGGCGGCGTCGACTGCGTTATTTGTAGTTTTGTTCATTTCTCGTAGCATCATAAAATTAAGAGCAACTAATACTAATATGATACCGCAAATTAATGTACATGTTCCTTGTAGAACTTTTGAATCAATGGGAAACATTTATTATATTTCAATATAAATAATTTACAAATTATCGTATTGTAGGGATGTAACATTTGTTGTGGCGGAGTACATTGTGTATGCAGCTCTGAGTGTCATTAGTGGTTTTCCTAGTCTTTTGTTGACGTAGTTGTGGAATTCCCAGAAGAACTTGAATAGTTCTTCTCTACCACTTACTACGGTGTCTATGCGGTTATAGTTTCCTTCAATGTATGCTGTGGCGTGGTCGGAGCATTTTTCGCATGGAACCATGACGGGGATGCCTAGGATAAAATGTTTCATACGTTGTCTCCAAAGAGGTGCTGCATTGACAGGATATCTGAGAGCGCCATTGTGTAAGGAGAACCAGAATGCTGGTCCCCATACTTCTGGATTTCCAGAATTAGCATATTCTAAAGTAACGTAGTTAAGTTTTAATGGTTTTCCTTCCATACCTGCTACTGGCGATGGTGGCGATGGTGGCGATGGTGGCGATGGTGGCGATGGTGGTGATGGGAGTATACTTGCTGGTCCTGGTATGGTAGATGGATTGTCAGGTAATAGTGATGGAGATGGAGCCGGTGGTAGTTCATCTAATCCTGCTTCTTCAGTAAGAAATGCTGATGTTTTGTAATTTCCGTTTTTACGAGCGGCCATTTATTACAAAACAGTATTATTTTTATATCTAATAATTAATCTTCTAGTAGAATAATTTCTTGTCCGAAGTTTTTCTTTAATTGTTCCATGTTGATGGTGATATTAAACTGCGAGATAAACGATTCTAATTCTTCAAAATCAGGTACACCACAGTAATCAATATACTTTATGTCGCAAGCTTTGAATTCAGTAAATAGTTCTCGTCCACGGTTGTGATTTAGGATAGAAATATCATGATTTGTAGCTGAACCAATGTTTTCAATGTTTTGGTGTTCTGATAGGAGTTTATAAGCTGTATGTGGTCCGACTTTGTTGATGTTTGTGTTGTAGTCTGTTCCACACATGATACAGAGGTCTATGAGCTGTTCTTTTGTGAAGTTGAGATGATTGCGTATATTATCTGATGTAATTAGGGTACAGTTGTCGGTTTGTGTATCCATTTTGCTCAGTATGGTTGGTGTATTATATGCGATTAGGTCTGTGTCATCGGACATGACGGCATCAACGAGTCCGTTGATGCATAGTTGGGCGCAGAACTTTTCTGCTTCGTCGGGGGCGGTATAATACGGGACTTTGAGTATGTCAAATAGTCTTTTTGTATTTGTGAAGTCTTCTGGAGTCAAGTAGATAATCTGACCTTGTTTTTGTTTGATTTTGTCTTCAACCCAATTCATGTCAATGGTTTTGTCTTCGGGTTTGAGGAGTCGTTTTGGTGATTTTCGTTTGGAGTAAAGGTCTTTGAGGCATTTGTCAATAGTTCCGGTTTTGTGGTATTCGTCTAGTGCTTCTTCAAGGACGAAGAGGTTTTCTTCAAGTTTAGAACGTTCTTCCCTTCTTTTTGCTTTTTCTGAGTCTTTTTCAGCTGGAGCTTTGCCATCATATATAAAAACGCAATGGACTTCGTTGCGTCTAAGACTTGCTATAAGATTTATAAACGTTGTGAGCCATCTGTCACCACAAACGGCTTTAAACTTGAACATATACAATGATATGTCTATTGCTACTTTTTTGTAGCTGAAGTCTGATATGTGTATTTGTTGGAATAATTCTGGACATTTGTCTTTGAGTAGTTTGTTTAAGTTCTTGATTCCCATAGTTTTTGTTATAATAAACTAAGGATTTAGATACTTATTTCATTTTTATTTTGTTTCTAATAATAAATGCCTTTTGTAAGTAAAGCACAGGAACGTGCCTGTTATGCTAAAAACGACCCAAACTGGGATTGTAAAAAGTATGCCAAGAAACATTCTAAAATGGTTACTAGAAAGCGTAGAAAGTCCTCTAAGAAGAGGAGGAAGTCCTCTAAGAAGAGGAGGAAGTCCTCTAAGAAGAGGAGGAAGTCCTCTAAGAAGAGGAGGAAGTCCTCTAAGAAGAGGAGGAAGTCCTCTAAGAAGAGGAGGAAGTCCAGTAAGAAGAGGAGGAAGTCCTCTAAGAAGAGGAGGAAGTCTTCTAAGAAGAGGAGGAAGTCCTCTAAGAAGCGTAGGAAGTCCAGTAAGAAGAGGAGGAAGTCCAGTAAGAAGCGTAGGAAGTCCAGTAAGAAGCGTAGGAAGTCCAGTAAGAAGAGGAGGAAGTCCTCTAAGAAGCGTAGGAAGTCCTCTAAGAAGCGTAGGAAGTCCAGTAAGAAGAGGAGGAAGTCCTCTAAGAAGAGGAGGAAGTCCAGTAAGAAGAGGAAGTATGATTCTAATACCGCTTTGCGAGACTTTCGTAATACTATCTTAAAGTATAAAAAAGATAGGTTAGTTATTGCTAAAAAAGAATTAGATAGATATAATAAGAGTATAACTAATCAGAACAATAAGTGGTATTTACCTATTAATTTTGATGATAAATTAACTTTAGAAATGGTAGATAAAGTTCTATTAGGAGAAGGTGCTGATGGTTTTGTTGTAAGATTATGTAAAGGTAATGATAATAACTGTGATTATGCTATGAAAGTTCAGAGTTTAACCTCTCAATATGAGATGGAAGATGAAGCTTTGCGGGACTTACAGACTACTAATAGTGTTCCTAAGTTTTATGGTAGTTGGAAGTCTAATAATAGAGGTTATATTATAATGGAATATATACCAGCATGTGATGAAACTTTATATCCTAGAGATGTTAAAAAGATGGGTATAAGGTATGATAAGGCTTCTGAGTTATTGAAAAAGCTTGAGGATAAAGGTTGGTTACAAGTTGATATGCACTTAGGAAATATAAGGTGTAGGGATGGTGATATGAATAAGTTAGTTTTGATTGATTTAGGGTGGGTTGTTAAGAAAGGCAAGGGTAAATATCCGGAGCATCCTTTGTCAAAGAGGTGGGATTATGATTTAGATTATGATGATTTTAAGATAGTTACTAAGAACAACTTTAATGGGAATTTTTACGAACCTGTTCTGGAAAAATATGTTAAAAATGTTCCTGATGAACAAGCCATAGCGAAGGTTTATTGGGCGTTGCGTAAAAAAGTTGAGAATATTAATAATAAGACAATGAATCCTTCGTCATTTCATGATGGTAAGATAGTTTATAATGATAGTAATTGATTATGTATGTTATTACATATATAATCCGAAAGGGGGTTTGTTGTCTTTTTGTTTTTTGTGGTGTTTAACGATTGTTATGGCTTCTTCAAGGTCTTCTTTGGTTAGAACGAATTTATGTTCTGGTCCTAAGGAGATGACGCGTTTGGCGTGTGTGATTTTACATTTGGTGATGAATGTTTCAATGTCACCACCTGCGTTTTCAAAGAGTTCCATGTTATGTTGTATAATTTTTTCAACAGTTTTGAGGTCTACGGCGGTATCCCAGTTTATTTCCTTAACCATTTTGAAGAAGATTTGTGCTAATTCATTTGGGTTGTATTTATCAATGCGATGGACCCAGGGGAATCGTCTTTTGAGGCCTTGGTTCATTCCGAAGAAGCAATCTTCTATGTCATTTTCGTATCCTGCGCCTATACAGCAGAAGTCGTTTTTGTGTTCTGAGAGGAAGGCGGTGAGAGTATCAAGGGCTTCTTTGGAGAAAGAGTCTCGGTCGTTATCTCTTGGTGCAAGTGAGTAGACTTCGTCAATGAATAGGACTCCACCTAAGCATGATTTGAGTAGTTTTTCTGTTTTGATGGCGGTTTGTCCTAGGTATCCGGCTATGAAGTCGTCTCGGTGTGCTATTTTGAAGTGACCACGTTTAGAGAGTATTCCTAGGGCTTGGTATATTTTGGCTATGAGTTGTGCTACGGTAGTTTTGCCTATACCTGGTGTGCCATATATCATGGTATGTAGGTATTCTTCAGAGTTTCTTTTGTGCATTCCTTGTATGTAGTATAGAACTTGGTAGAATATTGATTTTTTAAGTTCTTCCATACCGATTAGGTTGTTGAGTTGTTCAAGATATGGTGTAATTCTCCATATCATAACAGAGTCAATATTTCTATATAATTCAATAGAATGACCAATTTCCACTAAATCGTGGAGAGAATTGATGGGAGGAGCTTCTGGTAATTGGGAACGCGAGCGTGCCTTTTTAGCTGGTTTATGTTGCTGCTCATTCATAATTGGTCTTGTTTTTTTACTCATACTATTTATTGGATAGATAATTAATTTTTATATTATTATATTATTATATTATTATATTTGTGTAATATTTCTTGTAATATTTCTTGTAATATAGTTATAAAAACGAAAAAGATAAATTAAAATTGAAAATGGCGGTCTTAGATGCTGAATATTATAGGATAATGACTGCGAAGCAAATGTCTAATATTGAATTCAACGAGAAGCAGAATGAAGCTTACTCAATGATGGTAAATAGGAAAAGTATTATGATAACTGGTCCTGGTGGAGTAGGAAAGACTGCTGTTATTAAGATTTTTCGTGGTATGTACCAGCATCATCGTAAGATAGCTATAACATCAACTACAGGTACGTCTGCTATTTTGTTGAAGGGAACGACTTTACATTCTTATTTGGGAATTGGATATGGTGATGCGAGTGTTGAGCGTTTGGTGGGTAAGATAGAAGGGTGGAGTTGGTTGCGTAAGCGGTGGTGGGATTTAGAGTGTTTGATAATAGATGAGATAAGTATGTTGGACCCTGATTTGTTTGATAAGTTGGAGGAGGTTGCTAGGAGGGTTCGTAAGAGTATTAGGCCGTTTGGTGGAATACAGTTAATATTGTCTGGTGATTTTCTTCAACTTCCTTGTGTTGGGACGGATAAGTTTTGTTTTGAGGCGAAAAGTTGGGATAAGTGTGTAACTTCAACGGTATATTTGACTGAGATTATTCGTCAGTGTGATAAGGTATTTCAGTCTTGTTTGAATAATATTAGGATTGCTAATGTGAATAGTGATGTGATTGAGTTGTTGGAGTCTCGTAAGGGTGTTGTATTGACGAATGAATATGGCATTAAGCCAACGAAGTTGTATCCTACTAATTATGATGTTGATAGGATAAATGATATTGAGTTGGATAAGTTGGCTGAGGATGGTAGGCAGTTTTATGAGTATGAGATGGATATTAAGGTGTTGTCTAGTGTGTCTAGTAGGCAGGCAGCTATAGAGAAGTTTGTTAAGAATTGTACTGCGCCAAAGGATTTACAATTGTGTCTTGGTTCTCAGGTGATGTTGTTGAAGAATCTTGATTTGGAGAATGGTTTGGCGAATGGTAGTCGTGGTGTGGTGAAGAGTTTTGTGGGTGAGGTTCCTATAGTTCAGTTTTTGAATGGTCAAGAGCGTTTGATTGATTATGATATATGGGAAGTTGAAGAGAACGACAAGCCAATCTTGCGTGCGACTCAGTTGCCGTTAAAGATAGCGTATGCGATAAGTATTCATAAGAGTCAGGGTGAAAGTCTTGATTATGCGGAGATGGACTTGTCTCATGTGTTTGAATATGGACAGGCATATGTTGCTTTGTCTCGTATCAAGAGTTTGGAGGGTTTGAGTATAATTGATATTGATTATGATAAGATTAAGTCTCATCCCAAAGCTTTAGAGTTTTATGAATCGCATACTTAAATAATTTTATTATTAATAAATAATAAAATGGTTGTATTAAGTCCTTTATACATAGGATTGATTGCGTTATTACTGACTGCTACTACCGTAACGGCTATTGTGGCAGTTATTGCTAATAATAAAAAAACTAATGTTACACCGACTATAAACTGTGATGTAAATGATTACAGATATATAGATGAAGATAATAATTGTGTTTCATGTAAAAATAATCAATATGTATCTGACAATTCCTGTGTAGATTGTCCTTCTTCGCATATTTATAATCGTAATACTCAAAAGTGTGAAGAATGTGATGATTCATCTTACTATGATTCTGTAAGTTTGAGTTGTTTGAGTTATTGTACTGCAAATGAGGAGTGTAGTTCAGGCAATGAATGTGAAAGTGGATATGAAAAAGTGTCTGACGATGAAGGCAGTGTTTTGATGTGTTGCGACGTTCAGAACGGATACACAAGGGTCAAGAAGGAAGATGGAACTTACACTTGTGCTAAGGCACTATGTCCAACAGGTGTTGATTGTGTTGGAGCAGGATATTCTACGGATTGTTCTGATAGTAGTTCTATATATTCGTCTGGTGCTTGTTGTCCTGAAGGTCAAGGTTGGACTGGGGTTGAATGTTGTGATAAAATTTACAATGGGAATATGTGTTGTAAGGATGTTGGGGATGTCGTTTATGATGTTGCCGATGGTGGCACGGTGTGCTGGCCATCTTCTCGGATAGATAAGTATGGAAACAGTTGTCCTGTAGATGTAGATGATTCTAAAAATTGTCCTGAAACATTTAAGTGTGGCACTGAAGAAAATTGTGAAACTAATTGTGGTTATGCGAATGCGGAGTCTGACGTAGCAGAAACTTGTTGCGATACTTTAAAATGTGGGCTGTATTGTGATTACAATGAGGAAGAATATAATTGTGTCGGAGACAAGTTGTGCCTAAAAGAAAATACTTACATGAATAATGATAGTCTTGCTTGTTGCACCGAAGAAGGTTATTCTGTGTCTGATTACGATGAGGATGGCAATGCTACAAAGTGTTGTGATACGAATCTTATTGTAGATGGTAAGTGTTGTGATGCTGATGGTAGTGCTGTTATAAATGGGTCAGTATGTTGTGATACACCAAATGAAAGTAAAACAATATGTTGTGTTGAAGGACCAGATAAATATGGTTATTGTTGTGATGGGGACTATACTCTTGGTAATTTTGGTGGTGAGAATGTCTGTATGAATACGTGTCCTGATTCTGAGGGTTTAAGTTGTCCAAGTCTTCGTGATGGTGATGGAAATGTTATTAATTATAGTTGTATGACTAAGACTTTCGGTCAAGAATTAAGTGATTCTAATAAGGAGTATTTGTATGATAAATTATGTAAGGCTTCTCCAGAAAAGTGTATATGTAGTGGTGAATATGTGTCTGATTTGGGTTCGTTCAATACTAATTGTTTCCCAAATGGTGATGATAAGATTGAAATGTGTATAAATGGTGCTTATAGTGAGTGTGTAAAGAAGAATGATGGTGTGATTGTTCCATCTATGTTGGGTGGTTATTATCCGTATAGTACAGAAATTGATGGGACTACATGTAATGGTGGTGATGTATTGTCTCAAGATGTTTCAGAGCTTTGTAGGGAGGTAGCTGATGGTAATTTATCTTGGCAGAATGGTAATAGGGTGAAACAGGTTGAGTATGAGGTTGATAAAGATGGTTATTCGTGTCCTGAGATAGGTGGGTTTGTAGCGTGTTATGCGGATATGATAACTGCTGGTGATGATGATAATACATCTGTAATAAACTATGATTCTGATACTAAGCTTTGTACGAAGATAGCATCTTATAGGGAGGATGGAACTAATGCTGAGGAGTTTCCAGACACAGACTATACTCGTTGGGCTGATGGTTCTATTACGCAGAATGAGTGTAGCGATGATTCTACGTGTAAAGATACACCTGAGGGGCAGTGGTGTTATGATATTGAGAGGGGAGGAGCTGAAAATGTTGATAATTCTAGGTGTTTAGAAGATAAAGAGATTCTTGGAATACATAGACAGGGAGAAACATCTGTTGATACGTGTGAAAATGGTATTTTAATAGATGATAAGAATTTTTGTCCGGGTGGTTCTAATTATACTGAACCATCTACATGTGAAGTTAATAGTTATAGATATTTAACGGAAGATGATGATTGTATTGTGTGTGAAGAGAATCAATATGTAGATAATAATTCGTGTGTTAATTGTGGTGACGACCAAGTTTATAATCGTGATACTGAAAAGTGTGAAGAATGTGGAGATAATCAATATTATAACTCTTCTACTATAACTTGTTTGGATTATTGTCTTTCTGGAGAAGTTTGTACTAGTGGTAATGACTGTAAGGATGGTTCTACTAAAATAACAGGACAGGATGCTGATGGAAATGATGTGGTTATGTGTTGTCCGTCTGGTTATACCAGGGTAAAGTTGGAAAATGGCGAATATAGTTGCGAAAAGCCATTGTGTCCCACGGGTAGTTTAGAATGTGGTGAGGGGGATGATAAATTAAATGGGACTGAGTGTGAAGATTCTGATTCTAGTTTTGTGATGAATGAGGCTGAAACTAGTGGTTCTTGTTGTCCTAGTGGAGAGGGTTGGACGGGCGCGAAGTGTTGTGCTACAGATAGGATTTTTAATGGTGGGACTGAATGTTGTGAAGATGAGGATGGTATAGAGTATAATCTTGCTGACGGTGACACAGTATGTTGGCCGTCTTCTAAGATAGATAATGATGGAAATAGTTGTCCTATAGATGTAGATAGTGATGGTGCTTGTCCTGAAAATTTCCCGTGTGGAGAATCTCCAAATTGTATCACATTTTGTGGTTATGCTGATGAAAATGCAACAGAGAAAAATACTTGTTGCAAAACATCAACACCGGAGTGTGGTCAGTATTGTACTTACAATGCGGGAGAATATGATTGTATCAGTGGAAAATTATGTGAAAAAGGTAATGTATATACAAGTGATGGTGTGAGTGCTTGTTGTGATTCAGAAGATTATATTGTTTCTGATGACGGAACAAAGTGTTGTGAAGTTCAATATTATAATAACGCTAATGGAACGTGTTGTGAGCCTCCTAAGGAGTTATTGTCTGAAGAAGGATTATGTTGTGACGAGGGTAAATCTGGTAAAACGGATAGTAATTCTCTGACAAATGATAAATGTTGTGATGTTGGTCCAGATGGAGATGGTATTTGTTGTCCTGATACTACCGATAGTACGGTATATTCTTTACAAGTTATAGATGGTAAGAGTACCTGTGTTAGAGATTGCAATGGAACTACTAAATGTCCTGATAAATATGCGTGTATAACTAAAACTTTTGAAAATACATTGAGTGAAACACAGAAGTTTGGTCTTTACACTGCTTTATGTGAGACTTCAGAATCTTGTATAGCAAATGGTAAATACATTAATAATGGTAGAGAATTTATTGATGAGTGTATTCCTGAGGGTTCGAATACTCTAACTGTTTGTGTAAATTCTGAATATAATGAGTGTTCTGCGGAAGATGAATCATATTATGTTCCTTCCGCAATCAGTAATTACTTACCATACACAAATACGATTTCCTTGGCTAACGCCACATGTGTTGATTCTTTAGGTAATACTGTAGATATAACTGAAAACAACATTCAAGATGTTTGTCAGGAAAATGCTGATAATAATTTGTATTGGAATACAGGGTATAGAGTCGTTCAAACGACTTTATCTAATTGTGAGAATGATGTTGGTGGATTGATCGCTTGTTATGATAAAATGGTGACTAATTCTGATGAAGGTTCGTCGATATATTTTGATAAGAATACGGGTTTATGTACTAAGATAACGTCGTATGATGCTGATAGCGATAGAGACTTTCCTGAGGATGATTATATTAAATGGTCTGATGGAACTATTACAGAAAAAGAATGTGGAACAACGTGCGAAAATACTCCCGTAGGTCAATATTGTTATTCCATAGAGAGAGGTGGTGAAGAAAATATTGACAACTCTAGGTGTATTGAATCAAAGGAGTTACAGGGAATCGCAAAAGAAGGACAAGATGAAGCGGATATTGATACATGTTCTGATGGAATATTAATAAGTGATGTAAATTATTGTCCGGGTGGTAAGTCATTTACGGAACCATCTACATGTGAAGTTAATAATTACAGATATCTTGTTGAAGGTGATGATGGTTATACTGATGCTAACTGTGTAACATGTGGAACAACTGAATATGCTTTGAATAATGAGTGTGTTTCCTGTGGTGAAGAACAAGTTTATGACCGTGATTATACTGGTGATGACCCTTCATTAGGATGTAAAGAGTGTGGACTTGATGAATATTATGAGAATGGTTATTGTAAAACTTACTGTATTTCTGGGGAGGTGTGTTATACTAGTAATAATTGTGAAGATGGTTCAACTAGTATAACCGGAGAGGGTGTAAATATGTGTTGTCCTTATGAGACTGATAGAGTTGTTAAAACAACAGTTAACGGAGAAGATGTATATAGTTGTGCCAGACAATTATGTCCTTCAGATGTGGATTGTTCTGTAACGAATGATGATGGTGAGCGTGTCTATTCAACAAATTGTCTGAATACTGATGCGGAATATTCAAGTGAAACTGGTTATTGTTGTCCTTCTGGTGAATATTGGGATGAAACAGAATGTTGTGAGATTGGAGAGGAAACAACTGAAGATGGTTGTTGTAATACGGCTAAAATATATCAAGATGGTTCTTTGGATAGATGTTGTGTTAATACTATAACTGATGATGGTTGTTGTGAGGATGCCAGAGTTTATTATGATGACGATGGCAATGCAAAATGTTGTGATTTTGATTTGGATTCTGGTGTATGTCCTAGTATGACTACATGTGATGACGGGGAATCTTGTTTTTCTAGTCCATCGGATTCCAACAGTTGTGTATCCTCTTATTATAATAAAGGTTATGACGATCATAATGAAGAAACAACATGTTGTTCTGCGGATGACATCATTACTTTATCGGATGGCTCTAAATTTTGTGATTATAACTCTCAAAATTATACGTTAATAAATGGTGATTTTTGTATCAAAGGTAACGTTGTCTATGATTCAGACAATGTAGCTGAGAGTTGTTGTACCGAAGATGGTTATGAAGTATCTAATTCCAATACAAAATGTTGTGAAACCAGTCTTGTTGTTGATGGAGATTGTTGTGATGGTGAAGGTTACGCTGTTATTGAAGAAGACGATGACAAGATATGTTGTGCTAATCCAAATAAAATTAATGTAGACCCAGACGCAACACCAGATGAATGTTGTATTGAGGGTCCAGATGACGATGGTTATTGCTGTCCTACAACTGGAGATTATACTTTACAATACATAACTGATGTAAATGGTAATTCTAAAAATACGTGTACATTAACTTGCGGTGCTAATAGCAGATGTCCTGAGGATTTTTATTGTTTAGAGAAAACTTTTACAAGTGATTTAAGTGAAACGGATAAAATTAAAATACAAGAAACATTATGTCCGTCGGATAATTCTTGTATATGTCAAGGGGAATATATCAAGACTAGTGATATTGATAATTTTATAGATAAATGTTTTCCAGAGGGAGGTAGTTTAGAAGTATGTGTTGACAGTGATTATGGAACATGTACTAATACCACTCCATATTCGTATGTTCCGTCCAGAATTTCGGATTATATGACATATACAGACAAAATATACCAGAACAATGACGGTAATTTTGTTTGTACGACTGATGAAGATGGAAATACTGTGAATATATTTGATAATAGTATTTCTAATAATTGTAGAGATGTAGCAGATGATAATATGTATTGGAATAGTGGTTATAGAGCTATGCAGGTTGAATTATCAACCTGTGATAATGATGTTCAAGGGTTATTTACGTGTTTTGATAGGTTATCAAATAATTCTGATACAGGTGCTATTATAAACTATGATTATGATACTAACTTATGTACTAAGATAGTTTCTGCAACTGGAGATGGAGATGGAGATAATGTTTTTCCTTATAGTTCTTATGTAAAATGGAATGATGGTACCATAACTAGTGTTGATTGTAACAGTAGTCCAACGTGTTCTAATACTGTTGGTACTGGAGCTAACTGGTGTCATACAGGTGTTGATGATGGAAGATGTATTGAATCTAAGAATTTTACGACTAAATATTATGATGATGATGGTAATGGTGAGGTCTTAAAGGATATTGATACATGTAGTGATGGTGTTATATTGGAGAACACTGATTATTGTAATTCAACTAACTACACAGTCTGGTCGGATGGAGTATCAGTCACAGAAAACACTTGTGGTTCTACATGTACCAATACACCTGCGGGACAGTGGTGTTTTACTGGATATGATGATGATAATGTAGAAGGTAGATGTATTGAAGAAAATGAATTAGATTATGGTTTGACACCATTTAATTCAGGTGAAACTGCTGATAGATGTAGTGATGGTGTTATATTGGAGAACACTGATTATTGTAATTCAACTAACTACACAGTCTGGTCAGATAAAGCAGTTACAGCAAACACTTGTAGTTCTTCTACTGATAGTTGTGATAATACACCTTTGGGTCAATGGTGTCAAGTAGGACCTGGTATTGGATATTGTTTGGAATCATCCGAAATTGCTGGAAATGTTATTTATAATAGTGATAACGACGTTCCGAACCAATGTAATGGAATTAATGAAATATTAATAGAAAATACTGATGATTCTGGTCCCTGTCCAAATTCAAATATTGGTATAGATTATAGTGAAGATGAAGGACAAGATTATAGTAATAATTATTTAAATAATAGTGGAATTGCTGATAAACCCTCAGAGAGTTGTGTATTTTTAGAGAATAGAACATGGTTTGGGGTAGATATGAAATGGAGAAAATATGCTGAAGATAATAAGGGTGGAGGGTATGATGCTGATAATGAAACTACTGCGTGGAATGCTATTTATTTAAAAGATTATTCTGATGGTGAAGAAGCTCGTAATGGTGTATATAATAAAAAGGAATCAAGTGGTGATAAAGTATCTGATATCAAAGTCTATTTATACAGTGGAAAACCAAGCAAAAGTACAAGCGAACTTTATACACTCGAAAGTATAATAGATAACGATATAACAGATGTAGTAGAATTTGACGCCAATGCTGAATATGATACTGGTATCAAATGTCTTGGAACTCGTAAGAATTTTGTTGGAAGATTTTGGGACGATCATAAAAAGTTCAGACTATTTAGATTAAAAGACTCTTCAGATAATTATGTAGATAATTACCATTATTATATGGTCGTTCATTCTGGTAGTGATATAAATGATTCAGAAACTGCTTGGGCGGAATCCGGAGATGGTAATACAGAAGGCGGTCCAGGTCATATTATAATTGGTAGAGTATCTCAGTTAACTGAAAACCAGTTTATCAACTATGGTTTAAGAGACTTATATTTAGAATATTATCCTACAACCTCCGCTATGACAAGTTTTTTTCCAGGAACTGATACTGCTGACTGGGAAGACTTAGGATGGTAATCAAGGAAAAATCCGAAATTGATTTTATCAGATAACTACTCTGATAAAATCAAACAATGACTGACTGTAGCGTTTGTTGTGAAACACTAAACAATGGGGGTAGGCGTATAGTAAGATGCCCCTATTGTGAATATGTATGTTGCGGATCATGCTTTCGCACATATCTAATGGGCTCCAGCAAACCCGGAGCCGACTGTATGTCATGTCATAGGGAACTTTCTCTTGATTTTGTATCTGGAGTTACTCCTAAGAATTTTCATAATGATAAGTATAGGCGCAAGCGTGCCGACGACCTCCTAAGTCTGGAAAAGAGTCTTCTCCCAGATACCCAACATCTTGTTGAGGCTCGTCATAGGCGTATAGAGGCTGAGAAAGAAGTTAGGGACTTGGAAGATGAGATGAGATATCTTAGACAACGAATGAGAGAGATTAGGACGGAAATATATGAGACACGGTGGCGTGCTAATGGTGGTGGAGTTGAAGAAAGTAAGGAAGGGGAGGGAGAACGGAAGAAGTTTATTATGGGATGTCCTGGTGAGGACTGTAGGGGATTTCTATCACAAGCATGGAAATGTGGGACCTGTGAAGTGTATGTCTGTTCTAAGTGTCGGGTAATCAAGAATGGTCGTGATGATGAAGACCATGTGTGTAAACAAGAGGATATTGACACTTGTAAGATGTTGGCAAGCGACACAAAACCTTGTCCTAACTGTACTGTTCCTATCTTTAAAATTAGCGGCTGCGACCAAATTTGGTGTGTCGAATGTCATACTGCGTTTTCATGGAAGACGGGTAAGATAGAGACGGGTGTGATTCACAATCCTCACTTTTACGAATATCAGCGACGACAGAATGGTGGAGTTGCTCCAAGGGTTCCGGGTGATGTTCCTGGAAATGCTTGTGGTGGTTTGCCTTATCATGTTACAGTTGAAAGGACAATACGAAGGAAGAAGGAGGAATTTGTGGATTGGGCTAATTGTCATCAGATGGTCTTGCATATCCAGCAAGTGGTTAGGCATAGGTATCCTAATCGTATAGGGATGCAAGACAATTCTGACTTACGAGTTCAGTATCTGTTGAAGGAGATAAATGAGGATAAGTGGGTTCGCACCCTTAGAACTCGTCAGAAGGCGGCGGAGAAGAATAGGGCTATCCACAATGTCTTGGAGTTGCTTACAGTGTCTCTTACTGACTTGTTTAACACGTTCGTTCATGGTGATGGCACCAACTTGGAAGATAGTGCTAACAACTTGAGGCACTATGTTAATTTGGAGCTGACGAAGATTAAGAATAATTACAACAATAGGGTTCCGTATATCACAACTAGCTGGGAGTGTATCACGGTCTAAGGTGGTGGTGTAAGTATATGAAAACAAGTCTTAATATCAAGAAAGATATTAAGAAACTACTGGGCGAAAGTGTTCTTTGAGTTGTTGGTATCCGTCGGAAAACATATCCATCTTGATGGATGATTTTATGTTGAAGTCAAAGAACTTTTGGGATGCGACATTGGATGGCAGGTTGATGACTTTACATTTGTCAGAAACTTGATTAATCTTGTATTTAACTGATTGACATACTGGAATAAACATTAGTCTGTAGATGTATTCTACGGTATCTGTGTCGGTATTGTTTGATAGTTCTTCGGATGAGTATACTAAGTTAATACCTAATACGTTATTTCCAACTTCTTCTCCGATTTGAATAGCGAAGTTGTCTGAGATACCTCCGTCTATGTAGAAACTGTGCCCGTACTTGAATTTTTCAAAGATGAGTGGTAAGTTAGCGGACATGTGAAGGGCAGTGATACAAGGAATCTTAGGATGGGTTTCTGAAGTGATGTATTCTGATTTATCTTCTGTTAGGTTGTGAGTGACGCAGATAAGTTTTTTACCGAATCTTGTTTCTAGATCTTCTATTGTTGGTAGATATCCAATCTTATCAATTGTCATTTTTTCTAGAAGTTCATGGATGTAGTTGAATGATGTGGCTCCGGAGCCTTGAATCATGGCAACTATGTTGAATTGTTGCATTCTGTCAAGGATTTGGTGAGTACATATGTAAACGAAAATTTCTACAGGAGTATAACCAATAATGAGTAGATAAGATATCATTGCTCCTGAGGATGTGCCGACGAATGTTTTAACGTCTTTGAGTAGTGAGTTGTCGTATAGGTATTGTAGTGCTCCTAAAAAGGTAATACCTTTCACAGAACTTCCTGAAAGAACTAATGTATCATATAGGCTACTGTTTGTTTTTGTATCTTCCATTTACATGTGTAATGATATTTATTTAGATTGTTAATCTAAACAGATTAACAATGAGAAGATTTTAAAGTTCAAGGACTTTCTTAAGCAATAGTAAGCATACTACTGATAGAATTATGATAGCCATCATGTAGATTGACTTGTCGTTTTTGTATAACTGGGAGCAAATGGGGCACTGAGCTATATGGTTAGCAACATCTATACAAGATAAATTTGTAGATGAGCTGTCAAATCGTTCCATAACAGGTGGAACATAGTGTTCTGGATAATATTGTTGTTGTTGTGGTTGCATGTATTGTTGGTCGTTTGGTATAGGAGTATATTGTTCTGGGGTGTTTATATCATTATATGGGGTAAACTGGGTGTTTCCGTTGATCATACCTGCTTCTTTAGGGACGGTGTAGCGTTCTCTGATGAATTTGGAATATTTTTCGTTATTTTCTTGATGAACTGGTGGGTTGTTTTGTGCCATACTCCCTGAGTTAACTTCAAGATCATTTAGGTCAGGTAAATCATCTATCATTGTGAATTTTTGAGAATTCGCTGTGCTATAACTCATTTATATAATCATTATACAAAAAATATTTAAAATACTTAATTCATGTTAGAGAAATAAGATATCATCTATTTCCATTTCTTTACCATTAACTACCAACTCATAAGTCTGTGTTAGATATGGATTTTTCTGGTCATTGATAATCTGACCCAATATATTACTAAAGTTTGTTCCCTCGTGAGAAACATTAGCATCTTCCGTTTTACCCTCTTCTGTTCCATTTTCAGCCTTTTTCTTTGCTTTCTTCGGTTTAAACACGACTTTTAATCCATTCTCAACCAAGTTCTTATATTTCTTAGTCTTTTTGACAGCTTTGAATTGGTCGTAATTACCATTTAGGGTGATTTTGATTTGGTCTTCTGTTTCTGGAATCTTATAGTTGTCTATGTCTTCAACATCCATATAAACAATCTTTTTCCTTGGAAGTCCCAAATCAATCTCTTCCTTATCGTATTTATTGTTAGTAAAAGTAAAGTATGCTATGATATTTTTATCACTTTCTCCGAAAGCATGTTGCATGGCAGCGCCACTGTAGTATATGTTTTCTTGAGGACTTTGTTTAGAATGTATATGACCGGATACTACATATGGGTTATCTAGAGCCCATTTATCACCTTCCACAGATACAATCGCTCCCATTTTACACCCGCAAAACTCTTGGTGAGCAAAAATACACGCGGCATCGTTCCATTTTTCATTAGAAGTATTCAGGGCTTCTTCAAATCTTCCCGGAGATACATATGGAACAAATATAAATTTTTGTCCGTTGATTGTTTCTGTTATGACTGTATCAACAACTATGGTATTGTTCCATTCTTTCATTCCGTTCATCCAGTGGTGGTTTGTGAGAAATTGTTGGTTTGACATGTAGTCATGGTTTCCTACAAGTATGTAAGTTTTGGAGATAAGTCGCATGTTATTGACGAGTTCATATGCTTTGTTAAGGGCAGTTGTGTGGATACGTTCGTGGTCGTGAAGTAAATCTCCAGCAATTACGATTAGATCAGGTTGTTTTTCTGTTGCGAGATTGATAATCTTTTCCATGAAAAGTTCTACTTCTTGTAGATTACTGATTTGGATATGTGGGTCACCAATAAATAGGACTTTAACAGACATTTTTGTTTTAGTTATACCAAATACATAAATATCAAAATTATTTATAACCTCTTGGTTATAAATATACTAATTTACTTATTTATTTTTGTTTAGTTAGTTTCCATATCCTCAGCCGGAGGAGTCTGGTGTTCGGTTGCAGAAGTAATGGTATTAGAACGAATCCTATCCTTACTGGTCTGCTTATTCATCATCTTATCATTATTTTCTGTGCGAAAGCGCCTAACCATGCGATTGATGGCTGTTGGAGTCTGTTGGTTCAATACTTCAATAACCTTATCAATGTTGATACGATTAGCTACACGGTCCATCTCATGCCACTTATGACACTCCTTAATAACCGCAAAGTCTTCAGTTGGAACCGTAACAAACTTCTTCTTGATGAAACGTTGAACGTAAGCGTTGTAAATGTTCTTGGCGACATCATAGATGTTGTTCTCAATCTCTTCAAAAGTAGCAGACATCTCCGGATACAAATAGTGTAGCATATCAACTACACGACGATTCATTCGCATCTGAATATACCTAAACTTAATACTTGGCTCATTACCACGAGCACGGAAAAGTTCTTGGTAATCCTTGTGAATAATCTTGTATTGCTTGTTCTCAGGGGCGAAGCAGATAATTCCTTGTTGCTTACTGATGTCAATATCCTTTACAAAGTTCGTAAGTTCCTCGGTAGAAGAGAAGGTATACTTTGTAGGATAATTAATCTTACAATCCTCCGTTGTAACTAGGACACCATCAACAAAAGTTCCAACATGGTAAATCACAGGCTCATCAACTCCAGAGCAAACAATACGGTTTTCTGGTGAATTCCTGATAAGGAACATGTATTGCTTGGTCTTGTCAAGAGTATTCTGAAACCGCTCAAGTAGTCCCTCGTCACCATCTTGAATTACACAGCGTAGTTCCTCATTCTTCTCTACTTCGTGCTCTAGAGCACGCTTGAAGGCAGTTCCAAACGACTCACGGCTCGCCCACTTGCTACGGAAAGCGTTAAGCTTGCGATGAGTGCTGATAAACCACCTATCTTGGAAGTAGAACATGCGAATTAGGGTCCCCTCGTGGGCATCATAAAAAGTACAATCATTAAAAATATTTCCAATGTTTTCGTTGATTTGTTCAACGTCTTCATTGCTAAACTCTACCGTGTATGGGAATGCGCGCATAACAAGTGTGTCTTGATGGAAAACTACACCGCGACATTGGCGGAGCATACTATTATCACTTGGATTACATTGCACATAGCAGAATAGTTCAAGATTAGTAGCTTCATCCTTGTCAGTTAGACGAACACGATTACCAAGTGTATCGATAGTCTTTCTTGTAAACTCGGATTCATCAATAGGGTCATTTACATTGGAGTCCATGTCCATAGTCTTAACAGCATCAGTTGACACATCGGTCATAGTTTGCTCAGATTCGTTAATAGTAGTCATTCGAGTATTTTTATTTGTGTTGTTCAATTCTTAAATCATCTTTTCATTTTTATTTTATTATAATAAATGTTAACAACAAATCCTAAAGGAGATACACATTGGTATGGCGACGAAGAGAGACAAAAAGCATGTGCGATAAATAAGGACACTAGTATGGTAAATTTTAATCTGAAATCTGATTATAAGACATTAGAAGATAAATGTGAAAATTTAGATGCGGCCAAGTCCGAATGTGAAACCGCTTATAATCATAGATATATCTTATCACCAGAGACTCATGATAGTAACAGAAGAAGAATGGCTCGTTGTGAAGTACAGGGACATTTGTTGAGTTTACCAGGTTGTGGTCAAAAAAGTGAATGTGTTTTACCAAAAGGTGATAACAATTCTTCAGATAATTATGCCAAATTAGGTACAAAAGGAGGTGTTAAACTATCTTTTGCTCCTTGTTATCAGAATAGTTTCCCACGAACATCAGGGATATATAGGAGGATGAAAAATCCTGATACAATGGATGGTTCATGGCAAGCATGGAGTAATGCACAGGACGTATGTAATACCGGAAATTTAGACCCTAGCAATGAAAAATGTATACATTATAACCAATTAATAAGTTGTGAAAGAAGAAGTTGGAAAGAAGATTGTGAAAAGGTAGAAGGTGGTTGTAGTATGTATGAAGGTGGTTCGTGTTGTAGTTGGGATCCTAGCCAAGAGATTGGTAAAAAATGTTCTAAAAATACTAATGGTTGTAATAGACACACCACATTATCAGAATGTAACTCTAATCCTTCAAAAATGTGTAGATGGGGACCAGATGAAGAAAATAGAACCGATAAAAGAAAACCAGGATGTTATATGAATAAAGGTTTTCAAGATTCTTATTTGAATACAATGAATAATACTTGTAGATCACCTCAGTTTTTTGATAAAAACATGGTGTGGACAAGAACTGGAGAAGATGATCCAGACGGTTTTAGTATATGTAAATTAACACCTGCTCCGACTGGACCAACATCAGCACGGTTTTTCTTTAATAGGGAAGAATGTGAAGGAAGAGTGGTACCCAAGCCTGTTGATGATAGAGATAAATTTGCTTGTTTAAACACAGGTAGTGGTAAAAACTGTACTAAAGTACCCCCAGGGTTAACGGTTGCCTCATCATTTCCAACTGTAGTTGAATGTGAGATAGGTACTAATTACTGTGGTCAAGGTAAACCATCCCCACGTTTTGGGTGTTTGAATACAGGCCATGGTAAAACTTGTAATAAAATACCCGCAGGGCAACCGTTCAGCCCATCATTTCCAACTAAAGATGCGTGTCAAATGGGTACGAATTACTGTGGTAATGGACCATAATAAACTAATTGTATTATTATTGAATAATACAATTTATATTGTAATTTATGCTGCGATTCTACAACAATCACACTCTTGAACTTTAGGAACACCAACACATACTATTTCATCATCTTCAATCTCTGACAGTTGTCCCAAAGTTAGCATATCATAACCGTTAGTTTCTAAGACCGCAGGAATATCTAACTCCTTACACTTGTTTAATAAGTATAACAACGAGTCAAAGCTGTCTTTCCATATATAACCTTCACCAAGACATGCATGCCTGTCTTTCTTTGAACCAAGTGGGACTTCACTATCATTCAGGTGAAGCAAACGAAAATTCTCAAGACCAATAATATTGTCAAAATCTACAAACATACGCTCAACTTCATCTATACTACGTAAATCATAATCACCTTGTCCCCAAATATGAGCGGTATCAACACAAATACCTACATTAGGTAGATTATCTTCGTCAATACCATCTAAGACTTTTTTAATCTCTTTGAAATCACGACAAAGTTTATTCCCCTCACCAGCACAATTCTCTAGAAGAACTTGGGAACCCGGAGCAAAGTCAATCTTATTTATTGATTTTGCTATGGCTTCTAACCCACCCTGTCTGTTTGGATGGGAACCAGGATGAATAACAACACCATGACCAACTTGAGCCATTATACTCAGTTCATACTCAAGTTCTTTCAACATTGAACGAACATAACCATCAACAGAATGATTTCCAGACCATGCCAAACCATCAGGGGCGGATTTACCAGCAAAATTCGCTACATATGGAAAATGCGTGTAAATACTCATAGGAAACTTCTTTGTCAGTTCTTGGGTTTTCTTGATGTCTTCATCGGTAATACGTTGTCGTTTTAGTGATTGTGGGTTGCCCATGAAGAATTGGAGTGTATACATTCCGGTGTTAATTGCTTCTGTTATTGTTGGTGCGATTTTCTGGGAAAATCTGATATGGGCACCAACATTCCATTTGATAGAGTATATCTTGCTCATTGTCTAATTTTGATTGTATATCTATCTAAATAAATCAAAATTAAATTGTATTCTATTAAAATTTTTTAATTATTTTACCTTCGGGACTTAGACTTCCTTCTGGACTTCTACGGGACTTTCTACGGGACTTCCTACGGGACTTCCTTCGGGACTTCCTTTGGGACTTCCTTCGGGACTTCCTTCGGGACTTCCTTCTGGATTTAGACTTCCTTCGGGACTTCCTTCGGGACTTCTTCCTACGGGACTTTCTGGACTTTCTTCGGGACTTTCTGGACTTTCTACGGGACTTCCTTGACTTTCTACGGGATTTCCTGGACTTCCTACGGGACTTCCTTGATTTCCTACGGGACTTCCTTGACTTCCTACGGGATTTCCTGGACTTCCTACGAGGCATTCCCATTCCCATTTTCATGTTCCCCATAGATTTTGATAAATCATCAGGGTCTTGAATAGTAAGTCCTCTGCGATCGGCGATTTGGGTTGACCGACCGGCTGCTGTCCGTTGTCTTGCCGCATCACGAGAACGTTGGGAAGCACTACCCATAGCTCTTACAGTTGCATCTAGTTGTCCAGGTCTTATCACACTGCTATCAGCAGAATAAATTGATTTTACCGGTGTTCTCTTGCTCTTTGATGGTTTCTTTTCTTTAGGTTTTTTAGTGCCAGCAGTTCTTACGCCTGTCATTGCTTTACCAAATAAAGCAGCTAATTGTGCTTCCTCGTCGTCGTCGCGTTTGCGTTGAGCAAAACTTCTGCTTCCTTCCCCGCTTGCCATACCTGCAAATCCAGTTGTTAAATCATCCATCCTTTGCTCATCGGCTTTTTTAGCAACTTTTTTTGCCACAGCCTGCGCTCTTTTACTTTGTGCTTGTGCCTGCCTCGCTCTCTCTTTTTCTTGAGTTCTGGCTCTTCTTTCGTCAAGCGATGAACCAGTATACATATTTATCATTTAAAAAGATAATAATATTTATCTTCGTTTCTTAGTTGACTTTCGTTTTTTCTTAGTTGATTTCCGTCTTTTCTTACTTGACTTACGTTTTTTCTTACTTGACTTCCGTATCTTCTTTGAAGACTTACGTCTTTTCTTGGATGACTTACGTCTTTTCTTACTTGACTTACGTCTTTTCTTGGTTGACTTGCGTCTTTTCTTGGATGACTTACGTCTTTTCTTGGATGACTTACGTCTTTTCTTGGATGACTTTCTGGGTCTATCGCTTGGGGATCTGCGGGATTTGTCGGCTTTTCTTAGTTTATCTCCACCTTTGGTCCATAGGTTTTTACAAGCCCAATATCTTGCGGTAAGTTTATCTTTGGCTGTATCACATCTATGTCTTGCTCTGAAATTAGCTCTGGCCTGTGGAGAATAGTTATGTTTATACCCAGTAGCACCAAAATGTATCAGCTTTTCTTTACCGTTTGCGCACGCACGAACCATTCGTTTTTTCTCCGGTTTGTAGGATTTTGAAGGTCTATTACAGGGTAATTTTTTCGCTTTTTGGGGCATTGAAAGGTATCTATATGTCATTTCGAACTTTTTTGAGCGTTTTGAATTTTCAGGTCCTTCATTATCATCATCTCGCCGATGTTTTCTCATAATAAACCCGTCACTTTCCCCAATCATACGAGATAACTCCTCAACATTCACAGTATCGTCGGGTTTACGACGAACAATACTTGTTTTTTTCCATCATTTTAGTTAATTGTTCATCTTCAAACCATTCTTTCCATTGCTTAAATATCTCTTCATTATTTATAAAAGTTTGATAAGCCTCTTCACCTCTACCAGTACCCGTGCTTTCACGAATTTGTTTAGCATATATCTTTGTTGGTCCAAAAAGATGCCAATCTTTCTTTTTATTGAAAGCTCTTTTTAATTTTTTGAGTTCTTCATCTAAGATTTCACTTTGGCTAGGAGTATTTCCCATTTTATTATATGTTTATATAATAAAATTTTAATCTTTAGTGAGTTGTTGTTTCACAGGGGCATATCGTTCATCATCAAGAGCAGCTCTCATGATGTTATATGATGTGAAGGACTTTTCGTTCAGAATAGCCTTGATAATCGATGTAGAATAACCTGAAACCATCACTGTGTTATTCTTATCAACTGTGACAGGAAAGTCGTTGGTATTACCATTGACGTTCCAGAATACTAGGATAGGACGTGTGTATCCACTTTCTTGGTATTTCTCGTCAATTCTTTGAAAGTTTGTTTTGTTATTACTGTATCCTTCTGCGATGTTGAATTGCATATCAGATATGATGATGATTCGTTTTGGCATATCTTCTTGGGATAGCTTGGCGTTTTTGGCTTTATTGAGGATAAGTTCAAAAGTTGCTTGGATATTTGTTGAACCACCCCAGGGAATGCTTCTGATTTGTTGAAAACGTTGGTAGAGTGTTCCTTTTTCCAGAACTTTAAAAGCTGGGTAAGTGTGAAAAGTGATAACATGGTTATGAAACATTCCTTGAACGGTATTGGAAATGAGAAGACCCAATGCTGTTGCGACGTCGTGTGGTGTAAAGTTTGGTTTTTTAGTTTCCTTGTCATGGAATCCCCAAGTTGTCATAGAACCAGAAGTATCTACTACACATAGAGTATCGCTTAGAGTTCCAAGTTTTTTGGCTTCCTCTTCTAGTACTTTCCACTGGGCTTCGAGGACTGTATCAGTGCCATGTTTTAATTTAACTATGATTTCGTGTGGGAAAAGTTGTTTTGCGTTGACTTTTGCCTCACCCTTGTCAAGTTTTACTTTCCAGTCAAGGAAAGTGTCTGGGGTGTTTTGTTCAAAGGCTTTCTTTAGGCGTAGCATTGCGCAGGATGGAACCTTGTTGAAATCAATTTCAGACCACTCTTTATTACACATGTATCGTTCTACGATGTCAATGTATTTTCTGAGTGGTGATATAAATACTGTGCGGTATATTTTCTTGGAGATATTCATTTTTCCGCAAAGCATTCTGACGACGCCAAATTCGCGGTCAAGTTTGTCTTTTTCGGTGGGAGCCCATTTAGCGCATAGACTGACTGGTTTTCCTTGTAGCATGAGTTTCTTGTCAAGTAGAAGTTGTTTTCCCATGATATCTACAAGGGACCATTGTAGAGTTTCAAGGTGAAAGAGTTGTTCAGGCGATGTGATATTACAGCAGTAGTTTTTGTTGATGTTGTCAATGTTTTTGTAGTCGGTTAGGTTAAGAACCTTGGGCCATAGGTACATGAGGTCATCATATCTACCATATGTGGCAATTAGGTCGGCAACTTTCATAAATTTGTCTGTGTGATTAAGGAAAAGCCATGTTAGTGCTTTCCTTCCAAGGTTTCTTTCTCCTTTACCTCCACGGCAATCACGAATGTTGAAGGTTAGTAGAAAAGTATCTACCAAGTCTTCATTAGCAGCTTCGCGTAGATACTCGTATAGTGAAGGGATATTCAGTTGACGAATAGCTTTGAAGAAAAGCGAGATTCGTCCATTACATTGACCTGATGGGTCAGCGTAAGCATAAGAAATGGCACCATTCCATGTATGAGTCATATTCATTGCTGTAGCGAAGTTTGACATGATTTTATTGTTTAAATAAGTTATAATTTTAAATTACAATTTCAAAATTACAACTATATATTTACATTGCGTGGCCGGCAGTGAGCATGGCGTGTTTAGCCATGTGTTGATACATTGGGTGTTGGTATTTTTCAGCACCAGCAACGCGAGCATGACCTAGCATACCACCTTGTGGTCTTTGATTTTGGGGCATGTATCTTTCTTTTGAGACTCTAACATAACCTTCTCTTAGAAGTGGTTGTTCGGGCATTGGTGGTGGCATTGGCATACCGCCGTTTGGTGGTGGCATTGGCATACCGCCGTTTGGTGGTGGCATTGGCATACCGCCGTTTGGTGGTGGCATTGGCATACCGCCGTTTGGTGGTGGCATTGGCATACCGCTGTTTAGTGGTGGCATTGGCATACCGCCACCGTTGAGGAGTTTTCCCATAAGTTCTTCCTTGGTTTTTGGAGCACCCGAGTGTTCTGCGCCATTTGGTCCAATAAAGTGGGGGAAACCACGAACGTGTTTTGGCGCCTTGGTGTGGGGCATGAGTTGGACGAGTCCTTGGGAAATTTCCTTGGCAAACATCTTCTTACATTTTTCGCAGTGGCCACAACCGGGCATGAAGAAAAATACGATTGCCATTGGCATACCTCCCATTCTTGGCATGGGGGAACCACGGGGCATAGGTGGCATTGGCATGCCCGCTGGGGTAGGTGGTTTTGGGCGACGAGTCGAGGGCATTGGGCCCACACCGACAACACCGAGTTCTTTCATTAGTAGAGCAGCTGGTTTGAAACCAGTGACAGTTTTACCGTTATCTTCGTTAACGAAATGGGGGAAACCTCTGACACCAGCAGGGGCTTCCTTGGAGTCTTTGATTACGACCTTGCCAGAAGCAATTTCATTAACGAGTTCGTCTTTAGCTTTTCTGCAGAAACCGCAACCTTCCATATGGTAGAATACAACAGGCATTTTTTATTTATAAAAGATATATTAATTTTTTAAAGTATTTTAATATATCATCAAAATTAATTTCTAATATTTTTGCGTAGTTCTTTGTTATCTTCACGAATTTCTTTGTATCTTTCCTTATAATCATCAAGAGCTGCTCTAAGTCTATCAATTTCAGAGTCTTTTCTTAGTAATTCTCGTTCATGATTGAACTGGTCATTATTATGAGTGTTATTTGTGGTTTCTAAGTCTGTGATATGTTGTTCTAACGTTTTAACTTTATCTGTCAAAGTCTTGTTTTCTGTTTCTAATCTTTCAGAGTGTGAGCGCCATTTTGCGGCTTTGGTTTTCATTTTCTGATATTTATCGTGATAGTCAGTCATAAGGTTATTTAAAGTATAAATAATCTTCTTTAAATTAAGGTAATTACTTAGCGCAAGTGTTAGTTCCTAGTTCTGTTGATTCTGCTACGATATAACCATTTAGTTTCATGGCTTGGTATACATCATTATTCATTAGGGTTTTTGTTCCACCTTCAGAGTTAACAATGAGTGAGGATTGAATAATTGTATCTAAATTACCGGTAATAAGTTTATAAATTTCTGGGTAACAATCATCACTCATACTCTTAATACCTGCTTTTCTTGCTAGTCTGACAAGGGATGGTTTAGCAATGTGATCCATTTGTCTGTATATAATATTCCTTTTAAGTTGATATATAACTTGGTATAATGCGTGGTGTATATATCAACTTAAAAGGAATAGTATTTAGCATTAAACACAATGGAAGCGACTATGACATCAACACCTAAGGTAGCTACGAAAAAGAAAAAGACACGTATGTTTGAGACTTACATGTTAAAGATTGTTAAAAAGATATCTGAAACTAATGGTATTACAAATAATGCTAAACAACAACTCAATAGTATTGTTAGTTCTTTAGCTAAGTTAATTGCTGATACAGCTATCAATTTAACAGAGGTTTCTAAGAAAAAGACTATGTCAGAAAAGGAAGTTACTAACGCTATTAAGATTATTTTGCCTGCTGATTTTTCAAAAAATATTATGATTATTTCTGAGAATTCTATTCAAAAATACAATAGTGCTGAAAATGTTAAAAGTAGTAGACAAGAAAAAGCTGGTATTATAATACCACCTTCGTTGAGTGAGAAGTATCTTCGTAGTTTTGGAAATTCTAAGTTAATGGTGACAGATTCAGCTCCTGTATATCTCGCTGTTGCATTAGAATATTTTACAGAGGAAATTCTAAAAAATGCTGTTGAGTATATCAAAGATAAGAAACATATTCGTATATCTGTAAGAGACCTTGAAATGAGTGTTAGAACTGACACAGAACTACACAGGTTTTTTACTAAAAATAACATTACATTCCTAGGCGGTGGCGTAGTTCCTTACATCCACCCGACTCTATTTTCCAAGAAACCACGTAAAACAAATAAAACTGCTAAAACAGAAGAAGAAAAGACAGATGAAAAACGAAAACATCGTTTTAGACCCGGAACTGTGGCTCTACGCGAGATTAAGAGGTATCAGAAGGCATCTAATTGTCTTACACTTGCTAAATTTCCATTCCAAAAGTTAGTTCGTGATAGTATAGTGAAACATGTTGGTGATGATACGATTAAAATCAGTAAAGATGTATTTATTATTATTCAATACTTCATTGAACAAATGGTAATAGATATTTTACACCATGCTAATTTTGCAGCGATTCATGCTGGTAGAATTAAGTTAATGTCTACTGATATCAGTTTTGTAAATTTCCTAATGAATAAAACAACAGTTAATCCGTATGAAAACAATACAAATCAAAGCGGTCCCTTAGAATTAGAACATTTAAGTGAAGAAGATGAAGATGATGATGAAGAAGTAAATGAAGAATAAAATAACTGTTAAATTTATAGTTTAAAAAAAACAAGTTGTCATTACAAAACCTAATGACAACTTCAACGGAAGAAACTAATATTATTATTGATTCTGCTGATATTTCAATAGAAGAACCTATTAAAACAAAATCATATAAGTCTAATGGTAAGAAAAACGATGATGAACCAGAACCTTCTCACAACATGGAGGGTAGATATGTAGCCCTCCTAGAAACAAATGGAGAAGAAAACGAACAATGGTATTATTTTATTCGTTACGAAGGTAATGAGAAAAATCTACAATATCTTCAAGATCAATTAGAAAAGGTTGATTGGTATGTTCTTGATGACTTAAGCACATTTGACTTAGACCTAGAACATTTTGTTTGCGCGCAAACTGCCAAGGAAATGACTAAATTAGAACTAAATACTCAATGGAATCGGAAATTTGACGGAAAACTAGAAAAAATTGATTTGGGTTTCAAGAAAAAAGACAAGAATGACAAGATGATTACTAGAACTTTTGATATGCTTGGTTATGGGCAAATTGAAGATTTTATTGATGATGAAGACATTGACCCTGAAGATTTAGCTGGTAGTGATGAAGAATCTTCAGAGTCAGAATCGGAGTCGGATGAAACAGAAAATGACTCCGATTCTGACTCTGACTCTGACTCTGCATCTTCAGCTTCTACACCTCCTAAAAAGACCAAACAGAAGAAAGATAGAGAAAAGGGTATTCCTCCAGCACTTCTAGCTGATACTAGACCTGGATGGGCTAAAGCAAAAGGGAAAAAAGCAAGGAAAAAAGCTTAATAGAACTTTATTAAAATATTGTTATTATATAAATTATGAATAATAACAATAGAATGGTTTATTCTCTGATACTATCTGTAGTATTAATATTACTTGGTGTAAAATTAATCAAAACACCAACAGCAAAACTGGTTAAATACACAGGGATTGGTATGACTTTTACTGGTATAGGTTTACTTTTCATAGAATTTAGACAAAATCAACAATCAATTATTGATTCTACTCTTTCTGCTATAAGAATGCAAACAGTAGTTACACCTAGTCCAATGGCAAGTGGACCAATGCCGAGAATGCCAAGCCCAGCTAAGAGCCCAGCTAAGAGCCCAGCCAAGAGCCCAACTAAAAGCCCAACTAAAAGCCCAGCCAAGAGCCCAGCCAAGAGCCCAGCCAAGAGCCCAGCCAAGAGCCCAGCTAAGAGCCCAGCCAAGAGCCCAGCCAAGAGCCCAGAAGAACCTCCAGCCAAGAGCCCAGAAGAACCTCCGGACCAGAGCCAAGAAGAACCTCCGGAAAACCCAGGAACCTCATTTTTTCTGGCATTAGCGATAATAGGAATGGGATTAACTTTTATTCTCTAAATTTTACACCATTTCTGCGTAATTCCGCTTCTATAAACGATTTGATGTTCTCTAACTTTACATCGTATGGAACTGTTATTAATAGAATTCTATTTTCCTTACAGATACGTCGTTTCATCTCATCTCTATATTTTTGATTCTCAAATTGATCCTTATTCCTATGGAAAAAGTTTGAGAATTTATAATGTTGAATACCATTATATTCAACAGCTATCCTGAGCTGTTCGTTAAAACAATCAAGTTCTAAGTTATAATTACCACCAGTTACATTATTCCTTAAAAAATCTGGTCTGGACGATGGAAACTTATGTCCGGGAAATAAGTATTCTAATACTCTCCTACACTCTATCTCTCCCTTACTTTGTCTGGGAGCACCTTTACGAGAATTATTATCATGAGTAGATGGTTTAATAAATGAAGAAACGTGTTTTTGGTTTGGGGTTATAAAATATCGTTGTTTTGAGTATGAACCTCTTTGACCGACTATCTTATTATACAGTCCAAAAATCAAGAAAAAAGCTACACATAATCCTAATAAAATCTCAAATGCATTATCCTTAAAGAATATTATTGTATTACTACCAAGCATTTATTCTAACTCGTCATTTTCTTTTTTATCTATAATAGGTATATCAGTTCTACACACAGGACATGCTGTGCTATAATGTCCCCATTCTACCAAACAATTAGTGTGAAAATAATGCTTACAACCTGTGATTGATACATTTTCATCATTAGTAAAATTACCACAGCAAATAGGACATTCAGTTTCCGTCTTATCAGTTGTACTATACACTACCTTATTTATATCTAGAACTACTTCCTCATTACGTTCAAGTTGTTGTGGATTATTGTCAAGTGTTTGTGCTAATAGTTCTTCTATATCATGTGTATTATTTTGAGTAGCATCTATAATTAGTGTTTCCATAACAGGTGTTGATAACATAACGGTTGGGCCTATACTATTAGCCATATTTACTATTGTTAATAGCGATGTTAAAGCATCCTGGGGTTCTGTTGTAGGCGGTGGGGGAAGTATTTGTGTTGAGTGTGCTTGAGAATATTCCAGTTCTGTATTATGAATAGCAAAACTTACTTGTTGTTCCATTTATAACTATATAAAATATCATTTAAGTTTTTAATAAAAGATGATTACTCAAGACCCAGAAACTGAATTACAAATAAGATTCCAAAACAGCTGTATAATGGCAACTGAACTATATAACTTAACAGAAAATGAAGAGAATCTTCTCTATGGCCTACGAAGACAAGCAGAGGAAGGTGACAATTATACTCCTACACCATGGTTATTCAATATACCAGAACGGTGTAAGTGGGAATCGTGGAACAGACAACAAGGTAAATCTAAGATAATGGCAAAATATGATTATATTAACGCCGTGGCGAATTTTCAGTTAAAATATAGTTAAACATTATATTATCATAATAATATAATATTCAATAAAAAGGTGTATGATTCCAACCTAATTCTTCAAAAAGTTCCTTACAAATTTCATCGTGAAAGAATTTCCTATCTATGGTTTTCAAGATAATAAACTCCTCTTTATTACAATCATGTTTATGGCGTTTAAGAAGCTGATACAAGACATATTGTGTGTTAATAAAGTTTTTCCTATTGATATGTTTAAACTTCTTATCATACAAGTCTGTTAGGGCGTCAAAGTCGTCAAGTAATTGGTCCTCTAAATACGTGATATCATCTGGTTTCTTTCTTGTAAAATTGTAATAAATTAGATTTACGTTTTCATAGTGATTAGAATACCCCAACTCTTTAAGAAATAACATAATATGGTTTTTTGTTATATTCTTGAATCTTTCTTCGTTGGGGGTATTCTTGTCTCCAAATAACAGGTGGTGGTTATCAAATTGTTCCTCCAAAGATTCATAAACTTTTGGTAAAATAGTGCTATTTTGTTTTCCCTGATATTGTTTGATACAATCTCTGAAATGAATCTTCCTGTCATACATATATTTTGTAGAGATATTAATACGGTCTATATCATTATAGGATGATACATGCTTTAATACCAATTGTTCCCCAAAACAATGCTGACAAACATATATATTTTTGTCAATTATATCAAAATCTTTCTTATTATTACAATTATTACATATAATAGTATCTTCAACAGACTTTTTCGGTGATGAACTAAAATCAATATAATCAGAAACTAAATCCTTAAAACTATTGATTAATTCATATTTCTTCTTATTGTTTTTAGTTGGTTTACCCATAAAACTGACTTTTATGGGTTTTTTCAGTATTTTCTTGTATTCTTCTATGATTGGTAAGGTATTCATTATATAAAAATTGTAATCTTTTTGTAATTCTAACTTGTTTATGTATTTAGTTAATTTATCAATAGATATATTAAGACTTTCTAATATTTTGACATTATTGTCAGTGTCTTCTATTCTTTTGATAGTTTCGCGTAATTCATCCAATTTAGTTTTGTATAATGGTATTTTTTCGTATTCTTCTTGGAAATTAGCTCGAATTTTCGTGTCTATACTAATAATATCTATTTGGTCAGACATTTATATTTTCACATCTATGTTTAAACTTCTTAACTCTTATTTCCTCCAATAGACATATCTTCCAAAATAGATGTAATGGCGACATTTAATTGTATCTTTTTATTGATAATATCGTACAATAAGACGTCTCCTGATGGTTCTGTTGTAACAGGATCCATTCCCTCGGGTATGGTCATTATCATAAAGTATACATCAACCTTACGTTGAGGTGCTGGGAGATGTTCATGCGATTTATAACGAATAGCTCTACCAATAATCTGCTGTAAACCAGCATCATTCCAAGTAGGTTCCATAACCACTACACTCCTCACACCCTTCAAGTCAAGTCCTTCACCACCCGCTTTAGTTATGATTAATGTATCAAACTTATTATTGTTGAAATCATTTACAATTTTCTGGCGTTCTCCTACCTTAGTATCACCCGTAAATACTTTATATGATATATTTTTCTGTTCTAGGACTTTAGTTAGAGGTTTTAGTCCAAATTCAATCCAATTAGTATAAACTATAGATTTTCCTTTCTTCAAAATAGGTAAAGCTTTGTCTATTTTAGCACTAAAGTATCCTTCTCCGGCTTGATTAACAGCTCTTCTATATCCATTATAGTATTTATTTGGATTAGTAAATATTAGTCCAAGGGTTTCCAAACCTTGGACGATACTGGCATATTTTTCATAATAAGCAGGAGTCATTGGTATTTCTACTTTGTGATCCACTCTTCTTGGGAAATTTTTGGGATCTTTCTTGTTAACTACATCAACCTTGTCTCTTAAGTAATACTTGACAATAGCTAACGAGTCTTCAAACTCTAGTGAGTCAGCTGATAAATACTCATTAACAACACCTTCCTCATATTCTTCTTTGGTTCCAACAACTTTTCTACCATAAATCATATTTATTAACGGAATAAAATCACGTAAATTATTGACAAATGGAGTTGCAGATAAAAGTAAACGTTTATCGGCATCAAATGAAGATGATAATATAACATTCGTTTTTAACGCATCAGGGTTTCGTAAATTATGGACCTCGTCTATAATCAATAAGGCATTACTTAAATCTATTGGATTACCAGCTTTCTCCCTATTGTAAAACGTTGTAAACGAATAAAACTCATAATTACTCATATCTACATCCTCGCTATAAGCATTAATTTCTTTCTTAAAATTAGACAAGAGTGATGTAGGACCAATAAAAACTACTCTGTTATTAGGATTTTTATCTAAATAACACTGCGAAGTCGCTACAGCAGTTAATGTCTTACCAGTTCCTGTTCCATGTACAACCAATAACCCAGGTTGTGTATCCATGAATTGTACTACTCTAATCTGAGAATCTCTCAAAGGAAGAACAGAACGTTTTATACAGTCTCTAAGTGGCTTCTTAGTATACTTGTATCTTTTGCTAGATTTAGTTTTATACTTTGTAACATCACGGCGACTTTTTTGCTTACTTTTTACTCGTGATTTTATTTTAGGTAAATTTTTACTTAACTTCTTATCAAAACTTTTTAATAATTTATTCATAGACTTCCTCTTGGTTGACTTCCTCTTGGATGACTTCCTCTTGGATGACTTCCTCTTGGATGACTTCCTCTTGGATGACTTCCTCTTGGACTTCCTCTTGGACTTCCTCTTGGACTTCTTCTTGGACTTCCTCTTGGATGACTTCCTCTTGGATGACTTCCTCTTGGATGACTTCCTCTTGGATGACTTCCTCTTGGATGACTTCCTCTTGGATGACTTCTTCTTGGATGACTTCCTCTTGGATGACTTCCTCTTGGATGACTTCCTCTTAGACTTCTTCTTGGATGACTTCTTCTTGGATGACTTCTTCTTGGATGACTTCCTCTTGGACTTCTTAGATACTTTTCTACGTGATTTAGATGTTTTTCTAGATGGTTTTCTAGATACTTTTCTACGTGATTTAGATGGTTTTCTAGATAATTTTCTTCTAGATTTACTTAAAGCCATTTTATATTATTGAAATATAAAATTCCTAAGAATCAGTTTTATCCGATGGTTGTTCAGAATTATTTATCATATTTAATGAAGGAGGAACTTGGTTACCTTGCGGATTATTTTGCATTGCTCCCAACATAGGACCCATCATATTCAGCATAGCTGACAAATCCGGTGGTGAAGCATTATCACCGTTTTGAGTATTATTAGACCCAGCTTGTATAGTACCCATCATGGTATTAATCATATTAACCGCTTCATCTCCTTCGCCATTTTCACCCCCACCATGTTCTTCGTTCAACGTAGTTACCATTTTTTGAACCGAACCCATCAACTTACCCAAATCCAGGGTACCATCTTCCAAACCACTACCCATTCCACCGACTAACTCAGTGAAGATACCAGATTGCATGATGGAACTAACAGCCTCCATTGGATTGGAGTTGGGATCTACATTATCTTCTACCTTTTGAATAATATTACTCAAAAAATCGTCCTCAGAATTACCCTCTCCTGTTCCAGTTCGTGATTTAAGAACTTGGCGGGCCTTACCGGATGGATCAACAAGAGCATAGATTGTAAGAAGATGTTTCCAGATAATTTGAGTTGTTTCACGGTCAGACTTGGAGAAAATAAAAGGTATGTCAATATAAACCCTGTTAGAATATTCTATTTTCTTGTTATTTTTATCAATTTTGTTTACATCCTTTTCTACAAGGGCATCTTTGTTTGCTATACAAAAACTTCTAAAAGCATCAATATGCTTAAGTATAGGTTTCTCGTTGATTAGGGCAGTTTTATTAATAAGATGCGCATAAAGTTTAAGAGACCTGTGTTCATTACCGAATACATCACTCAAACAAGTAGTAAAGTTAGATATAGCCTTAAAGATTAATAAATTGCTGTCAGACAATGGCATTTAGTAATATTTACATATCATTTTAAATGTCATTTTAAACTTGAAATTTGTTCTTAAAGATTTGATATTAGTAGTACAAATATAATGAGCGTTCAATGCGAATTTTGTTTAGAAACATTCAAGAATAATACACAATTAAAACATCATCAATCACGGACCGCATACTGTAAAAAATATAGAGGAGTTGTATTTTCATGTGAATGCTGTGGTTTCTCTACTAAAGGTATTAAAATGATTGAAAGACATGGTCAAGAATGTACTGGTACACCAGTAGAACCTCCACAAAATGTATCGGTAGATACCCAAACAGATACAGTAGAACCACCGCAACCTGATACAACTGAAATAGATACACTAAAGCGAAATCTAGAACTAGAAAAGCTGAAGAATAAAATATACTACCAGCTTATTATTAAAAATACCGATATTAAACTTGAAGATGTAATGATAGAAACAGACGATAATATTACCTTAAATCTTAGTAAAAATATATCAGTATTAATACAAGAGTATTCACAAAGTAGGAATATTACAACAGAGGTTAAGGAAGAGGTTAAGGAAGAGGTTAAGGAAGAGGTTAAGGAAGAGGTTAAGGAAGAGCTTAAGAAAGACGAACCAAAAACACAAAAAAGATATAGAACTTTTAAAGGTATATTTGAAAGCACAGAATCAAACGGTGAGTGCCATGAGGAACTTATTGCCAAAGTTGATGAAAGAAACAAAGAGGATTTGGAGACTTTCATGTCTTTAGAGGAATCACAAGGGGTATTTGACGAGTTATTTGAAAAACTAAAAACAGATAAGATCTACACTAAAGTATTATCTTCCTTGGCAAAAACAAGAAGTAATATGATTGGAAGCGTCCATATTACAGCATTTTGTGAGCTACTGAATGAACATATTAAAAAGACCGCAGACATTCTTGTTGAAAGAAAAATTCCTGAAAGGAGGATTAATATGGTAATTTCTAAATCTCTAACACCACTAGAAAGCCGATTACTTATGGATGATAACTGTAGCAACGCTCATATTCAAGTCGATGAGATAGAGAAGTTTGCACAGTGTTTAAAACTTCATATTAATCATCCAAAACAATTTGAACCTTATACAGATGAGAAGTTTATCAATAATTTTTACCATTATGGCACGGCCCTATTAACTCTTAATAACTTACTTGATATTTATCTGTTTAACCCGTATAAATTCCATAATGTAATTTATGTTAATTTGCCAAAGTCAAAGGAGGATGATCCTTTTAGTTTTTATACACTGTCTCAGATTAAGGATAATAAACGATATTGGGCTATGGATTGTAGGCTGGAGTGTTTTGCTAGTAATATGATTGGTGATTTACGTCAAAAATTTGTTAATCAGTTTAGGATTATATATAATAATGTGTTTGGAGACAACGTATATCGTAATAACTTTACTGAAAAATGCCAGTTAGCTGAGTGTGATTGTTGTCAGTTAGCAAGTAATATATTACACATGGCAAGACCAAAACAATTCTGTATTATGCTACAAAAGAAGGTGATACAAAAGGCTACATACACACCTACTGATGATGATAAATTTAACTTGCGAGGTGATGATACCATTCAACGACAAGAGTTTCACAAGAATGAACGTATTTTGGAGGAGGAGGAAGAATTGTATGATGTAATTAGGTCTATGTTTGATGGTATTAGTAAAGAAGATGCTGAGATATTCTACCAAGATAGAATAACTTAAAAACGTTTAATCATATATATAAATGTCTAATAAACGTAATAATGACGATGATGATGACGAAACCTCTACCAAGAAACAAAAAATAATGATTGATGACGGGGAAGAAGTGGTAGAGGTTAATGAAGATAAACCAGAAAATACTAACAAAAATGATATTAAGGAGGAGGAAGATGATGATGAGGATGATGATGAGGAAGAAGATGATGATGAGGATGATGAGGAAGAAGATGATGATGAGGAAGAAGAGGAAGATAAGTTTGATATAGAGGAAGAGTTGGCGGCGCTGAAAGAGAAGGACCCTGAAGTTTTTGAGAAATTACAAGAAGTTAAGAATGAGTTGGAGCGCACGGAACCAAATATTAAGGAGCTATTAACAATACCCATGCGTAATGAGGATAGGGCTAAGCTGTGTCAGTATTATGAGATATATAAAACTCATATTCCAAACACTGAAGAGTGGTTGGAATCTCGTACACGATACAATTACATGTTGAAGAACTATAAAGTTGGATATAGGGAACATTCTAAATTTACCGAAGAGGAACATCAGAAGATGCGAGAAGAGGAGCTTAAGTTGAGTAGTTATGATAGCGAATTGTCTATCAAATATAAGATTTTAACCTTGAATACTTCTATGAAGAACAAGGCTATAATCTACCGTCGCTATGAAGAGTTGCTTGGGCTAGGAGGACATATTGGAGATGAGTACAGTAAGATAAAAAATTGGTTGAGTTGGGCTACAAAGATACCGCATGATAATATTAAACAGTTGAAGGTTAATGATGTGAGTAAGTTTATTAAAGATGCTTCAGAACATTTGGATAGGGAGTTGTTTGGTATGGAGGAAGTAAAGGAGCAGATATTGTTGTTTATTAGTGCTAAGTTGATGAATCCTAACATGAAGAGAAGTAATTTGGGTCTTGTAGGACCCCCAGGAGTTGGAAAAACGGCTATTGCTAGGTTGATTGCTGAGTTGATGGATTGGGGTTTCGAACAAATATCGTTTGGTGGTATTGACAAGGCAGATTTTTTGAAAGGACATGAGTACACTTATGTTGGAGCGCAACCTGGAGCTGTTGTTAAGTGTTTGAAGCAAATGGGTCATAAGAATGGTATAATTTTTCTGGATGAGTTGGATAAGGCAGCAGAGCATCCAGATATTAGGGCAGCGCTATTACATTTGGTAGACCAGTCTCAAAATCATGATTTCAAGGATAATTTTCTTGGAGAAGTGAGTATAGATTTGTCTAAGATTTGGTATATTGGTTCAATGAACAAGATACCAGAAGATGATGCTTTGGCAGACCGTTGGTGGATTATAAAGATTGATGGATACACGAAGTCAGAGAAGAGTGAGATTATTGAAAAATATTTGATACCAAAGGCTCTAAAGAATGCGGATATGGCTGAAAATTCTATAGTATTTGACAGTGTTGTAATAAAACATTTGATTGATAAGGTTTGTAAGTCTGGTGAGAAGGGTGTTAGAACTGTTGAGAAGTTTATTGCTGATATAGTGAATAAGATAAATTTTGTGGTTGTTCATCAAGATGAGAATGGTATTTTACCGTTTAAGACTACTTTTAAGGTAGGTAAGAAGTTGGTATATCCTATACATTTGGATAAGTCTATCTTGGATAAGCTTACCGCTAACAAGGAGTTAGATACTGTATTGAATATGATGTATTTATAATTTTTTTTATATATTTATATGAATAAATGGAAGAAATTGCTATAGATCCATCTTCTAGTTATATAATAGACCCATGTACTGCCTGTAAAATGAAGTTTAACAATCAAGATGTGAATATTAATGAATTAAATGATTGTGTAACTGAAACAGCCGCTACTTTTACTGAATTTCCCACTAACTTGGCTGTTGAGAAAGGCGATGCCATGATAAACTGGTCTGAGTGTATGAAAGAAGCAATGGCTAAAGTTGGTAGAACTCCCTGCGATTTCCAGTTAAATCCAGCTCCCGTATTTGCTCAATACCCACATTATTTTCCAAAGATGCTTTTTGATTTAGGAGACCGCCAGAAAGCTCTTGAAGGATGTGTTAAGGAATGTGTACGTAATAAAGATAGTATGGAATGTATTACAAATTGTAAAACCGACCATGACGCTGTAAGTTTATTAGAAAGAAAGGCAAAAGAAAATTTTATGACACCGTTCATATCTAAACATTTAAATGATAATCGTAAAGTTTCAAAAAGAGAACCATTTAAACCAAAGAAGATAACATTTGATGATAATGTAAAGGAAACATATAACGGTCCTAATGGTAGTCCAGGAGCTAAACCAAGTCCAGGACCAATGCCTATGGAACGTGTTAAACTTACAACATTTTCTGATTACTACAAGAGCAATCCTTTTCTATTTTCTGTAAGTTTCTTGGTTGTTTCTATTATGCTTGCGGTTATCTTATGGGGTTTTTTTGAAGCCATGACTTCATATAATCCTCAGGTTTCACCAAGACCTATGATGAACTAGATAGTTTTTATTGAAGAATAATCAATAAAAACTTAGAATTTTTTAGATAATATGTAACCTCCTACAATAGCTAAAACAATCATACCCGAAACAACATCTAAATTAGAATTGTTAGATTTTATAGATGATGCGGGAGAAGGTGGTGTATTAAATCGTAATCTTTGTTCATATGCTATCATTTCAGCTGCCGCTATTAAAGCCATACCTATACCAAAGCTTTTTGCTCCCCATGGACCAGCAACTTGTAATGTTTTGTCGTAAAACATTAGGAAGGCGCCCATTACTAATAGTAATGTGAGTGGTAATAGTCTTAATGCAACAGCAGACTTATTTGTTGAACTTCCATTAAAATGTTCTTTACTCATTCTTTATTATAACAAATAAATTAATTTTGTTGGTGAAAACGAACACTCCTGGGTCTATTAGAAATTATAACTATTGGTTTAGGTTTTTTTCTGGGAAATCTAACAGAAGTCGGATGCTCACGTTCTCCGATTGTTGTATCTTGATTGACACACATACTTATACATAAACCCATTTTATATTATGGTAATAATATAAAATTTTTAGCCACGCTCTCTCCAAGTAGCTTTACATGCTACACATTGCGCGTAAACACTTGTACCTTCGTCTGAAGCTCTATCTTGCTTAGCGTAAGAATACACACGTCTACTTCCGCATTGCTTACACTGGAAGACACCTTCTTCAACCTCAAATGGGTTTTGAATAAACTCATTCTGTTCGGCAATTTTATATGCCATTTCAGAATAACTAGGGTGTTCCCAACCAATTTTTCCGTTTTTAATATTTTCCAGGATATCTTTGAGTTTTTCCTTGTCTTGTATATCACATATAATTTGATACAAATTTGTTTTATATTGTGCTTCAATGTCATCCTCATTCTCTACTTGAGAGACAGTTTTGTTGTATAAAGCTTTTTCTAATGTATTAATATTCTTTTCTTGTTTGAGAACAAGTTTAAGAGTTGAAATTCCTTTTTCACGATAAGTCATCGGTCTAATATTATCTATAAAAGTATTGTATAAATTCAAAATTAAATCTTGCTCCTTAAGAGGATATAAGGATAAGAAAATATATCATAAATGACAGAAAATAACCAAATAGAACTAGTTATTGATATGCGAGAGCGTGAGCTTGAACTTGAGTTAGATAAGACAAAAAGTATTAGATTCAAGGTTGAACAACTTGATTTGGGTGATATTGTCTTTAGGAAAGGAACAGATGTAATATTAATAATTGAACGAAAGACTGTGAATGATTTGAAAGCCAGTATATGTGATGGTAGGGGACGAGAACAAAAAGCAAGGTTGTTAAACAGTGGTATTCAGAGAGACAGAGTGATGTATTTGATTGAGGGTAATCTTGATAAAAGTCTTGATTCTAAGGTGAGTGGGTTGCCTGTAAGTACCCTTGTTGGTAGTTTAATTAATACGCAATTACGAGACAATATTAAGGTCTACAAGACTGCTTCTATGAGGGAAACGGGGGAATTTCTTATAAAGTTGTTGGATAAGCTAAATAAAGATGGTGACGATTATTTTAGGGAAGGAGAGCAAAAGATTTCTGCTAGTGAGTATTCGGCAACGTTGAAGAAAAAGAAGAAGGCTAACATGACTGCTGAAGTGTGGTTTATCAGTCAGCTTGCTTTGATTCCTCAAGTAACTGAGAAAATATCGGAGGTTATAGTTGAAAAGTATAAAAATGTCATGGTGTTGTTGGAGGAGTATAACAAAACTCCTGTTCATCTCAAGGCAAAATTGCTATCTGATTTGAAGTATTCTATAACGAATGGAAAGGAGAGAAGAATTGGAGATAAAATTTCTGAACGTATTTATAAGTTTTTCCATGGAATTGTTGAAGAAGAACAAAATAATGAATAAGTTTTATCTACACTAATACTAAATGAGTAGTGAAAAAGAATGGCTTGATAATACTACGTTAAGTTATATTATTGGTTTTGCTATGATTTGTATTGTTGTATGGATGATTGTAAAACAGATGAAAGAGTATTATTTAACAGACGACCCTATGTTACAAAAACTAAAGGACTCATTTGAAAAGTTCTTCGGTCAACAGACATATTGGACTGGTGAATTACAATCATTAAACAATATTAATCCCATGAAAAACATTAGTTTATACAAAGGTAAACAAAGCTACACTATTAATAAGGAACAAGTTCATATGTGCTTAAAAGATGAGAAAGGAGCCTATTATCCATTTAATATGTTAGTATATGTATTGGCTCATGAGATGGCACATGTAATATGCCCTAACATTGGACACACACCTGAATTTCATGCTATATTTGACCAGCTCTTGGAGGAAATGGCGCAGTTTCCTATTGATGAAAAGGGAACTAAAATATACGACCCCAATGCTGAGATTATCATGGATTACTGTGAATACGCAGCTGGAGAAGAGTAATTTATATATAAAGACTTATATTTTCTTATTAAAATGACGACTAACTTAGAACATCCAGAATGGCAGAAAGAAAACTCTCTAACAACTCCAGAGGAGAGGGACCTAGAAAATCGTTGGAGACCCGAACAAGGAGCACCAGCTTTAAGCGAAAACGAAGTTAATCTAGCAATGTCGGAACTTAATAATACCGCATATACCGAAAGGTTTCCACGTGTTGACAGGACATATGCTGACCCACCTCCACCAATGCAAACTATTGGCCTAATTTCTTTTACTCCAGCCAAAGGTGCTACCCCTAATGAGAATGGAGTTTTTGGCTTCGCTAAGCTACGAGGTAATTACAACACTGCCCAAGAGGCAGACCAACGTGCTGAATTTTTGATTCGTAATGTTGATTCGTACCATCAAATTTATCACACATACGTTGGACGCCCTTTCCCTATCACTGCTAGTTCAAAGTATTCTGCCGAAACTTCGGAGATTGATATTCGCAAGGAAGCTACTCAAGCTATTTCTAAAAATATCAAGGATAAGAAGGTAGAAGAACAAAAGGACGTAGATGATATCAAGAAACGTGAGGAAGCTCTTCTAGAAGAAACCAAGAACATTGAAGAAAATGGTCTTGATCCATTTGATGAATACATTACCCTCCGTGTTAAGAAAGCTCAACTTCTATGGACTTACCAAGAACATATTAAGAAGCTAGAAGAAGTTCGTAGTATTATTCTTAAGACACGTGATAGCATCTCTGAGATGGATGAAAAGTACGATGATTTTAAGGATAAGTACTTTGACAAGTATAAGAAGGCACGTGAAGATGCTGGTATTAAGGATACAAAGGAAGAATTAGAGACGAATTTTATGTCGTTCCTTGTTCAAGAGACAGAACTTCCTGGTCTTGATACCGAATATCACCTATCTGCTATATATAACAAAGAATCTACACAAGAAGGTGGTGAAGAAGATACGCCCAAGTTAGATTAAACATTTATCAGATATTTTATATACAATGTATATAAAATTAACCTTTGAGTTTCATAGCACATTCTTCGCATCTTGTAAAATACCAGATAGCAACTATGATAGAAAGAACAGTTATAATTATACTTAACCAAAATATTACTTTACCTAATACTGATTGTTTACCACTTGCACCCTTACTAGTTCCAGCTCCAGCCATTGCTAGTGGAACAGCAACACATGCTGGACAAAAATCTTCTCTAATTTCTTCTTTATTTTTCATTTATTTGTATAAATATAATAAATAAATGAATGACCCTACAATAGTTAAAATAGTACCAATATCTTCTTTTATTGCCGTATCCATTATCACTATTTTTTCGTTGTATATAACTAATGTTATAAAAACAGTACCATGCGGAGACACAGTATTATCATCTTTTTACAGTAATTTCTTACACATAGAACCCGCTCATCTAATTGGAAACTTAACAGCTTTATATGCTCTATCCAGAGTAGAACGAGCCATAGGCTCAAAAAAATTCATAGCTTTAATTGTATTTTTACTTATATTTAACTCTATAGTAGAAGCTATAGTCCATAAGAGATATCCCAATGTTCCATGTAGTATTGGATTCTCTGGAGTATTATTTGGTATTATGAGTTGGGAAATGATAACTAACAATAAGTTTGATGCTGTTACATTCTTATCAATTGTAATGATGGTTATAGCCCCGTCAGCTCAGGATTCTAAGGCTTCGCTATCGGGTCATGCTATTGGAGCTACGTCTGGTATCATAGGTGGTCTCATGTGGACACAGTTCTCTAAACTAGTATAAATCATATGATAATTATTTTTGTAATAATTATCATAGTAAGATAGATAGATTACTTCTTGCTTTTAGCCTTCTTTGATACCCTCCCTTCCATATCCTTGAGCCAACTCATATACTTCTTCTCAAACTCACCAAGCTCATTCAACCAAAGCTTTGATTCGCTTGTAGCTCTAAGAATATCTAACTTTGTCTGAGAACTCTCAATATCATTCTTGAGTTGTTTTATCTTATCCGCTGTAAATGTCCGCACCTGTAGTCGTAGTAAATAATCATAACCTCCAGTCTTAGGTTCTTCATCATATCCACGCTTCTTTAGCTCATCCAAGACTTGCTCCTCTGGAACATTCATGATGGTTAGTTTCTTGTCAATAACTTCTTGAATGAATCTTTCTTTATTACCCAAATGCCTAATCTCATTCTCAAGATTCTTAATTTGATACTTCTTACGCTTAACATAAAAGTCATACCGAACTTTACAAAAATTATCAACGATTTCATCTACATTATCATACTTCTTCAACTGGTTCTTTTCGTTAAACAAAACCATATTAGAAGTGTAGATATAACTCGTAAGTTTCAGGTTGTCAATATTACACAATATTCCATCTCCAAGTTCCGACAATACAAAATTAACATCTTTGGTAGTAGAATAATTCTTCATATCTTTGATTTTCTTATCTTCCAACAAATCCTCACAAAACTCTTTGAACTTGTTAGTCCACATACTAATTGGAAGTTCTGAAACATTCTTCGTATTTTTAACTCCTTTAGTAACGATTCCTTCTGTTATGAAACGATTAACTCCATCCTGCTTGATAGTCCCTTTGAACCCACGATACCAAGGAATCAAAGTAGGTAGAATAGACGTCTTCTCTCCGTTATCAGGGTCCTCAATAATAACCTCACCATCATTCTCCAACCAGACACGAATACACTTAACCAAATCAAGAGGATTATAACAAGGAATATTACAAGACCAACCTGTTCCAATACCAGCAGTGCATCCATTTACCAAAATCATAGGAATAATAGGAACATAATGCTCTGGTTGAACCAAATCACCATCATCATTTACTTGTGTAAGTAGAGGTGTATCCTCATCCCTAAAGATACATTCAGTCAAACCTTCAAGCTTCGTAAAGATATACCTCGCACTGGCCGCATCCTTCCCCCCTTCCAACCTCGTTCCAAAACCTCCATCAGGATACAACAAAGGAATATTGTTAGTTCCAGGAAATCCTGTAGCCATATGAATAATAGTATCTTGTAGATTCTGTTCGCCATGATGGTAGTTAGAATGCTCTGCTGTATAACCACTAAGCTGAGCTACCTTTAGAGAAGTTCCTGAATACTTAAGATTACGCTTGAAAACCGAATACAGAATTTTCCTCTGAGACTCCTTCATACCATCAATACCATTCGGCAAACTCCTAGCACAATCCGCATGAGAGAACTTAATCATCTCACCATTCAAAAAGTTAGATATCTCCATCTTACAGACTTTATCTTGGTCGTCAAGACAAAACGAATAATTAGTAGGGTCATACGACTCCAACCATTCCTTCCTTGCGTCAGCATACTTTCTGTGGAATACCTTATTCATATTATTGGAAGAGTTATCATCATTAACATACTCAACCATCTTCAAACCAAAAGTATCAGGAACGTCTTCCTCTCTTGTAGTTCCCAAACCCTTGTAATACTTCGCATTGACCTTGCTTGTCTGCTTCTGTAGATATTCGTTGAATCGTCTTTCATCATAAAACAAGATATCTGACTTCCTCGGGATAAATACACGGGCAATAGGAGTCTTCATTCCTACAATGTATGGTGTAGGACGGTTTAGCAAACTCGGAAACAGAGAGTGGATTAGATTCATGATAAGTCCTTCAATGTGAATACCATCTACATCAGCATCAGCCACAATAATCACTCTGCCATATGAAAGAGTCTTGAAGTTTTCCTCCTTAGTATAATCAACACCACTCTTAAGTCCTGTAGTCTGAATAAAAGATACAATAACCTTGTTTGCTGCGATAGATGTTGCTGTTGCATTACGAACATTAAGAACTTTACCAGTTACAGGCAACACACCAAACCAATCACGACCTTGCTTACCATATACACCTGTATCAATACCAGCAACTACATACGTTTTCGCCGACAACCCCTCACAGACAAACAACGAACACAAACTAGAAAACTTACCACCAGCATTGTTAGCCGGGTCAAGTCCATCTACCTTAACTACCTTCTTTTTACCTCTTTCAACCTTCTTCAAAGCCATCATCTCCTTTGAACGAATAATATCCTCAATATTATCCATCACAGACCATTTACAGATTGTATTGATATGTGTTGATTTAACCTCGGCTTCAACAGATGGAGACTCCAACTTATTCTTATCCTGACCATCAAACTCAGGACGAACTATAGTAGCAACCACAAAAATACGGAAAAACTGTTTAACATCATTGATATTAATCTTTGGTGTTTTGGACTTAGCTTTTTTATCCTTACCATTGAACTTATCTACAATAGGACGAAATAACTCTTCAACCCAAGCATCTACATGCTGACCACCAAGTCTGGTATATACACCATTAACGAACGAAATAGCCTGAAACTCTTTCGCAGGAGTAATCAATACATCCGCGCTCTTTGTCTTAATAAGTAGCTTATCATCTGTAGGTGTATTGGTATAAAGTTGAGAATACTGTGTCAATGATTTGATTGGAATGACTTTATCATTCAGATAAACTGATATTTTAGACAACATAGCAGAATCCAATACATGTCGCATATACAAAGCTATGATATCATCGGTATAACCCTTGAGACCAAAATGTTTAAAGTCTGGTATCCATGATACTTCAGTAAAACCTTTAGTCTTACAAGCTCTAATAACAGGTTCTGTAGTATCCCGCATATTATTAGTCCATGTCTGTGTAAGAACTTTCTTCTTCTCAGGATCACAACCTTTTACAGTAAATTGTGTAGAAAAAACATTTGCCAATTTTATTCCAAGTCCATTGCGTCCGGCTACAATACGTTCTTCTTCATCGTCATAGTTAGAACCAGTAAGAAGCTGACCAAAAATCATACTATGATTATAGCAACCCTCATCCTCATTCATCTCAATAGGAACAACATCACCGTCGTTCCAGATAGTGGTTTCCCCTGTTTCTTTGTTAATAGATACTTTAATCTTGGTACATGGTGTAGTGGTTGAACGACTACGTTCCACGTTATCTATAGCGTTTGACAACGCCTCAACAAAGATACGTAGAATAGCAGGAGAAGATTTGATATCTCTTTGTTGAATTTTGTATGTATCATCATCTGACAACTCCGCCACATATTCTTGGACAACACGAAGTCGCGTAGAACCAACATACATATCGGGTCGGTCTATAATATGTGAAATAGGGTCTTTTTTCTGATACCTTTTTGTTGGAGTTTTAGCTGGCATAATTTTATTTATACCCTGGAAGTTTCCTTTTAGAATCATTTTCAAAAATTTGTGTTATTGGTTAATAACACAATTACAAAGCTAAAAGTATAGTATAAAATGGTTCGCCTTCTATCTTATACCCCAAGACATATATATTTCCGCCACCGCTCTCTTCATGTTCCGTAATATCTACATTATTAACATACGAATACAAAGTAAAACCAGTTTTTATCCCATCCATCTCATCTGAGAAATCAGTCATGTTGTATCCATTTTCGTTCCAGTTATACGAAATCTCTAAAGCCACAGCTAAGTCGTTTCCCATGTTCTGAGCTAACCAAATCTTATCATTGATAAGTGGGTTAGAGAAGAAGTATGGAATAGTTTTCTCTAACTGGACTGAATCATACAACTTATATTTTTCTTCACGTTCACCAATCCACTTCTCCACAGAGTCAGTTCCTTCAAGGATTACCTGTGTCTGATATTGGTCAAAGTCAGTTATATCTTCGTAATAGTTGTCAATCACGGTTCGTTTGTGGTAATTTAATATATTTTCCTTGTTTCTTGAGTTAATACGAAGAACATACATTAATCTCTTAAGTGTTTCTTCTGACTTCAAGACAAGTTTTCCTTTATTCATTACACCACAGTTCATATCAAATTTCTTTGGAACATTTCCATAGACAAAGTCCGGTTCTATAGTTATAGCTTCCTTCCGGAATCTATCAATGCTATCTAACCCCACAGGAAGATTTTTATTAACTAAGAAGTTAGAATATAACCATAAGACATACGATGTGATATATCTTGCTAATTTCTTGTATAAGTTATAGTTTGTCATTACAGACTGTCTAGACATGTCGCTAAATGATATTGTTTGTTCTGTTATAGTTAAGTCACTGACTGGAGATTCATCTCTTACAGGAACGGTAACAGAAACATTTCCTAATTTCCCAGAGAATGACTTTACTATATTTTTCATAACATTTTGTTGTTTTATGATAAGTCTTGTCGCAGATGCGAAGGCCCGAAGTTGTTTTGAAGAAACTTTGGTAACCTCCCAGTCTTTTACTTCTGGAACAGGGATTGGGGCTATTGGGGATAACAAGAGTGTGAATGTAGTATCTTTATAGACTACACGAAGCATTCTACATTTTCCGTAAGAATCAATACCTTGTTCTGTAATTTTAACATCTTTGTTACTTAGAAGTGGAAAGATTGATTCTACGATTGATATATTCAGAGCCCAAGACTTTCTCAAACGGTTAAAGATTTCCTTCATACCTCTAGCTAAAGGTGAATCATAGTCGGTACTATATGTAACATCATCCGCATCACCCTTCTTCCATTTAACAATAAGTTCACACTTTGGAGTATCAGAGTGGTCTGACTTAGCACCCATGTGTTGATAGACTAAGACACAAGGTTTTCTTGATGCGGTCTTGTAGAAAGCTTGAATATGTCTTGGTAAAGTTAATGATGTGGTGTTCTTTCTTGTAAATACATATATGTTACAGTTAAGATAATTTTCTAACAAACTTGTGAAATATTTTGGGTCTAGATATTTATCGGAGTTTAGAATATCTGCTATTTCTTTGTCGGTAAAGTCGTACATTTCCTGTTTACACGACGCAATGTATTTTGGTTCTGCGAGCTTACGTCTTTGTCTTAGAAGGTAGTTTTCACGAGACCTATCACTATTTAGTCCCATGTCTAATATACCGGTCTGTTCCCAAAGTCCTTCCATAACACAGTCTAGGAAACTACTATTCGTGTTATATACACCCTTACGTAGATACATGTAATTATCATCATCGTCAAATAATTTGATAGTCTTTTCTATTTCATCTGGTAATTTACCATATTTGTCGTATGTTAGAAATTTGTTAGTTATGATAAAATCTTGTTGGTCTGGGTTTATGTTTTGTTTGAGTTCTTGACCGAAGAAGTAATTTCCGTATGGTTTACCTTCCATATTTGCGTGGTCGCTGACATAACAACATGGTAACCATGGGACCAAGTCTTTGTTTCCAAGCTGATTATCTCTAAGTCCGGGATATTTAGCATCACTATGTTCGCATATGTAATTACGTTGTGGAAATCCTTCGTCTGGGGTCTTAGGATAGGTCATAACAGCCTTACCATCTGCTATAGCTTGTGGAACCTCTTCATCTTCTATGATGGTTGGTTGTTTGGGACATTTTGGTGGATAACCTTTGACGAATACTTCAGGTGCTATGTCTTTGAGCTTAAGACTTTTTGGTAGTCTTGGAGCTCTTTTAGTTCTTTCTCCAAATTTTGGTAAGAACTTACGATAAAAGGCAACTATCTTCTTGTATTGATTATTGTAAATATACATCAACTTACTGAAGATATTCTGGAAAAGTTCGACTGAAGTCATATTATCAGCTTTGGTGATTTTTACTCTTACGTAATCAGAACCATAGGGAAACATATTCATGATGTCTTTTCCTTTCAAGACTGGGTCGCCTTTTTCTGAAATTTTTTCTGTAATATTTGCGGTTATATAACCTGTATTAGCACTTTCAAAATGGACGTATACACTATCTTTCTTCTTGGTAGCTTTATCACGTTCGTCAATAGCTAATAACGAAGAGAATAGAGGATTATTTAATATAATATCAGCTATTACGTATTTATCGAGAGTTTGTTTGGGAAAGTAGAATGAACCATTTACATTACTTTCTTTAATTTCTGTTATTTTCATGTTTGGAACGGTTTTGAAAAGTTCTAAGAATGAGTCGATATATTCTTGTCTTGATACACTTTGACTAGAACTGGTTAGGGACATTTCAACAACTATATTTTCCTTGTCATTATCTGTGTTAATACCCATAACTACGGTAGAGTAATCTTCGTGGACAGCGCCACCTAATTCTTTTCGTTGAAGTATCTTAAACAGAATAATGTTAGGTAAGCTGATTTTTGTTTCATCTCCCCATTCTGGGAAGGGTGTAAAGTCTTTTAGAATCTTGTAGAACAAGCCAATATACGCAAGAGGAACTTTAGGAGTAAGTTGAATAGAATTGAATAATTCTATAATAGAAATATTATCTGCCGTAAGAATAATCGAAAAATTTGAGCGTTCAAGTTCAAATTCTGTGAATGGTAATTCTTCAGCATCGGCAAGTTCCTTATACATTTCAAGTTGTTGGTTTGTGTCTGTAATATTCTTGTTAATATTATATTCTAAATCTTGTGTTATTTGTTGGCGGTTGTCCCATATACTTTTAACATTAACTTTTTCGGTAATATTTTCGTTTTTGTCAAGTTCTGTTTGTATTAAGAGAAGAATAGAGCCTTGTAAGTTGTCGGGCATACCGCTTACAGCATTGTTAAAGACGATAAACATCTTAATTACTTCGTTTTCAAGACTAAGTTTCTGTTGTTTTAGTTTATCTTCTATTTTTTCATAAAGTGTCTTAAACTCTGGTTTGGTAGCTGATTTCTTGATAAAATCTAACAAATCTTCAACATCTATGTTTTGATTTGTATTAAAATCAGCTTGTGTTGGAATACCGTTTTTAAAGTAAAGATATTTGGGTAATGTCTTCATATTCATTGCTATTCTGTTAATTATACTTTGGGTGGTATCCATGTCATATATTTTAAAAGTTTTACCATTGATTCTCACCATTTTGTTAAATAGCAAGACTTATTTAGAATATAATAAAGTTATTATATTATTAAAATGGAGTATTATCTCTGTTTGAGATTAGTTCTTTTATGGATTCTTTGGAAAGGCATTTGTGAATAGGTCTGACAGGACTGTACATCTTAAGTATCATATCTATGATATGTTCATCTTCTTTTTTCTTGCTATATAGTATGCTAAAATCTAACTTTTCACTCAGAAGAGGTCTAATACCTTTCAGAAAAGTTAAAATTTTACCAAGATAATAAGGAGATGGAATCGCCCCGTTATTACAATCAAGTATAAAAATCGCCCTTTTATCGTTATTTGACTTTAATAGCTCTACTACTTCGTTTAGAACGCAATCAACAAGTATTTGTGTGTCTGGAGCATCCCAGTCATCTGATGATTTACATTTAAGGATTTTATCGGTTTCCCATAATACTTTGTTTATTAAAAGCATTTTTTGTTATGTTAAGCCACTTCTATAAATATGTGATTTAAGGTATTAATAGAAGTAAGTTAAAATGCCAGTGTTATTCAAATGTAAGACAGGAGAAGCATATTATATCAAAGTGCTCGCCGAACTACTCACAAACAACCTTAAGACAGGGTGTTTTGAAGTATCTGAAAAAAGTATTACACTAAGAATGTTTGACCATCATCGTAAAACCATGGTAGACCTAGAATTGCTAGCAGAAAATTTTTCGGTATATAAGTATAAATTAGAAAATAATTTCTGTCTGGGGTTAAATCTCAATCATTTCCACAAAATGCTAAAGTCTATCAAGAAGAAGGACTCCCTCCAACTTTTTATTGATAGCGACAACACCACAGAGCTAGGTATCAAAACAATTCCCAAAGAAAATACACGTATTACAACCTCAGGTATTAAGATTCAAACTATTCAAAACTTAGACATAGATATTCCTGACGGATATGGTAAGCCAGTAATTGTCCTGTCATCTGAGTTTCAAAAAATGTGTAAAGATTTGAGTAGTATTGGTAGTACTAATATTACTGTTGTAGCCAAGAATTTTCATATTGAGTTTATTGCTGATGCGGATGGTATTTTGAAGAGAAAAGTTGTGTTTGGGGAGAATGATGATTCAAGTGACGAGGATGATAATACTGATTCTAACCCAGAATACACGGCTACATTTGCTACGGACCAGCTTTCGCGAATCACTAAGTTGGCGGGGTTAAGTGGTAATATGCAAATCTTTCCAGCCTCTGGTAATCTACCTTTGTTGTTTCGTTCTAACATTGGTAGTCTAGGAAAGATAGCAATATTCATTAAGTCTAAGGAGCTGTTGGCAAACGAAGCTTCCACATTCCTATCTGACGATTCTGAATGTGATTAAAAATTTCCCAATTGATAATAAATGTTAGACATTTCTGAAGTTAGAAAAACATTTACTATCATACTTACTTTATTTGTGTTCTGCCTAGCATTCTTATCCTTGTTCAAACCATCATGTGTGATGATTATAAATAAAGACACTGGTAAACTTGGACTATCATGGACTTTATTATTCTTGTACTCAATGATATTCAGTATTATAACAGGGATAATATATATTAGTATGAACAAGGTTAAGAAAGAACCCGAGGAAATACCAACAATTACCACGGATGGTTATTCAATAAATTAAGTTTCGTCGGTTAATAAACCACCTCCAAAGCCAAAGACCACATATAACGTACTAAAAGTTATCATAGATACAGAAAAAGCTACCAGAAATGATATAAGTAAACTTTTAATGTTAGTTTTTCTGATAATTACACTATGATCGTCGTCGTCACCATCATTATCATTATCTGTGTGATTTACTTCAATCTTCACATATTTATCAAAATAATCTTTAGAAGCAATGGTTAAAACTATCACCAACGCTGCTCTCAAAGAATTAAGTATAAAGGCATTTGACCGGTTAGTTGCCTTAAAACCCTTAATCAAAGGAATATTAACCATTTATATTAACCTAATAATATAATTAAAAGTATTTAAACAGGACTATATTAACAGTAAAAATGAGTAATACTGTTAATATAGAAATTAGTGAGTTAGATCCAGATATTATCCCACCCATTACACGAAAGGCATCTGACGCTAATTACAACGGTGGATGTAAGCTTGTAGTTGTGGGTAAGCCAGGTTGTTTTGCCCCTGGAACAAAAATTCTAATGTATGATGGAACTGTAAGGTCTGTTGAATGTGTAAATGTTGGAGAACAAGTTATGGGGGATGACTCCACACCTAGGAACGTTCTAGAACTATGTAATAATACTGAAATGATGTATAAAATTACTCCTAACAAAGGAGAATCTTATGTAGTTAATGAAAATCATATATTATCTCTTAAATGTACTGGGTATAATAATATTCCTAAAGGAAAAATTATTGACATAACTGTTAAAGATTTCTTAGAAAAATCAAAAACATATCAAAAAAGGTTTAAATGGTTCCGTAATAGTGTTAATTTCCCCGAAAAAGAAGTTAGCATTGACCCCTATTTATTAGGATATTGGCTAGGAGATGGGACATCTTCATGTGCTCAGATTACTACAGCAGATAATGAAGTAATTGATGTATTTTCTAAAAAATTAGAAGATTTAGACTTGATATTTAAAAAATCGGCATCTGCACCATATAGATATCAAATTAAACAGAAAAACTTCAGTAAAAGTAATAACCATTTTCTAAATGATTTACGTAACTATAATTTAATCAATAACAAGCATATACCTCATGATTATAAAATAAATTCTAGAGAAGCTAGATTAGAACTTCTTGGAGGTATAATGGATTCTGATGGATATTACGATGTTAAATCAAAAGGTTATGATATCACTCTTAAGAGCGAAACTCTACTGGATGATATTATATTTGTTGCTAGATCTTTAGGAATGTCAGCTTACAAGAAAAGTTGTATTAAGAGATGTACAAACTCCCCAGGACATGTCGGTACGTATTATCGTTGTTTTATAAGTGGAAAAACAGACGATATTAGATGTAAGATATTAAGGAAACAAGCTGAAACACGAATTTCTACCATTAATCACTTAGTATCTGGCTTTACTATTGAAAAATTACAAGAAGGTGAATATTATGGTTTTGTCTTAGATGGGAATCATCGTTTTTTGGGCGCAGATTTCTCTGTTCTACATAATACAGGCAAGAGTACATTAATTAAGGCGCTACTTCACTCTAAAAAGCATATTATTCCTGTAGCAATGGCTATGAGTGGTTCTGAAGATAGTAATCATGCGTATAGCGAGATAATGCCGAGTACATTTATTTATAATGAGTATGATGAAGATAGAATTACAGATTTTATCAAGAGACAAAAGATAGCAATGCAACATCTGCCAAATCCTTGGGCCGCCATTATCCTTGATGATTGTACTGATGACCCCAAAGTATTTAATAAGCCACTCCAACAGGCGATGTATAAGAAAGGTAGGCATTGGAAGATGCTATATATTCTTTCACTACAGTATGCTATGGATGTTAAGCCTGTTATTCGTACAAACGTAGATGGTATATTCATTCTTCGTGAACCTCTTCTTAAGAATCGTGAAGCGCTCTACAAGAACTATGCTTCTATTATTCCAGACTTTACTACCTTCTGCGAAATCATGGACCAACTTACAGATGATTACTGTGCCCTATACATTCATGGGGCGACACAAACTAATACATGGCAGGAATGTGTGTTTTACTGGAAAGCCCCTGTTGTTTCAAGGGAATGGAAGTTTGGATGTCAAGAATATTGGGACTTTCATCACTCCAGATTTAATGAAAATTATAGAGATAATATTACAGGATTATAAAAGAACGATGGACGAAGTTTATTATGATGATAAACAGGGAATATGTGAAATAGTAGATGTATCATCCAAGTCCTCCGATGATATGATGAAAATAGTAGAAGAAAAAGAGTTACCTAAGGATACAAAAGTCTTTGTGTGTCTATCACTAGAAAATCCTGAGACTTTATTAAAATTAGTTCCAGAATATGTAGCAAAGGGTTTTTCTCTTCCAAGCATAAGAACGAAAAGTCCACTTAATAACGATATTGGTATGTATATGTTGTGTTTAGAGAAAGTTGATATGAAATCTTCTGCCTTTAGTGGTGTTAAAACATCAGCGGTAAGTTCTAAAATGGTATATGATGCTGTGGAGGATTGGTCTAATACCAAAGAATCCAACTGTAAAACAAAGTATGCTTTGTCAAATAGTGCTATAGACCAGTTAAAAACACTTAGTTTTAGTGAACCAACCAAGAACAAAGATAGTAGTATGACTCAAAAAGAACATGCTGGGGCGATGTATGTATCAGGTAAGAATCAAGATGTTAACGTATTAGATATTAATCAGAATAAATGGATAGAGGGTAAGGAGCAGGGTGTTCCTATAGTTGAAGCTCTATACAACTTTCACTCTCATCCAGAGGAGGCTTATATAACAAACAAAGTTGATAAAGCATGGCCGTCAGCTCAAGACTATATTGGTTTTTTACTGGCAGTTCTTGAGGATAATACGATTTTACACATAGTAGTAGCTATAGAAGGTATATATATTATCTCTTTATCAAAGTATTATGCTGGAAACAAGGATAAACTAACACCAGATGTTGCTTCATTTATTAATGGTCATTTTAACTACTGTGGAAAACTTGACAACAGTATAAGTTGGTTTATCAAAAACATTAATACTGTTAAATATAAAGGTCATCCACTGTTTATCACTGAGTTTATACCATGGGAAGAGGCATCCAAAGACTTTACTATCTATCATTGTAAAACCAATGGTAAATGTATGGTAAAATAAAAATTTGATATTTTACGGTAATTTTATGATAAAATAGTAGAATCATGATTATTCCTGTTCGTTGTTTTTCTTGTGGTAAGGTAGTTGGAAACAAGCAAGAAACATATGAGAAATTATTGAAAGAAGGTAAGAAGCCTAATGAGGCTTTAGACATTTTGGGGCTTAAGAGATATTGTTGTCGGCGTATGTTATTTACCAATGTTGACCTGATAGAAAAAATGTTAGAGTATTCTTGTAATATTGGAGATGAAAAAAATTAAGAATAAATTTTATTCTTGTATTTATATAAATACAAAAATGACTAAGATGTCCGAAATGCCTGAGGATCTCCTCAAAATGTCGCTCGCTCCCAAGAGAAAGTACAAGAAGTCGTCGCGCAGAAAGTCGCGTAAGGTTTCGCGTAAGTCGCGCAAGTCGCGCAGAAAGATGAGCCGTAAGTCGGCACGTAAGTCGCGCAGAAAGTCGCGCAGAAAGTCGCGTAAGAGCCGTAAGTCGCGCAAGGCCCGTAAGTCGCGCAGAAAGTCGCGCAAGAGCCGTAAGAGCCGTAAGTCGCGCAGAAAGTCGCGTAAGTCGCGCAGAAAGTCGCGCAGAAAGTCGCGTATAAGTCGCGCAAGTCGCGCAAGTCGCGCAAGGCCCGCAAGTCGCGCAGAAAGTCGCGCAAGAGCCGCAAGTCGTCCAAGAAGTCGTCCAAGAAGTCGTCCAAGAAGAAGTCGCGCAGAAAGTCGCGCAGAAAGTCGCGTAAGTCGCGTAAGAGCCGTAAGGCCCGCAAGTCGCGTAAGTCGCGTAAGAGCCGTAAGGCCCGCAAGTCGCGTAAGTCGCGCAAGGCCCGCAAGTCGCGCAGAAAGTCGCGTAAGTCGCGCAAGTCGCGCAGAAAGTCTTCAAAAAAAAACTAGGTAGCCAAGACCTTAAGCGCGCCAAATATAATCGTGCCGACATTAAGTTATCGCAAGCTAAAAAGCGTAAGCTAACTAAACATCTTAGAGATCGTAGAGTAAAGCAAATGCTTGGTGGTGCGGGATCTGGAGGTAGTGCTCCAGTTGGTGGTGGTGCCAAGGGCGGTATGGCTACTGGAACCTATGCCGCTGCCGCGGTAAAGAAGAGTCCTGCTCTTCAAAAACTCAAATCTCAGAAGAATGACCCAAGTCGTTCTCCAGAGATGTTTAAGCAACAGATGAAGAAGGTAGCGCAACAAGCAGCTAAGAAAGGGGCGCCCAAGGCTGCTGCGAAGTCTATGATGCAAGAATTGAAAAATAAGATGGCGCAAAAGGAAAAGAAGGCAGCTCAAATTGAAAAGCAGGCTAAAATGCAAGCGCAAAAGGTTTTACAAAAGCAGAAGCAGATGAAGAAGCAATTAGCTCAAGGAGCCAAGAAGTTTGTTGATGCCAATCCCGCCCAACGTAAAGCTTCTGTCCAAAGAATGAAGCAAGCCATGAAGAAGAAGTCTGCTCAGCTAAAGAAAGAAAAGCAAGTTGCGGCTGCTACCGCTGCGCTTGCCAATCGTGAGAAAGGTAAGGCGATGGTGACCAAAAGCAAGCTTCAACAGATGAAGAATGACCCAGATCTTCTTAACAAACTTTTATAGATTTTTAAATAAATTGTATTTAATGGTTTCAATACCATTAAAAACAAAAAAACTCGTATAGTAATAAAATGGTAGACGTTGTGTATAATTATCCTAAATCATCGTGTGATTGCTATGATTGTGGTAATAAAGATTATGATGACCAGACAGAAGGAACACCAAGTAATTTAGCTGTTTTAAACTGTAAAGTTGATAAATCATTTGATTGTACTAATAATAAGTTATTTCGTAGTGATATTCAACCAGCAGATAAGAGGGGAACTATACTTATTAATCCTCAAGTAATTACTGATAATTTTGCTAGAGATTTTGAAAAAGCAATTCCAACAGACCAGTGTAAAGGTCCACAATACAGTGCTTATGGCGATTCTCGTCTTGTTAATGCCGCTCGTGCGCAAATAACCACGTTAAGTCATCCACCCGTAGACGGACATATGAAACTACATGAATTAGCAGACAGTAAATATCTTGATAACTTTGGTCAGAATTACAAGTCTTATGCTGATATTAATGCGGGTCAGATTATGTATTATAATGATACTTCTATAGAGGACCCTTACTTTGGCCCTAACTTTATTACATCTGCGTATACTGATGGTCTTTTATACAAAGACCCCATGGGTGCTATGAAGCCACAATATACTCGTGTCCCTGTTAAGAACGACAATCCTATTGGTCCTAAACGTAATCAATATGATGGTCAGTATTCGTGGATGCAAGACAGTTTAAACCACCGACAAGACCTTATGTCTTTACAACAAAGAAAGAGTAACCAACAGAGATATATTCCACGATGGACGAGTCTATCTCCTGTAGATTCTTGAGGTAAAGAGTCTTAAGATATAATACAATATGTTGTTTGGGGTTGTTCTTGGGTATTATTTTTAATATTTTCCCAATCATCTGTAATAATTTTATCTTCCATACATAATTTGTTAATTTCATCTAATTGTTCGGCAATCTCAACTGCTTCAAGTATATAGTCATATCTATTACTGTAAAACATATCTATTTATTAATATAATTTTATATAAAATTATATTGACATTTTATCCAAAAATACCTAAGCTCATGGAACCTAAACCACGTTGGCCATTTGTATTAATGGGCATAGCTCTTTGTTGCCAGGCTCGGGCGTTGGCCTTGCGCGATTGTTTCTCCATTAGATCATTTCTATGTTCTAGTGATGACTGTAGGAACGCATCGTTAGCTAGGGCTCTAATTTCTGCGTTTGACTTGTTACCAAGTTCATCACCCTTAGGAATGGGACCATATCTATCTGCGAAAGGATGGGTATCAATTCCACTACGAACTATGTAGTTAGGCATTCTAATAGCATCAACATCATCGTAGAAGAACTTAGTTTGTCCCAAATGTTCGTCAGTGTATGCACGGTACGATGTACCATAACCGGTAAATCTTGGATCATATACGTTTGATTCGGTGGCCGTCATATCCATCTCTGGTAGCTTTTCCTTGTATAAGTCTGGATTAACTATTCTTGGATCTAAGTTTGTGAATGATAATTTACCAGTCACTGGGTCCATTCTATCTAACAAAGGTTCAAATTGCTGAGTAAAAGATATACCTATATTGTTGTTAATTGGTTCAATAATTTGATTACTCAAGTATACACCTGGTTGAAGTGTTTGTTTAAACATATTCTTATTGTATGGACGCATACGTGGGTCTTGGTTAGCAACTCCGGCTGGTAAATTTGATGGTAAGCCCGCACGTAAAAGTTGAGTCGCATTGTATCCAGACGTTGTATCAATAGCACCACCATATTCATCTGGTAAAATAACATCAGAAGTTAGTGGTAGTGATGTTGTGATTAGGAATGGGTAATCATAGTTTTGTTCGCTTTGGCTAGTATTGCTGGCAGCTTCTCCCTGATAGAACGGTCCTGTGCCTTTTGGGGGAATTTCTGGCACTTCAGTTGTATTAATGGGGCCTGTATATTTTTCAACTAGTGGTTTCCTATAGTTCTCGTTTGAATCAGGATTTGCAGTCGGTTCAGTATTAGTTTCAGAGCCCTCCACATTTGGTGGAGGTGGAGGTGGAGGTGGAGGTGGAGGAGTTGGTAATACAGTAGAAATGTCAGTAGTTGGTGGAGCTGGAGGTGGAACAGGTATTGTGTTATAATCTGGGGATGGTGAACCTTGAGTATCATTATTTTGTTGTTGTTCCAATATGGTTAAAGGAACTGTTTTATAGTATGGATTAGTTGTTGGAACAGCTACACCGTCAATTTTTGGTGGACAACAAGTTGTTACTTGATAACCGTTCTGGTATTGTTCTATCTGCGATATTTCATTGACAGCCGAATGAACAACCATATTGTTAGTTCTCCAACTGTCAAGGTCATGAGATTTCTCAACCATGACAGGTTGGATTAATGTTTTTGGGTTGGCAAAACCAGCTAACTTTTGGTTGTTTGACACATAGTTAGGGTTATTGTAAACTCCAGTTGTATCAACTTTTCCATCACATGCGTTAGGGTTATAATTTTGAATAGGGGAATCAAGACTAGTTTCTATATTACAATTATAGCAACTTGATGGAGTTCCTATTAAACTTTGTGCTAGACCAGGTCTTGGTGAATATACATTTTGAGCGTAATTTGCTACTTGTGGGCTAACTTGAGGAGTATTTAAAAAGGTGTTATTACACGACATACTCCTGGTATTACATTCAAAATTTTCTTTCTTAGATTGGTTCATCTGTGTCCTTTGTATGTAATAAAGAATAATTATTAACACTAATGAAAGTAGTAGAAACAAAAAACTTGAATGGAAATTAAACAGGATTAGTATTAGAAAAACGACGAATATTAGACGAGTTATAGCGTTCATTTGTTCTGATAAAATCATGTCATCCAACGGTACAATATCACAACTACATAGTAAATTAATTGGATTTTCTAACCAAAATTTAGTCTTTTGACATCTGAACATTTATATTATGCTAGTAGATTCTAAATTAAAAATGAATTTTCTTAAATATATTGAGGCAAAAACAACAACCATGAGCAAAAATAACAGTAAATATACTTTTACTTTGAATAATATTGATATCGTCAAAATACATCTTAAGTATGACATTGAAATGACACAACAGGACATAGACGAGACAGATGACATTACAAGTACTACAAAGCTCACAGATTTGACAAACGAGAAGGGTATAACGTCCAATACAATAGCATTTCTTGACGAATCTAAAAAATTACACACATGTAGTATATCTATGATAGATTTTAGTTCTAAGAAAGATATTAACTTATTGAGATATCATTGTTTTTGGTGTAGACATCCATTTGAGACTCGTCCAATTGGATGTCCTATTAAATATGTTTCTACTAAAGTAGTCAAGAAGTATTATTCAAATATTAGTAAAGATGTTTACACTATCAAAGAAGATGTAACAACAACCAGAAAAAATATAATAGATTCAACAGCTGAATCAGATGATATACAAACAACTAACAATACATATTATGAAACTGATGGCGTATTTTGCTCTTTTAATTGTTGTAAATCATATATAACAGAAAATAAACATAACACTATGTATAATAATTCATCTTTGCTATTAAATCGTCTATTTAATACAATTATGGGAACTAAAACCACAGTTATTAACCCAGCACCTCACTGGCGACTTCTTAACCATTATGGAGGCCATCTTAACATTGTTCAGTTTAGAGAAAGCTTTAATAAAATAGATTATGATTACCATGGAACTACTAATACTTTTTTCCCTATAGGAACACTGTATGAAGAAAGAATTAAATTCTAATCATTCTAATCATTTTAATACTGTTATAATAGTATTAAAATCTTAATAATTCATGTTAAACTCCATGGGATTAGGTCTCTTATTCAAGATCTTAATCTTAGGATGCTGGATTAACCCATGTTCGTTAAAATTACCATACACAGTAGTCCATACTGTAAGTTTCTTGTTATTTTCCTCCATCTCCAAATTATTTCTTACATCACTAGTAATAACCTCTATAGTTTGGTCTATCATACTTTGTACATAATCATCCTCACCCGTTCCAGTTGGAACATTATATCTACCATATATATCACTGGTAGGAGGACGAAATGATTGGTAAATATCATTCATGACCGGAATAATTCTGTTATCAGGGACAATGATAGGACGATTCAATGGGTCAACACCCATAAGTAGTTCAGTAACCTTCTTAGATATAATTTTAACAGTATCAGTACTGAAATAACGTTTAATACTTGGATTATCTTCTACAAAACCAACGTATCTCATATGATTTTCATCTAACATTACACCATCTTCAAACTTAGCAGCGTATTCCATTTATTTATACTACAATATATTTACCATTTAAATTCTCTTTTATTAAGATAATAATTTAAAACCAAACATTTTCTGTATAAATGGAACATCAACTGTGTGTGTTGTTTTATAGTAATTACTCTCAACAGTGTAATGCTATGATGAACAGTCTTAAAACATGCCCTGTTAATCTCCAAGAATTAACTGGATTAACTATGGTTTGTATTGATAATGAAAATATCAGAAAAAGAATTATTAGGTCAAGCAACATCGCTTTAACCAGCGTCCCAACTATACTTCTCGTATATAATGATGGTAACGTAGAGAAATACGAAGGTCAATCAAGCTTTGATTGGGTTACACAAGTAGTCCAGGCCGCTTTACCACCACCACCTCCACCTCCACCACCTCCACCACCTCCACCACCACCTCCACCACCACCTCCACCACCCCCACGACAACCTATTGATGATTCAGATGAAAGTGAAGTAGAATTTATACCAAAAAAGAAGAGTAGCTTTAAGGCTAAGCAAAAGAGAAAGAAGACTCCCGCTCCACCCAAGAAAACTAAGATAGAGGATTTAGACAGTGATGAAGAAGATGATGAAGATTTACCTAAACGTCCTCCAGCAAGTGTTAGAAACGGTCCTGGTGGCTACGACATATCTGATGAGTTTGGAGAAGAACCTGACACCAACAGAGATGTGTCAAGACTGATTAAACAGGAAGTAGATAGTAATACTAATAGTAATATTAATAATAATTCTGGTTCAAGTAATTTAATGGCAACTGCCATGGCGATGCAAAAGGAGCGTGAGTCGTCTTAAATAATTTAGTCATGAATTAGTTTTAAAAAAACTTGATTTAGTTATAAATGGGTATCAATCCACATAAAGAGAAACCTGTAATTATATTAGATTTGGACCAGACTTTAATCAGTGCCGAAGAACTTGATGATGGTGTATATAAATATCAAGATAAGTATGCCGATAAAATGAAGAAGTTCAAATCTGTTAAAATGGAAGAAGATTTCTTAGTATTTGAAAGACCTCATCTTCAGAAATTTCTAACATATATCTTTGATAATTTTAGAGTATCTATATGGACTGCAGCATCACAACTTTATGCTACATTCGTAATAGATAAACTAATTCTAGAAGGCCATCCCGAGCGTAAAATAGATTGGATTTTCTTTTCCTATCACTGTAAGATATCACAAAAGCACAAGAACGGTTCTAAAGACCTCAGCACTTTGTGGGATATTTTCAACTTACCTGGATACCGTGCTGACAACACTGTCATCCTCGACGATTATGACGAAGTATTTAATACGCAGAAGGATAACTGTATATTAGCAGTTCCTTTTGAATTTACCGAGGATGGCAGTGAGAACGACGTATTCCTTAAAGACTTAACAAAAAAGCTAAAGACTATGGTCAAAGAGAGAAAAGACTTCAAAAATGTGATTAATAGTCAGTAAAAGTTTGGAATATCCAAGTTGTTTTTAAATATGTTATATTTAAAAATGAAAAATTCTAAAATAAATATTGTATTAAGTAAATATCCATAAACATGTCAGATTTTGCCCTATTTGAACAAGCTCTCGCCGAGTACGAGATTACTAAGTCACCAGAGAAGAAAGAAGATAAATGTTCCGGAAAGTGTTGTCATAGTGAAACTATAACAGAGAACGGTATAGTTAGTTGCTTAGATTGTGGAGAAGAACTACAACATACCATTATGCATGAAAAAGAGTGGAGATACTATGGGTCGTCGGATAGCAAACGTACCTCCGACCCAAACAGAGTACAAATAAGGAAACAAGAGGAACGTAATATTAACAAAGATGTAGAGAATATGGGATTTAGCGAAACTATTGTTACTAAAGCAGATGAACTATACAACCAAGTCACTAAAGGACAAATATACCGTGGAAACTCAAGAAAAGCTATTATATTTGCTTGTATCTTCCACGCATATAAAATGTCAGGAAACCACCAAACACCAGAGAATCTTATTAAACTATTCGGCCTTAACAGGAAGAATGGGTTAAAAGGGCTTAAGATTGTTAATGTAAACGCCCCCAAGGATTCTCAAATCCACACAACGTTTATTACACCAGTTCATCTCATTCACGATATCATGGATAAGTTCAGAGCTACTGATTCACAAAAGAAAGAAGTTATTGAACTATATGATAAAATTAAAAACAAATCTTCAAAGCTAAACCGGTCTAGACCCCAATCCGTAGCGGCAGCCCTGACATATTATTGGATTTGTAAGAAACAATTGAGTATCACCTTGAAGGAATTTGCCAAAAAGGTTGATTTATCCGAACTAACAATTAATAAAAATACCAAGGAAGTTGCCCTTGTTTTGGGTACTTCTATAACTATTGATAAATAACTGATAAATTATCTTTTCATTGTAATAAAACAATGAAAACAATATTGTTATTTTATGGTGGTTGTATATATTTCATACAAGGATTTGGATTATCAATGTGTAATCCTCCGTAATTTGGTAGAGGAACTACTCTTGCTGGATATAATAGGTAGTTAGAACCGCATACATTGCTTATCTGTAAAGCAGGGAGATTCTGTTCAACTCTAAGAACAGGCATATCTTTTCTGAGAGGACCAGTATTAAAAAATTTACTTTCTCTAATGTATTTATTAACACTCATGTTTATTGTATAGTTTAAAAAAATAATTAATTATAGAATAAAAATGGCAAAATATGGTCAGTTATTGGTAGACTTTGAACCCGAGAAAGAATCAATCTATAAACACATGGTTGAATACTTTAACCATCCTGTATTATACAAAATTAAAGATGTAGAAACTTTTAGTGTTTATATGGCAAAGCTATATTGTCTACTTTCAAATGAATGTCGTTATATAGTTGTTTTTGTAGAAAAAGATATGAATCCCCCGGGAACACACAAACAACTGGATAATATGTTTTGGGTATCATTTCAAACAAGAACTATGCCAGACAATCATGATATACCTCCTCATTCTTATGAACCAAGGATGTATGAACCATTGAATGTTTTATTAAAACGAACTGAGGTTTTACCTGGAAATAGTATATACGATTGCGATAAGTATTCTATATCAGTAACCTTACTGCACGAAGATGAAACTATTACTAATAGTTATCAGGACATTGGTACCATTGTAGGAGCCCTAGAAACTTTTCAAACTATTATAACTTTCAAGTAAAATATTATAATTTTATGATAAAATTATAATTATGAGTATTTAGCAAGAGCAAGTAGCTGCCGAACATAGACATGGCGAGGACGAAGATGCAACGAAACAAGCACAAGGACAGTCAGTGTAGCAAACTTCTGAAGGACATTCAGGATGTGAATTGAGACATTGGTTTTCAGTCCAAATATTCTCAGTAGTAGTCTTAAGAATTGGGTAAATAGCAGAATTAGCAACTCCACAAGCGTTTGAACCACGTGCTAGTCGCATATAACCACCCTCACCCCAATCTTTTCCCCAACTATTACGAATAATCCAATAATCAAGACCATTATCAGTGCCATATCCAACTACGACAACACCATGGTCTTGTTCGTAAAGTGATGAACTACACTGTTCTTCTGTAGGATTATAGATACCACGTTGATATAGTTGCCAATCCATATTAGCATCTACACCAACAGATAGAGGGCCGAAGGTATATAGGGCTGACGCCATATCGTTTTCATTTTGAGATACTACACCATAACTCTTGAGTTGTAGAGAAATATCGCTTGGCGCAGCCGAACAATCTTGGTCGACAGCAGTATATGGGTATTGAGCCGTAGTATCATCCCTACCATCTTGATTATTTTCAAGATATTGATAGACTGAATACATTTCACCACCCATACATCCATCACAACATGTGCTTGACCCGTCGGGGGAAGCAACATCCTTAACACAATCTACCATATCTTGTTCGGATAGACTGATATTTTGTCCGGTAGCCTTGATAATTTGACTTTCAAGAGCTCCAACAGCACTAAATGCCCAGCATGAACCACACTGTTGTTGGTCTTTGATAGGCCCAACAACACCCTTTGTTCGCCAATCCCAACTATCTGGATATTTTACCTTACGAATAGTCTTTGTTGGTTTGGGGTAATACCGTGGAGTATATCCCTTATACTTAGAAAATTCTGTGTGATTAATTCCCGCAAACTTGTTGAAATCAAGAGTCCATGTGTTTTCTGCTTTATCATTCGTTGTTACATACATATAATTCATCATAAAATTATGTGCGTTCATACTATGTGTATTATTATTGGTATATTGAATTTGGATCCAATCAGAGTATAGACAAATTGGCAAAGAACATGTAAACAAGTTCAAAATCGTTGAGAAAAGTAGGTATAGTGACATTTATATATACTCCCGTAATCTTATAAATTGATTTTGTGATTGTTGTAGGTTTAAAAGCATATTTTTTTGATATAAATGTCATCAATACTTGAAAGTCAATATAATGAACCCACGAGACCATTCTCCCAAAAAGAACTAAAAGATAAACAAGATTTTTTATATAGAAAACTGCGAATTGGAACTGTTATGGCTTGTCATCCTAAGTGTAAGCATTTCTACCTTGCCAGGAAAAATAGTCGTAAAGAACAAGATATACAAGCTAACCTAGAAGATATTGGTAATTGTTCTGTATGTTGGAAGATTAACAAGACACCATACAATCAAAAACATCTAGCACAAGATTTAGTTTATCACTATGATAAGGAGTTTTCTGTCAAAAATGATAATATTACTCACTACAGACAAGATTTAGAGAGGGTATTTTATACATGGTTGTACGAAGACCAAAACCAACAACGTCCCAGGCGCCAAAGAGTAAATAATAACGATAATAATGAAGCTATTGAAGCTGTCACTGTTTAATTATTACTAATTAGTAATAATTAAAGTTTCTAGTTATAAATAAATGAATAAATACATACTTGCGACTATTATTCTACTAGTCTTAGATTTTCTATGGTTAGGTATGTATATGGGAAAACAATACAAAACACAAATTCGTGGCATTCAAGGAAGTGATATGACAGTCAGACCTGTTCTTGTTTTACTTGCCTATACTCTAATGGTAGTAGGATTAACTACATTTGTTTTGCCAAATGTAGATAAAAACGATGATTTACTCAAGAATAGTATAAAATATGGTGCTATCTTCGGTCTCGTTCTTTACGGTGTATATGATTGCACTGCTGGAGCAGTTCTAAAAGATTGGAACATTAACTTAGCTTTTATAGATATATTATGGGGTGCTTTCGTATATTTTATTGCTACCTACTTCGGCACTAAATACTCTACATAAAAGCACTGATATTTATATTACTATTGTCTAACAGATGTCCTTGAGGTAATTTACGACTCATTGTACTAAGCCTATGTCTTGTAGATAATAAACATACAGACAATTTTTCTGACACGAAATGTAAGTTCTTTGAAGTTTTACAATTTGTAATCAATTCTCGTAGGTCAGGAAGTGTAGCAATCCATTCTGGAAGAACTTGTTCGTCGTCTAATTCTATTATAATTTTTTGTAGTCCCTTACAGTTTTGTAATCCCTCAAAATCCATTCTCCTTGCCCTAACTACCAATGTTTTCAAACAAGGAAGTTTGTTCCAATCCATACGTAATATGTTAGTCACCCAAGGATTAGCACAAAAATTACTAATATAAGTAAAACTTTCCGTTTTTGATACTGGTGGAGATAGCCTTTTAGCACCTAAAATACAAGAATTAAACGATATCGCCTTGGGCCATGCCTTATTAGGTGAAACATAGTTAAACGGAGACTGAACATGCTCTATTTCTAAACTATCCAAGAATTTACTCTTCTCGTACATAAACAAAAAGGAAAAATAATTAGTGTTATTATTATACTTCAACCGTTTTACATTACCATATTTGTCTCCCAAGTGTTTAAAATATTTGGAAGTGGTGCTTAGATTTATCATGCTCTGATTAGAGTAGATATAAACACGAATAACCAAAATAATATCTTCGCAAAGTTCGGAAAAAGACATTTGCGACTTTTTAAAACTTATATCAAAAACTCATTTTCAATTTTGATATATAAAATTAACTTACGCTTAAATAAAGTAATATGCCTCCAAAGCCAAAGACATTAATGGACAAACTTAAAAAAGCACAGAAAGATGCTAAAAAAGACAAAGAAACTAAAAAGGGAAAGAAAGAACCTAAACAAATCACTGACCCTAAACAAGTCCGAAGAAAAATTCAAGAGGATAAAAACATCAGGTCTTTCTTCAAGGAATTAGTTGAAACCACAACCGACCCAGAAGACATCAGCAAATCCATCTACAACTTTTCCATTGACCCCAAAGCTCCATGGGGTAGGGCCACGATATTAAAAGAAATTATTGATATCCTACCTCCAAACTTTTACGCAGATTTTATCAATAGCTTTATAGACCAAGAGAATGATATGCTACCCGAATTCTGGAACTCTTATCGCTCAAAGTCCAGTGTAATTGAAGCTATTAGAAGAAAAGATGAAGATTTAACTGCTGGTGATATTGAACGGGAACGTCTAAGAAAACTTAACCAACAACTCTACGGAGACCAAGAAGGAAAACCAATCATGGAAGATCCTGATTATGTTGTTGGTGATAACTACGGCGCTCAACGTTCTGGCAGAGATAAGGAAGAAATTGATGCCTTATTGGAAGAAGCTGGTGGTCTTACAAAACTTGAAAAACCACGAGAAAAACAATTCAAAATAGCTGAAAAAATCAAAGCCAGACCCGAAGGTAAAGGTCTATATTTACCTGGAAAAATCATAAGAAATAACAGGAATGGAACGTATGATATTCGTTTTGAGGATGGAACTAAAAAAACCAACGTCTCAGCTGATAATATAGAAAAAGTAGGTATTGTTAAGATGTTAGATGGAGATGAAATTAAAGATATCCCAGAACAAACAAGAAGAAAAGTTGTCACAACATACACTTTTATAGACCAAAACTGTGTAAATGAACTTAACTCTGCTCCATGGTTAAACGCCAGTGTTGAAGGTATATTTATCACACCCGCCGACAAATCTACAAACATCAACGCTTACATCTCCCAAGGAAAAAACAACAAAGAAACATACCAACATAACGGAGAAACTTGGAGTAAAGTAGCTGTAGGCTTCTACCAAATCATGTGTAACACTTTCAAAAATCGTCAAGAACAAGATGGAGATGTATTTACAGCTTGGAAGAACTCCACGCAACCTATAAGGTTCAAAATAGGATACAAAACCAATAAAGGTTTTATGGTTCAGGATGAAGAAATGTTTAACAAGCAAAAAGAATACTCAAAAGAACAAAAAGTCAATAACAAAGAAAAACTTGACAATTTACTAAAAGAACCAGTAAATCCTGAATTACAAAAATTCGGCAAGGAAACACTATCTCTAGCCCTGACACAGATAGCACCTGAAATATATGATTACAGTGTTAATAGCTCTTACATACAAAAAGCTATAGATACTATCAAAGAAAAAGCAACAACTTCCAAGGAATTTATTGATATGTTAACAAACACTATACTATACCTAGAAGAACCAAATGCAATTGTCTTTAAAGAAAGAATCGTCAGAGAATACTACCTCCCAGAGATATTAGTGACTCTTTCACCACTTGAAAAATATCCTGAAGCATTAGAAAACCAAAACCAAGAATTTGTAGATAAGAACTACAGACTTATGGAAAGATTAGGAGCAAAAATGGCAGAAAATATATCTAAAAAATACTACAACATTATGTTCCCATCTAACAAGATTAAACAACTTGAAACACTATACTCAGGTATTACTGATAAAATAACTATAGGTAGTATCAAAGGTAAATGTCATAACAAAGATAATATCAAAGATGCTCCTGATTATCAAGTAGTATATTACGAAGAAGACGGTAAAACATATTGCCTACTTATTGATGATTTACTAAGTCAAATTAATAATGCAGATGGGTTTGAAGATGTACTTAACCCAGAAACTGGTAATACTATTAGACAAGAGTTCATAGAAAGGTTCTACGACATTTATGGCAATACTATTAGAGAAGATGGTTATGAAGAAAGAACCATAGAAAAAATAGAAGAACCCAAGAAAGAAGAAGTTCCCAAAGAACAAGAACTAGCCCCAGGTCTTGTATCAATTATGTTGGAAAATATCAGAAAATGTCAAGTAGAAACACTAACATGGGGAGACTCTGATGATGAGAATGTCCCAGAAAAATGTACTTCTATCGTAGATGACAATGACAACTTAAGTGATGCCTCATCTGTCAGCAGTCTATCTATATCAGAATTAGATGAAGAAATTTTTGGTAAACAATCTGACTTTAACTCCGCGGACAGCGACAGCGACAACAGTAGCATATCAACAGGTGATAATTCTTCCGGTAAAGATAGTGATAATAGTAGCATATCAACAGGAGATAAACATAGTTCAATGTCTTCCAACAATGATGACTCTCCACATTGTAAAGTTTGTAATAAAAGATGTCTAGAACAAATAAGAACTATCAGAGAAGAACCTAAAGGAACTTTCCTCCCAGAAAACTATTGTTCTATAGTTTGTCTAGAAGAAGAAGAGTTCAAGAAAGCTAAAAAGACTGATAAGTCAGAACAATTTGCTGCCAGAGAAGCAAGAAAAGATGCCAAATCATCATCTTCTAAGGACGAACAGTAAATTAAAGTAATTAATTTTTATTCTCTATAGAATAAAAATGCTAGCTTCGTTATATAATTTTCAAAGAGAATTCTACAAATACCAAAAAGCACAAGCAGAAAAATATGATTCCAGTGAAGTAATCGCAGCGGGCGCTTCGGCTTCGTTCCTATCGTTTGGCTTAGTCCTAGCTACCATATTCTTAGTGTTAGAAATAATCGTCTTATTCTACGCTATCAGCATTGCTCTCCAATGTACCCGCCCAGGGCCAGAAAGAATCGTCCACATCGTCTTAGCAATCACTTTCACACTACCCTACGTCCTACTCAACGTTATGTTCAACAAGTGCGCACAAGACAACCTACAAATACCAACACAACCTGCTCCCGTCAAAATCACGAATTTCCCACTCACAGCATACTAAATAGTCTAAGAAATTCACCCTTAACCCTAAAATGGATTTCAACAAACTATTTAATATACCTTTCCCAACACTTAAACAGCTAGCACAAGAAATGGACATCCATCCCACAAGGTCCAAAGAAGAACTTATCAACAAGATGACAGAATGTTTCAAAGAATATGAAGACTATAAAACACAAACAGAAAATAAATACAAGATTATCAAACAATTAGGTGAAAAAGGTAAGGAAGGAACAACATACCTCGTATCAACACCAGACGACCAGGAATACGCAATGAAAACATTTCGTAGACATAAATCACCAATAACCCTAAAACAAGAAGCTAAATTACAAAAAATAGCCGGTGAAGCAGGAATATCTCCCCGAGTTATAGACAAAGACTTAGTCTCAAAGACTATCGTTATGACAAAAATGGACTACCACCTTATAGATGTTATGAAAAAACAAAAAGGGAACTCTGAAACAAACACAACAAAAACAAATCATCAGAAATATTCAAAAAATTAGATGAAATAGGTATATTTCACGCTGACTCAAATATACTTAACTACATGATTAAAGATGGTAAAATATACATCATCGACTTCGGCATGAGTAAGATAATAGATACCAGTCTTATCAAGAAATTAGGAACTTCTACACCAAACCTAAACATTATGACTCTTGGCCTCGTCCTAAAACTAAAAGAACTTGGTTGCCCACCAGACTCATACAAAACACTCAAGAAATTTATATCAAGCGAAAATATCGGACAGTTTAATTTATGATTATTTTTCTTTCTCTATCTCTAATAAATGGATACACTTGGAACAAACTGTTATTACTCTAATGTATTATTCTACGGCGCCGAGGCTAAAACATGCCCCATAGTATCACCAACTCCATCTTTCGTCACCCCAGTTATTCTACAAAGAACCAGACCACACGCATTCAACCAACCAATACCACAAAAACCAGAACCTCAGAACTGTAACGGATACGAAACCGACATACAGTGCGGAACTGTATATACACAAGAAAACCCATCCGGAACACTCATTAAAAACATGTAAATAACATTTTAATTTATATTAAATTAAAATATAACTCTCTCATCAGGATGATAATTCTTACGAGACCAAGAATTTATCCTCTGTCGCTCATAACTATTTAATTTCCACCCCCTAAACACATGAAATAACTTAACAATATCTTCAGATACCATCACACATACATTAACCTTAATACTCTTATTTACCAAGAATAAACCAACTTTCTCACGAACATTTAAAAACGAACACATATACTGCTCCACATCATCTTCACCTAACATTTATTCGTAATCTTGTTGAATAGCAACATAAATATAATCCCAGAAAAATAACATCCAACATGTAAAACCGTATTATAATAGATATGGGACTTGATTGTTTCCATATGTTCCTCAGATATTTTATCCTTTTCTTGCTCTATATCATCCAACTTACTCCTCAACAAATTCCTCTGCGCCCTAACTCGCCTCAACTGATAATACAAATAATTATTTGGCATTTGTATAGTATTTAACAACGTTTTAGACTAATTTAAAGAACTGAAGTTGATATATAAAAATGTCAGCAAATACTGAAGAAAAACCAGCAACTAACAGACCTGAAGAACTTGATGAAGAACAATCCAAAAAAACCAATGAAGAAAGTGGAACTCCTAAGACAGTTGATTTTTCAAAAGTTTTAAGCACTGCCATGGCTCAAATGTCTTCAAACATCAGAAAACAACCAAATAAAAGAACAAAACGAGAAGAAATCTTATTTGAAGAGAGGAAGAAGACTCTTCTGAAGAAGATTTCTCAGAAGAAGATGAGGACTCCGAATCGGAAGAAGAAGATATACGCTGGGCTGCTATAAATAAACTACTTGAATCACACCTAAAAATCACCGAAACTATCCTAACTATCGTAAAAGAAACCAAGAATGATTAGATTTTTATATAAAATTAATATAAAAACCATAATTAACTTATCCACTCATATACAAAGGAATATCAGGAATTTCCCCATATTTCCCAGATACAATATTATTTTCTATCCTAGCCACAACATCTTTCATTCTATGTTGTAATCTCGTTTTAGGTTTAAAACTGTCCCATTCCATCTGAGCAATATGCATACTTTTACATACGTCGCAATTACATGACGAGGTAGAAAACCCTTTCTACCTCCTTATCAGGTACTACTGTAACTGAATAATTTTTCTTGAGACTCATTTTATTTATAACAATATTTGTTTAAAACTTTAAAACTATTATTATAATTAAAATGACTTCAAATATCTTCAGTATTTTACTATGGAATACATTTCTAGTCCTATTCCTATATAACGAAACCCATATCATCATACAAAACGCTGTCATACTCAAATACAACAAATGGAAAACCCTCAACACTATGGTATCCAAAAAATACGAAAGTAAAATAGCAATAACATGCACAAGTTTATACCTCATATTCCAAACTTACTACATAACATTCCTACAATACCTCAACAATACCGTCAAAAGAGTCAGGAAAAATACATACCTTGTTACATACGTCATAGACGGAAAAGTATACAAAATGTTCGTCGTCCCAACACGCGGTCCAGCACCTATCCTACAAATCAGCGACGACGAAGGATACGACGTCACCAGAGCAGTTCTCCCATTTATGGGTCCAAATTACAACTGGCACGGCATGGGAATCACTCCAAAAAATTTACTATACGAATCCCTAGCCTTTGAATACGCAGATGGTGAATCCCGTGTCTTTGACGCGACAGAAACCATGGTCCCAAAATAATTTTGACTTTATCTTATTATTTCCAAGAAATAATAATAATAAAACCATGCCAAAACTATACTTTCGCTACGGAACTATGAACTCATCCAAAACCGCAAACCTATTAATGGTAGCACACAACTACCGCACACAGGGCAAAACCGCAATTCTCATAAAACCGCAAATTGACACGCGTAATGGCCTTGAAACTATAAAATCGCGCGCTTTTAGCCACAAAGTAGATGTTGATATTATCCTAAATTCGGATATAAATGAAATCAAAATAGGAGATAATATCGTTCCTGATTGTATCTTGGTAGATGAAGCTCAATTCTTGTCTGTGGAAAATGTAAATGCCTTAAGGAATCTACCTTATGATATTCCCATAATCTGCTACGGACTAAGAACAGACTACCGCTCAAAACTGTTTGAGGGAGCCAAGAGATTAATGGAAATTGCCGATAGCATTGAAGAGATTAAGACAGTCTGCGTCCATTGTAATAAAAAAGCAATCGTAAATGCCAAGTTTTACATAGACTCCCAGAATGGAGAAAAAGTGATTTTACATGATGGTTCTGATAAAATAGACTTGGGTTCCGAAGAAAAATACATCCCACTTTGTTGGAATTGCTGGAAAGTATAAAAATTTTATTATTATTATCTAAAGTAATAATAAAATATGACTTCCCCTATTGCTGGAAATGAAAATTTTACAAACGTAAGTACTCTTGCAAATCATTTACCTTCTCTTGATGCCGGTATCTTAAGAACAAAGGCTCTTAAAGGTTTCGCAGCAAGACCTCCCCTATCTGGACTCGGTGCCGCAACAGTTACTATTGATGCCGCTGGAACTGCTGTTACTTTAGAAGCTGGACGCGTTCATACTTCTAACTGGACTGGCGCCGACACCACCGTTACACTTCCAAGTGCTATTGAAGGTTCTACCTTAGCAGTTTATCAAAATGCTCTTCCCACCATAGGTAACAATACCCTATTTTTTGACTGTGCTGGTACGGATGCTTTTGTCGCAAATTCTTGTGTAAACTATGCTCCAGCGTCAGTTAGTGGTAATGCGCTAACTGACGCCGTTGCGCTTGATTTCTCTGAACAAGGAGAAACAATTTTACGAGTTACAGGCGCTACCGCTAATGGCTGTATTTTCTCGTTAGGAAGTGTGTTATTCTTTAACTGTACCCAAAACGGTTTATGGCAAGTTTCACATATATTAAGAGCGGATGTGGCTGGCGCCGGCACGATCACTGAAGCATTTACATTTGATGCCTAATTTAAAAATTTTATTATTATTATCTAAAGTAATAATAAAATATGACTTCCCCTATTGCTGGAAATGAAAGTTTCACAAATGTAAACACTCTTGCCGCGCAAGTCCCTTCTCTTGATGCTGGCTCTGTAAGAGTTAAATCCCTTGTTCCTTACGCAAGCAGACCCCCTCTTTCGGGTCTCGGCCAAGATTCAGAGACTGATGGTACTGCTGCTACCCCTCAAACAATTGATGTTGGTGGTACTACCGCCAACCCTGCCGGCGGAGTTCTAAGAAATAATACTATTATTCAATCTAACTGGACTGGTGGGACAGCGACTGCCGTCACTTTACCAGCCGCCCTCGCAGGCAGTGTAGTTGTTATTCATCAAAATGCTGTACCCACCGGCGGCGCGAACAATTTAGTTATAAGTTGTGCTTCTGGTGATGCTTTTGTCGCTAATTCTTGTGTAAATTATGGTATTGCGGGTGCTACAGCGCAAATCGCTACTGGTTTACTTACTTTCTCCGCCCAAGGAGACAACACGTTAACAGTTGCTACCGATAACACCGTTTGTGCGTTTAGTTTGGGAAGCATGCTATACTTTAACTGTACCGATAATGGTCTTTGGCATGTTTCTCATGACTTGATTGCAGTGGACGCAGTCACCGTCGCAGCGGACAACGCGCTCGCCTTCAGCACTGTGTAAATAAGTTATTTCTAAATATCTGCGTGTATAATAATTATTATAGATTTTTTCTATAATAATACAAGTTTTGAGAAATTCTTAGAGAAATTCTTAGAGAAGATACTTAGAGAAGATACTTAATCTTCATCGCCAAGTCACCCGCTGTGACATCCGCACCAGCATTACCCGAATAATCGTAAGTACAATTATTCGCCACCTTATCAACAGTACCGGCAATACCGGCACCTGTGAGTACAAGAGTTGGACTAATTTCTCCAGTTAAGGCAGTAACATTATCAACAGTGGCAGTGGCAACCGCAGTCTCATCAGCTATTTCTAAGCCTCGAACCGCCAAATTTCCACCTGCACTAGTTGTTGGTGTTTGGAAAGTTAGATGGTTATTAGCCGCTGTTAATCTGATAACAAGGGGTTCATCCGCGTCGGTGAATCCAGCATTCTCGAGGACAGTAGAAGAAATTGTAATAATATCACCATATTTGAAACCGTCGGGGGACGACTGAACAACGGCACTTGTAATTGCGCCGGCGGCGATGGTTGAAGATAAGATTAATGTAAAAGGATTGGTAGCTACATCACTTCCAGGAGTTTGACCGGCAACTCCAGTAGTAGTAATAGTGGTAGTAAAATCAGATGTGGTAAGAACAACTCCACTAAGGTCCACGGAGATGTTGGCAGATGGGTGGAGTGCATCATCAATTAAATCTTCATTTAGATCAATTGGTACAAGTTGGTAAAATATGGGGGCTGCAGCATCATTGGCGCTGACACCGGAAGTAGCTGAAAAAACAAAAACAAGATCGCCGCCGGCGGCGGCGATGGTGGTGGTCTCGGCACTAACAAAGGTTATCTCTGTGTTCGCTGGTATAACCAAAGAATCACCTACGCAAATACTAGCACCCGCCACAACATCGGGGGTTATAGAGGTGAGGGTGGTGTTGTCTGCAAGCACAAAAGTGAATGTGATTGCCGCAGTTGCTGGATCTTGACCCGACCATGTCACCCCCGCGAGCCCCGCAAGGGTGGCGAGGGTTACGGTCTGGGAGCCGCCGGCAGCGGTACCGGCGTCGAGCCCAACTGCACCACCAGTGTTGGAATCAAAAAGATCAGCCTCGCCATTTGTAGCCGTCGTCGCTTGTGTGTTATAACCAAGTTGGATGGTTCCATAGTCAAAACTTTCATATAAAGGTTGGTTAAGAAGCGATACATATTGGTTATTACTAACTGATAAGGTAGTATCAATACCTATGGCAGCGCCGCCAAGGGGGTTTGGTGGATTACCAGCATCGCCAAGTTCTGGGTCTCCAAGGGTTGGACCACCAACAACAGCGCCAAAGAACGCGTTAATACCTTGACCGCCAGAAACACCTACAACAGAGTTGCTTGTAATTACATTGTCACCAGCTACAGTAGGAATAGAACCAGGACCGTTTCCAAGAGCCGACTCTAAACTGACGTTCGATGGGGTGATAAGAGTGCCATTATTAGTTAAGTGGGCTGAAATAATTCTGGCACCTCGTGGTAATTTAAGTAATTGAGAGTCCGATGTGCTAGTAGCGGCCGCTAAACCTTTCTTGTTATTTAACCATAAGGCATCGGCTGCGGTAGCGGTGGTAGTACTCGCTTGGACAGCTAAAGTAGAGAACGATGTTGGGGCATAGCCGATAACTTCTTTTACGACACCGAGACCGACGCCGTCAAAAGCAGAGTTGAATGCGCCCGTGATATCAACTTCTTGAACGCTTGCCGCGCCGCCAACAGAGATGTTGTTGACTGGGGCAGATATATTAGATATAGCAATGAAACCTTCATTTCCAGCAATAGGGGAAGTCATTTTTTTATTCTACAACAGAAAATTTTAAATTAAATAATTTCTTCTTCTTTTCCGTTTCTTATTTCCAATACAATCTTTGATAACAACAGCAATTAACATACCAAACAAATACACAAAAAATACACAAAAAACCATGTCGTTTATATTATGAATACATTATAATATAAACTTATTTTAATCTTCTTTTGGTGGGGCGGGAGCTTCAGCCTCAAGTTTTTCCATCTTTTCGGCGAGTTCTTCCTCGTCGGATAGGTCAAGGTCCTTGAGCGATTCAACTACCGCTTGAACGATAGCTTTGATGACTTTGCGTTCGGTGCCTTCACCAATCATAGGAATATCAACGGAATCGTTGAGTTTTTTGACGAATTTCTTTAAGAATTTTTCGTCTTCAAACTTTTCAACGATAAGGTCTCTGGCCATGTCTAGGTCCATGATTTTGTCAAGTAGGTGTGCCATTTATTCTTAGAACTATTTTATTATTTTGTAATAATAAATGCCAAGAAGAAAATCTATTAAGTCTCGGCGCAGAACTAAACCTCGGCGGAGGAGTAAATCCCGGCGGAGGAGTAAGTCTCGGCGCAGAACTAAACCTCGGCGCAGAACTAAACCTCGGCGGAGGAGTAAGTCCCGGCGGAGGAGTAAGTCCCGGCGGAGGAGTAAATCCCGGCGCAGAACTAAACCTCGGCGGAGGAGTAAGTCCCGGCGGAGGAGTAAATCTATGAAGGGTTGGGCTAAGATGTTGTCTCCAAAGCCTGGACCACAAAGACGTAAGATGATGAAAAAGTGTGGAAGTAGATGTTTTTTAAGACCACGTAATTTAGGATACCCAATATGTGTTAGAAATACTTGTAAGCAATCTAGAAAAGGTCTTCAGGCGGCTGTTGCGAGGGGAAAACAGAATCATGATGCGTATGTTGTAAATAAGGCAAGGCGTTTGTTAAAATCTAAAAAACGTTCAAGTATGATAAATAATCCTGTTGGATTTACGGATGAAGAGATTAGGAATAGGATACGTGGTATGAATGGTATAGATGGTAGTACTATTGAAAACGCGGTTATATTGTGGAGAAGAATTTATGATTGGTCTGTGGGTGCGGGTGCGGGTAATAGGGACCGTGAGGAACCTAATATAAATATGAGGCTTGTATTTGCTACAGAAACTGACAGACATCTAAGGTTTCTTGTAGATGCTGGTATAATAAATGGAATAATGGGGAGAAGTACATCTAATATTATACATATTGCAAGTGAATTAAGTGCAACTTTTACAAGTTTTTCTCGTTACGGAGACCATTATCAAACAAACAGTCCATTTCTTCAGGTATATGTTGATAATTATTATGATGAACTGGTTAGAAGACGGGAGGCAAATATAGCGCCTGTAGAAATTGAGTTAGAAGAAATACGGGGAGTTGGTGGTGAAACAGACATGACTGGGCTTGCTTGTGACATGGGTGGTTGTAGAAATCAGAATGGAGTGTGTATATGTAGGTTATTAGAACCACCACCTAATAGAGTTTTTGGAAAATGTGCTCCAGAGAGTTGTGGAATTACTGGTGCTATGGGTAAGTTGAAACATCGCATGACACGTGTTTCTTAAAATAATTTTGTATTTAACAAATAAAATCTTATCTATATTGTGGAATGTTTAGGAAAGCATCATTCATTCAGAACCAGTTGGTTCGTATAAAACGAGTAATAACTTGTTCCAAGTACGTAGCTGAAAAACGTAGTGAAATTATCAGGAAAAATTGTCTAAGGGGTAGTATTCCTATACTTTCTGATATTATAGTCACTGATATAAATGAGAAAGGTCATATACCTTACTTTGAGTTTATGATAAGTCATGTGGAATATTATCTATTATCAACTGTCTTGCTTGCCCTTGTTGATTTTATGTTTGAATATAAGAAATGTTCGTCAGAAATTTGTGAAATATCTGATTGATGGATTTTATGATTATAGTTAATCATAAAATTTGAGTTTATCTGAATAGTGTATAATATGGTTTTGCTTCGAGACGAAGTTCGTCAATGAAGATGTGGTCTATTCTGTGTAATTCTGACGATTCTGGGTTTAGTAGAATAGAATCATACATATTTAGGACTTTGTGTCTAACGCAATTAGCATAGCAAGACATGTCGTTTAGCAAACATAGGTCTGTAAAATCATCACCACGATAACCATCGCGTTCTAGGAGGTTTATAATCAAGATGAATTGGTCGTCGGGTTCGTCAAAGTCAAAGAGAGTTTCAATTAGTTCATGTTTTGGAACATGCCGACGAATGATATTTCTTACTACACTTCTCTCCAATACGTCTAAGGTATCCTTTGATGTATCCAGTAGAGGGTTAGACCATGTCTTGATGTGCATAATTGAGTAGGTTCCATCACTTCCGTCTAAATCGTAGTGAGTTTCAATGAAATTGAGTAGTTTAGCTACGGCGTTAGCGTGTCGGTCTTTCCAGGCTGTGTGGTTCACGATATCTTTTTTACCGGTTTTAGAACTGTTGGCAACATTGCCTTTGTCATTATCGGTAAGATATTTGGCAGTGACAAAAGTCATCAGGAAATTATCGGTCATTTTGCTAAATTTTGTTGATAAAGCTTGGCTAAAATACAATTTCATTTATCACCTGGTGTAAAATAGTCTATTTAGACTTTTTAGTCTAAATAGATTGCATGGTGTGGGGTTCGAACCCACGCGTACGAATACATTGGTACTTAAGACCAACCCCTTAGACCACTCGGGCAACCATGCGAATCTATATTCTATATCGTTTCTGTTTAAATTACAATTAATACCTGTAATTATCAAAATAAGATAGATGAGCGTGAGATAACTACTTCAAACAGAATAAGAATCATTTTAGAAGCGAATGGATAAAAGTAAGATTAAGTACTGGTAAAACTAAAATGGTTTATAGAATTAGGTATATTAATGAAAATACAAACATGACTACTCTCAAGGCTATTAACAAATTCGTTGATACATTTTTCACCGAAAACAACCTAGAAACTGCGAAGACCATGTGGTCGTCGGATGCTACGCAAAAGGCTCTTAAGACTGTTCTTAACAAGGCCGAGAAGGGAACTAAGGAGAAGGATCCTAATGCTCCCAAGCGTGGTAAGTCGGCTTACCTATATTTCTGTAATATGAACCGTGATGCGGCCCGTAAGACGCTTGGTCCAGATGCCAAGGCCACCGAGGTTACGAGTCAACTTGGTGCCATGTGGAATACCCTCAAGACTGACAAGAAGCGTTCGTCGGAACTTTCTAAGTATGAGAAGATGGCGGCGGAGGATAAGGAGCGATACGAGAAGGACCGCGCCGAGTATGTTCCACCAGAGCATCTCGGTATTAAGAAGGCGAAGACTGGTCCCAAGCGTGGAAAGTCGGCCTATCTATACTTCTGTGAGGCCAAGCGTGATGAGGTTCGTAAGACCCTTGGTGCCGATGCCAAGGCTGCCGATGTTACCCGCAAGCTTGGAGAGATGTGGAACAAGCTCAAGGGTCAAAATAAGACTGGTGAGTATGATAAGCTAGCTGAGGCTGACAAGGAACGTTATTACTCGGAGAAGGAGGCGATGGCTGCGGGTGGTGCTGATGCGGAACCAGCGGTTAAGGAGACTTCGGCTCCAGCCAAGAAGGCTGTGCCAACCAAGAAGCCAACGCCAGCGAAGGGTGGTAAGGCTCCAGCGAAGGCTGGTAAGGCTCCAGCGAAGAAGCCAGCACCAGCGAAGGGTAAGGCGACTAAGTAAATATAATAAGAATAATAATTATACATATTAAATCAATGAGATTTAATATTATTATGACAAGGTGAATATAGGTTCTTCTTTTTCTATATTATTAGATTTTTCATGCGGAATTGCTGAATGATTAGGGGTTTTTATAAATTCCGGTGTCCGTTCAACATTTAGTATAACAACTTCTTCATTGAATCTTACGTTTCTATCATGAGAAGCCTTCCGCCGTTCTTCTTCCACACAACTTCTAAAAAAGCAAAACATTTTATAGTTATTATCCAGTCTTTAATACCAATTTCAATTCTAAAATTTTAGATTATCCAACAATAATTGTCTTTCTACACTTAGACTGACATAATGATATAAAAATTGATTATTAGACCTTCTCAAAGCTACTTTATCACATCTTTTAAGATTTAGGGGTTTATTAGGTAATTTATGAACCGTATCAACAAGAGAAAACGCAGAATTAAAATCTTCAACTAAACCATTTTTAGTTAACCATGGTCTAATCTTAGCATTCCAATCATTAACTGGTAGCTCATATTTTAAGAGTGCTAAACTATCCAAACACTTATCAACATACAATTTTTGATGTAAGTTTGAACCTAGACAATTTTCTGGTAGAGTATCCAAATTATCAAGAAAATTTAATGCTGACTTAAATTTATCAAGTTTTGACATATTAACGTTTGGTATCTTGATGGTACAACCGTTTTGGAATGGACCATCTAGGTTGCTACCACTATACCAACCATAATTATAATACCAAGTTAATAGTTCTCCATTGACAAGAACACTTGGAGTTATTGTCAATGGAACTTTAGTATCCATCTTATCAACTTTAACCGCTCCAGAACCAACATCACCTCTAACATGACCTCCAACCCATACCGAATAACCTGGTGGATTAGTTGTTGGCGAGTTGTTTGAATTATCAAGATAAATAACTACATTATCGTCAAGAAATGGATTTTCTTCCTCCACCGTAGGTTCCTCCACCGTAGGTTCCTCCACCGTAGGTTCCTCCACCGTAGGTTCCTCCACCGTAGGTTCCTCATCTTCTACTGGTAATGGTGTAGTTTCATTATCTTCATTCATCTGGGAAGTTTCTTCATCCGTATCGCTTTCTTCAACAATAGCTAAATTAGCGAACTGATTTTTTGTTGTATGCATTTTATTAGATACAACAAAAAACTCTTAAGTTATTTTAATAATTATCACTTAAAAATTCTGTAGAAGTTGGAGCTATAACATAATTTATACGAATTTTTAATTCGGCAGCCGCTGTAAATATAGCAGTATCGACACTAGCAACGACAGTATTTACTCCATCATCTCCTCCTGTTAAACCTCCACAACTACCACTGCCGCCGCTGAGATTTAAACTCATAGTTTCGACTGGAATATTTACTACAAGTGGACCTGTTGCTGAAGAAGAGACACTTATAGTGTCATTTAAATTAGTACCAGTTATACCTGTGTATATAGCACCAAGTTCTGTTCCCGCATTTCCGCCACCGCTTGCGAGATCGGGGTCGTCATTTGGGTCATAGTTATTAGTTAGACTGACCGACAACTCCGCGAGCGCGCCGGTAAATGGATCAGTAGTAGTATCTGTTGTACAAAGTATGGCACTTGTTGGAATGGCTCCAAGAGGTAAAGTTAATAAACTACCTTTTTGTGCATCTGTTAAATCGGCGTAATCACTGGTAGGTAGATCCGCCGCGCCAGAAGTAGTTCTAAACGCTCGCGAGTTATTGGAGGCGGAGCCACCGTCGACGGTGAGTTCCTCTAATACACTACCGCTAATATAACCAGTTACAAAACCAGTTTTCATAGCACCATTTACTTTACCACCAACAGAAAAATCCCCAGCTACTTTTAAATTAGAGGTGCTAACAATATCAAATTGACCGGCAGAATTATAAGTTTGTCCGTAAGAGTTGCCAAGATAGGCTGAATCAGATATAGAAGACATTTTTTTATTATAACACAACTAAATTTTAAACAAAAATAATTATGTTAGATTTAAAAATGAAATAATAATAATCATATTTCAGAAACAATAAAATGCGCTCAACGACCTCCGACAAGACCTATACTCTTAAGAAGAAAATAGGTTCTGGAACTTACGGCAATGTGTATTTCTCCACGGATTCAGAAAACGTCTTTGCGTGTAAGAGGATTCCTAAAAAACGTGGCGAGATAGAATTAGGAGCTCTACGAGAGATTTCTATATTGAAAATGTTTCAAAATACTAACCAAGGAATAGTAAATCTTGTTGATATTGTGATTGATGAGAAAAGCATAGGTATAATTATGCCAAAGTATGAGATGACTTTATCAAAGGCTATAAAGTTGGATATAATTCCGTTGAAGAAGGACATTGTGGAGAGGATGTTGGAGACTTTGTTATTTCTTAAGGTTAATGGTGTTATTCATAGAGACCTTAAACCTGATAATGTTCTGATAACAGAGGATATGAAACCAATTCTGTGTGATTTTACACTTTCTAAGCTTTTTGATGGTATTGCTGGTGAGGGGACGCATACTGGTAAGATATCTACTGTTACTTACAGGGCTCCTGAGGTTGTGAATAGAGAACCATATAGTTTTCCTTCGGAGATGTGGTCTATGGGTATAATTTGTTATGAGTTGTATCGTGGTGAGTTAATGCCTTCTAAGACCGACCAGCAGATTTTTAAGATGATAAAGGAGAGGGTGAAGAAGTTCAAGAAAAATTCTGTATCAACATTGATTAAGGGATTTCTTAAGACAAAGCCGGAGAAAAGACTGACTGTTGAGGAGGCGTTGGCGAGTGATTTGTTTGACAATGACTACAAGCCTCCAGTTATTAGGAAAAGCTATAACGATGTTGGTATTACGGGAGAGGTGAATACGATGGTAGAGGATATGGAGGCTGAAAAGCCGATAACTTTACTTGCCGCGCAAGTTTATTGTAATATCACTGGTTGTAATGAATACAGCGCGGCTGCTTTATCATCAAAGTTTCACGAGACTGAGTTGAGAAGTTTTGAGGATATAACTGGATATCCTGATGAGGAGTTTGCTATTTTTCATAAGATGGATTACAATTTGTTTGTCTAGTCATAATAATGAGGTTGTTATACTTTTAAAGTATAACAATTATAATTCTAAGATAGTTTTTTGTATTCTTCTATAAATCTGGAGCATTTTTCAATTAGGTCTACTAGGACTTGCGCGTGGCATGTGGGAACACCATCTTTATCTTTTTGGTGGTCGCAGAAGCATCCTAGGTTCTTTCCTTTTAGTTCGTGAAGGTCGTATATAAGACCTGTATTCAGTAAATAGAGTGTGTATAGACTTAGAGAGTCTTTGAGGGAATAATCTTTTAGTTTGAAAGGGTTTTGCCATTTACTCCCTGGGTAATGAAATATAGCTTTATTTATGAATATTCTACCGTGTCTACCAACATAAATATTATCTGGTTCTTTTATCCATTGTCGTAAATCTGAGAAACCTTGTTTTCTTAGGTTAGCTACTTTGATACAGGTTGCTGTGGTAGATTTTTCCATCTTTTAATTTTATAATAGAATATAATTTAAGTTATAATTTAGCTTATACCATATCACCACTATCATCGCCAGTGTCATTTCCAGTATCTTCTCCAGACCCAGATGTTGTGGATTTACCTTCGTCTTCCGTTGATTCTTCGGAAGATTTAGGTGTTATTAAATCTTGTCTAACCATTTCTATTTCTATGTTGTTATTTTCTATATTACCTCCCACATTACCTTCTATTAATTGTTGTTCTGCTTGTTTAATGTTGGTAATTGTTGACATTTGTTCGTGTAGTGCTTTGAGTTTTCGCATTGTGTGGTGGTGTTCTTGTTCTTCATCTGATATTTTGACTTCTGTATTTGGTTCTTCATGGAAGATTGTTACTTCTGATATGGATATAAGGTTTGGTTTGGCAAATTTCTTTTTCTTGAATTTTTTATTGAAACTTAGTACTATATTTTTTGGAATAATTGGACTTTGTTCAATTAATCTGTCGTATTCCTGCTTACAAGACTCAAGAAACGAGTCTCCATGTACGTTGCGATATTTTATTGGTAAATCTAAGATAACTTCAATATTTCTGGATAATTTTGAGAAACCAACTTCTGCGACGCGGTAGCCTTCTTGAAGTTCGTTAATCCGTAGGAATTGTGATATAGTAGTTATTAGACCTGCTAATAGGTTCATCGCTCCTATAGACATTATGAAATAGTGTTTCCATTTTTCTGGAAAGGATTGTTGTGCGAAGTTGGCTGTACCGGTAACGGTGCTAATAACAATAACAGGGAGTGCGAATCTTATGTTTTTCTCACGGTAAATTCTGTAAGCTCTGTCGTGCATCCATTGGTAGCAAGATGCTATTTCAGCCCATTTTTTAAGTATAATTTCTTGTTGTTCATTCCATTCAAAGTCTGAGGTAGTCATTTTTTATTTAAAGAAAATATCTATCTTCATTTAATTTAAATGCTAAGAATAAATGAAGTTTAGTCTCTTATCTTTAATAATAAATTGTGTAAAAGCTCTACAATTTGGTCAATTGGTAACTAAACCTATCATTAATAAGCCAACATTTGGTATAAAACCTATTTTACATTATGGAATAATTATAGATGACAATGTGATATATGAATTTAACAATAATATATCAAGAAATGTCTCGTTTTCTAATTTTGGAAAATTTGACGTTATTGATACTCCTCCTAAGGAGGGTTGGGAAGATAGGTATAAACATATATCATCTGACCCGCCGAAATACAATGTATTAACTTGTAATTGCGAACACATAGCTCGTTGGATACATGATGATGAATATTATTGTACGCAACTTCCAAGCTATCGTTTAAGAAAATTATTCAAGAAAAACCACACCAAAACATAAAACTAATGTAATATTACAATATATTACATTATATTACATTATATTACAAATCTACCATTTTTGGAAACACGCTCCAATCTACCTCCTCCTTATGACCGCCACGATATGATACACCCCATTTATTCTTCATATATGTATTAACTGACTCTCCTTCGTAAGATAATTCAAGTAAAAGTCGTCCATACTTATCAAATCCATCATTTTTAGTTACTGTAACCATCTTATTCATAATTTTACTGGAAATATCTTCTTGTGCTTCATGGGCGCATTTCTTTTCTATTTCATCCTTGGAACGCATTTCTGCAGTGTCATAACCTAACATTCTTACAGGAAAACGAACTAACTCATCGTTATAGATAGTGGCAATAGTTACACTGTCACCATCATAACATTTCACGATTTTACCTGTTGTAAACTGGGGAACAAATGCTTTACAATCTTTGTATGTAGCATTTTCAAGGCGGTGGTCTGTCATTTATCATAAACGAATCTCTTCTTAATTGAGAATTACAAAATTTTATGTGCTACTAACAACTCAATTATTGTTATTGGTAGCAAAACAGCCATAATATGGAAAAAATTTATCTGTACTTCATGCTTAGGTGACGGATAGCCGTCCCAGTTATACAAAATAAGTCCATATGTTAGCCCCAGTAATAATATAGATAATAGCATTGACCTGCGAGCAATTTGTCTGTCTTTTTCATCTTTCTCAGAACTATTTTCCTCCCTTAATATAGCTTTTAAATGAAATATTAATCCAATAGAACTACATAATATACTCAATATTTGAGTGTATGTAATTGTTCTCATTTTATTAAAAGGAGAGTTAAAGATAAATTTATATTTGTGTAAATGTTTAATCCCCTCGCCGATTCTAATACTGAATCCCCAATATGGACCGCAGAACTCCAAGAACTTGTCAATAAACACATTGGCGTTGAATTTGCTAACTTTACCGCATACGAGAAACTTTCGTCTATCATGTCCCATGGTTCAAATGGCTTTACTAACTTAGCCAAGCACTTCCGTGAAGAGGCAGACGAAGAGTTGAAGCATACCAGACTTTTCATAGATTACCAAAACCGAAGGGGTGGAACAGTAAATGTAACAGAGGTACCAGAAATTAATATTAATCCTATACTAATCTCTGAGAATAAAGTAATCGCCTCTTACAAATTTGCCTTAGATTTGGAAAAGAAGACTTACAATGCCTTGAAAGAGCTACACGAAAAGTGTAATGACCCACAGCTACAAGATTTTGTTGAAACCATGTTAGAGGAACAATTAGAAACACAGAAAAAGATTAGTGATACAGTTCAACGTTTGGTAATGGGTGGTAATGTAGCTACTTACATTCATGAAACTATTGAACTAAAACCACACGAAGATTAAATTCTAAAAATTGGCATATCACAAGCATGAAGCATTGTAGTGAGTAATTCTTGTATATCTATTGGTTTATTTATAAAATAACTCGCTCCAAGCTTTTTACACTTTTGTCGGTCTTGTTCAATAATAGAAGCTGTAACAACTATAATGTTAGGGTAGTTTCCAGCCCTTTTCATGGTATTTTCTTAATACTTCGTACCCATCCATTACAGGCATTCTTAAGTCTAACAAAAGGATATGATATGGTTTATCTTCTTTATGAGCTTCCTCTATCATATCTATTGCTATTTTACCATTTTTTGCGGTGTCAATATTTACATAACCATCACTTTCCAACATGTTTATCAGGAGTGTTGTGTTATACAAGACATCTTCAGCGATTAGTATCTTAACTTTCTTGTTGAAGTTAGATGATGGCGTATCAGAACCTGATTCCGAAGATTCTTCACCACCGATATATGCCTCTTGATTAATGGTTTTTTCTATAGTATTATATACACCGTTGAATAATTGTATTTTATTTACTGGTTTTTCTATCTTCTTACATATATTACTAACATCTATAGAAGTATCGTCAGAAGATATTGCTAATATAGGCAACAGAGGTTTTTCTTCTTTTATCTGTTTAGCTAACTCAACTCCTGAGTTATTAGGCATGTCTGTGTCAATAATTACCAAATCAAATTTATGACGATTAGATACAACCATCCTGTTAGCTTCCAAAGAAGAAGCACACACCACTGGATACATTTTCCATTCATAGAACAATTCAGATAAAAATACTCGGTTTTCAGCTATATCATCAACGATAAGAACTGTCTTTCCAATAAGAAGCTTAATATTATCATCAACTGTTTTTTCGTAATCTTCGCATTTGTTAAAAATAACTGATATGGTAAAAGTAGAGCCTTTTCCAATTTCACTTTCAACTTTCATTTTACCACCAAGGAGATTTACAAGTTTCTTACATATTGCTAATCCAAGTCCTGTCCCATCCTTACAATTACAGTTATTATCAACTTGTTCAAACGCATGAAAAATTTTATCTTGGTTTTCCATACTTATACCAATACCTGTATCAATAACATATATTTCTAGTATATTATCTGGTTTGTAATGGAATTCTACTTTTATGTTTCCATTAATATCGGTAAATTTATTGGCATTCAATACTAAATTAACAAGTATTTGTATGATTTTTTGTTTATCAGCGACTATAAATTCTGGAAGTTTTTGGTCAATAACGACGGAAAAGTTTTGTTCCTTATCTTTTATGTTATTAGCCATTGCATCCAAAACACCATCTATAATTTCCTTAATTTTAAAACATTCATTGTTAATTCCCATTTTACCAGAGGATAACTTAGAAAAGTCCAGAATATCATTAATAATCTGAATAAGTTGTATAGAACACTGATTCATACTGTCTAGATACTTTCTTTGACAAGAAGTAAGGTCTGTTCGTCTAAGTAACTGGTTATAACCAATAACTCCGTTTAGAGGAGTTCTAATCTCATGACTCATGTTAGCCAAGAACATTTCCTTTTCATCTATGAACTTTTTCTGTTCCGCTTGTTTCTTAGATAATATCAACTGTAATAAACTAATACAGGGTATAATTTCTTCAATAATTTCTTCCTCAAATCCTCCCTCTTTGTTAAATAACATTGTAAATCCCAGATTTGTATTATCAATGGTAATAGGTATACAAATGCTGTTATCTATCGAATAATTAGATACTATGTTGTCATGATTATTTATAATAACTTTATTTACTACGATGCTTTCTAAATTATACTTAATATCTAATGACTTGTGAGATTTGTGTAGATGTTCTAAACAAGAATAATCATTGGATACATTGTCTCTCAAAAAAATTACTCCAGCTTCAGACTTCGTAGTTTCTATGATAATATCTAATAGTTCTAAGGTGTTTTCGTTAGAATTAACGAACTTCGATAAATAATTTACAATAGAAGTCATTATGATTTATTTGTGTAAAGAAATAAATCAGATAAATTATCTTGAAGATGCCTCCTCAAATCTACGCATCTCATATTTTAACATCTGGTCAGAAAATTGGTTAATCTCTGGTATATTACCCATTGTTAAACTTCTTCTATGCCCGGATGAGTGTTCTATAGACATATTTTCATCACCAGGGTTTAAGTTTGTATTATGTGCTTCAATGATTTGGTGCTTACGTGTTCCCTCCTCAACACTTATAATATGGTCGTACTGTTCAGGTATCAACCATCCCTCCTTATCAGCCGTTTTCTTGTATTTTTCGTAATTACCGGGTGGTAATAGCGGAGCTGACAGGAGTAATTCTTCGTATTTAGTCTCTAACCATTCCATGTATGTTGTTGGGGACATTCTATCTTCTCTATTTAGTCCTAGTTGGCGTCTAACATTTGATTCTAAACTCGTATATCTAGCGGCGGCTGTTTTGTTTGCGTTACTTACTTCATCGTATCTTCCAAGTTTTATTGATGCTACAATGATACCGGATAGGAATCCTAAGCTGAGTTCTATTATTGGAAAAGTTGGGTTCATCTCTGGGTTTAGGGCTGCGCTTATGCCGGAGATAATTCCGGAAGCTGGTCCTAATATAATGCCTAACATCATTAGCCTGTTATAATACTTGTTAGCCTTTTGGGCTTCCTCGGTGTGCATTATTTTGTAAGCTCTGGATGTTTCACCTATATTTTTGGCTGCCTTTTCAATCTTATCGTTCCAGAGAGCGGTATTTTGTTTTGCCATCTATATTATTTTATTTTATGAATAATAATTTATTAGATAGTAATAAATGTTAGAATCAACTCAATCAAGAGAAGCTGTATATTTTGTTATAGTATGTCTAATGATATTTCTATCACTAACATGTCTTAACGTTGTATTTGTTAAATTAATGAATGCCAAGACTAAATACGTTGTATACATAGCAGTATCTGTATTCGCAACCGCCGTTTTATTTGGTATTTACAAGGGAACAGGTGTTAATTCCCAAAGGGATAATTTCCACTTTGACCTAACTATGGCCAAAAAATGCGAAGGTTATCCCTATATGACTCAGAATGGTAAACAACATGAAGAATGTAAGAAGTTCATGGAGACCGAACAAGGAAGACAAGAATACATGAAATATAACTGTCGTGGTGGTTTATACAATGGTAGACCACTATATCTCTATACTACACCCATGTCCAACAAAAACTGGAAGAACGAAATGTGCGATTGCCAGATGGGTGGTGGTCCAGAAGTATTATAAATAGTAATTTTAATATAAACATATATTAAAACATTATAAACATGATGCGACCAATAAATTCAAGAACTTTACAAGTTCCCTTACCTCTAAATTCAACAATTGATTCAGACGTAATAATCTCAAAAGGACCAGAACCCGTAAATCTTAACCAAAAACCTTATTGTCCCCTTGATAACTACCCATATCAAGACTTAGAAACTGAATTACTCGTTCAGAAATACAAAGATACCAAAGCATCCTTAGATTCTATCAGAACATCTCTATTCAGTATAGGTATCAATCCTGATTCTATTGAATAAAATCTTTTACTGCCCTGTTAAAAGTATATACACGAGCAATACCCAAAAATGGAACAAGACCTAAACGTGTAGTATGGTCTGGTATTAAAATGGTTATACCAACTCCAAGTATCAGTCCAACACTTGAACCCAACATATTAATCATGGTAATCTTAGAATACAACTCTCCGATGTTATTGTCTATAGCCATACTCTGAATACATTTAGCATTTATTGCTCCATAACCTATGAAAGACAGGTTAGAAAATATATTAGATATACCAGCTATAGGTAGAAAATAACTAGAAAGTAATGGAGTAGAACATGTAGCGAAGTAATCCTACTTGTTCAATTCCATTAGAGTATTGTAGAAATTTTACAGGCTCTTTGTCAGCCTTATCACCCATTTTAGACATATACATCAAACCACCCATTTGTCCAATTATATCTTTACCGATATAATTAAACGTTCTCATCGTCTCAGAGTCTGTGTTTATAGCATGAAGCATGCTATGAGTGGCGAGTGCATATTCTGTAGACAATAATACGTTTGATGTGAAAGACCATTTGATATAATTAGTGTATTTGGGGTGGCATTTTCCGGTTGGAAAGAATAACTTGCGAAACATTTTTAACTCTTTGGAAGTTAGAGTTAAAATTTTATTTTCATTTTATCATATGATGTTAATTTTTTTCAATAAATTTACGAAGAATTGGTATTTGATTAGCCAAAATATGATTTGTATCTACAATCATTTCATTAGTATCATCATGCTTATATTTGAATCCCATTTTTAAGTAAATATTACCTAAATCTCTTAAAGGATATCCTTGAGGTCGTATAGAATCTTCGGTCTGCCCACGTGTTGTTCTATTTTCTCTAAATCCTATCGCATTATCAGTATCGTCTTCTAATGTTATATGAGTTTTACCATAAATAGAAGACAGCTTAGCAAAGAGCAACATTAGATATTGACCAAACATTCGCCTCCTATATCTTTGATTTACTTCCATCCAACTAATAAAACTCTCTTGGTCTTCGTTGACAAAAAGACCTTTAATTTGAGCAATCATAACATTAGAACGACTATTGATAATTATTGTTTTTTGAACTACATTATCTCTTTCATCGTGTAAACAGCTAATTACATATTTATTTCCTAAATATCTTGTAAGTTCAAACATTCTATCATCAAAACAAAAGTTATTAGGAGGTAGTATATTTCTATTACGTGGTGAACGCATATTAGACATCTTCTTATACTTACTCTTCTTACGAGACTTAACCTTACTCTTCTTACGAGACTTAACCTTACTCTTCTTACGAGACTTCTTACGAGACTTAACCTTACTCTTCTTACGAGACTTAACCTTAGACTTCTTACGAGACTTCTTACGAGACTTCTTACGAGACTTAACCTTACTCTTCTTACGAGACTTAACCTTAGACTTCTTACGAGACTTAACCTTAGACTTCTTGCGACTCTTTCTACGAGACTTACTTCTCTTAACCTTTAACATCTTACCAACACCAACTCCATGTTGTAAACACATTGGAGCATTACCCATTATACTATATCCGTCAGGAAGTCCTCTTGCTTTTCCGCAATACATTTTACGTTTGTCTATGGCTTTATACTTATTTGTATAAGATTTATCCAATGGTTGAGCTAAACCTAATCCAACACCTTTCCGAAAACATTCAAACCTTGAACCTCTTCTTTTCTTCTTAGACGTAAGTTCTTTACTTAATGAATTATTACCACAGTATATATCAGTCATTTATCATATAAAATATAAATTAATTTGTATTCAATTGTTCTGGTGGAGGTGGAGGTGGAGGTGGAGGCGGTTCAGGTCTACAAGCTCTACCATTACAACAAAACATAAATGGAACTGTTGGAAAAAGTATCCAAAAATATAGAGTACATATCGGCATTTTATATTAACTTATTATCTTTTATATAGTCAAATTTAAAGATAATATTAACTGATAATAAAATGTCTGACAACCAAGTACAAAATAACGACTTGTTTGATAATCCTATGACTAGAGCTGCCCTAGCAGCAATGTCTGACGAAGAAAAACGTAGATATGCTGAAATTGGTAAGGAACTATACGGGCATATGAATTTTGAAGATTCTGAGGTTCTAAATAATGTTCCACCACCCATGGCAGAAGCAGGTGCTTATGTAGAGAAACAACTTCAAGCCGGTCTTCATCCTAGCATGATGGAAGATAATGAAAAGGCTCTTATGGTGGATTTATACGGAGAAGAGTGGTATGTTAAGTGGGGGTATGTAAAAGAAGATTTAGATGATATTGTAACAGTTGTAAAAAATTAATATTATTCTATATAATAAATGGTTTTAGAATTATATACCCTAAATTATCTTTATGATAACTACTGTAACAAGAAATACAATATGAATAACTTAACTGATAAAAACAAGAAAGAAATTGTTCTTGGTCAGTTAATCATAGCTGGTATAGAAACTATACTATACCTAATAGCTCTTCGTAATGTTATCAAGGCTGGTGGAACACCTAATCAACTTACTTTTAAAATCTTATTAGCCCTATGTAGTCCAACTGTATATATTTTAATGGGTGGACTAGGTGGTTGCGACTCTAAAAAGGGGGTCGCTCCAGTAATGAAAATCCAAAATTGAGTTTATAAATAAGATTATTATTTATAAGTAAAAATGCCGATTAAAATAGCATTCGGAGGTAAGATGGGAACCGGAAAAGATTGTGCTGTTAAATATATGATTAATAAACATACAGGAGTTAAACTCAGTTTCGCCGACCCAATATACGATATATTACACTACACCCAACAACGTTGTGGATTGGCGCCTGTCAAAGACCGTATGTTTTTACAATTTGTAGGAACAGAATGGGGTAGAAGTATTGACAATGATATTTGGGTTAATTTATTGGTTAAGGCTACTCCGGAAGACAAAAATGCGTTTGTTTCGGATGTTAGATTTCCCAATGAATTTAGAGCAATGAAAGACAATGGTTGGACATGTGTTAAACTTGTTCGTAATCATTTCAAAGGTAGAGAGGGAACAGGCACTAATACTCATTCAAGTGAAACATCTTTGGATTCCATTCCTGATGAAGAATGGGATTACATTATAGATAACAACGGAACCGTAGCAGAGTTTTATGAATCGTTAGATACTATTAAATAAAAAATATTTATAATACAATATTATAAATATGTCCGCCCAATACAGAGATGGAAGTTTTAAACCTAATCTTTCTCAATATGATACCATAGGTAAAATTAACGACTGTGTAAATTGCCCTGGCAGTTGCTCGTGTGATATGGGCGAAAGAACCACATTCGACCAAATGATGAATCAATTCTATCTCAGCGAAGTCGCTGATATGTCTACTCCAGGAAGCTGGTATGACCCACATTACCCTGGCAATTTTGGCGTTAATGTAGAACGCTATGGTTGCCCAAAGAGACGTATGCGATAAATTACTTAGCGCAATTACACTGCTTGAAAGGATGAAAATACATACACAAAACTATACCCATACCAACTCCAACCCAAAATATAGCTCCACGTGTCCTTGCTGATTTTCTCTTTAGTTCAAGCTGTTCCTCCGTTAAGCTATCACTAAAAGGAGTACCCACAAATTGAGTAGCAATTATATAAACAATAGATGCAATGAAATATACTGCCATAATATACGCTAAGATAGTATGAATAGTACAAACTACAAGGTCCATTTATATCTAAACAATATTAAGTTTTTTCAGGAAGTGTTAATCTATTATTCTCTCCCGCCAATAAAGAAACTTTATTCACGATAAAATCAAGAGGTCTTCTAACTGTTGTATAAACACCATCTACAAAACCTATATGCGTATCCATTGCTCCACAACTATTCTCAATTTTATCTAAACGTTTCTCTATAGCATTTAATTTTTCTAAAATTAAATCTAATTTATCTTGCTCTGCCATACTTTAGTAAGTTGAAAGACTTTTTTAAACAAATTACTTTTTCATAACTTTTCCCAGAAGAATCATAGTTACAGCAACTATTATACCAGATAAAGCATCACTAAATATAGTAGTTATTGGTAATGGTTTATAATAATATGTTTCCAAATGAGGAAACAATCCAGAATATCTCATTGGAATACCAATTATCGCACTAATAAAAGCCACCCATAACATATAATATATAATATTATTATTACATTGGACTGGCATGGTCTTTAGTATTGCTATATAAGCTACAGCACCCACAAAACCTGCTATTAACGCAGCCGCAAGAACTGTGTGTTTCTCAAAATACCCCCTTAACGCAACAACCCAATTTATATTCTCAATACCCAAAAACTTTATCTTTCCCTCCGAAAACATTCTAAGTAAAACATCATACAAAGCCGTTATAACAAACGCAACTACTATATACTGATAATCCATTTATTTTAATAAGTTTATTATTAAAATATTTAGTTTTTGTTCTTTGAATTCTCCTTACACCTCATCAAAGCTTCATATAACTTATTACAATTCTGTGGAGCATTCTTACCCGCAATAACACACATGTCATATCGTTTCTGAGAAACAAAACACTCTAGGTCAACAATTGGTGGTGAAACCGTAGGCTTAATAACCAAATTCAATGGAACGTTCATTTTATATCTAAACATTACTTTTTAAAACAAATTTGATTTTTATATCCATTATCATACATTTTATCAAATATCATGGAAAACAAAATAGACGAATTTATCACAACTATCCAGAAATATGACTCGTGGTATGATATGCTCCCAGACATTAGAAAATTCCAAAAAGAAACAGGATTTGAACTATCAAAAACCAAACTCATTGCTTCATATCGTCGTCTCGAACTCAATAACCCAACCTTTTTCCAGGCTTTACTCAAAAAGAAAGTAAGAGGACAGAGTGGTGTCCTACCAGTTACCATATTTACATCCGCAAGACCAGAATACACTGACTAAGAATGGCAATCGTAAAAAACAAGCTTTCTCGTGTAAGCACGATTGCTGGTATTGCCCCTTAGAACCAGCAAACGAAAACAACAACTTTGTTGAACAACCCAGGTCCTATCTAACACAAGAACCTGGTGTTCTCAGAGCCAACAGCCATAACTACGATTGCGTAGGACAAATGCACGGCAGATGCTCCGCTTTTGTAAACATGGGACAACCCCTAGATAAACTTGAAGTCTTAGTCCTAGGAGGAACTTGGTCAGAATATCCACCAGAATACCAAGAAGAATATGTAAGGGATATATACTACGCTGCGAATACATTCTTTGAACCAAGAAAACAACGACTTTCTCTTGAAGAAGAACAGAAAATCAACGAGACAACCCAACCACATATCATTGGTCTAACCCTAGAAACTCGTCCAGACACAATTACTCTAGACGAAATCGCAAGATTTAGACGTTTTGGCTGTACCCGACTACAACTTGGTGTTCAACACACAAGCGACCACATTCTCAAGAAATGTAATAGAGGTCATAACATACAATGCGTCAAAGATGCCCTAAAACTACTGAAAAATACAGGATACAAGATTGACATTCATCTAATGCCAAATCTGAGAGACGCATCACCAGAAATTGATGAAGAAATGTTTAAGGAAGTCCTGACATGTCCTGACTTACAGGCAGACCAATGGAAAATATACCCCTGTTCCGTAGTTTCGTGGAGTATGTTTGAGAAAATGTATAATGATGGCAGATACAAACCATATTCTGATGATTTACTCCTAAAGCTACTGGTAAAGATTGCTCCAACCATTCATCCGTGGATTCGTGTAAACAGGATTATTCGTGATATCCCCATGCAATATATATCCGGTGGATGTTCAACCCCAAACATGTCAGAAATCATCACCAAGAAACTCAAAGCAAAAGGAGAGTCTTGTAAATGTATTCGGTGTAGAGAAATCAAGGAATATGACTGGAATAGAACGATATTTCAAGTGTCGTGTATATGAGGGTAGCGGTGGAACTGAGTATTTTCTCAGTTATGAATCAAAGGATTCTAAATACATATTCGGATTTCTCCGGCTACGCCTTGTCAAAAACACGACAACCTTTGATGAACTGAAGAATGTCGCAATGATTAGGGAACTTCACTGTTATGGTCCAGTCAGAGCAATCAAGAATAATAATACAAGTGAAGAAGTCGGTGTTGTTCCTCAGCACACAGGTATCGGGAGTAGTCTATTATGGTGGGCCAATGCGATTTCTTATTGTAAAGGATACAAGAAAATATCAGTAATCTCTGGTATAGGTGTTCGCAACTACTACCGAGCGCGGGGGTTTACAACGACCAGTAAGAATGGATATCTTATCAAGCGAATATCTCTGATTGAAATAATTTGTAATCTTTTCAAAGGTGTATATATTTGCGACGTCCTAAAACGCAAATTTTAAAGGTGGTTTTGTTCTTTGAGATATATTATAATTTGAACTATTATAATATATTTCTATTATAATAAAATGGATTCTTCATGGGAAATTATAGGTGAAAACAATGATTTTGAGATTATTCTCAAAGAACTTCCACTAAAAATATTTAAACCTCGTCCAATACATAAACCTCCGCTCAAAAAGCCAAGTTTTGTCGTAAGTAGTCAACCTAAACCGAAGGTAAAGGCTTCTTGAATGATTCTCTACATTCATTACATATACTCAACCTAGATATTATTTCTAGTTCATTACTTGTATGACATACGCTATTACATTTACGACAAAAAGCTTTATATGTTCTCCTTAATCTATGTGGTGGAAAAGGTCCACTCAAAGGTGCCAGATATTCTCTGAATTGAATATCTGAAGTTTGGCGTTGCCCAACAAGCATTGTTTGTTTATACTGATAAATTTTTTAAATGTTAAAATGAATTTCAATTTTAATATTTAGAAAGGTACATAAAATAACACTAATTATGTCTAAATCATTTACGACACTCGCAGATACCGACCAAGAATGGTACAACCTTATGAGAAGAAATAGTGAAATACCTCAGAAAACAACATTATTTACCAAGGAAGAAGAAGAAGTAATGACTATAAAGAAATATAGTTCTTGTCCTTGTAGGCTTGATGCTATGGATATAACTTATCACGATGGTCTTCCTGTTGGAATCCAAGAGGTAAAACCTGAATCTCTTGATAAACGTCGTGTTAAAAGTTGTGAAATTCAATAAATTTATTCTATGGATGGAGATGATTTTTTACCTGAAAAAGCAACTATTAGTAATATAATGATTATTAGTAATAATACTCCCCCAACTGACGATAGTATTATTATGTTTTTAGTAGAAAAAAATCCGGTGGAATCATTATCATTATCATTATCATTTATATTTTCATTTTCTTCTGCTTCAGTGTTAATATTATTTACACAATTTGCAGCAATAGTAATGCTATCTGCACTAATTTGTCCATAATTATCTACATCAATGTCTTGAATACAAATATTAGAGTTTATATCAGGACAATTTGCCATAGTAGTAGGTGCAACATTTTCGCTGTATGTTTTATAGAAATTACTGTTTTGACATAAAGAAAACGCACACATACGATTTCCAGAAGATATTTCTACACCCAATTGTTTATTGTACGAATCTGTAGCTTCTTTTGGTGCATAACATGCTACCATATCTCTTATATCATCAGATAAACCATAAAAACTCTCAGCAGATAACCCAGATATTTGATTTTCCAAATTTAGTTTAGGATTTGTTAAACAAGACTGTTGTTCGGTAGGTCTGGAACTTGGAATTAGTGCACAAGTATTTAAACATGTTTGCGAAACAGATGGACCCCAACAAGAAACTGGCAATAAATATTTAGTTTGCATGGCAGTATCAACTTCTACATAAAAATCAAAAGCACTAAGAAGATTCGACCAAGGACTATTAGTTAGTTGTGTTGATGTAGATGAAGTGCCTGTTTTTAATAAAAATTTGTTAGTTTGTGAGTTATAATATCCAGTAATATATTGTCTGTTCATCATTTCGGCATTATAAGTACATTTCATATTATATCTATCAGCACTTTCTGATATTGTTTTCCATTCTCCTGTTAGAGCCCATTCTAAATCCGATTGAGGATTAGCAGTATATGTACCAGACTTAAATATTGGAGCTTCTAAATCAGAAATAGATAAACATACATATTTATTATCATCATCGTCAGAACAATTACCCACCCCTTTAGAATTACTTAGAGCTCTGCTTGAAGGAACATTACTACAAGAATTATTTCCTTTTTCTGAAAAATCGTTATCTCCGCTAAAATCAACACAATCTCCGGCAGAAACATAATCATTTAAACCATAAGGATTGGATGAATCAATTGAATCATTATTATTTGTATCTATATAATTTTTATAAAAATTATCAGGGTCTTTACATACAATATATACTGTAAGTGTATCAGTCATTTTTTATTACTGTTCAATAATAAAAAATTTACTTTTTCATTTTAACTACTATCATTATAATTCCAGCTACAATTAAACCAGATGCAACTAAGTAAAATACCCAGTTCATTCCTAAAGACGCTGCTAATATTATCATCAATACGCCAGCTCCTAATAAAATAAATGGTAACCATTGGAATACCGCAGCAGGTCCTCCAAACATAAATAATGCTACACCAGCGCCAATTATTAGTAAAGGAAGGAGTATACCAGTCAATAGTCCAGCCATTGATTCTATACCAGAATTTGACGACTCTAAAGCACTAGATACTTCAGATTTAAAATCAATACCAGCGGACGAATCCATAACACTATCTACTGCTTGTTGAACTATCATTTGGGCCACAATACTTGCAGATTGAGTTCCTCCTATATTAAGATTACCACCTACATCTATTGTACCATGATTTTCAATTTCTATTGTCTGATTTTGTTTAATATCGTTTAACATCTGTTGGACACTGCTTGTAATATCTTCCAAGGTTGTGTTCTGTTCGGTATAAGATACTAAAGATTGAACGGCTTTTGTAGCAGAATCTCCTGATAAAAATCCACCTTCATCTGTAGTTGTTTGGGAAACTGCGCTTGCTATAGCAGTTTGAATGTCTGACATCTTTTGTGTTACAGCTTCTTGAGCTGCTCCGATATCTACATTAATAGTTGCTGTTTGCGTGCCACCCATATTAAGATCACCATCGACTTTGTACGTGCCATAATTAATGAACTTAATTGTGATATCATTCAATATTCTACTTTCACTACTTTGTTCGGCAGATGTAATAGTACAAGCTACTGTATTAGTTACATTTGCCAAAGTTTGTATAGAAGCATTTAATGCTTGACAACCTGAAGAGGCTGAAGCTCCAGCACAACCCCCAAATCCTATACTACAACCTCCAGCAGTTGCTGTTTTACATTCTTGGTCAGCTCCCATGGATTTTAGGAGAGAAGCTTGTAGTTCACTAGCTGTGTCCGTGAAATCAGCGGCCGCATCACCATCATCACTTTCTAAACATCCTAAATCAGCCATTCTTTTTTTATTATTCACAAATATAAAAATATTAATATAATAAAAAATGGTATTCGCTAATCTGAGCAGAGGACAACAAATTGCCGCAATAAGTGGTATTATATTATTAGTTTTAGTAATTTTAGGAGGCGGAGGTTATGGAATATACGCAGTGATGAACGCAAGTAAAAAAGATGATGAACCGGTTTCACCGGTTTCACCGGTTTCACCAGTTTCACCAGTTTCACCAGCGTCACCAGGGTCACCAGCGTCACCAGCGTCACCAAGTGGAGATGAAGATTATGTACCTTGTACGGAAACTACTCAACAATATTTAGACAAAGTTGCAAACAATTGTGTTACATGTTTTTCATATGAATATGTTGTAGAAAATGCTGATGGAACAAAATCATGTCAATCCTGTCCAACTTCTGATAACGGCCTTCCTCAAATGTATGATTTAGATCAAGATTCTGCTACTTATTTACAATGTAGAGAATGTAATAGTGATTTACTTGACGGAGATGAATATTATGATGAAGATGAAAAACAATGTCTAAAATATTGTTTAGAGGGAGAAAGTTGCCCAACAAATAATTATTGTAAAGACTCAGGTTCATTGATAGGTAAAGCTGTCCGCGGCGAGACAGAAATATGCGCCCCATATTCTACCGCAGAAGGTGCAACAAATTATGATTATTATGCAACAAAATCAACAGATGATACTTATGATTTCCAAAGATTGATAGCAAATAATGGTAAAAATTTTGATGATGATGGTATTCTTACAGATAGTGCTAATGACGCACTTTATGGCGATAGTCCTATTTGTTATAATGACGAACTATTTGGCGGAGAATATACTTTTGTATATTTACCAGGAGAAGAAGCTGGCACACAATCTGATACATCAGTGTTATATGACAATCCTAGTGGAGGAAGAGGTGTTTGTTGCCCTGCTAATCACGACGCGACACAAGACCCAACTGATGCCTGTTGTCCAAAACGCCAAGAGAGTAGTGACGGTTCATACTCTAGTCAAATATATTACTACTCAACTACTGGTGAATCTAGATGTTGTCCAGAAGATAAAGTACCTGGTTATTCTTCGGCAGATCTTTTAACAACTACAGATGCTGAATTTGATACATACTGTGACCCTGCATACAGAACTACGTCAAAAGTTTGTTGTGAAACTCAAGTTACAACCGATGGTAGTGCGTGTTCTGCAACTTGTTATGTAGATGATAAAAATAACCCTGTTTCATGTAGTGATAGTCAAACATGTGTTTTAACAGAACCTGGTTCAACTACAAAAACATGTGTCTCTACAACAGATGTAGTAACCTGTGGAAAAGGACAATATGAATCATATGGTAGTGATTATACTTGTATGGCCGAAGATACGCTATGTTTAACTGGTAGACTATATGCGGCTGAGGGTAGCGGTGACGAAGCAACATCAGTAGGATGCTGTTCTGATAATAAAAACTTAGATACATCAGAAGGTGTAGGACCTGATGGCAATTGGAAATATATCGACAAAAATGGAAACACCTTATATATTCCTGGTGGAGTATGTTGTGAATCAAATGATGATGTGGATTTTTGTTGCGACACCAAAGAAACACTTTGGAAAGACAGTAGGACCAATGATTGGAGTTGCTGTGCGGCAGAATTACAATGTAGTGATGGTACCAATATTACCGATTGTTGTAATAGCCCTTCCCAAGTAAATGATTCCACGACTTGTTGTACAACTGGAAGTTCAGTTACTATTGATGGAGTTCAGAAATGTGCTACATCTTGTACCACAGCCGCGCAGGTTAAGATGTATTGTCCCGATGGTACAAGTTGTTTTGGTACAAATTTTAATGTAGCCCCGACTGATATCCAGTTAGAAGAGATGTATGTTGCTTTTGGTGGAGAGAATGCGACAATGTATTGTACTGATAGTAGTGGTGATAGTAGTGATGATTATACAGGAACAGAAATTAGTAGTTTTACGAATTTTAAGAAACATTGTGTAGGCAACGACGGTCTATCAATTAATGTATGTATTAAAGATCCTAGCGGTTGCACTGCTCTGTCCGATAACACCGACGAAAGTTTTCCATCTAAAATCGATGAATTTGCACCATACTCTTTAAACACAGAGGTTAATAATAATATTCCAACTTGTGATGATAATAGTATTTTTAACGCAGACCCAAGCTGTGGAAACGATTTATCGTGGGTGTATGGAACTAGATTTATTCGAAAACAAGCAGATGTAGATAATTGTACTGTCGGAGAAAATACCGCGTTATGTTATAAATCAATGCTTGAATCGGATAATTATTCTAGTACTAATACTGACGGCAAAGAAGATGTTAATGAAGGAATTTACTATGACTCAGTCACTGGTTATTGTGTCAAAAGGTATTCAGCTAATCCCGTCTCTAGTCAGAGTTCAAACTATAGCATATTCCAAGGTGCTATTGTTGATGGTTCCGGTGTTATAGCATACGACGATGACGACAAAACTATACAAAACGATTTATGTTCGAATAGAGGTGATTCTGACGACGACGGAACAAATTGTATCAATTCATTGGACCCAAAGGTTGTTGGTGCACAATATTGTCTAACAGGACCAGGATACGGTAAATGTATTAATGAAGCTGAACTAACTACCTTGTCTTGGGATGGAACCAGTTGGGACACATATCCATGTAATGAAGCTGGTGAAATACTAGTTAAAAATACCAAATATACCGGACCTTGTCCCCAAAAATCATTAAAATCTAAGGCGAGTAACGACAATTATGTATTTATGGGAAGAACCGGACCGGATATTTACGATAAACAAAGTGTCGTTGTTCTTGTGGAAAATAGAACTCCTGTAAAACTTGCAATATTTCCTATTGTAGCGACAGAGAGTGAACGTAGCTATTCAAATAAAGACCCACATAATTCAGATGATAATAACGCCGACAAATCATATGTATCAGCTTATTCCTATTATACCAAAGATAAAGAAACAGATAGTAGTAGTAAAGATAAATATGCTACAACAGATAAAGCAAAATTTGATAAAGATGAAAAGATGGCTGATACCGATGTTAAACCAAAATTTAACGACGCAAGATGGGGTGATTTCCGTATAACTTTAGTCGATCAAGACGTCGAAAGCACACGATATTATTTCCGTTCAGCTTATGCCAAGGGTGATTCGGGGACGGCTTTTATGAGGACTAGGAATGACAATAATTTTAATTATAATTCAAATTATGCTATTGCATTTAGACAAACTGGTAATAATCTTACTAAGGATAGTGAATTTATTAAACAATGGGAAACTGATTTTTTTGGTTTAACGTCGGAAGAACATTCTGCTGGCGTAGCAAATATATATTCTATTTTTAATATTATAGATAATCCTGGTACAAATCCAGATTCGTTTTATAACAATAAACAGATAGATTACTATATGGTTGTTTACGATGGTCACGTCATAATTGGTGCGGTATCTCAATTAACGACTGAAGATGATCTAGATGATGCTGATGATGTGAACAACAATGTTTGGCCGAGAGGACAATTTAAAAGATATGGAATTGAGGAGCTTTATAAGAATCAAGGCGCAAAGCGGTCTGATGTTGAAAAGCATTTCAAGGGGCTCACGTCGGACCAAGTGTCGAGTCTTTTCCCATCGTTGCCTGAATAATAATTACCCAAAATAATAAAGTTCTCCAGGAGTATTATTATCAGTAGGTGGTTCCAAAGCATTATAAAACTTATGATAAACAACATCTGGAACTTTACCCTTATCCCTCATCTTATTCAACTCATGACCATTACGAACAAAATATACAGTCGCTGTGGCATAACCATGCTTTTTAGCTAAATCATAGAATACCTTACGGTCTTCAACAGTTGGATTCGTCGCATCTATATATATCAACTCCTCCCCTTCATTGATTAATCTCTTTACAAGATTAATGAATCGGTTCTTCTCCTTCACAGTATCCCTTTCAACATGGACGAACCCATAATCTGCCAAGTAGTTCTCAAAAAATGAAGATTTGCCACTTCCTGGCATACCAACACTCACGACCATCACTTTTTCGCCAATTTTAGGCTCTATTTTGATGCTTGGCTTCGGGAAAAATTCATCTATATCATAATAATTTATTCCAATATTTTCGGCGAATAATTTGTCAGTATCTCTGAAATTTTTATCATTATTCTTGATTGCTTTTACACCGTCGCTTCCGAATAATGACTTTCTCACAAATAAACCACCAACATAATAACATTTGTCAGGAGGACATCCATTATTGATTGTCTGCGATAGCGGTATTACTCCATTAGACGTCCTACCACTATCATAACGAATCCACTCGTCATCTCCTACTCTTGCGAAGGCTACAAAATGTGTTGCTTCCATTTGAGTTCGTCTTCCCCGAGTCCAGCGTTTTAGACACCCCACAGTTCTCCAAAAACCAACTAAAACCCAGTTATCGTCGGTTGGTTTGTTGTAATTTCCACATACTTTATCACCATCAACTCTGTTATTAGCGAAATCACAGAGTTCTTGTATTGTTCCAATCTGTGCCATACTGGAACACAATACCTCTTCTCCATTAACAGTATAGTTAAATTGGTTCATAAATATCTGTAGAACTTGTTGAGGATTTTCTCCGTATTCACCATATTCTTCTGGTTTTACTTCGTCTGGTAGCAAATCGTTTATTACATCGTAGAGATTATCGTTATCCCAAACTTGGTCGGCATCTCCCGACTGGATAATTAGGTCGTATAATAAGGAGTCAATCTCACCGGCACTGGTTGGTGTTATTTCTCTGCGAGGAAGTTGTCTAACTGTTGGATTGGAAGCAATTACATATAATGAGCTGTTTAACCAGCAAAAAGATGCGCCGTTTTTATTTTTTGGGTTGGTGAGACGTAGTGTATCAAATTGTGTATTAACTTTCTTATTTTCTGCTATTACACAAGTATTTGGATTACCTGAGGCGTCGCCTACAAAGAATGCGTATTCTATTGGAATACCAATGAGTTCCTTAAACTTTTCCCACATACCTATGTTTGGTTTTCGGTAGTTATCATCACCCGTGGCTATAAAAACATAGCAAGGAATATTGAGTTTGTTTAGGAGATTAGTCATTCTCATAACCCTTTCTAATTTCTTAGGCATACTTTTGACTTTTTGGTTGGTAAATAACGCGATGGTGTATCCTTTCTTAAGTAATATGGTGAGTTCTTCTTTTCTGTTTGGTAGTATTTGTATGTCATTTGGTTCTGCTACGTGTGGATAGAGTTTTCCTTCTGCGTGAGCGATGGTCCAATCTATGTCAAAGGCGGCTATGTAGCTTTGTGGGCGGATATCAGGAATGTGGTAAAATAGGTCTCCGTCTTGTTGAAATGTTGGTTTGTTTTTGTTATAGAAGTTAATATCTATGTTTTTTAGGACAGATAATGTTTGTTTGATTGGGATATCAATGTTCTTTAAGCATTCTTCGTATTCTGGATTGATAGGTAGATTCATTTATTATATTATTTAAAACCGTTTAAGATTTTAAAAAAGAATGACTGATATTATTTTTCTATCATTTGGATATATTGGTGCGTGTTTAATATCAACGATGCAAATACCACAAATAAAACATACTTTCAGACAGAAGACTGTTAAGGATTTATCACTCCATACTATTAGTATGAATCTATCGGCTGCTGCGTGTATGTTAATGTATGCTTCATATTATAGGTTGTATCCTATAATGTTGGCTAATAGTTGTATTAGCACATGTGATATTATTTTGATATGTTTATATTTTAGGTATTGTAAGAAACCAGAACCCGACAGGTGTGAAATAATTATATAAATACTAATAATATATATAATTATATAAATGGACAAAAGCTATAGTAATCCATATACGAGTCCTTATTTAAGGTCTTATCCTAGACCACATTGGAGTCCATATCCAACGTTTTCTGATGTAGTCCAAGCTTCATTAAAGCCAGATTGTAATGTTGTATTACGTAATTTATTAAACATAGAGTTCCTGAGTTGGGTCGGTGAAAACAGAATTAAAACTCAGAATAGAAAGTATGAATGGATAAAAATGTCAAAAATTCTAGAATTACCAATAGATATAAATAGAGTATTAGTTCAATATATAAAATAACCATAAACCATCTGGTCAAAAATATAAAAATGAGATTTAAGGAATAATCTGAGGGAATAAAATCAGGAAAATGTCTCTTAGTTATTCAGTAAAAACAGCCGTAGATAATGTTGTTCATGAGTTTATTTTAAAAGTAGCTGAAAAATATGATTTGGATGCTAATGAATTGCTTGTTGAATGGGAAGGTGGGGAGGGTGGTAATATTAAAGTTGGTGAGACCAGTAAGGTAAATGTTGAGTTGGACCATTCTAAATTACTAACCATGAAAGTTCCTGAGTTGAAAGCGATGTGTAAGCAGAAGGGTCTTAAGTCAACAGGAAAGAAGGACGAGTTGTTGGCACTTCTTCTAAAGGGTGAAGTAGGTTCTACACCGGTTAAGACGGAACCTAAACCGGCAAAGACTAAGTCTCCAGTGACAGCTACTGTTGTTAAGAAATTATCTAGTGCTAATTCTACGATAGCTTTACGTAAAAATTCTCATGGAAATCATGAGCATCCGGAAACATCTTTTGTATTTGACCCTAAGACAAAGAAAGTAATTGGTAAGCAGAATGACGACGGAAAAATTGATCCTTTGTCAGAAGAAGATATTGATATGTGTAATAAGTATAAGTTTTCATATATTCTACCAGATAATTTAGATAGTAATGTTAAACTTGAAGACGAACATGTCGAAGAGCTTGATGAAGAAGATGATGAAGTTATTGAATCAGATGATGAATTAGACTTGGATGAAGAAGAACTCATAGATGACGAAGAACCAGAAATAGAAGATGATGAAGTAGAGTTTGATGAGTAATTATATATGACTGTTATAAAAACAACTTTTATAACAGGAAATTAAGAAGATTTAACTAATACATTGTAAAGTTACCTTACCGTTATGGTTAAAACACATGGGATTAACATTTTCAACGTCCCCAGTCATTGAGTTTTCAACAACCGCATTACAGTAATTAGGTATAGTCGCATTACACCCTTGTCCAACAGGTTGACATTCTTGAACATCCATGCCATCATAAACACAAACACCAATCTTGCCCTTATATTTACCATGTTTAATATTACATCTTGGATTCTTGTTAGCAGTAGTATTCATCATCGTACATTCTTCTACAATATCCATCGCATCCTCAGCGCCGTTAGCAATGACTTTTTCTCTATCATAATCGCTGTTTGCTTTAGTCATGTCATACCATTCTGGATGAGCTTCGGCAGGGTCAGATACACACTCACCTTTTTCAACACAAGTTTTCCAATCTGAAAACGAACACAATCCATTCTCTAATGTCTTTCCGCCCTTGTACTCGCACCAGTTATCACCGTCTTCACAATACACAATAGAATTTGGGAAACATCCAGCGGTTCCATCATAACATTTGAAATCTTTACCAGATTTACACTTGAAAGATACTGCTTTTGGAATAAAGTTAGATGTTGGTTGATTAATAGATTGAGGGTCATTAGGGATATTTGTAGGTTGCGAACAATGAATTGGTGAATCATTCTCACAACCAAATTCACTGGACTTACATGTAAAAACTGTACCGTCCGAGCATACATGAGATACCATATCTTCATCTGATGAAGGTTCCTCATCTACTGGTGTATTATTGTTTCTTTCATCTTTGTCACAATATGTTGGTGAATTATCATAACATGTTGGATCATTGTCATTGCATGTGAATGTCTTGCTATTATTACATTTGTGAAGATTAATATCTTCAGGACAGTACTTTAAAGAAAAATCTTCACAGTCATCAGAACCTGATTCACATACAACTGTTGAACCATCAGAACATAAAATAGTTCTATCATTCGCAACAGAATTTAATGTAGACTCGTAATTAGATTTATTTGACCAAAGTATACCAACAACAACAACTGCCATCACAACAAAAGCTAATAGTAAAAGACCTTTTGTAGCTTTACCCAGGAAGTTTTTAGCTTTTAATATAATACTCCATATAATTGCTAAAATTACAATACATAAGATTACTATCAGAACTACATTCATTATTTACTTTATTCTAACATAATTATTTATTAATAATTATGTTGTCAAATCATTCCAAACATCCAAATCTAGTAATTGAACGTGTTTAGCCTTGGTATTATTACGAACTTCAATCCAGAATGGACCACCCTCTTGTTCCTGAAAAGCCATACCATTAACACTCCAACCATCCTCCAAATTATTATTCGGATGAGACCGTTTTACCTTGAAAGTTTTACCATATCTTTCTTCTAAATCATCTACACTTTTTGTAGTTTCTTTCATAGCAGAATTAATAAGTTCCTTACATTTATTAGAACAATAACAAAACCCCATAAACTGATTTACATTGATAAAATTAATATTAGAATCACACCAACAAATATCACACTTAATATTATTTTTGCCTAGAGATAGTCGGTGCGGAAACACTTTCTTCTTTGACTCCATTTTTATGTTAATAGAATTACTTTAGATTTATTTTCTTCTACGAGATTTACTTTTTCCGGTTACCCTCTTTTTAGGAGAACTTCTCTTGCGTTTACAACGTCTATCTATCTCAGCTTTACTAAGTTCTCTGGCTGTTTTTGGTGTTCCTTTGTTAATACGTCTTCTAGGCCTACAATAAGGGTAATTCTTCCATTTTGCCTTGTTCCTGCCACATGGAACTATTTTGGGTAATTTACAGACGTTTATCCACTCTTCGGCAAACCAACGACCTAACCCTGATTGGACACTTCGTTTAGACTTACTCTTCTTAGACTTTCTCCGTTTGGAGTTTTTTTTAGTTCTTTTTGGTGCTCTACTTCCTCTGTAATAAGGCAATGGTGGAATTGTTGGAGCACCTGGACGAGATAATCGTCTCAAGTACTGCTGACGAGATCTCATACGAAGTTCAGGAGGAATTCTTTCATCTGGTCTAGGTAATCTACCACTTGGTCTGTAGAAATTCCTATCCTCTACCGACATTTGTCTACTTAATTGTGGTCGGCTACGAATAGTTATTTTCTTATTCTTTTTTGATTTTTTTGGTTTTGAAGCTATTGGTGATTTCTTGTAATAAGTTTTTATTGGAGATTTTTTAACTGGAGCTCTACTCCTCTTCTTTGAGGACTTCCTCCTCTTCTTTGAGGACTTCCTCCTCTTCTTTGAGGACTTCCTCCTCTTCTTTGAGGACTTCCTCCTCTTCTTTGAGGACTTCCTACGCTTCTTTGAGGACTTCCTCCTCTTCTTTGAGGACTTCCTCCTCTTCTTTGAGGACTTCCTACGCTTCTTTGAGGACTTCCTACGCTTCTTTGAGGACTTCCTACGCTTCTTAGAGGACTTCCTCCGCTTCTTAGAGGACTTCCTACGCTTCTTTGAAGACTTCCTCCGCTTCTTAGAGGACTTCCTACGCTTCTTAGAGGACTTCCTACGCTTCTTAGAGGACTTCCTCTTGGACTTAGAGGTAACTCTGTATTTACCACCACGACGTTTGTACTCTTTTACCAACCAACCGCTACCGTATGCACTAGGCCATACCTTAAATTTACCTTTAGCTTCTGCTTTAACACGAGCATATAAGGCTTTATTTGTAGGAACACTAACCATTTTATATTAAAATAATATAAAATTTATCAAATATTTTATCCAGCATCAGTTCCAGCTCCTCCACCACTACCGAATCCACAACCACCCTCTATAGAATCACCATAGCAAGCATTAGCATAGGTATCAGCATTATTCTCCAACTCAGAAAACAATACACTTATCATTATCTCAGTCTTAGCTTTTGCATCCCCAGTCAAAGTCTTGACCTTTCTTTTCATTTCTTTCAACTTATCGTATGCTACATCCTGGTCTAGACGAGCTATTTTTTTGGCTTCTATAGTTGCTTTTAATTTTAAACGCAAATTTTCCTCTGGAGGTTCTTGGTTAGAGCTTTCTTTTCTCCTTGGCATTTATAGTATATTATATATTTTTTAAATCTTGTCTATCATGATTCAAAGAAAAAATGTCATTTGTACCTAAATCATGATTAGTAAAAATAGACTGTTTTTTACTTTTTCTACCTAATAGATACATTTTATAAATAAAAAATACTAATTTTTCTTAAATTATTAAATCTTCTTTGTATTAAATAAAATGTCAAACTGTAATTCTTATCGTGCCCCACCTTGGTCTGGTTTCAGAACAGATTTTGATAAACAACTCCAAGCTAAATTTTCTACATGTGACAGTGTTATTCCATGTCCAAGAACTATTCCAGTTGTACCAAGTGTACCTGTCATGCCAAGCCCAATGCCTGTCATGCCAAGCCCAATGCCTGTCATGCCAAGCCCAATGCCTGTCATGCCAAGCCCAATGCCTGTTATGCCAAGCCCAATGCCTGTCATGCCAAGCCCAATGCCTGTTATGCCAAGCCCAATGCCTGTCATGCCAAGCCCAATGCCTGTCATGCCAAGCCCAATGCCTGTCATGCCAAGCCCAATGCCTGTCATGCCACGCCCAATGCCTGTCATGCCACGTTCACCAATGCCACGTTCACCAATGCCACGTTCACCAATGCCACGTTCACCAATGCCACGTTCACCAATGCCAAGTCCAATGGGTACCAAACTTGGTGCGCCAGAAATGCACACTTGCGCCGATGGTACTATCTTTGAATGTGCTGGTGGAACTCAAGGATGTATGGATAATTCTCCTCTATTCTGTTAAAGTTATAGAATTAAAACTAATCTAAATTTTTCTTTATTATTTTAATAGTAATAAAGAAATATGAACCAATATTGTTTTGATATTAAAAACCCTGATAACATTCAAATAGTAGCTGATGATATCAAGAATTTTGTCCGAAAACTGTACATAGGAACAACAGAACCAAAGTATCCAAATAAAGAAGAACTACCATTCATAGTACTTTACGGAACAACATCAGAAAATAATGTATGTATTCAAATGACTAGTAAGGCAAAAAAACATGTAGAAAGAATAGAAAAAATCAATGATTCTTTAAAAGGTTCTAAACTTGTTTATAAAAGTAGTGTTATTCTTAGCAAACCTTACAAATATGAATTAGATGCGCAGGCTTGGTGGGGTGGAGGTAATCTAAATATTGGTGGTAAACGATGGAATACCTTAAAACATCGTGGTCCCTATTTTACTCATCTCATGGAACCTTACAAACCCTTGAAAGCATCATTAATTTATGAAGGTAAAAAATATCCACTAAATCCAAGAGAAGAACAGGTAGCTACATATTACGCTAAACGTAAAATCAGTGAAGCTGCCGGAGGTGTTGTTGATGAATGGACTAAAGATAAAACATTTAACCAAAACTTCTGGAACGATTTCAGAACATATCTAACACCTGAACACAAAGCAGTATTCAAAGACTTTTCTAAAATTCGTTGGACAGATATAATTAACAAGATTGAAGCTTCTAAACCTTCTGAACTAACGAAAGAAGAGAAGATGGAAAAACGTATGATTAATGAGGAAAAGAAGAAGACATATGGTTTTGCCTACTTAGATGGTATCAAAGAAAAATTAGGTAATTTTACTGTTGAACAAGCAGCTATTTTATATGGTCGTGGTGATAACCCTCTTCGCGGAAAAGTTAAAAAGCAAGTTAACCCAGAAGATGTCACTATTAATATTGGTGAGAATGATCCAGTTCCAAAACCACCTTCAGGGCATAAATGGGGAGCTGTTGTCCATGAACACGACAGTGTTTGGGTAGCCAAATGGAAAGATAGTATTAGCGGAGAAAATAAGTACGTCCAATTTAGCGCCGAAGGTAAATTCAAAGGAGAATCAGACTTGATAAAATACGAAAAAGCTAGGAAATTACAAAAACATATTGAAACTGTCAGAGAAAAGTATATGGTTGATGCAGCTTCTAATAATGGTGTAAAGAGACAACTAGGCACTGTTCTCTGGTTAATAGACAACCATGGTGTAAGAGTTGGTGGAGAAAAGTCAGCCGATGAAGCAGATACTGTTGGAGCCTCTACATTAAGAGTAGAGCATGTAAAATTGGAAGAACCAGATATTGTAATCTTTGATTTCTTGGGTAAAGATAGCATTAGGTTCTACAAACGTATTAAGGTTCCTAAACTCATATACACAAATTTTGAAAAGTTGTTAGCGAATAAAAAGGGAAACGCCCAAGTATTTTCAGCTATTAACTCTGCTGCTATCAATGATTATCTCAAAGAATTTGACAAAGATTTTACAGCAAAAGTATTCAGAACCCGCTTAGCCTCCTCCATCATGTTTGAAGGATTAAAATCAGTTAAAGTACCAGATGGTGCCACTAAAGCCGAAACCAAGAAATACTTCAACAAAGCAAACGCCAATGTAGCAGAAATCCTCAACCATACTCGCAACGTATCAAAGAAAGCTCAGGAATCAGTAAAGAAAGATGAAGAAAAGCTAAAAGAATACAAGAAAGAATTGAAACAACTGGAAAAAACTGGTAAATCAACTGCCGGCTTAGAAAAGAAGATAGAATCTGCTAAAAATCGCATAGAAGCCAAAACCGATGTGTTGAAAGTAGCTATTAGCACTTCTTTAACAAACTATATTGACCCTCGTATAGTTGTAGCATGGTCAAAGAAGACTGGAGCTGATTTAACAGCTATATACACAGATGCCTTGATGAAAAAGTTCAAATGGGCCCTTGAAACTACTGACAAAAAATGGAATTGGTTAACCAGCCCACTCCAAGGAAACCAAGATTTAGAACCATCTGAAAATCACGGTAATACAGTTAATAATATTAAACCAGAAAAACCAATAAATTATCATAAAAGTCGTAGTGTTAAGAAACCTACGGATGATAAGCCTAAAAGACCAGGTAAGGGTAAGTTGAGTAATAAAATTTTCATACAACAACCTAAAAATATAGCAGATGTTAAGGTTGGTTCCCTAAAGGATTGGAAGTTATTAGTAAATTTATGTGAAAATCCAGAGATGTATAAGACCCAAATATACAAAGTTGACAAAGAAGTATTAGAGTGGATATACCCATTCTCTCAATATTTTATTGAAAAAGGTTCTGAAGTTCAAGCAAATAATTATATTGTTGAGTTTTATAAATTAGCCTTTGAAAGATGAAAAATTTTATTTTAATATTTATTATACTAGTAAGTTTAGTAGTATTAGAAATAATAGCAGAAGTTTGTATCAAGGAATATGATAAAAGTTCAAAAACTAAACTTATACTTATCGGTATATTCTTGTATTTATTTATTCCATTACTTTTTCTTGCTCTCATAAAGCAAACAGATGAGTTAATAATTGCTAATGCTTTATGGCAGGTATCTAACATTATTTTAGTAGCAATTGTAGGATATTTTTATTTCAACGAAAAATTGTCAAAATATCAGTGGGTAGGAGTAGCGTTAAGTTTGGTCGTCGTTGGATTACTTATGATTGAACCAAAAGAATAATTATCTTTTTATTAAATAAATGGAATATCATACGATAAGCGATGGATACAGATTCAGAAACCTAAAAAGTTTTCAAGGTTATGACTGTCAAGCAAACACAGAATGCGCCAGACCATTGGTTGGTAACCCACTTAACTGGGGAAAATGGTGGCCGGAATCAGCAGGAAATCCAATGGACTGTTTAGCATATGGATGTAAGTGTAATTCCTTGAGTGGTCCAGACTGTGGAGCCAGAAGACAGCACCACAAAGATGGAACACCAAAGGATATCGCACAAACATTATTCTGTGGTCCAATTGATGGTTTTTGCTCTTAATTCTTTATAATTTTGAGAATTATAAAGACTCTAATAGACATGAATATCACGATTATCCAAATCCGTGATTTTATCAAGAATTACATCTGTATATTTTGACAAATCTGTTATACTATCTGCCCCAGATAATACACCAATATTCAACTTACAACCAGCATTAATACCTTCTTTCATATCATTGACCGTATCACCAACTTTTGCCACGTTATTAACAGATGGAATCTCACACTGTTCCATCAACTGATGTATCATATAAGGTGCCGGACGACCACACAAAACTTCCTCACTTGATATCCAAGTATCCACAGAATGTGTCAAATCAAAATGTCTAATTATCCTTTCTTGGAAATCTTTTGGATAACCAGTATTTAGAGCAATCTTAATACCATCAGCCCTTAATTTACCAAAAAAATCCAACAATTCCTTATCTATTAACTCAATATTATTGTCTTCAAAATATTTCTGTTCCAACTCAGTTAACAACAACTTTTCAGCCTCATTAACTCTATTCATTATATGTTTCTTGTTTGGAAATCCATAATAACTAGTCATATGCTTATACAAAACCTCACGTTTATCCCTTCCATGCCAAGTTTTACTTTCATTAACTGTTATGGGGTATCCTAACTTATTCAATGTACTAGCTATCGTTTTATAAATTATTCCTTTCTCATTAATAATTGTTCCTGCCATATCACAGACCAATAATTTAATGTTATTACGAAATAACAAACTCATTTTAGATATTGGTTTGATAACTTTAAGTTTATTTAACTTAAAGTTAGTATATTTTATTGTTATTCCTTGAATACTTTTAGATTACGACCTGATGGGTCCCCACCATGGTCTACCCACTTGGGTAACCAGTAATCAGACTTTGGCTTATAATTAGGGAAAAATCCATCAAAAAGCTTCTTGTAGTAATATGCCTCCTTACTTGGAAAATCACCTCCATTAATCCTGAAATCTTCATCACTAATCTTCTCATCCACAAAATCTTGAATCTGTTCGTACCACTTTTTACCAGTGTTTCCTGATACACCATCGGAAAATCCATCCTTTTGTCTAAACAAAATACTGTTTGGAAGATAATTATTGGTAAAAGCATTTCGCAACAAAGTCTTTTCAAGCCCATCCTTAGGTCTCAAGAGCTCACCACTCGTACTCATAGAAAAATCAACCATATTTCTATCCAAAAATGGAACACGAAGTTCCAAACCATGAGAAGATATACAACGGTCTGCTCGCAACACATCATACCAATACAACTCCCTAATCAATCTTTCACTCTCATTAGCCAAGTCAGTAGGAGTTGGAGCATAGTGAAAGTACAAATACCCACAAAACAACTCGTCAGCACCTTCACCAGAATACAAAACAATATCATCAGTATTCTTACTAATATACTTAGCCAACAACCACATTCCTACACTTGCTCGTACAGTCGTAATATCATAAGACTCCAAATCACGAATAATATCAGGAATTGCGTTAAAACCCTCTTCGGGGGTAAAAAGAACTTCAGTATGAACTGTGTTCAAATAATCAGCAGTTTCCCTAGCACACTTCAAATCCTTAGAACCCTCCATACCAATGGAATATGTTCTAACCTTATCAGGACCTATCAACTTACAAAGTATACTTGTAATCAAAGAACTATCCAGACCACCAGACAACAAACAACCAATCGGACGATTTGACATCAACCTCTCTTCAACAGCTTTTTCTAAAGTTTCACGAAGTTTTACTTCTGTTGTCACCGATTCTTTCAAACTTCTTACTTTCGGTAGTGTATAACTGAAAAGAACTACTTCACCAGAACTAATATCATAATAACCCCAACCCGGGGGGACCGGATTTACTGTTCCACAAAAATCTTGGAGAGCACGAGCATATGAAGCTACTGCGAAGTTTCCATCCTTAGTAAAACCATAGAAAAGAGGACGAACTCCAATCCTATCTCTCCCAAACCAAATCTTGTTATCAGAAACAGAATTAACCATTAGAGCAAAATCACCACTCAGTGTATCAATCATTTTCTCAAAACCAATCTTGTTAAACAGATGCATAATACACTCACAATCACTCTTAGACTTACACTTGAGATTGTAAGTATATTCTAGATGTTCATGATTAAATATCTCCCCATTACACATCACAGAAACATCATCATCGTTGAACGGTTGTTCTCCCATGGAGCTTGTATCCATAATAGCTAATCTACGAAAACCCAACAACATATTTTTCTTAATTACAACCACACCACTGTCTGGGCCACGATTATACAACATTTTGTATGAATTAACAATAATATCAATATCCCTTTGCTGATTTCGCAAATATATAGCTAGAATTCCACACATTTTTATATAATAATCTACTTTTTCTTAAACCTGAATGTATCTTGGTATTACACGTTCTCTGCGACGTTCAGTATGCTCTAATTTCTTTCTATCCTTACCCTTTTTCTTATACAGATTATATACATCCCTATAATACTCATGAATTAACAATACACCACCCCTCTGTTTCTCAAACAACGTCAAAGGCTTAGTAAAATCAGGTTCTTTCTCCCCAAAACAAGCAATACCTCTCCAAAAATATCCCTTGGTATTTGGCATATCTTTCAAGTTTGTTTGTATGTATTCAGGAACAGTACTATCAATTTTCTTAAAATAATTATAACTTCTATCCATTTCTCTCTTGAGATTCCGTTCCTGTCTATCTGAATCCCTTGTCATATTATTATATGACATAGACAACTTATGATTATCAACATTCCGCAATCGTGATTCTTCTTTTTTCTGCTTCTGTATCGCGTTCTTATTCTTTTGTTCTTGGTAATTAGTCTTGTTTGTAGCAACTATTTCACTATCAATATCACCACGAGATATACCCTCAATTCTCTTCTCTAAATCACTAATTTCTTTTTTACGCTCCTCATTCTTAGTTGTAATCTTCGCTATTTGCGCCCGTACATACGGAATATCTCCTTGTTGTTTTAGGGCCTCCATCATACCCTCATCAACCTCAATACATTTATTCAGGTCACGAATACGTATAGTGGCTTTATTATGTTCTGATTGACGACTAATATCCATGTTATCCTCTTTTATCCTTTATTTAATGGATAAAATCTTTATGCCTCTTTTATTATGGTACTTGGAAAGTACCATAATATAATACACATATATCATTTATACGTGCCCCCTGAACTCGGCTTACAAACTAAATTACTCACTTTATCTTTAATAAACTTTCCATCTTGCGTAGAAAATATTATATTATTAATACCCACATCCAACAAAGCTCTCTGACAATTTATACAAGGCTTAGAACTCACAACCTTTCCATCCCTAGACCACCTTATATTCCATATAGTATATTTTGACATTTTCCGTTTATCTTCTATACACATCTGTTTCAACACTGCTATCTCTGAATGACAAGACTTAGACTTACCCTTGTCCGGAGAAAACTTAGAAGCCCCACCTAAACTGGACTCCCCATAAGCTATAACTTTACCACCTTTAGTTATAGCACTTATATGCCGTTTAGGATTATTCCAGTCATCTGGCGGGCACATACCAGATAATTTTTTGTTTAGACGAACTTCCATTATTGTTTTTTAATATAATTTCCTTAAATTAAATCATTTTCATTTATATGGCCTTCCTGCTTCACAGTAAGGACATATCCGACGAGTTATCATATTCTTCTTCTCTTTATCAAACAAATCATATAATTCTACCTGTTCATTAAAGTATTTCCTCATAGTTGGATACATATCTTTTATATGACCCGGCCATAATGGATTCGGTTCTGTCTGATTATAAACATATTCGGCCATTTCACCAGGATTACACTTAAAATACTCATTCCATTCTTGAATACAATATGGCTTCACTATATCAACCAAATCATTAACAAACTCATTACGGAAAAATTTCTTAAAACAACCACCACATACAGTATGGTCGGTATTACCACAAAAAGGATTAACAACATTCACAACACTCTCCTTAAAACAACAAGGACATTTCCTCTTCTCATACACTATAACCAACTTACCTACCTCATTACGAGACTCAAATAAATCTATCATCATATCAATAAACTCGTTAGGTCCAAGATTAGCACTTGGCCCTAACTCATAAACAGCGCTAGGTCTATTAAAATTACTTAACATATAATTCCTATGTTCATAACCCCATATTGATGTATTACAATTAAAACAAACTCCATTATGAGTATTATCATTATTCTTACATAAAATATAATTAGGACACTTAATCATAACATATCTTATAACTTACATAAGTTATAAAATTTCATTTTTATTAAAACTCATCCTCCCAACACGATGACGGAACCTTATCAGAAGAATATATAAACATCGCACTCTTGCCAAAAGACAACTTACACTTCCAACCAATATTAACCAACTCTTTCTCTACCTCCTTATATAAACTCTCACGTTCTTCCTCACATTTAACACCAATACTATCATAAAACTCTGTAATATTAAAATAATTGTTCTCTGTTGAATGAACCTCATGATTACTGTCGTTGTAATCATATTGTAGCATATGAAGAGATATAGCTTTACGTAATTCTTTTAACGCCCAATTATACCTACAACTACCTAAATTTAACTTATTATCTACATGTAGATATGTTGGAAAAGCTTGCATTTATTATAACCTATTGATATTCTTAAATTAATTACGCTTACTACTAATATGATTACGCAACTTTTTGTTTTCATGTCTCAATCTCTCAATTTTACTCTCAAGTTCTTTGATTCTGTCAAACAATTCCTCTTGACCGCTCTTTGTCTTACGCTTGGGAGTAGATGGACTGGGGAAATCATCAGAAGATTCCTCTTCTTCTGAAGAAGTTGAAAGCTCTTCACTACTACTACTACTACTACTCTTACTTCTTTCAGCATATAGTTTCCTAAAATCAACAGGTTTTTTATTGAAAGATTTATAGTAATCCAAAGGTTTCTCCATAAAAGCCTCTTTATGAGATTTCAAAGTTGTTGTATTTCGTTGAGTCTTATTCTGAACATCCAACTTATTATGCCTATCATCCCTAGGCTTTACATCCCTATGCCTATCATCCCTAGGCTTTACATCCCTAGGCTTTACATCCCTATGCCTATCATCCCTATGCCTATCATCCCTAGGCTTATCATCCCTAGGCTTTACATCCCTATGCCTATCATCCCTATGCCTATCATCCCTATGCCTATCATCCCTATGCCTATCATCCCTAGGCTTTACATCCCTATGCCTATCATCCCTATGCCTATCATCCCTATGCCTGTCATCCCTATGCCTGTCATCCCTATGCTTGGTATTTTGATGTCTTCTTTCATTTTTCTGTTGTTGTAAAATTTTAATATTATCTTTTAATGTAGATATATTATTTGATTTAATTACAGGTTTACTATCTGTTTCTTTTGGTTTATTTTCATTTTTGATCAAATCAGTTAAAAAAGGAATTATTTCTTTTTTGTCGTCAGTCTTATTATCAACTTTACTTTCTTTATCACTTTTATCTTTATCACTGTCGTCGTCATCACTATTCTTAGTACTTCTCTTATCACTGTCGTCATCACTGTCTTCATCATCACTATTCTTAGTACTTCTCTTATCACTGTCATCATCACTGTCTTCATCACTATTCTTAGTACTTCTCTTATCACTGTCGTCATCACTGTCGTCATCACTATTCTTAGCGCTTCTCTTATCACTGTCATCATCACTGTCATCATCACTGTCGTCATCACTATTCTTAGCGCTTCTCTTATCACTGTCGTCATCACTATTCTTAGCGCTTCTCTTATCACTGTCATCATCACTGTCGTCATCACTATTCTTAGCGCTTCTCTTATCACTGTCATCATCACTATCAGACTCCTTCTTGACAGACTCCTTCTTGACAGACTCCTTCTTAACAGACTCCTTCTTAACAGACTCCTTCTTAACAGACTCCTTCTTAACAGACTCCTTCTTGACAGACTCCTTCTTGACAGACTCCTTCTTGACAGACTCCTTCTTGACAGACTCCTTCTTAACAGACTCCTTCTTGACAGACTCCTTCTTGACAGACTCCTTCTTAACAGACTCCTTCTTAACAGACTCCTTCTTAACAGACTCTGACAACGATTCAACTAATTCTTTGATAGATTCTTCTTTGGATCTTGGAAGAAGCCAGCCTTCACCTCCATGGGCTTTACCATTCCATCTGGCTCCTATTTTTTTCATAGCATTTGTATATGTCGCCTTATCACCCCTAATAACTAAACGTGTCTTGTCGTATATTTCATAAGATAACATTTTGTTAATTAAAGGCTTTTCCTTAAGTAATATTTTAAGTAATATTTTGTTAATATTACTTAATGATTAATTACATTTCTGATCCGCCACCACCGCCGATGGAGACATAGTAAATTTCACCTGTTGTGGTATCGTAATAGAGTGGATTAGTAGTACCGCTTCCGGAAGCGATTGGTTTTACGTAAAATTTGCTTCCAGTGGTGCCATTTAGAGCTGAACCTGAAGCATTAATAACAATACTGTTAGCACCTTGTCCATTACCACCTGCTAATTCGCCGATAGCAATAGCATTGGATCCTTGAGAAGTTCTACCTGCTTGCTCTCCTATGGCAATAGCGTATTGTCCCTGAGATACTTGTCCTGCTGATTCACCAACAGCTACAGTGTATTGTCCCTGTGATATCTGACCAGCTCTATAACCTAGAGCTATAGCATCAGAACTTTGAGAAATAGTACCAGCCTCATAACCAATAGCAATAGAATCCGCTCCTTGTGTTCCTTCTCCTGCCTCATGACCAATAGCAATAGCATTAGATCCTTGGGCATTAGAGCCTGATTGATAACCAATGGCTACAGCACTATTACCTTGAGTTGATTTAGCCGATTGATAACCAATAGCAACTGTTCGTATACCTTGGACAGTACTACCAGCTTCATAACCAATAGCAATAGCATTAGATCCTTGTGTTCCTTCTCCAGCTTCATAGCCAATAGCAATAGATCCAGCACCTTGGGCCGTAGCGCCTGCTTGATAACCAACTGCTACGGCTTGAGTACCTTGGGTTCCGCCGCCTGATAACGCACCAACAGCAACTGATTGTGTACCTTGGGAAATAGAAGCTGCATAAGCACCAAGCCCAACAGAATTATTACCTTGGTCGGCAAGACCAGACCTATATCCCATTGCTATGGAATCAAAACCCTGATTTGTATTACCTGATTCTTGTCCTATGGCTACAGACCGAGTACCCTGTGTTTGTTCTCCTGCCTTATAACCGATAGCTATAGCATCAGCTCCTTGGCTTGTTTTACCTGCTTGCTTTCCTACGGAAACAGCATATTCTCCCTGATCATTATGTCCTGCTGTCTCTCCAATAGCAACACCATATTGTCCTTGGTTAAATTGCGCTGCCGAACTACCTACAGCAACTCCTCCTGTAGCTTGTGATGTTTTAGCAGCAAAATAACCAATGGCTACGCCTAAAAATCCTTGACTCGCACGACCAGCATCTTGACCAATAGCAACGGCAGCACCACCAGCTCCTTGGGCTACGGCACCTGCGTTAACACCAATAGCAACAGCATCGGGACCTTGAGTGCTTCCACCTGCTAATGCTCCGATAGCTATAGCATCGGCTCCTTGGGCTGTTATACCGGACTGGTCTCCAACAGCAATCGCTTTAGCACCTTGTGTGGAAAAACCGGCTTTATAACCAACAGCAACTGACGCAGCACCCTGGACAGTGCCACCTGCTTGGTAACCAACTGCTACGGCCTGAGTACCTTGGGTTCCATAACCTGATAACGCACCCACAGCAACTGATTGTATACCTTGGGCAATAGAACCTGAATAAGCACCAATCCCAATAGAATTATTACCTTGGTCGGCACGACCAGACCTATATCCCATTGCTATGGAATCAAAACCCTGACTTGTATTACCTGATTCTTGCCCTATGGCTACAGACCGAGTACCCTGTGTTTGTTCTCCTGCCCTATAACCAATAGCTACAGAATCAGCTCCTTGACTTGTTTTACCTGCTTGTTTTCCTATGGAAACAGCATATTCCCCTTGAGATATTTGTCCTGCTGTCTCGCCAATAGCAACACCATATTGTCCTTGGGTTCCTTGTCCTGCTGAAGAACCAATAGAAATTGCTCCTGTAGATTGTGCTGTTGCAGCGGCTGCGGAACCAATAGCTATAGCTAAAAATCCTTGAGTCGCACGACCAGCATTTTGCCCAATAGCAAGTGCGTCACCACCGGCACCTTGCGCAAATCTACCTGCGTTTTGTCCAATCGCAATAGCATTAGCACTTTGAGTACTTCCACCTGCTAATGCTCCAATAGCAACAGCATCAGCACCTTGGGATGTCTGTCCGGCATTTACACCAATATGAACTTTATCTGATGTTTCCGTAGCCCAAGCCGAACTAGCTTGGTCCCAATAAGCATAATTACTATAAGCAGTACCATCTGGTAAAGTAGTTCCACCCGTGGCAGTATTATAAGTTAATTCTTTTGTCACAGTGTCGTAAAATACACCATTAGTATTTGATGCGTTTCTAATTGGATTAACGAAAAACCCTGCTTGACCACTATTTTGTGCTAAACCCGAGGCATTTAGAATAATAGAACCCGCTGTTTGTGAAGTTTTTCCTGCTTGATAACCAATAGCAATAGAATTCGCGCCTTGTGTTTGATTACCCGCAAGATTACCAACTGCTACAGAGTTAATACCCTGGGATGTTCTACCTGATAGAGTACCAATAGCAACAGCATCAGCACCTTGATTTGCCGTTGCGCAGAATTCTCCAATAGCAATAGCACCACCACCTTGCGTTCCAGCACCCGCAAGAACTCCTATAGCTATACCTCTTTCACCTTGTACTGTTCTACCTGCTTGAATACCAATAGCAATACCGTACTGTCCTTGAGTTGCGGTTGCGGCTTGGTCTCCAATTGCCACAGCAGCGATACCTTGGTAAGTTTCTGCTGCTCTTCCTCCAATTGCTATACTAAAGTTACCTTGGTTGAAACGAGCAGCCTCGTCTCCAACTGCTACAGCCTGTTTACCTTGATTTGTTTGACCGGCAAAAGGACCTACTGCTGTAGATAAGGTTCCTTGTGTGGTTGAACCCGCTAAACGTCCTATGGCAACAGCATCCACATCTTGATATGTCTGACCCGCATTTGCCCCAATAGCTATTGCCCCTGTTCCTTGTGTTGAAAGACCAGCATCTGGACCAATGTGAACTTTGGTTCCTGTTTCTGTCTGCCATTGACTTCCAGCTTGGTCCCAGTAAGCATAATTACTGTAAGCGGTACCATCTGGTAAGGTAGTTCCACCACCTCCGCCAGTAGTATAAGTTAATTCTTTTGTAGTAGTATTGTAAAATACACTATTAGTATTTGACGTGACATCTGACCGAACTGGATTTACATAAAATCCAGAGTTAGTTGCTGAATGTGCTATTCCAGAAGCATTTAAACAAATAGAATTATCTGCCGAAAATAATTCAGAGGCTCCCTTACCAATAGCTATAGAAGATTCACCCTGAGTTAACTTACCAGCACCACGACCAATAGCTACAGCATTTCGTCCTTGTCTTGATTGTCCGGCATTTGTTCCTATAGCTATAGCATCTCTACCTTGTGAGTCAGAACCAGCAATAAATCCAATAGCTATTGCTTCAGCACCTTGAGTTTTTTCACCTGCTGCTGTTCCAACAGCAACACAATTAGCACCTTGTGCTGTACTACCTGCTAAAGACCCAACTGCAACTGAATTTTGTCCTTGATTATATTTACCTGCGAAACGACCAAGAGCTGTTGATTCATTACCTTGAGAATATCTACCAGAATCTTGACCCAAAGCTATACAATTGTCGCCTTGGGTATGTGTTCCAGAGTTATAACCTATAGCTATTGATTTTTCACCTTGAGCTGTCCTATTAACATATACAGAATTTACTGCTGTATCGGTTCCACCAAGACCTATTGAATAATTATTATTACCATCATTCCTAATCGTAGTGAGACCGTGCCGGTTATTAGCTAAAGAACCCATCATATAACTTGGATGTTGAAAATTCATTGTTGGTTGAATTGTTGAAAAACCATCATTTCCTGTTGGCATTATTTTATTATACCAAAATAAAATAATAGAAATTTATTAACCATCTACAAGTTCATCCTCATCATACTCTTCTTCCTCAAAATTACTCTCCATAGCCTCCATTATATCTCTTTCTAAAATAGCCTTCTTAATTTCAGCATTAGTCCTGGCTACAACAATTGGTCTCACAGGCTTATGTAGTTTTAATACAGTATTAAACCGTACTAATTCATCATCCCTTTTAATATACACAATCGTAAAATTTAACTTCTGAGACAACAAGACCTTATTCTGATTAAAGAAACCAAAAAACTCCATAAAAACCTTGAGCGGTGGCTCCTCACCCTTATTACAATCAATAAGAACCACTGCTGGTTTCCCCTCAAGTTTTTCCAACATTTCCTTGGTCTCGTCTAACAAACACTTAACCATCAACATGGCATCAGCAGAATTCCAATCTCCGCTTGATGATATCTTAACAATTCTATCAGATTCCCATAAATCTTTGTTAATCAACAACATTTATTTGAATAAAGGTTTATTCATAAACCATTTATAATTTTGATTATTTAGAACAACATACAATAACCAGCCAAATGACTCACCTCAACGACCACGGACCATGGTATGAAAACCAACAAATATCTTACCAAGATATTGTAAAGGATATGAAGACTTTATTCAAAATTGAGAACGATGAATCATTAGAATACCTAATAAACCAAGCTTTTCTAGAAATATCAGATAAAAGTAAAGTCCCTATATCAAAAGAAAAAACTGGTGTATCACCCAGGGGATATTATACTTTTATCAGAAAAGACCTAATAAATATAATGACAAGACTTCAATTACACGGCAATTAACCAATATAAGTTTAAATTTGATTTTTTATAATATAATTTATATTATAAAAAATCAGAAAAATGACTGAAACTTATACAGAGTTTTTCCAATTACCAAAGGATATATCATATACACCAGAAGAAATACATGAAATTTGGGAAATGAGACCCGAAAAACCCCACGAAATAGTAATTTGCGGGAAACTTATACCATGTCCAAGACTACAAAAAACACAAGGTCATAGTTATACATTTAGTGGTAATACATTAGATTGTGAAGCTATTAGTCCAATGTTTGACAGACTTATTGAATATCTTAATAATAAACTAAATTGTAATTTTAATATGTTAATGATTAATTGGTATAGAGATGGCAATGACTATATTGGAGAACATTCAGATGACGAAAAACAATTAGAACCAGGTTCTCCAATCGCAACAGTATCGTTAGGTTGTACTAGGGACTTTGTTCTTAAAAATAAAGAAACTAAAGAACGTATCATATACAAACTCAATAATAATAGTGTCTTAGTAATGGGTGGAACGTGTCAGAAAACACATAAACATGGCTTACCAAAACGAAAACTAATACAAGATTATCGGATATCTATAACTCTAAGAGAGTTTAAATAAAAATGATATTTAACTCAAAGATATATCATTTATAACAAATGACTACACAGATACAAAAACCATTACTAAAATGGGTTGGTGGTAAAACACAAATTATCCAACAAATTATAAAACATTTTCCAACAGAAATCAACAACTACCACGAAATATTCCTCGGAGGAGGAAGCGTATTATTTGCTCTCCTATCACTTCGTAAATCAAATAATATTAAAGTTAACGGCGAAATCTACGCATACGACTTAAACCAAGACCTCATCAACCTATACCAAGTCATCCAAACCAATCCAACAGAATTTCTAACCATTCTTAACGAATACAAAGAAACTTATCACAACATCACCGCAAATACAATCAATCGTAAACCAGAAACATTGGAAGATGCACTAACATCCAAAGAAAGTTATTATTACTGGATTAGAAAACAATTCAACACCACACATGACAATAAAATACAAAAAAGCGCCATGTTCTTATTTCTTAACAAAACTTGCTTCAGAGGTCTCTATAGAACAGGTCCCAACGGATTTAATGTTCCTTACGGACACTACAAGACTACACCAGCTATTATAACAGAAGATGAACTCAATAGCATCTCAGAACTTATATCAGACGTTCATTTCATTTGCGCTGACTTTACTAACTCTATACAACAAGCTGAACCAAACGATTATCTATATTTAGACCCACCCTACGCACCAGAAACAGAAAAATCATTTGTAGGCTACACAGCTGATGGTTTTGACTTGGAAACCCACAATAACCTATTCAACCTAATTAAAACTCTAGATGAGTCAATCAAATTTACACTTAGTAATTCCAAGGTTGATATGGTTACTGAAGCATTTGAAAATTACAATCAAGAGGATGTCAATGCTAGACGTGCCATTAACTCTAAAAAACCAGACTCTGTCACTACAGAGGTAATAATATCAAATTAATTTTGATTTTATAGGACTCCATATCCTATAAAATTCTAACATGGCTTATAACGAAGAAGCAGACCAAGCATATCTTGACTTACTTATTCAAGGATATACCATAATACCTAACATATTATCTACCGATGAGGTAGATAGAGCAAAACAACTCTTCTACAACTGGAAAGACACAATCCCAGACCACGACCGACTACATCGCCTAATTGATCCACACGGAATCTACAAATTCCACGAAGTCGGACAACAAGAACACGCCTGGTTTATCAGAACCAGACCAAGACTACAAAATATCTACAAATACATATACGACACTCAAGAACTTATTAGTTCATTTGACGGTTGTTGCTACATTGACAAAGACGATAATCGTATTGACAAAATCTGGACTCATACCGACCAAGCCCCAAAAGATAAGGACTTCAAGTGCTATCAAGGTTTCGTCTCTCTAACTGACAATACAAAGAGAACCTTAGTAGTTTATGAAGAAACACACGACTATCACCAAAAATACTTCAAAGATAAGGGTCTTAACCACACAAAAAACTGGAACTTAATAGACCATGACACCCTACTTGAATTAAAAGATAAAAAACGAGTTTTAGATGTGCCTGCTGGAGCCTTAGTAATGTGGGATTCAAGAATATTTCACCAAAACCAATTTGGTAGGGAATCTACAAAAGTTGAGATTCCGAACGAAGAACGAATCGTTCAATACGTTTGCTTCTTTCCTAAAAACCACGAGCAAAATACACCAGCTATACAAAGAAAAAGACGAAAATATTATGAGGAAAGACGAACTACATCTCACTGGCCGTGTCCCATACATGTTAATGGTAAACAACCCCAAACTTATGGCGACGACTCTAAAATTATTGATTATTCTTTGTTAGAAGAACCTAATTTAGACTATATGAAAGAAGAAATAGATAAATTACTTTGATTCCCTAAAAATTGGCTGTTTCAAATCTGTAATATCTACACAATAAGCTGGAGAAGTTGGAGCTTTCACAGAAAATACATGAGAAAAATCTAAAAGTTCTAAGAAATTCTGATAAGTTCTTGTATGGTAAGCCCCAGCATAAATCATCACATTATCACATGGTTTAGAATATAATCCAGGGACTTCTCTGAATTCCCTAAACACCCTTGCTAATGTATAAACATCAACAACAATACTAACATACTTAATTAAACTATGATAAAGCGCATAAGGATAAAAACGTTCTTCTAACCATTCTTTTATCTTATCCCAGCTTATATTATCAAAATCTATATCAGAATTTTCTATTCTCTCCTTTTCCAATCTTAATATTAGTTTTCTTACGTTCTCATCCTTGATATTATCAATTTGTTTCTGTATCTTCTTACTTTTTACTAATTTATACATAAAATTAATGATATTATCCTTACTACTGAATATATTTTGGAGATTCTTGTTGTTTAATAACCTATCAGTTGTACTTTTGGGATATGGTATTTTATAGAATGAATTTATAATAGCTCTTTGTAACAAAAAAAAGTCTTCAGATAGTTTAGGATTTCTTAAATCTATATAATGAGCTCTAATATTGTGATATTGACAATCTTTCGTGTATTCGAAACATTTACGCAAATCTCTGTATAATTCATTCATATATGTCCCTTCCAACTCTAATTTAGTATCAGTTCTACTAAATAAATAGGGAACTTCCAAAAATATATCCAAGAAACAAGTAGACGTTTCTATCTGATTCATTATAAAGTCAGAGGTTGGTTGTGATTTTTTAGGTTCACAACCAAATGTTTTAGTATGGACGTCCCCAAATAAAACAATCTTTTTACCATATTTAGAAGACGTATATATATCCATATTTCTTAAACTATACAAGTATTTTACCTTGGTATATGTAATTTTAGTAGAATAGTTATATATAATTTGCGCCAAAGCAAGATATTTATTAGGACTAACACTGTTATTCCTAACTAAATGCTCGTTATCTAATATAAATATCGCTACTTTTATGAAAAATTCTCTGATAAATTTCTTTAGTTTCTTAAAATCCTTTATATCATATGTTAAACAAAAGTTTTCTATAGTAGATGCTACCCATTTGATTTTATTTTAATACATAAAATATTAAAATAGTTATATATAAATGTCAACCACTGGACCATCCCCCAAAATTAATAACAATGAACCAAATAAACTTGGTATTTCTGTCTACTCTGCCTTCTTATTCGCTGCGGTATTAGGAGTAACCCAATACGTACCAATGGTTTCCGGATACTTTAAACAACTTGGAGTACCACTCATAGTCGTTCAAACACTACTCTTCTTCCTCGTAGTTTATATGGCTATGAAACCTTGGGAAAAAAATTAGTTTAATAAAAACATGTATAATTACAAATTATACATGGAATTCCCAGATGATGTATGGAAGTATATCATATCATTCTCAGAGATTAACACCAGATGGTATCACGTTATATTATTCAAAATCAACTTTAAACATAACAATACCCACGATAGAATACACTTAAGAGAACTAATTGATTCACTTAATTATTATAGAAACAGTTATCGCGGAACTATCAAAGAACACTGTACTACATGTGAATCAATATACTATTTCCACAAAATTTACCACACCAAAAACTCAAAACATAATTTAGAATTGAATATTCAAAACAAATCCTAAAACAAAATCAAACCATGGAACGTGCACACGAAGTCTGCCTAGAAATGCTAAAACAGCGTGAATATTCCATCATAGAAGATGAACCAGACCGTATCATAGCACTAAAACCCGACAACAAACAAATGATTGTTTTCTTCTCGGACTCACCCAAGTTTAACGTCAAAAATATCCAAGTTTATATATCCGTTATGAACGAACTCGAAATTTTCCACTCCATTATCATATACAAAGATGGTGTTACCTCTTTTACAAAGAAAACCATAGACCAGTCCCTTGAGATGTATTTTGAACTCTTCTCGGTGGATGATTTACAATACAACATCACCAAACACATATTACAACCAAAGTTTGAACGACTTCCGGAAAAAGAAGGCTCAGATTTCAAGAAACAATTTGGACTAAAATTTGGTATCATGAAATCAGACGACCCAATAGCACTGTTCTACGATTATAACAAAGGTGATGTCATCAGAATCACAAGGAACTCCAGTAAAACACCATATATTACATATCGGATTGTAAAAGGGTAAAACTAATTTAACCATAATTTATATATAATAATAAATTATGGTATGGAATTCGTAAACTTGGCAGATAACCAACTTGAACTTATCACAATAAAAACAAGAATAGAACTTAACCTTGACAACTTCTTACTACTAATCAAAGGTAAATCATATAACTCATCAACCATAAGGACCGCCAAAAATTTTCTGTTATTAATACACACAACACAAGAATTAACAGAACAAGCCATACAACATATCACAATATCTAACGACTTGGAAACTATTAAACAAGAAATTATAAAAGATACCATGAAATTACAAGAGCTATACGACAAGTATAACGACCACGCTGAGGGAAGGAGAACAAGCACACCCCTCAAATCCCTTAGGGTTCTCATACAAGACGTTAGTTAATTATATTTAAAACACTTACTATATAATTCTAAATGATAGAATTATATATCTCCAGTGAAGTTAAAACCTCACCACAGGAAATAGCAATCAAATTAGCCGAACAAGATGTTGAATGCCAAATTACACCCAACTACTCAGCAAACAAAGGAGGACAACTAGAAGAAGGATACCAAATCAAAATCTTCCAAATGGATGAAGGCAAGGAATTCAAGGAAAAAGTATGGAATACACTACAACCATGGCTCAAACTTACATGCGCATTCGTCAAAGTTGAAAACAAATACATGGGCTGTGTCCTCAACTGGCCCACTGTATTCGCTAAGAGCAACTGCCCCATTCGGCAATCTGATTTACAAGAACTAAACAAAGACTTACCAGATAATCCACCAGAGTGTCAACACAAACATTTTTAAATTTGAATTTATAAACTAAGCATTAACAGTATAACAAATATGTCCGAAACAGATTTATACAATATCCTTGGCGTATCAAAGACTGCTAAACCATCAGAAATCAAGAAAGCATATCACAAATTAGCACTCAAAGAACATCCAGACAAGGGTGGAGATGAAGAAAAGTTTAAAAAGATTCAAATGGCATATGAAATCCTATCAGACGAAGAAAAACGAGAAAAATATGATAAATTTGGACTAGAAGGACTTGACGACTCAGAAGGCGGCGCCGACCTATTCAGCCATCTCTTCGGCATGAGGAGACAAAGGAGTAATAAACCAAAAGATACCATACATAAACTATCAGTAACTTTAGAAGACCTTTACAAGGGAAAAACATCAAAACTATCTATCATACGAACCACTACAGACAGAAATTCAATCAAGAAGTGCCCCACCTGTAATGGTCAAGGCGCTCAAATTAGAGTAATACAACTTCAACCAGGTGTTGTCCAACAAATGCAAACTGTGTGTCCTGCTTGTCAAGGACAAAAACAAACTTTCAACACGATTCAACAAAGGGAAACCATAGAAGTACACATAGACGCAGGTTCGGGGAATGAAACACAAATTCGTGTTAGTGGAATGGGCAACGAAGATATAAATAAACAAGCAGGAGATATTGTATTTGTAATCAAAGAGAAGGAACATGATACATTTGAAAGACGTGGAGACAATTTACTCATTAGAAAGTCTGTATCCCTTGAGGAAGCTTTGTATGGATGTAAATTCACACTAAAAACCCTAGATAACAGAACCCTCTCCATCAAAACTCCAGATAATCACATTATTCGCCCACATGTCATAGATAAAACCTTAGTAGTTCCAAACACTATGGTCATTGTTGGAGAAGGAATGCCTAAACCAAACACTGGTGGTCTGGAAAAAGGAGACTTGTACGTCATTTTCTCAGTTGATTTTCCCACCTACAACTCGGAAACATACAAAAAACTACAAGAATTTTTCCCAAAAGAACACAAAGACCAAGACCAAGACCAAGACCAAGAACACCAAGACCAAGAACACAAAGACCAAGAACACAAAGACCAAGAACACAAAGACCAAGAACACAAAGAAGAATATACACTACAAGTAGGTCATTACAGAGATTACGCAAAACCAAGTGTTAACCAAGAAGAACAAGGTGGAAACCACGAACCTCACGTTCAACAATGTACGCAGAGTTAAACACTAAATTAATCTCATTTTATATTTTAAAAATATAAAATCTACTAATATCTAATGGAAAATTACTGTAAGGCTAGCAACACACCAAGTATAACATCATCTCTCATAATCATCATACCATTATGCTGGGGAATATACGAATTTAGACAGTTCAGAATACAAACTGAAGATATCAAGAAAATAACATACAAAATACACGAAGCTATCACAACAAACGAAAACTTCCAACCACTACTCCAAAACCTAAATACCCTAATCACAAAAATTAACAGATTCTAACAAGCATTTATGGTCTATGATCGAATTCACACCTTCGCAAATCACTCCCAAAATAACAAGGATTTGCAGGATTATAACCTCTGGAAGATTCCCAATGAAGACCATGACTATCCCTCCCAGAAGGTTTATAACCATCAGGACATCCTTTTACATTGGACCAAGCACAGCTCACATCACTCAAATAAGGAGTACAATCTTCGTCATCACAATATACAATATCTGCGTAAGCTTCAGAAACATCCTTATTAGATTTTCCATCACAATACATATATCTATCAGCGTCATCATGTTTTACTTCACAATGCATACATTGCTTCCATTTATCACTCCAATAAGTATCCATTGGACAATGTCCGTTACACCTTTCACCAAAATGATTGCCAATATGGCATCGGCAAGTTGGTTTATGCGTTTCCTCATCTACAACACATGTTCCCTTATGATAACAATAACTATCATCCCCTACTTCTTGGCATGCATCTCTTTCACAAAAATATCCTGAATACCCAGGTTCACACTCGCATTTTCCAGAATAGGGATTAGTACATTTGCCATTATCACATCTTTTTTTGATTAATTTACCATTTCTCTCATAGTAACAAAGATCTTGTTCGTCGCAATTTTTACCTCTAAAACCAGGATTGCATTTACACACTAAATTTGAAGAATCACCAAAGTTTAGACATATTCCATTTTCACATGTTTCTTTACAACTCATTTTATATTACGTAATATAAAATGGATATAGTACAAAATTTTTGTAAAACAAAAAACCCAGAGTTATTAGATGATTTACCATACCATATAAAACATTTTTTTATAGAAGCAGCAAAATACTCACTAAAATACAAGAAAGGTCATCAAGATATAGCGAAAATTGTTATAAATCAACTTAACATTAAAGGTGATGTTGTTATAGCACGATTAGGTGGGAGGGGGAAAGCATGGCCATCAGCTCCGCCAGATTTTAAAAACATAAATGTCACAAGCGGTTCAATGAACAAAGCAGGACCTTATCCTATCAAACAATTATCTCCAATGTTTTTAGGACCTGTTAACAAGGAAGTATGGCCGATGATAGGAAATGACACAGCTCTTTTATTTGAAAACTATTGGCAATACTCCAAAATTTTCCCAGATATGAAAAAACCACACTTGGATTCCAACGGAAATGTTACCAAAGAATGGAGAGAATGGCGTAAAAAAGGCTTCTCCGAAAGAAAAGGACATAGACATCCAACCGGAACAAAGACCAATGAAGTAATGTACACGGATAGTAAAGGCAGAAATAATTACAAATACCGCACAGCAATCAAGTCCCTATACGGAGATGAATACATGGGTTATATTGAATCAAGGAAAAAGATATACGTTCCTCTATATTATAAGTTAATAACAAGTACCCAAGCTTTCCAAAACCTAAAGGAACAAGTCAAAAACGGTAAAAACTTTCAAATTCTAGACTTTGATGCGCCGCCAACAACAGAACAAATTACCGTAGATATGCTAAAATGGGCAATCAATCAAACATCACCCTTCGGGAAACCATTCGGACATGGTTATGTTATAGCTGCCGCACTTCTCGGAATTACACCAGAAGATTACACAGAATAATTAGTATCTATTATTCCTAAAATAATAGATAATCATCTAAAATGGAGTGTTAGGCCGACTCTCCCTCCAAGCCGACAACTTCTCATTAGCACCAACAGTCTCAACCAACTTCTGGAGCTTAGGGCACGACCTCATACTAAAGGCAATACCCTCCTTGTCATCAAAGAAATCAACAAGAAAAGAATAAATTACAAAGTCAGCAAGAGTTAGCGAAGAACCAACAGCATAACCACCGTCACCAATCAACTTCTCAAAATCACTCAACTTACCTACCAAAGTCTCACCAAACCACTTCTGCATAGCCTCCTCCTTGCTCTCCATCTTACGAACCGGCTGGTAAGCATCCTTAAAATCACGAATACACTCACATAGGGAATCAATCTGCGCAGCCTCCAAATCATTACCACCCATAAAACCAAAACGACGAGCCAAATAACGCTCAATGGCCTTAGACTGACACAAAGTAGTCTCAACACCATCATCACTATCCTTCACAACCAAAAAAGGAACCTTACCCATTGACTTTTCCAACTTACCTTCCGCCTTATCCTTGTTAAACTCCTCCCTAACCATGTTAAAAGTAGCCCAATCAATCACCTCCAAAGGATAACGAAAATCCTCATATTCGGCACTAGCAACCGCAAGAATCATACGAGAGGTCTCAGCGAGACCCCTACCATTGAAATAACAAAGTTTTAGCATTTTAATTACTATCTACAAATACTTAAATTGGGTTTTCTAGTTAGGTAATTAACAAGTGGGGCGGCGCAACCAATCATCAGCATACCATACCAATTTTTTAGCTTATGCTTACCAAGTTTATAAGGATTTTTACAAAATATACAATAAAGACTTACAGGAAACAATGCTGTTAAGGCATTACCAGTAGGTTTCATTCCCAATAATATCAAGAATGGAGCTTGATGACAATTTAACTCAAGCATTAAATACTCATACCAGGTAATATCAAAGTCTTTCCAGCGCCAACACTTCTTTTTATAACTATCTACCAACATAACCAATCCAGACAAAGATATACAAGAACTTAACGCCAATAACGCACGCGAATTTGTAGAAGTAAATCTAGGACATGAGACCATTACCATATTCCAAGTCGTCAAGTAGTTAAACATTTATAATTAAGATTCTTAACTTTAGAATAATAATTGTTCCTAATAATAAATATGCCTGACGTAGCTTTATATTCAACTCTTTCCACAGCCGCCCAAACCATAGAAACAGCAGCCCAAAATACCACAATTAACTGGACAACTTATAAATCAACTTCTCCAACAACAGGAGCAACTGTTAACCTTACAAACGCAGATTTTAAAAATGGAACATTACGTATTACCACAGGAAACTGTGTATTCAAACTAACAGAAAATATAAGTATTCAACCAGGAACATCGCCAAATTTCTTCCCCACAGAATCAACAGAATTCCCATTTCCTCCATACCAATTAGGTTGGTTTGCTGGTATTACTGTAGAAACTACTGATGGTGTTGTTATTGACCTAAATGGTTTTCGCATAGAACAAACTAAACTTTTTACCTTACAACAAAGATTTTACGCTATTATTGAACTAGGAGACCAACCTTTCTTGGAAAACCAAGGTCCAAGTCAATTTGGACCACTAGTTCCATGCTCTAACGTAACTATCAAAAACGGAACTCTAGGTAGAAGTTCTCATCATGGTATTCATTCTCCAGGCTCGGCAACAAATATTCTCATAGAAAATCTACAAATAGAAAACTTTGAAGTTGGAGGTATTCACCTAAATGGAGCATCATCTACAGTAATCAAAAACTGTAATATAGGCTCAATCAGAACTGATGTTCCAGTCATTGGAACATACTCCCAATGCCGATTTATCAGACCTTTCCTAAAAGCAATCAACCAATCCCTTACATTACCCTTCAAAAATGGTCCTATTACTGGAGCCGAAATTTTAGCAGACTTAGACAATGTTCTATCAGCTGTCTTCACAAACATTTCCAATAACAAACCAGGAAATTATAAACACCCAGAGTGTTCTTTCCTGGTTAATCCAGATACACTAACTAGAAATTCACCTCTTATTAACCAAAATAAAACAGATTGTTATCAACCAGCTGGAGGTGCTTATGGAATTGTTCTAAATCGTTCTGGAGTAGCTGTTAATGGATTTTTACTAACACAACCAACTGAAAGTGTTGGAAATAATAATATACTGGTTGATAGTGTGTGTGTTTCAACTATAGAATCAAATACCATAGAAGTAGTTGGTGTAAGCAATCCTAATGGTGGAGGAGACGGTTCTTATGGCGGAGGCGGTAGCTACATGGTTGGACCAGTTGGAGATATCTTTAGAATTGATGACCTAACAAGTTCTGACGGAACATACAAATCAACTCCTCTAAGCAATGCGCAACTATTTGTTGCCCTAAGAGGAACACCAGGCTCTATAGGAACAACAAACATACCAACAGATACTTCTTCAGGAATTATGGGTTGGGCTTTGTCAGGAAATAAAACAAAAGGAACAACAAATATATCTACTATTATCACCTACCCACCAACTAACAACTTATACAAACTTTATAACGGAGATGCCATGGCACACGCTTGTAAAGGAAATATTGGAGTTTGGCTCCAAGGAGGAGATGATATAGAAGTCAAAGACTGCGATATCACAAAAATAACCCAAAATAGCGTCCCAAGTCTCGGGAAAGTCTCAGATTACTCTTCAACAACTTTCCTAAGTAATCCAGCCTCAACACTACCATATTATGGAGGAGCTACAACTCGGGGCATCGCAGTCTCAAGCTGTAAAAACATAGCTATCAACACTACAAATATTAACATGTTAACAAGTTTAACAGGAAATGTCATAGGTGTTGATTATATTGGTGTTAACACAGGAATTTCTACCAATAATATTTCAGTTGGTCAAACGAAATGTCCAAACAATGACCAAGGCGGTGCCAATCAGTTAGCAAGAACTTGCCCAATTCGTGTAAGAAATACTACTTCCTCAGCTTCAATCACAAATAGTGGTAAATGTCCTGCGCAACTTGTTGATTCTGTTTAATCTTTTTTTATTCCTGGTCCTTTTTCTTCAAATTATTCAAATAAAATATCCGAACAATAATGACAATAGTCAAAATTATTGATATACAATTAGCTAAAATTACGGATGGTAATCTAAGATTATAACCATAGATTAACCATAAAATTAACCCAATAAAAAGTATAATATACGTCCATATAGACACGTCATGATTTAAATTAATGCTTTTGTATAAAGTATAACACTGAGGAATATGAGCTATGGTAGTTAATATACCAGCTACGATACCAATTATTTCTATATGTTTAATCATTTTATTATTATACAATAAAATGAATGATAAAGTTAAACTTCAACTTCAAACTCAAGAAAGAGCTCTAATATATATTAGAGATGCCCTATCTTTTTATCTCACAGATGTCAGAGTTAAAAATAATATATACAATATCATTATTATTATAGTCTCAATGAGCACAGCCTTTTTTGAAACTTTAAAAACAGAATTTGAATGGGATACTGCATCTAAATCATGGCTACAGAGCTTCTCTACAATACTACCCATAGGTATGAGTACTTTCATAGCATTCATATCATCTATGATGAAATTTGAACGCCTATCAGACAAAATGGAAGACACAACAAAGTCAATAGAAAAATGCCATTACGCAATCAACAAACAAAGAGAAATAAGAGACTGCCTAACCTCAGACGAAACAGCCATAACTGAAGCTAACTTGTGTTTTAGAGAAGCTATAATGAATGCTGAAATGCTATGGTTATCAAGAATGGACCCAAAAACAAAAAGACAATTCTTAAAAAGAAGTGATAACATCCATGCCGTATTTGATACAGTAGAAAACGATGAAGAAGTTCTTAAAGTGATAGAACAGAGTTTTAAACCAGACACACCAATAAGAAGATTTGCAGGATGGAACTTCTTGGCACCAACACAAAAAACACAACTCAAAAAAGAAGCAGCAAGGCGTGCTTCACCCACCGAATGGAAATTAATGAAAGAAGAACGAGAAAAAATTCGTCGTGAACCAGAAGAAGCTTCTACCGAAGATACTAAAGCAGAGACTGTAGCCTTGGATATAGCTGAACCACCAAAGAAAACCAAAAAATAATCTTGAATTTATAACTTTTATTATATCATATAATAAAATCATGGTAAGACGTAGAGAAGACTTAAAAATAACATGCTACCCACTGACTATTTATGGTTGGAGATTAAAAAATAGTGATGTTCCGCCAACACCTAAATTTCACTTGCCAACACCCACACAAGAAGAGTATATAATAGACATGTTGTATTTCAGTTCATATAAGACTAAACATTCACTATTACCAGAAAATCAAATCTACGACAACCAGAAAAAACGAAAAATAACACTATCTGACCTGATGTGGTCTTGATAGAATTTCTTATTATTTGAATAAATAATAAGAACTCTCATACTCATTTCTTCTTATTCTTCTCATACTTTTCCTTCTGTCTAAGCTTATACCTCTCGTAGGCAGACTTAGAACCAAAAACAGTTATAATCAAACCTAACACCCAAAGAACAGCAACAACATAACCAACATTTTTATCAAATTGCGTTGTTGGAGCCCAATTTACTTGAGGATACAAGAATGTACCAATACCAAACAAAATTGTTAAAAGTAGAGTTAAACTAGACAAACTTGCCCATAAAGAACTAATTGGTATTCCAATTATAATTATTGTTAGAATTAATATAGTGACGCCCTGTCCAGTAGCCCCAACATAAAACTTATCGACACCAAACATTCCAAAAAATGTTGATAATAACAACGCAACACCTTTACTTTTCTCAGGCATTTATAATATAAAAATATTATATTTCATCAAAATCACTTTTCTTCAAATTAAACTTTTTAACCTTACTCTCAACCTTCTTACTCTCAACCTTCTTACTCTCAACCTTTTCAGGTATTGGCTTAAGCGAACCACCAGGTTTAGGCAACCTTTTCAAATCTATACACAAATCTATCATACCCGTCCCTATAGACGCCCTCTTACCACAAATAATTGACGCCGACACACCCTTCGTCGGTTCTATCTCACCTTGGGCCGCCGCATTCAAGAAATTATCCATAGTCTCCTCAAACGAAGCCCTACCAAACGGTCCAGACTCGTCCTTCTTCATTGTATAACGAGTTATGCTAGATATACCACCGCCATGCGTCATCCTATCCACCAGCAACAAGGTATGACAAGAGTTAATACCCTCCATAATCTCCATAAACTCATTTATTAAAAACTCCCTAGCGGCCTCAATACCCAATACCTCATATATATCCCAAACATTGTTAGATATAGTCTTACAACTATCAATCTGAGGCAAAGCCAACAAATTCTTATAATTTATAAACTGCGATGATATACCACGAGAATTAATACCATTTGTCTCACAAAACCATACACCATCATTACCATGAGTATAAAAAATCTCACTTATACCTTGAATTCCACATATATTCATACTTTCTAACACAGGTTGAACGCACTCTTCCAAATATATCTCCACCGCATTGTCACTATCCACAAAACAAATACGGTCCTCAGGCAACTCCATATTATCTACATCAACAAATATATCAATCTGACCTACCTTTGGCGAAGAAAATACACAATACAAATCATCATACTCAGTCTCAATATACGTAGCTATATCATCCATACTCAAACGATAATTAAACAACTTATCCATATCCAACTTGATACTCACACAATTAGAATGCTTACTAAAACTATCATTATACAACATCTTATACAACTCATACCAAGACTCATCCTCCTTATCTAAACAAATATCTATAGACAACGCTATATCCTTGAAACACAACCCAACAATATCATGACCAACAGTCTTACGCAACTCCTCAATACTATCATTACCCCTATTAAAATATATCTTATGATTCACAATACGAGGCTTCTTTGTAGCATTTATCAACTCCTGAAACCGCGGAACACCAGAAGTCATGGTTTTTTCTGACTGGCCTGCACGATGAAACGTATTAAGTGTTGTCTGAGTCTGTTTCTCACCAATACTCTGAGCGCAAATAACTCCTACACTCTCACCAGCTTGAACCAAACTATCCTCAAACGACTTTTTCATTTGCTCCTTCAACTTTGGTATTATTGAAGGATATACCTTCTGACCAACCAACTGAGCTCTAAATCGCTCCTTATTCGCCTCCACAACAGACATAGCAGTATCCAATGGAATACCATCTTGCGGAACAATAAAATCCAATAGATTCTCAATCTCTTTCTTAGTCAGTACACGAGTCATATCTATATTTTTTAGATATTCTCCCCCTTAAAATTCAATTTCAATAATTATATTCCAAGGCTGGGGAAATCTTCGACAAACGGTATACCTTTACATAAAAACCTTTTTAAGTTCTACAAACACTTTTTCAATAGTATCATTACGTGTAGCACCTCCGCAGTTATTAATACAAATAGCTACGTTTTCATTTAACACTTTTTTAATGTTTATATTATTATTCTCTTTACAATCGAGATATCTATTAGGAAAATCTTTCATGTCTCCTAATATCGCAAATCCATTAATTAAACCAAATTCTATCAACAATTGCACAATTAATACTTCTCCTGGTGAGCGAAACTTAGAATCAAAACTATGAGACACCTTTAGTTCATCAGTAAATTTGTCTATACATCCTTGATACCAAGATTTTGTATATGATTTGAACATATGGACATGGTCTAATCTCCACAACTTTGATAATTTTTCTAGATTTCTTGCTCTTTGCATCATACAGAAAAATGCGTCTTGTTTAAAACATATAGGAAACATTACTGGATTTAGTTTTATATTGGCGTATATAATAGGTTTCCCCACATCATCAAACAATTTAGACCTTGGGATATAATGAACAACAAACATATCATCATTAAAATATATAAACTGTTCAGATAAATTAGGTATTTTATATATATGACATTCTATAGCATTACTATTAAAAACCGGAAAAATATCCTTTGGTATAAACATATCATGATGAACAAGAACTATTTTACCATTCTTAAACGCTTTTTTGAGTATAGGATTCGTTTTCAAAGATTGTGGATACTGTGGTCTATGTGTTACCAACCGAATCTTCCGTATATACGGAAGATTCTTTAATATTGACAATAAACAAACTTCTATTTCTTCTAACTGATTTTTATCTAGATTGTTATTCCAACGATCAGGATTATCAATACTTTGTAGACCTAATTTTTCCAGATAATAGTTTTTCTCTGTTAACCATTTTGAATCAGTTGAATCTACATATGTAACCACAACATCAATAGGAAATCTTTCTTTATTTTTTAATTTGAGATAGTTTCCTTTATTAATATTGTTTTTATAGGACATCCTTGAATAAAATAATATAATAATAACAACTATTACTACACCACAAATTATATAAAAGGTCTTTATCATTTATTAATTATTATTATAAAGTTTATTCTAGATTTTTATTAAACTATTCTAAAGAATATATGTTTTATTAATAAAATGTCATACTCTACATACGGAAATCTTGGAAAGACCGAAGAGGAACCACCAACCGAAGAACAAAATTCTCTCGTCAATGTCATCCAAAGTCAACAACACAGAGAAAACATTTGCCGCAACAACAGAATCGTCGTAATTGACAACTTCACAGAATGGTGCGGACCATGTAAATTTATCGCTCCACAATTTATTAGAATGGCAGGAGAATATCAAGGAAGAGTTGCTTTCTGCAAGGAAGATGTTGATAAGCCATTTGAAGGTAGACCACCCATTCGTGGTGTACCATGCTTCCACTTCTACATAAACGGAGAATACAAGAAAGACCTAACTATCACAGGAGCAGACATAGAAAAGGTTAAAGAAACCCTTGACAAAATGTTTAACTAAATTAATTTAATGTTATTTTATATAAAATCTTATATAAAATGAAATTTAGTTTCCAAACTAACTATTCCTTGAAGCAACGTCTTGACGAATCAAAACGAATCTTAGATAAATACCCCTATAAAATACCCATTATAGTAGAAACAAACGACAAAGAACTACCACCTCTACTCAAAACCAAGTATTTAGCCCCAAAAGACCTAACTTTCGGCCAATTTCTATACGTTATACGTGGAAAACTCAATCTTCCACCAGAAAAAGCCCTGTTTATGTTCGTCAACAATACCATTCCATCCACATCAGACCTTATAGAATCAGTCTATGACAAACAAAAATACAAAGACAACTTCCTATACATATCAGTTAACAGCGAAAATACATTCGGATAACAAAATTATTCATTTATTATTATCATAAAAAACGATAGACAAGCCATAAAAGTAATATAATCAAATATCATTATCTAGTTAATGGTTCCCAAGATAATTTTTTACGATTATTATAAATCCATACAATATCATATACCATCAATACAGCTACCACATAACCAGGATGTATTCCAAACACATTACTCATCTTGAAAAAATCATAAAAAACAACACTCTTCTCATTACCACACAACCTATTATTAATTATAGTTAACTCACACCTATCATTATTCAACTTCCAATGAATCAATATTAATACACATAACACCAAATGATACAACGGATTAAACAACAACCACCCAAAATATCCATACACAGATATCATATGATGAAATAACAAGAAAACCTCACCTCCTACACCCTTACAATTCGTATATCTTGCCCTATCAACAATATACTCTATCACCGCCAACACCAAGAAAATCAATATTTTGCGTCTCACTTCCATCTTTTATATGATAAGCAAGATTTTTTGGCATATTTTCAGATGGAATTATCCGAGGAACAAACTCCGGAGTCCCACCATCCATATAACGACAAGAAAACTTACAAGTACAATCAGGACACATGTCCCTGTCATCAAATAACCAAGGCTTATTAGCCCAAGTTAGCAAAGAATTACAAGTTTTTGGCTTATTAAAAGTCATAGGTCTTACCATGTAAGAATTATACACAGCAAACGCATTAACAAACGGACGAATCAACATCATTTTTATTATAATCAATTATCTATAAATATTATTCATTTTTATTTAAAAAACACAAACTTATAATATTAAAATGCTATCTTATTTAAGCTCCTTACTACCTTTTAATATTAAACGTGTTAATAACATAACACCACAAGACTCAAGAGGTTTTCCAAACAAACCAGCATGGGGATGGAACAAAGCACCCGCCAAAAAATCACTCATTGACATCGGTATGGCACTCACAGCTTCACAATTTTTCCTAAATATCACAGAATTAGTCCATTGGAGCCCAATAATACCCGCTTTCCTAATGGCTTCTTCCATACTCCACTACTCAAAAGATTGGACCAATTACCTCGGAGGAGATGAAACTCGCACCCTTCTACTCCTACTATCACCAGTAATATCATTCTTCGGCGGACTCCCAGGTATAATGATGCACACATACGAAGGCTGGCAAGTTGCCCCTTTTGAAAACCCACTTGGAGGAACAAACGTAGTAGTTTCCCAGAAAAACAACCAATGGCTAAGAATCGTAGCATATTTCTTCATCTTCAACATGCAATACATAGGACTACAAACTTTCTCATACGCCATACTCGGACCATCCATGTTCGGTGGGTGGCATAAATTTCTATCAATACTCGGTTTCTTTACCGCATACTTAGGAAACCAAAACTACAAAGCAACCTTCTACTTCCAATGGAAAGGAACCACCGGTGGCTCAACCTTCCCCATCGCTTGGATGACCGTAATACCATTCATCATATCAGCAACCCTAAACATATACACTTTCTCACAAGTCGGACAACTAGCATTCAAGGGACCCCTTTCAACCCTTCAATCCATTACCCCTCCAATACTCATAGCACTAGGTGGAGCAGTAGAAGGAATCTTTGCGGAAACAGTATTCGACCAGAAAATACACATATTCGCCGTTATTTTATTCAACATGGGATTCTGGCTACAACTAAATCTTTTAGAAAAAGCAGGAAATTCTTTTCAATAATCTCATTCTATTATTTCCAAAATAATAGAATTTTTAGATTTTCTTAACCTCAAAACCACCTTCAAAATCTCCATTTTTGACGCTTTCAAATATATACACCTTTGAAAATTAGTTAGCACAATTATTAGTACCCATGATACACGCATCTTTAGTTGGAAATGATGGTCTAAACTTAGCACCTACAGGAAGTTGCGAACAAGTTTTAATACCTGTACCAGGATTCAAACAACCCCATCTTGGAGCTGGTGGAGCCGCACAAGCTGTATTACAATCAGCCAAAGTTCCGTATTCACCACTTCTACCAGATATTTTTGAACAGGTAAAGGTATCTTTGTCACACGCCCAAGTTTGCGCTGGTGGTGCACTACTACCCTTTATGACAGACCTACATGTTGGTGCTAAGTAATCGTTACCACCAGGAACAACACATTTACCCGGACCACCTACATTATCAGCATCTTCGTGCCAAGTTACCTCCGAATTATAAGGAGCAGTTCCGCTGCCAGCTGCCAAAGCCATGTTTTTCGAACAAGACCAATCACTATTACTCGACGCTTCACAAGGGAAACCATCGTAGTGAGGACAACAAAAATCACCAGCATTATATCTACAACTATAACCCAAGGCACTTCTATCAATATCAATATTACCATGTATATCTTGAGGTATGGTACATACAAAACCTTTAGGACAATTAGATCTTCCACAAAGCTTTCCAGGAGTAAGACCCGTACCTAAAACACACTTACCAGTAGTCCGGTCAGGGACGAAATTAGGCATACACTGACAACCATTTTCAGTACAAATCCCATGGGGACCACAATAATCTGGTGGATTTCCACAATTAAATTTCCCAGGATCATCACGCTTACACCACACATATTCACCCCCTTCGTGACCAATATATGGATCCCCAACTTCAGGAACTGGACCCGTACACTGTTGTTCCGTTGTTGGAGTATTCTCACATATGTATGGAACTTTCCCAGGACAACGAGACTCAGTGTGCCCTGTCATTAATGGAGGACACAACACTGATTTACCATCTACAATACAGTATGTCCCAGGTGTACAAACATCACCCGCACGCTGTCTAATAGTTCCTTTCTGAACACAAAACGCACCATTTTTAGAACCTGGATTACAGGTTGGTGGAGTTCTTTTCGCATCAAGCTGCGCCGCTTTAAAACAATCTTCATCTTCAGTATTCCAACTCATTTTATTATTTACATAATAAAATCTAATTCTTACAAAAATTTGTACCCTTCTCACATTCTTCCTTCGTATTATACGGACTATCAGCACCTTCTGGGTAAAGAGTACACTCCTTACCTTTACCAGTATTCAAACAACCCCACTTCCTTTGAGGACCCCTACCACAGTAATTACTTTCCGTTTGACAAGCTTTCAAACTAATATACGAAGGGTCAAACACAGACCCCTGAGGAAGCTGAGTACATTCTCTACCATTCCCCTCATTCAAACAAGCAAAACGTGGTGCTGGTGGATTTCCACAATAATTAGTCTTTTGCTGACACTCTTCTTTACTTGAATGACCAGGGGAACCTGGGTCAAGTATTCCACATTCTTTAGGTTTCTCGCGCCCAGAACTCATAACACAAGCCCATCTTCTATCATTACAATAATTTGTTCCCTCATTACATTCTTCCAAAGAATCATATGTTTTAGAAGGTTTTTCACCCTTACCAACTTGCCGACAAACTTTTACGCCACCTTTATTGGCAAAACAAGCAAATTCTGGTTTACACTCTTTATTACATAATTGTTGACTAGAATATGTCTCATCTTTGTCAGAATAATTTATAGTTTCCTCGCTACAAGTTAATGTTTCTTTATCACATATACTCCTACCATTCCAATAACTCTCACATTCAAATTTACCAGAAAATACTTCGTTTGCCTTAACCGGTTTATTAGTTGGAAGACAAGGTGACCAAGTGGTAGTACCTTCTACCCGTTTACGAAGTTTTCCTTGTTCCCAATTAACGTCAGGCCTAAATGAACCATCGGTTTCAAACCAATAATCAGAACGTGGAACATTATTTGTGGTATTCAAATAAGTATCTTCCAGTAAATTATATTTAGTACATAATCCCCTTTTCATACGATCTATCCCAACCACCCTTGAGTCCCACCAACACAAATGACTTGGATGACTCTCACAACTTTCTTTACTTGTTAAATCATTACATAAAACATTTGGCCAACATCCTCTATCAGAAACCCCCGTAGATTTATCAATCCAAGTACACAAACTCCCAGTTTTTGTAGGATATAAATCAGTATCGCCCTCAGATTGTTCACACGAATCCTTATTTCTCTTTGAACATTCTAACTCTAATTCCTCAATACCTTTAGTAGTATTCGTATTTAGTTTTTCAAGACCTGCGGCATTACAGATGTTTTTTCCATTGGTCCATACTGGATGGCCACTTTGATCAAACCCATCAGGATTTTTTGGACGTCCTAGAACTGGCTCTTGTTGTCTCATACTTTTTATAGGATAATGTGTTTCACTTACTCTTGCAATATCACATAATTTAGCATAATCTTTATCAGTAAAATTACGTGAATATTTCAACTTTCTAAGCCCCAGTTGAAGGGTCAACTACTGAAGGAGTATTAATTGAACATCCAATGCCTGAATCCATACAATCATCCTCCCACCACCAAAAACCTAGTTCACATCTATTTATATATCCAGCTTCTGAATTTATACCACTACCAGCACACGTAGTCTTAGATAAATCAGAACATTTTCCAATAGTTTTACCACTGTTTTTAATATCTGCAAATACATGTCCGTATTGATTAGAATTACAGCTATCAGCACCTATAATATTAGTAGGCAACGACATTTTATATTTTACAAACAAATAATATTTTCGTATTATTATATCGTATAGATAAATTTTTATAATATACATATATTATAAAAATGCCACCAACAGCAGCAGCACAAGCAGCATATAATGACTTTCTTACAGATAAATATAGAGCAAATTGTCTGACAATAAGAGACCCAGGAGAATGTGTTACTTGTTTGAAAAAACAAGTATCAAGCGCAGACTATTCTCAACAGGTTCTAAACGATGTATGCGCTAGACCAGAAGCACAGAACTCTCCCAGACGAGCATGTGGAAAAGATGATGTATGGACAATCTGTAATTGCCCTGGAGGAATGCAAAATCCACCCCCACCAGGAAAATCTCCCATAGCACCAACCGTTCAAACATGCACCGCACGATGTCATCCAGATAATATTCCTATTTGTGCCATGGGAGAAGGTAATCCATTAGGAGATGGTTATATAGTAGGCAGTGAATATATTAAAAACATATCAAATAAATGTAAAGGGTCTGACACTGATGTACTAACGTGGGGTTGGGGAACTCCCCTAGTATGTGACAATGTTGACAAAGAAGAAATAGACTTTACTTGCAATGACGGTCAATGGGGAGTACAAGTCAATAACAGAGGAGATAGATACGCTGGAATTAACAATTGTGTTACCATGGATCCTGACGAAGATGATGAATGTTATGACAAAAGCAAAGGTGGAACATGTAAAGATGATTGTCTAACAAATATATTTTACAATACAACAATATATAAACCATATAATTCAGGACAACGCACAACTGAGAAAGGTGGTAATGGTTCAGTATGGAGAACTGTTAAAGTTCCAATAGACGAGATAATCTTTGAAAGCAATGTTGAAGACGAATGCGAAGAAATAGAAGGTAGTCATATACCAGGAGAACAGATTTCATATAAATGCGCTCCTAAAATAGGTACTGGCTACTCAACAATAATGTGTAATGGAGAACAACAAGGAATTGTCGTAGGAAATTACGGTTGTCCAAGAGTTGATTGCCTAATTTTAGGTGGATTACCATGGCAACAACTTGTAAATTGCCAATGTAATGAAGCTGCCCCAGATTTACCAGGAATACCAAATATGGTCGGAGAATATGTTATTGGAAAATACCATATGAGGGATGCACAGCAAGGTGAAGAAGATGTAAACTGGTATAGATGCCATGATCAATCATTAGCAACAGATAGGACCGTTACCAGTTTTATTGGAGATGATGATAACCCAAGTATAAGTTAGGGTTAGATAATTTTAATAAAAAAGTGTTTTTATTATTAGTAATAATAAAAAGTGCCGGGCCGGCCAGTCTCAATACTGCGGCTAATAATTCCATTTTATAATCCTTTGATTATAAAAAACTAAACTTACAAACTCACAACATTATCAAACGTACCAGATATCACCTGATGAGCTATTATCAACACCAACTTACCATTAAAATTGTCACGAATACCATCAAACACAACATTCGTCAACTCCTGATCCAAACTCGCAGTACACTCATCCAACAACAACAAAGGTGTATTAAACATCTCCGAAAGAGCCAACGTATAAGCCAACACTATACGAGACATCTCACCACCACTCAACATACTCAACTCACACTCCATACCCTTATACTCTATCAACACATTTATACACGGCTTCGTCTCCTTCTTCGTCTCCTTAAACGACTGTAAATTCACACTTATCGGATTATCAGGAAAAAAACAATCCAAATAACCACGTGCATGCGTATTTATCATATCTATCACATTCTCCATCGCTATACTCTCTGCCTCCAATATCTTACTCCACAAAGACATCGCAGCACCATAACGATTCTTATCCTCCTTCTCAGATTTTTCCAACACATTAACCTTATCTTTCCAAGACTTCAACACATCAGTCGCCTCCTTCCACTTCTTCCACTTCTCTATCTCCTCCAACACCCTATACAACTCCTCCTCCTGAACCTCCAACTTCTCCTTCTCAAACTCACACTCAGCAACCTTCTCCTCCATATCACTAATACTATCCTCAGAAACATCACTACTCAATATCTCCTCACAATTCCTCCTCTCAACCTTCTTCTTCTGAATACTATTAGACAAACTCAACTTACGTCCCATCTTCTCCTTCTGAACTCCTATCTTCTCACGCAACTCAGTCTCATCAAGCTCACTCAAATCAATATCACTACTCCTACACTCACGATACTTAGACAACTTCAAATACATACCATCAACACGACGCTTCATAGAATTATACGTATTTGACAACTTATTATCCAACAATTTACCCTCCAACTCACTTACCCTCCTAATACGCACTCGCTCCTTCTCTCCATACTCACGCAAATAATCAACATCATCACGCAACTCATTCACATCATGATCTTCCTCATATTTACCCAACAAATCACCAATCTTCTTCTCCAACTTAGAACACTGCTCCAGTATACTCTCACCATCACTAATCATCTCACGCAAGTCACCAATACACTTCTTCATATTTAACTTCTTGGCACCCAACTCAACCAACTCCTCATCCACATTCTCATCAACATCATCCACATTCTCATCAACCAAACTCAACACACGACAACTACTCACACGCAAATTCACATTACAAGACGGACACTTATACACATTACGAGATATCTCCCTCATATTATACAACTTATTATACTTCTCAATCACATCCTCATACTCCTTCAACAACTTATCCAAATCAACACGACTTTTATTAATAAACTCCTCATCACAATCATATTCTTCCAACTCCCCACGCAACCTAACTATCTCCTCAAAATCTTTCAAACATGTTTCCGTACTTTTCAACGTATCCTTAAAATCTTCCTCACTACCATCATAATCTTCCCACAAATTACCCTTGATTCCTTCCAACTCTTCCTTCATATCAGATAACTCCGATTCACGAATCTCCTCCAACTTCTCCAAATTCTCCTTATACTCCTTCTCCAAAGAAAAAAGCTCCCTCTCAGCAACCAACGCTATCAATTTATTCTCCAATTCCGTCAAACTATTATGACCGATAAAATCATTCGCCTTATACTCCGCCTCCATCTCCGCCAAACTATCATTTATCCTCCCCAACTCCTCACGCCGAGCCTCCAACGTAGCACTCAACACCTTCATCTTATTCAATTTTGACACAAACTCCTTCATCAACTTGTCATTCCGCTTCAACAGCGTACCACAATTCTTATACTTCACAGTCTGATTCTTAATCGCCTTCTCATAATCAGACTTCTTACATTTTATAGGAAAATTTACCTTCTCAGGTGGAACCTGACACTCATCCAACATATTCTTAGCCATCTCCAACTGAGACGTCGTCGTCACCAACTCATCATTCAACTTACTTATCTGAGACTTACAACGAGACTTTATCTTACCCAAATCAACATCCCGAAACGCAAACTGCTCCAGAAAACACAACTTATCACCTGGACTCATCATAATAAAACTCGCCAAATTACTCTGCTGAATATATCCACTCGTCTTAAACGTATTTCCAAACTTTTGATTAATTATCTCCTGCGCTGAAGCATCCTCATGAATATCATTCAACACAAGCCGATTAGGTCTCTTTGTCCGAAGCACTTTCATACCGTCAAACTCCAGCTCCACGCTACAAGACGTCTTTCCATATGATTGAACTTTCGTCCCTTCCCCAAACAAAGCAAAAAATATAGCACGAAGAATTGACGTCTTACCAGCCCCCGATGGACCAGATATCAGCGATAGACCAGTATCACCAAAGTCAAACGTTTTATCCGTATAACATAAGAAATTTGTTAGTCTAATCTTCATATTTATCTGTTAATATGAAGACCTTAAATAGAATCATTTTCAAAATATTTAACTATCACGTACAGTCGTAAGAAGTTCGTTCCATTGGCTCGAATTGTTATTTCCGACAGTATTACCTAAATTGTATAATGAATCAGCGATAGAGGCGACCCCGCCGGCATCTTCGAGCTCGTTACCCCGAATGTTCCTAATAAAGTTGCCAAATATTGCCCCGACATCTTCGCCTGAACCAATATCTACTCCGAGATCATCATATTCAACCCCATTATCAATAAAATATTTTACCATGTCTTTTGCCTCATCCATCGTCGTTGGTTCATATGTATTAATAATTCGGTAGGTTTGATCGTTCACTAGATTTCCACATTTAGTATCATCTTCAAAGTTGTACCAACATTCATTGATGCGAGTCTTTATTGCATTTAGATCACTACCATTTCCCAAAGAAGCTAATGTAGAAGAACCCCCGCAGATTGGGGATCCGACACAACCACCGACTAATTCTCTAACATAGTTTCCAAACACATCACGACTCACCACCGACGTAGTACCGTCGTACTTACCAATCTGAACACCTGTATCTTCATCAAGTGTATCAGTATTTTTAAGATACTCATATACCCACCATAAATTAAATGGTTTTGCAGGTAACTCAAGCATGTTATTTGTAGTATTTAAAAAAGTACAAGAACCATCATCAGTGGTAGCATCAACGTTATAATTCTGAGCGCCTAAACGAGTACAACCCGGTATAATACAAGTACCATCATCAGTGGTAGCATCAACGTTATAATTATCAGCTGATGAATTAGTACAACCCGGTATAATACAAGAGCCATCATCACGAGTAGCATTAACCTTATAATTATCAGCTGCTGAATTCATACATCCTTCTACATAACAAGAGCCATCATCACGAGTAGCATTAACGTTATAATTATCAGCTGATGAATTCATACATCCTTCTACATAAGTACAAGAACCATCATCACGAGTAGCAGAAGAGTCATAATTAGTAGCTGTTGAATTAGTACATCCGAGTGCTGCCGCTGCTGCCGCTGCATCATCCGCTGCTGTTCTTGCATTATCCGCTGCTGTTCTTGCATTATCCGCTGCTGTTCTTGCATCATCCTCTGCTATTGTCGCAGCATCTATCGCTTCCTGCGTCGTCGACACGGATACCGTTAGCTTTGCCGCCTCTGCCGCTTTCTCTGCGGCATCTGCCGCCGCCGCAGCCGCCGTCGCCGCCTCATCTGCCGCTGTCTCTGCCGCTAACAAATCTGTCGCTGTCGCACCTGTCGTTGCTATTAAATCGCTTACCGAATTTATCGCCTTCGTTGCCTCCTCTGCCGCTGTCTCTGCGGCATCTGCCGCCGCCGCAGCCGCCGTCAGCCGCCTCCTCTGCCGCTGTCTCTGCCGCTAACAAATCTGCCGCTGTTGTTGCATCTTCTGCAGCTGTGGTTGCATCTTCTGCCGCTGTGGTTGCATCTTCTGCAGCTGTGGTTGCATCTTCTGCCGCTGTGGTTGCATCTTCTACAGCTGTCGTAGTGTCTTCATCATCACAAGACGCACAACAATTTGTCAACATATAGTCTGGATTATTGTCACATTCTCCAGATGAAGCCCACTCAGCACATTTATCATCGCTATCGGTACAAGTAGTAGTACTTCCTTGCCCACTCAAAACACCAGTTGCGGCTAAAGTACCAAATAACGCTCCTAATAAAACAATAACTCCAAGGACAACAAGTCCTATTATCATATTCCGTGATAATGCCATTTTTATATTTATAAAATATAAAATATTATAAATTAGGTTTCAACACACAATGACTCTGAAAAGTATCGGGCCATAACCAATGAGTTATTTTATGATATTCAGGACCACCAGATGGATTCGTATATTTTCCCTTAGCAACAAAATTATCCGTTCTTGCTCCACAGTACCCCCATCCTTGCCTACAACCAGTACTTTCCACCCTAAACAAATTAGGATTCTTATCACTTCTATCAGGATATGCCAAATTTTGACTTACCTGTGCGTTATCACAACTGATAACATCACTTTTAGCATTAGAAAATAACCAATTACCACTATACTTATTATTAGGACCCCAACAACCAGAATTATCACACCATATTTCATTTGGAGCACAATACGAACTATCAAGGTCAGAAGTACCATTACATCTTTCCATTAATGTTGTATTACCCTTGCAATCTCCTGGTGTTAAACAAGTATTCATGTAAGGAATAGTACCTCCACCCCTAGGTACTCCTGTACCCGGAGCAACACATTTATTATCTACAAGAAGATAGTCTTGAGGACATCTATCACAATTTTTACCAGCCCATTTACCCGTACATACACACTTGTCATCAACACAACTTCCATTCTTACACGTAGAGTCTAAACAGTCTCTCTCAATATTACAGTTTTCACCTTTATAACCACGTTGACATACACACTTGTCATCAACACATTTTCCATACCGACACGTATCTTCACAAGTTCTAATTGGAATATCACAATTTTTACCTTGCCAACCTTCCTTACAGGTACAAACTAAATTACCATCTCCAAAATTTAGACAGTATCCGTTTTTACATGTTTCTTTACAACTCATAGTTTATTAATAAACAGAATTATTTTTATTATATATTACATACATATATTGACTCTGATTATTCGGATTTACCCATAATTCTTGTTCGTCACCAACACCCCTACCTAACAACATAAACCCTTCAGGAACATTAGGATATACATAACTATACCACCAATCATCCTCAAATAAACCACCACCAGAACCAGACGATAAAAATACACCGTATTTCAACTCCCTATCTGGAAAATTATGTTTCTTTTCCGCTTCAAGGGCACATATACGCTTTTTCAATTCTAATATATACCGAAAATCCCTAGATATCCTAGGAGGTCGTTGCCAATTTAATCCAGAAAAACATACGGAATTAACACACAGAAGGAGTAAATAATATAAATAATACTTCATTTATATTCACACAATTTATAATTAAATTAATTACGACCTAATACATAAATTTTAGTTTGCCATTGACCAGAGCTTTGTTTTGGATTGTTTAATGTAGGTTCACCGTCTGTCGCAGACATTCCAACAGCCCAAGTATAAATTTTCCTGTTAATACTTCCATCCCCATCATTACCAGCAGCCCAAGGAATATACCATACTTTACCTAAATCATACTCAAAATTATCATTCTCATCTCTCCAATTACCAGCATCTATTTCCCACAAATAATCTGCTAAAGCTTTAGCAACAGTGCCATACCCAGCGTCTGATAGATCTGATATACTTTGATCGCTTAAATCTTGTTGCGTCATCGCATCACTATCCCAAGCTGTATTAACATAATCACCAGCACCATCCGCATTTTCCAAGTCTGTCCCAACATATTCTCTACTCGCATCATTAATATCAGTAGATAAATTTAAAGAATTTAAATAACTAACTATATCATCTATATCTAAGTTATCATAATTATAACGCAAATAATAACAGGTTGGTGAAGTATCTACAGCTGTTGAATCATAATTATCAGCAGTATAAGTAGAATCATTACAACCTGAATATGTACAAGACCCGTCATCAATAGTCGCATTTACATCATAATTAGTAGCGGTACTATCCGTACAACCTGAATATATACAAGAATCATCATCAATAGTCGCATTTTCATCATAATTATCAGCGGTACTATCCGTACACCCTAGGTAAGTACAAGAACCATCATCAACAACAGCTTCAGCATCATAATTATCAGCAGAACTATCCGTACACCCTTCTACATAAGTACAAGATCCATCATCAATAAAAGCATTACTATTGTAATTTGTAGCGGAACTATCCGTACATCCAGTACGACTCAATAACTCATTACCAGCCGTCCCACCCGTCGCTCCACCACCACGAACAAAACTATTTGAGTTAGTCCCAGAATTTACCAAAGTTTTATGCTTACGATGTATTATCTCTAACAACCTATTAGCTTCATCTTTTCTATCATCCAAACTCAAACTATTCAAATATTTACTCCAGGGGTCATCTCCGTTTCTTCCAAAATGACTAGTCTTATCAAACTTTCTACGTAACAATTCCAACTCATGTCTAGCTCTCATCTTATCCCTTGTACTCATATTCCTCATACTATTACTAACAACACCGCCATTTTTACTCTTTGATTTTCTTCTAACAATAATAAAAATAATAACAGAAATTATAACAAGAGCTACAGCAGCTATTGAACCATAAATTAAAACACTATTTTCCATTTATATATAAATAATATATAAATGAATACAAAATTTTTTAGAATATCAGACAGTGTTAAAAACCCAGCACTCATATCAGTCTGGTCTATAATGCACTTTTGGATAGGAATACAATCAGCCATGTTATTCAAATACTACAACTTACCAGATAAAACAAACTTATTTATCTCATTTATCCTACACACTATCTACGAATTTAACGACTATTACCAAACACATATAAGTAAAAAATACAAAGAAAACACAGCTGACAGTAATTCCATTATAAACTGTATAGGTGATACAATAGTTAACCTATTTGGAACCATAATATACCTAAAATTTTACAAACAAAAACCATCTAAAAATACACTCATAGTTTCACTTATATTTACCATAATTTTATTCCACTTTCTCGTATATTACTACGGTGGAGGTTGGAGTTGGGTTTATAAACAAACTATCAAGAAATTATATCTTTCGTAAAATCACCAACCACCTTATCAAAACTCTTTCCACCCACCACCCACTCAAAATTACCATCCACAACCCTATCAAACTCCCTCTCATCATCCATCAAATCAAACAACTTCCCCAAAGCCCTATCCTTCCACTCAGCACTCGTAGCATCACCAGGAATAACTACACTTGAATTCTCCTTCAAAGCTCCCAAGTCGTTAGATATCGCCAACGTCCTTGACGCCGCAGCCTCGTAAGACGTTAAACAACACGTCTCCGCAAACGTACATGGATAAAACCAAACACCAGACATACTCCAAAATGCATTCAACATCTTCTGATTAACCCAACCATGATTTACCACATGTTTTTCCTGCTCTTTCAACAAAACCTTTATCTCCTCAACTTGCCCACTATGGTGCTCCAACAACCAACTGTTCTCCAAATCACAAAACACATTCAAGACCGCATCCGGATACCTCTCAACTATACGAGGAAACATCTTCAACAACTCCAACAAACCACGATTCGCAAAACTTGAATACATAAACCAACGCTTGTTATTAGGAATCACACTCATAACAAACTTATCAACATCAATACCATACGATATCACCTTCGTCACATCACGAGACACATTCTCAAAAATACCATGAAACTGCTCCCGAGCCCAATTACTTATAAATAACACACCCTTCAAATTAGGAAAAAACGGTATCATTTGCTCTGGGGAAGCAATATCATGATACACAAAATAAACATTCTCCACCCCCGCCTCACGCAACACATAAAGATGCTCAAAATAACGATTTACCAAACAATAATCAACATGGTTTTTACTCAAATAATCCATATAATCATCTAACTTCCTATACATTACACCGTTATAATACTTTTCCTCAACACAATCACAAAATACAACAACACTATACCCAAACTTCGCCATCCATTCAGCATACTTTATACTAAATGTTTCAGAACCACCAATACCACTCTTATACAACGTTTCACCATCCCACTTGTCCCAACCACCCGGAGACAAAAACATAACCGTCTTTTTACCCACTATTCTACTCTTACTACTCCCATCACAAATACTCTTATACTTATTTAACAAACCAAAAAATATTGTGCCATATACCTGTATTCCAATCAGGCTTGTACGACAACATTCTTTCACACGCTAACATTCCCAACGTCGGGTCTGACTTAACATAACAAAGTTGTATCAACCACTTGGGTAAATAATAATTGTATTGGTCTATCTTGAAATTCATATTGCTATTCAAAGGTAAACCAATCTCAAACGCCTTCTTTAAAAACATGTAAGCTAAATCATAATTTACATCATTATTATAATAATGACTGCCTATCATGAAAAAACTCTCTGGACGAGAAGTATCATATCTGTAAGACTCAATATACATTCCCATCACCACATTCCAGTAATATCCCAAATGCAAATCAGCCATCACCGCAGCCTTATACATTGCATCATACTTCTCCTCATTAAATCCTTCAACCCTGTGTAAAACCCTCTTATTATAATAATCAAACGCATTATTCCAATCCTCCATCACAATATACGTCTCAGCTATATAATACAATATCCTAGGGTCGTCAGGATCTTTCTCGTGTTCTTCAAACAACAACTCCAAATCCTTATCCTTACGCTGTACGGTCCTACCTCTCATATAATCAGAATGAATATCATTAATAAAACCAAACTTCTGCGGTATCAAAGCACTCGTATCACAATCCGGTATCTCATGAATCTTATACTTATACCTAATACCAGACTCCGGACGGAACAACCTAATAGACGAATATAACACGTCTACACCAGTTATGTAAATACTCAACGAGGGAGCTTCATCATCACAACGAACCTCAGTCAAGAATGAACGCAACTTATCACCATCCTCTATTACATAAGTATCATCCAACATCATCTGAAAAGCACATTTTGGCAACACTTCACCACCAACCTTAAAATTATCAGCCAAATCCATCAACCTATTCCTACTCGCTCCAAAATCTATAAAAGACTCCTCATAAACATTCACAATATCCTCACAACCCAACTCCCTTATCACATCAGCAACCACCCTCAATGTATTATCAGTTGAACCAGTATCCAATATCGTCACCCTATCGACATACCTAAAATTCTTCATCAACACATCCCTAAAACCATCACCACTATCCTTTATCATATATATCACATGCAACAAATTATCCAAATCAACATCAACACCATCAACCCTCAACAAACCAATAATTTTATCACACGAAATATTATCATTCTCACCCTTACTCTCCCCAACACCCACATCAAAACCACGAACAAACAAATACCTCTCCCCCAACCTATACCTCCGATACCCTTCTATATCATCAGAACTAGAACAAACTATCACTAATGGTAAATAATTCAACTTACAATTATCAACATCCGTATCAACACGTAAAACCAAATTATTAGTCGCAAAACTTGTTCCACCCAAGTCACCAACAACCATAGAATTACCAAAGTATTCAGAAACGTTCTTATAAACGTATTCTCCATGAGATACACCATAATTCACAAACGTTAAATCCGGAAATACACTTCCCAAACGCCGCAACACATAAATCTCCCTATCCATCTGCGATAAATCCTTACGCATCACCAACGGAGTATATTTAGTATCATCCAAGAATTCCTTCTCTTTAACAATATATTCCACGTCGTGTATTAAAATTTTACGAGTAGTCATTTATCAAAATATCATATCATTTTAAACTACGTTCCATCATCGTCTATTTTAATACAATAACCAATACTGGTAGTATCATACAAACCCCGGAAACCATTACAACAGGGACACCCAACATTTTTAACCAAACTTTTCAACAAAATTCCTCTCGCTCGTACCATTTATTACAATATACTTTATTTAGAAAACTCCCTAATCAAAATTAAAGTAGGTAACGCATCCAACTCCCTCTCCGCCCGAGTGATACCCCGCCATTTATTCCACTTATTATTCCGCAACTTATTAAAAATCTTCATTAACTCTTTATGCGTCCTCTTAAATTCCGTTATCTCCTTGGAAGCAATGATAGACATTTCTTTTGCCCTCTTCAACTTATCCAAAGCTTTTCTAACCTCCTTAGGACAAGACTTTCTCCTACCCAAACGTTTCCATAAACTTATCCTACCATTACGACTACCCATATTTATACCAAAAATGTCATCAGGATTACTTCTACACAAGGGACAATTTGTCTGATTAGTCTGCCGATACCACTGTAAAGCACAATTCGTATGGAACTTGTGATTACATTCAGGTATCGTATAAATACTCTCATCGTCAGTCATCTCACAAAGACAAATAGCACAAGTGTTGTCCTCAGAACTCATTTATAATATGTATTTACTAACCTTAAATAAATTTCAAAAAAAATACTATTAAATAAAATGGAACAACCAACATCCACTGGAGAAACATCCGCTGAAGAAATCATAGCATACGATAGAGATGGCAACCCTATTCTTCCAAGATCAGATAATCCAACCTCAACCTCAGAAAACTAAAATTAATATAAAATTTCAAAATATATCTATGTACTAAAATGCAATCTCCTATACAATGGGCTTATTCACCACCAAACGCAGATGGTACATGTCCATATAATCCTGATACTCATATGTTAATCACAAGTAATGCTCCAGGTTCGTGTTTTGTGGAGGATGGACCAGGTCCATGTATACAACCAGATCCATTAAACGAGGCGAACCACTACGGTTTTATTAAACAAACAAATAAAGATTATGCCATATGTGCTCCTGCTTGTACTTCTCCAACAGATTGCCCACCTGTAGGAGCCGATTTTAGGTCAGGAAAAAACCTTCAGGGACAACCTACTTGTACTTTTATGCCAAATATGGACAAGTACACAGTCAAAGGTCATTGTGTTATTACCCCTCCAATCTTTACCCAAACAGATCCTAGAATACCTACCCAACATTATGATGAATGTGAGCTAATCGGGGGAGATGAATCCGCCAAAACCCTTTGTGATATTAGGGCCGATTTGCTTCATAGATCTCCAGCAGATAATTTCTTACATATTGATGACAAAACAACTTGTGAACAACAATATACCAACTTTTTGAACACTAATCCTAGGGGAAAATTCCTAAAAAGTTATTTACAAGCTGATAACACACGTTATTCTAGATGGTTATTAAATCCGTCAAACTGGTGTTTGGTTGACCCTGTATTTCCAAAAGGAACTGTTGTAGATGGCGCAGTTTCAGCCCAACACGCCGGCGCAAACGGACACTGTGATGTAAAACAAGGTACATTACCTTCATCATGTAAAGACGTAGACTGTAATAGTTACAGTTTAGCATTTAACGAATTGGAATGTAGAAACACAAATAAAGATTGTTGCCAATGGTACTTATACGAAGACCCAAAAGATCTGCTCAATTTTGGTACTGGATACTTTCCAATCAATAAACCAACTCCTCCTCCACCACCACCTCCTTCAGTAGAAAGATTTAAATGTTAATATAAAAATATATATTTTATATTAAAATGCCACAACCCAAAGAGGAACCCAAAGAGGAACCCAAAGAGGAACCCAAAGAGGAACCCAAGGAAATCCAACCAGAGGAAGATTCCAAAAAGGAATGTAAAGATAAACCCAAAGATAAACCATGTTTAACATGATTCTAAACGAATAACTGTTAAATACTCACCATTAGCAAAGAATGACTTGGTAACAATAACTTATCAAAATTTACCAATGATATTTGCTAAACCTTAATCGCATTCTTATATAATCCAGAATTTCTCAATTTTTTGTAATAACTATTCAACGCCGCCAACTTCTTAGTATCACCCTTAGCTTGGGCTTTACACTGATTATACAAAGCAACAACACCATTCTTTATCTGACCTGGAAGCTCATTACCATTCCAACTATTCCACTTTCCAACATATTCCTCAGAAAAAGCAACACTCGGTATGGACTCACACTTCAACTCACCACTCGTAGAAGCAATCTCACCAGCATCTTGTCGAGCTTTATACAAAGCCCAAGCACCAAGACACATACAATGATTCTTCCCCTTCCTCTCCTCAGACCAAGAACTTTGACCTGTATCCTCAGAAAAATTCTGCGTCTCATCATTCACATCAAAACATATCTGATGAACGCCACCACCCAACTCAGAACACGTCCCATTCACCTGGGAACCCTCAGTAGGTTGCGTTGGCTCACAAGGCATCAACTTCTCACCATAAACATTCACTTGATTATTCATCGGAAACGAAGACTTCATAGCTCGCGCTTGTGAGCTAGTTATAGTTTCCTTATCACCACTAAATAAACCATAAATTTGCTTAGAAACCCAAACAATTAGTAATATACCCAATACTAACAGAGCAAAGTAAAATACAAGTTTTAATATCTTATTCATTTATATTAAAACCAACACATAATAATAAAAATGAATTATATTTAAAACCAACATTAAATCAATAAAATGACGACTAAACACGAATTAGGTCAATATTTTACCACTCATCCAGAACTACAATCAAAAGTATTTAATTTTATCATGAATAACCCAACCAACATCTTAGAACCTTCTATGGGAAGAGGCGACCTAATCACCTCCATCACAAACAAAAACCCCAAAATAACTTTTGATATGTATGAAATTGATACAAACATTGAAATATTAGACACCATTCAACAAGATGATATCGTCTATGGAGATTTTATGACACAAATAATCAGCAAAAAATACAAGACTATAGTAGGAAACCCTCCATACGTTAGAACCAAAAAAGGAAACCTATACATAGACTTCACAGAAAAATGCTTCAACCTACTTGAAAACAACGGAGAACTAATATTCATTGTCCCCTCTGATTTCCTCAAACTAACAAGCGCTTCCAAACTATTAAACACAATGATGGAAAACGGAACATTCACCCACATATTCCACCCAAATAACGAAAAAATGTTCGAGAACGCATCTATAGATATCATCATCTTCAGATACTGTAAAAACAAACTACTCCCAAAATCAGTATCCTACAACGATAAACAACTCTATATCACAAATAACAAGGGTTTAATAACATTCAACCAAGAAGAACACAAGTCAGACCAAACTTTTCAAGATTACTTTGACATATACGTCGGCCTCGTCTCCGGCAAAGAAGATGTATATAAAAACAAACAACTCGGAAACATAGAAGTCCTCAACGGTGAAAATAAACTAGACAAATACATCTACATAGACAAATACCCGTCTGAAAACACACAAATCAACGATTTCCTACTTCAACACAAAAAACAACTCATTGACCGAAAAATAAGGAAATTTAACGAAAAAAATTGGTTCGAATGGGGAGCACCAAGAAATATCAATACGATGAACAAACATCTAGGCAAAGATTGTATCTACATCTACAACCTAACAAGAAATCCAAAAGTAGCTTTCAAAGGAAACGTCTCTTACTTTGGCGGTAGTCTATTAATACTTATACCAAAACAACCATGCGACTTAGAAAATGTATTAGCGTATCTAAACAGTAATACATTCAAAGATAATTTCATGTTCTCGGGAAGATTTAAAATCGGACACCGACAAATATCAAATTCACACATACCCCAGTATATTTTCTAAACATAATCATTTTTTATCCTTCATATATATAAATGTGTGATGAACTTGATAATGCTTTATGTGAACCAGGAAAACCATGGTCCGCATGTATGAAAGACGAAAAATGTAAAAACTCAACCGTCTACCAAAGATTATATGACCCAAAATACAAAGGTTGTATAGAAAATACAGAATGCGCCACCTGCTGCCCATATGGTAGCAGAAACGCACCCATGGAAAAAGCATGTACGGGGGGTAGACAATGGAAAGATTGTAAATGGGACAGAGAAGACGGAAAATGTATCAGAAAAGAAGACGGACATTTCTTAAACAAAGAAGATTGCGACACCCACTCAGGAGCATGCTACGACGCATTAAAAGAAAAATGTGGTAGATTCATCAACAACTGTTCTCATACCGATGGAACAGAAACAACAAAAAGCTCATACGAACAACTACAAGAATGCCTATACGGTGATAACTACACCAATAGATACGAATCTTTCCTTAAAGGAAACATAAGCACACAACCAGAACTTGAAATACCAGAATGTAAATACTCCACAAACGTCGTAAATCGCTTTATCAAAACAGCATGCGGAAAAGAATTCGTCGGAAAATGCGACTGTAATTACCCAGGGGAAGTATACGCAGCCTACAATGGTGGCCCTTCTGTGTGGGTTGATAACTTAGACTACTGCTACGTTGCTAACGCAAACAGACAAAAGGCTTGGTGTGATGGATGGATAGACTCCCATGGATTATGTAGAGGAGTATTTCACGGTGCCGTCATATACCGAAATTTACCAAGAACATCATGTACCAATCAAGAAAATTCATACTTCTGTAATACTGCTACACACCAAGGCAGACGAGGTTTTGAAAAACAATGTAATTGGAAGGGACCCAAAAACCCATTCCCAACCCTACCACTCGGTTATGATTGTATGAATACGGGACACGGACTAGAATGTGTAGGCGTTACCAACTACACAAGAGATGGACGTCCAGAGTTTACATCTGTCAGAACAGTCGATGGTCTTACCTTTAACGACCCAGGGGGTGCCAAGAAAATGTGTGAAGAATCATGTAAACCTGAGAAAGATTCAGAATGGAGAACCCAACTCAATTAGAACTACCGGACTTAGGCTTCGCCCCCCTACCGGACTTAGGCTTCGCCCCCTACCGGACTTAAAATCATATTTTTACAAATACAAAATATGATTAACAAAGTTATATTCTCCCAAGAAGACAACTGCTACGTATTCAACTGCCCGCACTGCGATAATCTAATACAAGTAGAAAAAAATCAAGTAAACTGTAAAATATTCAGACATGGCCAATATAAACAGAACGGCGAACAACTACCACCCCACAGTTCTAAACAACTCTGTGATGAACTATTAGCATCAGGTACCATACACGGGTGCGGAAAACCTTTCAAACTGGTCCCAGACGAACAAGGAATCATCACAACCGTAGAAATATGCGACTATATCTAATTGTCGTCTACACACATATTTGAAATTGATTTATAGCATATATATTATAGATACAATAAAAATGCCTACAAAATCAGAATTAGGACAGTTTTATACAACTAATTTTCAGTATATTCTACAGAATATGTATATTCCATCTGACATCACCAAGATTATAGAACCATTTGTAGGAAATGGAGACTTACTCAACTTTATTCCAGATAAGTCTAATTATGAAATAGAAATATACGACATCGAGCCAAAAATTGAAGATACTATAGAAGAAGATACACTTCTCAATCCTCCTGACTACGACAATAAATTCGTCATCACTAACCCTCCCTACCTCGCAAGAAACAAAAATACTAACAAAGAAATTTACGATAAATGGAAATGTAATGATCTATACAAATGCTTCATCCTACATCTTATCAACTCAAACTGTAAAGGAGGAATCATAATCATACCCCTCAACTTCATCAACTCTATCAGAAAAAACGACTTTGAACTCAGACAAAAATTCACCGAAAAATTCCACATAGAATCAATCAATATCTTCGAAGAACAAGTCTTTGACGACACAACTTACGCAGTATGTACCTTACAATTCACACCCATAACAGAAAAACCCAAACCCACCAACATATACATATACCCATCTAAAACAAAAATTACTACCTGCTTCACACAAGAAAATAACTTCACTATAGGAGGGGAAATACATAACTTACCAAACAACCCAGACATCAAAGTTGAAAGAGCAACAAAACTAACAAAAAACAAAGACAATATCACAAACATACTTCTCAAATGTATAGACGATAACATAGACAAACAACTCGGCCTTAGCATAGACAAACAATACATAGACAACACCGAAAAACTATCCGCCAGAAGCTACGCAACACTCGTTATAACACCAAAATTAAACAAAAAAGAACAAGAAGAATTAACAACAAAATTCAACAACTTTGTCAGAGATAAACGGAAAGAATACAACTCACTATTCCTAACAAACTACAGAGAAAGCAACTCCATAGCAAGAAAAAGAATATCATTTGAACTCGCATTCAAAATATGTAATTACCTACTTTCATCCTAATCAAGAGATATATTTTTATTAAATATATCTCAACATAATTTATTATACCAAGACCAAAATTTTTTCATATCACCAATATAAACCCTATCAATAACATCAACAAACTTTTCATCCAACTGAATATCATTCAATGAAGCTTGATTCTCATCAAAATTCTTATACGTAAATTTATATCCCTGATCACCATCAATAATATTCACAAAATAAACATTATTACCAGGATTATTCAACAAATACATATGCTGACATATCAAAAAATGATACACCTCCCTAATAGAACGAGTCTGAGCACCCCCAGAATCACATATCATCTTAAAATTAGCATAAAAAACACTACCCAAATTCTCCCAAGTTCCATCAAAATCCTCCGTATACTTAAAACCACCACGCTTCGTTAAAGGTTTAGTCTCCTCCTTCAAATTATATTCTATCACATCTAACCGTATATTTGTCTTAAACACCTCATAACCCAATCCCTTCTCCAAAAGAGCCCTTTGAAACTTCTCACATTCATTCTTCTTTCCACCCGTATACCATTCTTGCTCCTTTCTCCAAGTTTTTGTATGTAATTTTGATGAAATACATATATCATCCAGAGACAAAGATTTAATAATTTTTTTAATCAACGTATCAACAGACATTTTACAATTTAAAACACAATAATCCAAAATTTCATTTTTATATCTAACTCCTCTTTCTAAGACAACCATATAACACCAAACCAACAACCAAACACACAAACATAAATACAATCATAAGCAGTATCAAATTATTCAAAATTAACGTATAAAACTTTATCATATTCTCACCATCCTCACTCTGATCATTCAACTCAAACCGAGGAACATACCTATTAATAGTCCCCCAATCATCAGGAATAAACATATATTCCTCTTTCTTATCTATTCTACGATTATTCGCCTCCGTAGATATATATTTATACTTATCACCATATAATTTCTTCAATACACCATACTCCTTATAACCATAACCACCCGCTACATTATAAAAATTAACAACATTCAACAAATTTATCAAAAACTTATTCTTACTCAACTTTATCATAACATTTTCAAACGAACTTACACACTTATTGATACAGGCAGTATGTAATATCTGAGAATTCAACACATCCAACTCATCCCGAGGAATACAATCAAAACACTGAATCAAACGCCTATTCTCCTGAGGAATAAAAAACAAACCACGATGTAGTAAAGTAGCCCTAAAAATTAAAATATCAGTCGCACCCAAAGTCAAAATCTTACTCTTACCAAACAATTTTACCATCTGACGAATACCCATATGAGGATGTTTATCACTACCAGGAATTAACTCCATATTACCACCATCCAAATAATTTAATACTGTATAAACAGGAACTTTCACATCATAGTTATCACTATGAATCTGTAAATCCCTATGAAAGGCAGCAGCATCATTAGCATTATTCTTATTACTTACTCTATACTTAGAATTTACCAAATCCGTACCAAGTTTAGTAGAAACTTTTCTAATAATAACATTGTCTATATACACTTCTAACTTATTATATAAAACCTTGTCTTTTGTAATATTTTTCCTTGCTTCATTTATATCTTCCAAAGGTATCACATTCCGCAAAATTATATAACCTTTCTTATCAATATCCCTTAGCAACATTTATTATTAAATATAAAAATATTTAAGAATTATAACAAATGAAATTCATCAAACAAATATTATCCTTATTTTTAATATGGAATACAAGCTCAGGGTTTCAAACCACAAACTTTGTTACCAATATACATAAATACCCAAACACACAACTTCAACTTACCAGAAGAGATATCATATCAAAAACATCTTCTTTCCTCACATACATAAACTTTGACGAAAAAAATGAAACACCAACAGAAATAGTAGAAACCCCATCCATAGTTTCAACCTCACAACTAAACATCAGAATCGTAGGCGAAATTACCGAAGAAAACTGCGCCAGATTAGGAGATGCTCTCATCCACTGCGACAACATGGCTAAACAACTCAAAGATGAAACTAACACCACAAACCCCATATCAATACACATTACCAGCTCCGGAGGTTCCCTAATGCCAACCCTATACATATGCGACCTCATCAAATACATTGACACAGAAGTACACACATTCGTTGATGGATACGCAGCATCATCAGCTTCCCTTATATCAATATGCGGAGACAAAAGATTCATCACCAAACACTCAAGCATGCTCATCCACCAACTCTCAGGAGACGCATCCGGAAAATTCACAGAAATCAAAGACAAATACAACCACATGGAACAACTCATGAACAACGTCGCCGACATATACCTAACCAACACAAAACTCACACCAGAAAACCTCGCATACCTACTACAACACGACATATGGCTCAACTCAACAACTTGCCTACAACTAGGACTCGTTGACCAAATTCTCTAATTAACACCAGACACTTAATCTTCATCAACATCTATACCCACTTTCTTCGCCACTTTTTTAACATATTTCCAAATTAATTCAATCTCACCACTACTTTCCGTAACACTACTCGTCAACAAATCTACCTGCTCCTGAGTAGGCATATTCGCCGAGATATTATTCACACTACTTACCAAAGAACTTATCTCATCAGCGTTAGACAACGAATTTACAGTATCTATAATACTACTGTTATTCTTAATAAAAGTCTCCACTTTATCCTTGGCAACGTAAATTAAATATAACATTACACAGAGAATTACCAGCGATAAAATCACCGGAATCAAAATGGCGTAAAACTTTCTATTTTCCATTTATCATTACATTAGAAACTTTAAAATCGAACGATTTTAAAGTCCTTTTTGTTCTACGATATTTCTATTTTTACATATGTTCTTTAATATAATTCACAACATGTTTTACAAATAATGGAGGAATAGCATTCCCTATTTGATTCACCTGCTCTATATACTTACCCAATATCTCAAAATCCTCAGGAAAACCCTGAATCTGCTGAAGCTCCTTTATCGTATATGGTCGCAAATACACTCCAACCGCATTACGCACTGGAACAAACAAACGAGGCATTCTACCATAAGAACACAATATCGTCCTCGCAACATCATCCTTATCAACCACACAACTCCAAGTAGGCTTACCACGAGTGCGAAACGATATAGCATCCGTATTATAACACTTCACCAAATTAGTAGGCGGAGTTAAAGACGGATCACTCACATCCTCAAGATCCTCAACACACTGTTCTTCAGGAATTATATCCAACAAATTTTCCTTCTCAACCAACAACGCCCTCTCCAAACTATACTCAACTATATCACGATTAAATCTAGGCGGTAAATGACTCAACTCGCCCAAATCAAAATCTATATTCAAATCATTACGAATACCATATATCAAAACTCGCTCCCTTGACTGAGGAATACCATAATTCTTCATATTAAACAAATTGTGCTTAATAGTATAACCCAACTCCGCAAACTCACTCATTATGACATCTATAAACAAACGACCATCCGTCATCTTCCTCTTCAACAAACCCTTCACATTCTCACCCAATATAAACTTCGGACGAATCAACCTCACAAACCTAACAAACTCCCTATACAAAAAACCACGAGGGTCCTCAGCATCCTTCTTTCCACCATGACTAAAACTCTGACAAGGAAACCCACCAAACAATATATCTATCACATTCGCATAAGTCAACACATCTTCATCAGGAACACTACAAATATCCTTTCCTATCAACTTAGAATCAGGAAAATTACGCTCATGCGTAGCAATACAAGCTTTGTCGTACTCAACATATCCAACAACATTTACATCAGCCAATAGCATACCCAAGGTATCACCACCAGCCCCCGCAAATAAACTTATCGCTGTCAAGTCGTTCATTGTGAATTCTCTCTATTTAATGTTGTGTTGCCACAACATTAAATCATTTTCATTTCTTCAAAAACCCACTTATGTTCGCCGACCAAGTTGGTCGTATATAACACCTCATGATACCCGACAGATTCTTCTTGTTATCACCCCTAGCATACTTGTCATTCATATCACTAATACGCTTACGCACAACATCAGCCCAAACACGGGACTCCCTACTGAACGCATCCCCTTTCGTACATATCATCTGAGGGCTAATCTTAGTATTCCCACTAATTACCACACGAATTCAAACACTCCCTCTCCGACTTAAACTGACCCGAAACATCACGAACACAACTCCCACCATTACACTTCCACATACATCTACCATACCGACCAACACCACAAGTCCTACAATAGACCACACCATTCTTATTACAACCAGACTTCTCCCTATCACAACCATAATCAACCATACATGTCGGACAATTACATTTGGAATAATCAGGTTTCGGACACATACTACTCAAATAATTATTTATTGTAGCCACATCCTTCACACCGTTATTATAACACTGATAAGGCGCCACATTAGAACCACGAGAACTAAAATCCCTCTTGTGATTGACACAATAAGATAAATTATCACGCTGTTGCTTATTCACACACTGACGCTGATTTCTCCCACACTTCCTTTCTATCGCGGCCAAACAAGCCCTACTCCTACCAGAACTACAAGAGGATAAACAATCACTCTCGGAACTAAAAATACCAGTCGCATTCGCAGAACAGGTACCATCGTTATTACACATCCACTTACAAGGCACATACTCTGGCGAATCATCAGGTAAAGGTTCTTCACCTTTACACAAACGACAATACGTCTTACCATGGACATTACAACCTATTTTACCCATAGTACAAGAAGTGTCTATCATACACTCCTCTTCATCAACACAACCACAAAGCTCATTCGTACTACTCATTTTATTATACCCAACGATATTTTACAACGATTTTTAGTACGCAAGAAAGCCATACCCCGATTGGGTATGGCTTACCATTTATTTTAATTAAATTTTTATTTTTGTACAATAAAATGAATGATTCAGAAAAATTATTATGGGCTTTGGTGACCGTACTTTTAATTATAATAATAATTATGTGTATGAAGAAAGAGAATTTTGACCCAAGTAAGCGCGCAGATGTAGTTCATGTTGATGCCCTTGCGAAGTCTAAGGGAATTAAATGTGGGGGAAATTGTAGTTTCCAACATTATCCACATTGTGATGGAGAATGTCCAAACTCTCCACTAACATGTAATCAAGTAGCAGTTCCAACTCCAGGAGGTCCTGTACACACATGTGGATGTGTATAAATTACCACACGACCTAAGACATTCCCTCTCAGATATTAAAGTACGCAAGAAAGCCATACCCGGTGTGGGTATGGCTTCCAATACGCCCGAAGGAATTTTTATTTTTGGTGTGTGCCCCAACCATCGCACACACCTGTCGCTGTCTTCACAACGTCCAACCACCTAACCTAACCTACCTAGACAATCTCAACACGCACATTCGTCCTACCACTCTTCATCGCCATCTCCAAAGCCGACATATAACCACTCTCCGACACCCGCAACACCAACTCCGGCTCAACCTCCTTCTCCTTCACATCCTTCACACCCCTAATACCCTCATTGATTATCTCCTCCAACTCATCAGCCAACTTGTTCGCCTCAGCCTCCTGACGCTGCTCCTCCAACTCCGCCAAACGCTTCATCTGAAGCTCCTGAATCTCCTCAGGACTTGGTTGCTTATACACCAACTTCGGCTTCGGAGCCCACACACTATTGTTCTTAGACTCGTTCTTAGACTCGTTCTTAGGAATGTCAACCACATTCTTCTCCACCTTCTTCGGCGGAACCACCACAGGCATCTCCTTTCCCGTCCGCTTGAAGAAACACTCATGAGTCTCACCCGGATGAAGGTGATTACAAAACTTACCCGCGTTGTTAAAGTAAATACCTTCCTGATTCCTATGACGACGCACAAACCTACACCGGTCCCCAAAGAAACACTCCGAGATACGCAACTCCGACAACGTGTGTGCGAACCTACACCGGTCCCCATGAGGACACGCCTCACCCGTCTCCGTAGACCTACACATCTTCGTCTTCAGAAGATTCGCACCACCCTTCTTCCTATCCTCCAACATCTCAAACGCCTTACTACGCTGTTCGTTTGTGCTTGAGGGCCCCGCCAAAAACCGCTCCTTCACATTCTTCTTCGCAAACCCACCACGAAACGAACCCACGGCCCCAAACTTCGCCTCAACCTTCGCCTCAACCTTCGCCCCAGGCAACGGAAAACTAACATCACTAACCTCAGCCCCCGCAACTACCTCAGGCATAACCGGTTCACCCTCCTCCGAGATAGTTGAGATAGTATCATCATCCTCAACACGCTCCTCCCACGACTCATAGTCGTCAACAACGGCAACATTCGCCTCAACATTCGCCTCAACATTCGCCTCAACATTCGCCTCAACATTCGCCACAATATTCGCCTGGTTGGTGATAGACGCCATAATCCTATTTCAAACCTACAGACTTTCTCCAGAAAATCAAAATTATTTCTTCCCCAATAAGTTTCACATGTACGCAGATTAGCCCCCACCATTACCCGAAGGCAACAATGAGGGCTAATCCACGGGAGACCATGCTCCTATTTTAAAGTTGGTAGATTATACGCCTTTACCCATTTCCCATCAATTTTACACTCACATTCCTTCCAACCATTTGCATTAGAATTAGGGCGATTAGGTCTCTCCGAAATATAATGATTTTTCGCAAAGTTACTGGGAGAATTATAAATCTCACCACCAGACAAGATACTATCCTGCTCTTCATTATAAACACCTTCCCATATTTTAGTGACACCAATAATATGACGAATGGCTAGACCATCCCTAAAATACTTCTTCATATCACGACCACGACCTTTTTTTCCTGTATTCTGACATTCAGACTTCCTCTTGATAGATGAGTCATCCTTCACCTCTTCATCACTTTCCTCAGACTCGTCTTCCTCAACCTCTTCCTTATTCCACCATTCGCCATCCATAAGCTCAAAAAAGGTGCGCACCTCATCAACCGAGACATAAAAAAATTCACGTCTGGGATTCACCCTTTCCGTATATTGCGCCAGTAGCTTGTGAATGGTCTTCTCCTTCTCCGCAGGAAACATCACTTTCTTAGCAAACTCAACCGTAAATGCGGTCGGAACGCCAGTAGTATAAAGTTGCTTTGCCCTAACATCAGGCTCCTTCATGGTAATACCAATCTTGAGCTGCCCCTCATAGGAGTCGTTGGACAAACAATATATCCATCCCTGTTCATAATTATCTGCCATATTATATCCCGATTCTTTTGGTAGAATCGGGATCATATCCAACTAAAGGTCAAGTATATGTTCATCACCACAATCTACATCCAACCAATATTCTCCGTAATCTTCTAGTTCAAGCATAATATATCCATCAAGTATCAACCAAATGTATAGACCGACAATTTTATCTCTCTCACTTTCAAGTAGATCGTCAAAAGCGCATTGGGCTTTTCTTTGTGTAGAATATCTGTATTTTTTAGCATGGTTATTACCATCATCAGTCCATACAATAACAAGTTCATACACTCCATTATTGCGAACCATGTCTGCGATTACGTGTGAGTCATACTCACGGATTTTGGTGATGATATCCATTGGAAGGGGTAGTGATTCCATATTTCTAAAATTTTTCCCCAGACTTGCCCCCAAAAATCAAGTTTATTTTTGACAAGGATTTTACAAGAATTACACTTCTCGCCGTTTTCCCCTACCCGTGGTTCCACGAGGAGGAGGACCAGCAGGACCACATATATATGGGTCATCACAACTTGGGTCCCAATTACATAATTGGGAATCGCAAATTAAATCGTTTTGAATCATGCCCTGACATGTTTGCCTCACACATTCGTCATGGGACTCTAACCATTTACAACCAATTACATCGTCACAACTGTTTTTATCTCTAACAGTCTTACACTTAGGCCATTCACGACCCGTATTTTCCTTACACCTCATAGCCCATTCATTTCCCCATCTATTTCCACACATATTATCCATAACAATATCATAACCGTCATAACCTGCCGGAGTAATATCATTTACCCTTGGATTAACTGGAAAATATGTAGAGGGTATTTTAGTACGAAGATCGTTAGGAGGCTTCTCACAAGTCCATCCTAAAGTTTCCCAAGCACTTTTATCAGCAAAATCATACTTCGAACCTGCATTCATCTCTAGTCTGCAGCCTTTTGGACTAACTAATGCGTCACGACAACCATCAGAAAATGTATCATTCGTACAATGGTGAAATTCTGGACGAGGTCGTGAGGCCCCAGAATTATCAGGATAATAACCAACATAACCACCGCAATTTTTATCTCCACCGGTAGGTACTATTTCTTCACAAGAAGCAGGTTTCTTGCCATCTTTATTTTGAACTTTCATATTCGTACTACAATCTGGTTGTAGAGGCCATTGGTATGGATAGTAAGGATATTCAACCATTTATTTATTACTCACGATATTGTTTTACTTTTAAAACAATATCTAATTTTTAGGACAGTCATCATAGTCATCACACTCCTCACCATTCTCACACATCCATCTCTCACACTCATATATCCCCTTAGTATTGTCCCAGCAAGCTGGCTTTTTCACATTTGATACTCTACAGTTGTGCTTATACCCAAACCAAGGATTTTTACTTAATTTGGCGCATGCAGCGGCAGCAGATGACTTCGGTGATGAATAACCGTAATCTTCACACCCATCACCAACAGGAATTCTTAGATGGCTATCAGGACCAGCAACACAACATGGCTTTCTGGCGCTCCCCGACTTCAAAGTAAAATTATAATTCACATAAGAATTTGGATCTTTGACTCTTTGCATTTATTTTAATACAAAGAATATTTGTACGCAAGAAAACCACACCCGAAGGATGTGGTTTTCAATACGCCCGACCCGTAGGTCTAGGGATTTTTATTGGAGTGGTGTGTGCCCCATCCATCGCACACACCTGTCACCATCTTCATGATGTCCATCCACCTACCCTACCTACGAACCTATTATCTCTACCCTAATATTCGTCTTCCCACTCTTCACCGCCATCTCCATCGCCTGGAGGAACATCTCCTTCGGCACACGCACCACCGTCTCTTCCTCCACCACCGGCTTGGGAGGCTCCGGTGTAGGATGCGCAAAACGACACCGAGCCCCATGCCTACACGGAACACCCTTCACCACCGACTCACACACCGGAACCACCCGCTTAGTCGGAGTCGTCTTAGTCGGAGTCGTCTTAGTCGGAGTCGTCTTAGTCGGAGTCGTCTTAGCGTCATGCGAAAACCTACAGTTCACACCATGCCTACACGGAACACCCTTCACCACCGACTCACACAACCGAACCACCGACTCACCAACCACCTTCGGTGTAGGAGAACGCCTCTGAACCGTAGTCCAACCATCACCAGGAACAGGCGCCGCAACCTCAACCTTGACAGGAGCATTCAACTTGCTCATGTCCCACCCCCTAGACACCTTAACCGGCGGCGACACCTTAACCGGCGGAGACACCTTGACCGGCGTAGACACCTTAACCGGCGGAGACACCTTAACCGGCGGAGACACCTTAACCGGCGGAGACACCTTAACCGGCGTAGGCTTCTTCAAGCCCGTCCGCAAGTAAAACGCATCCCGCTCCTCTCCCGGATGAATGAAATTACACACACGCTCACCACAGTTCTTGTAGCAACCACCAACACGCTCAACCCGTCGACACTCCATCCCAAATACACACTGACACGCAACCAACTCATCCAGAGAGTGAGCGAAACGACACCGCCCACCATGCCTACACACCGTCCCCATCTCAACCGACTTACACATACGAGTCTTCGTCAGAACCTTCTCCATCCCCTTCTTATCCGACAACTTCTCATGCGCCACCGTCCGCGTATCAACCTTCATCGGAGTCCGCTTGCGCATCGCCTCCCGATGACTCGTCTGACCCATCTTCAACACCAAGTTCTTCTTTCCAGAAGACCGCTTCACCTCCGTCCACGCCTCCTCAACCGCCTTCTTCTCCGCTTCCTTCTTCTCTACCTTCTCCTTCTCTTGCTCGGCAATGATACGCTCCATCTTTGTCGTCTTATCCTCAGTAATCTTACTCGCAACCAACCCAACCACCTCCGACATCGCCTCCGCCTCCGCCCGCTCATCCTCTTCCTCAACTAGCTTGGACGCATCCACCATGTTGAACTCCTCCGAATCCTTACCAGCCGCAACCCAAACCACCCGAGCCTCATCCTCATCCACCTTCTCCACAATCACCGGCTTCTGGAACTTGACAACAGTCGGAGCAACCACGCGACGCCGAGCATCCGAATCCAACTCCATCTTCCTGTTCATCGTTGCCGCTTTCCTCCTCTCCGCCCGCCGCTCAGCAACCACCTTCGCATCCACCTCGGCTGCATAACGACCCCGAGACTTACCACCGCCATTACGCCGATGACCGAAGGAGTTCTGCTTCCACACCTTCTCCTTGGCAGCCTTGGCATCAGCCTTCGCCTTCTCCTCAGCCTCCTTCTTCAGGCGCCGTTCCTTCGCAGCCCGCGACTCCGTAGGCAGAGTCGCCACCACAGCCTTCAGTCGCAACTCCTCCTTCATCTTCTCCTCAGCCTCCCGTTGCTCTGCAAGCCGGTCAGCCAACTCCTTCGCCTCCGCCTCCTTCTTCGCCTTGTCAGCCGCCGCAAACTTCGCTTCCATCATCGTCTTGAACGAACTCGTCCTCGCCGCCAACTGAACCGGCTTGGGCTCCAGCACAGTCATCCCTCCACCACAGACCTTATCCAACGAGGGTTTCTCAGACACGCAGGTCCGTGAAAGGAACGAGTCATACTCGTAATCACGGTTTTCCCACGTATCATCATTACCGGCATACGACTCCTCATCGTAATCCGACTCATAGTCGGCCGACTCATAGTCGTAGCACCCCTCGCCATCATAGGCATATCCATACTCGTTTTGATAGTCATACATATCCATAACTGATTTCTCCCTCCCAAGTCGCCCTTTAAAATCAAGTTTATTTTTACAGAAATTTTGATGTATTATCATCGGAGATAATATATCTATCACTAATGGTCCCGACAATGCCGTCCATCACCACATAACCATTTCTTACCGTCCCTCGAACGAGACCCATCTCCTCCCTTCCACGCACAATCATGCATGGGTCCAACTAAGGGATCCTTAGTCCTTGCGGCACAACCAGATATAGCTTCATCTAAACTATTAAAAGCTTTATCACTACAACTAGTTCCATACGGAAGACGAAAATGAACTCCCGCATTTGGACCAGCAGCGCAATATGGTAAGTCCGAACCTACTTGCCGAGTAGAAGGACCGTGACTCGTATAATTTACGATTCTATAATTGTTAGGATCTTTAGGATATGGCATTTATATTACTACAACAAAAAAATCGTACGCAAGAAAGCCACACCCCGAAGGATGTGGCTTTCCATACGCCCCCTAATGGGGTTAGTGGTGTGTGCCCCAACCATCGCACACACCTGTCGCCATCTTCATGACGTCCATCCACCTAACTCCTACCTAACTCCTACCTAACCCTCAACCTCCTCCTCCGCCCTCTGCCGCCAACTCTCCTTACCCTCCTCATCCATCTCCTTCCAAGCCTTCGCCAACTGCTTCGTAATCTCAGCCCCAGACATCTCAGGATTCGCCTCCTTCATCTCCGGCCGTTGCGTCTTAACGAAGCAAGTGTAGGCACTCGGCTTCTTAGCCGACGACGCCTTAGCCGACGACACCTTAGCCGACGACACCTTAGCCGACGACACCTTAGCCTCACCCTTAACCGCACCCTTAACCGCACCCTTCTTAGGAACCGCCTTCTTCTTCGGCTTCTCTTCCTCCTCATCACCCTCCTCATCACCCTCACTTGGCACATACTCCGCCATCTCCTCCTGATAGCGCTCCTTGTCCTCCGCAGCCATCTTCTCAAACTTCTCCAACTCCTTCTTTTTCTTCTTGTCCGTCTTCAACTCGTTCCACCTACGACCCAACTCCGAAGTCACATCCGTAGGCTTCGGGTCATCCATCTCCTCCTTCACCTTCGCCCGATACTCCTGACAGAAAAACATGTAGGCGGACTTGCCACGCTTCGGTGCGTTCGGGTCCTTCTTCTTCTTTTGCGAAGACAACTTCTCACTCAACTCCTCCTCAGTCAAAGGAACGTATTCGGCTTTCTCAGCCTCGTAGCGCTCCTTGTCCTCCGCAGCCATCTTCTCAAACTTCTCCAACTCCTTCTTCACCTTAGAGTCGGTCTTGGCCTCCGCACAAAACTCCCTCCACATCGCACCCAACTTCGCAGTCACATCACTCGTCTTGAAATCATCACCCTTCTCCTCCATCACCGCCTCCTTCGCTTCAGGCCTCTTGGCAGAACTAAAGAAGATGTAGGCAGACTTGCCACGCTTCGGCGCATCCGGGTCCTTGGGCTTCTTCGCCTTCTTCTCCGACGACTTCGCAACCAACTTGGAAAGCTCACCCTGATTAGGCTTGGCATTCCAAGCCTTAACCAACAGCTTACTCAACTCCTCGACAATCACACCAACCTCCGACTCCTCATGATCCTCACAAAAAGTCTCAAGATCATCACCACCATGGGTCTTGATGAACTCCACCATGTGAGCGTTGATATTTTTCATCTGGTCCGTGGAAGACATTATACTGAATTTAACCTACACACTTCTCCGAAAAAATCAAGTTTATTTTTCCCACAACAAGGCTCCCTATCAATTCTCGTCAAAAATAGACTGGGTCTAACCACACCGACAGAATCCACCATCACCGAAACTTCCACCAGGTTGTTCAGCACCACTCATACATGTTGATAAACCACCAAAGGCATCAGCACAAGCTGCGTCAAAAGCAGCGCAAGAGTTGGAACCACGAGCCTTACACATTTCAAAATACGCTAAAGCATCAGAACTAACATCTTCTCCCGCCGCCAAAGCCGCAGCTATTTCTGGAACAATCTCATCACATCTCTCATCCTCTTCCTGTGACAACGTACGAAACATACAAGCTGTTAAAATCTCATGCTCAGCATCACTTAAACCAAGACTCTTACATAACAAATTTTCGTCGTCAGTCCCAAACCCATCTGCGTCAGCCGTCACACAAGCTCCAGCATCAGTAAACGGGTCCGCATCATTTCCAAGAGCATCACCATTGTCATCCAACCATTGTCCGGTTCCATCGACACGACGACCACGAACTATACGTGTTAATCCAGCCTTGGTTCCTTTTCCATATTCTACAGGATTATGAAGACGACGTATTAGTTGTGCCTCCCTTTGGTCGTCAGTACATACTGGTTGTCCGTCAGCACCTAGTCTACGAGGAAAAGTTCCATCCTCATTCATAGGCCCCATATCACAAAATCCCTCACTAGTATAAGTTCTGAGAATTAAGAATAACAATATCAAGAAAAGAACCGCATTCATTATCAAACCCAAAGTCGGCCAACAATTATTTTGATTACACTTAACGCAAAGGTTCGATAAAAATTTAGACGACGTAAGAATTCCTACATTACTGGCAAACATCAAGAACAAGAGAAAGATTAAAACTGGAAGTATCCATTGATTTTTCATTTTATATTACCGCAATATAAATTTAGTACGCAAGAAAGCCACACCCGATGTGGGTGTGGCTTTCCATACGCCCCTACTGGGGGTTGTGTGGTGTGTGCCCCAACCATCGCACACACCTGTCGCCGACTCAATCAGCGCCCACCAAACCTAAACACCAACCTATTTTTTGTAAGGACGACTCTCACGCATCTCCTCCCAACCAACAAACCTCTCCATCGCCGCCGAGGCAAACTCCCAATCCGCCCACTTCTCCTTCTCCTCCCGAGTCATACTCTGCCACCCAGCCGAAATCTTCCGCGTAATAGTCCTGTTAGAAAAACCCTTACCCTTGTAATGAACCCTGTAGTGATAGGCATAGTTATTATACCCACGCTTCACCTTTGACTCCCCAGTAGGAACATCCCACACTTGGACTGAAGAATTCCAATGCAATCCAGGATGCTCCGGAACCGTCCCTACAATACGACCACAACACACACAGTTATATACACCACGAATATTCTGCTTCGTGCAAACCAAACACGTCCATGTTTTCTTCTGATATTGACTACCACGATCACAACTATCTGCCACCTCATCCATCAACTCGTTATGCTCGTCTATCCTTACCACCCTCTGTTTTTTCCTCTTCTCATCCTCCGTATTGTGCTCCGCCAACCGCTCCTTCCACAACTCAATATAGTAACTCGCCGGCCACACACTCCCTCCAACATTCATCCTCATCAACCTAACACCATCATCCGTTGTCAAACCAACCCTCAACGCCTCACTAAACAAATCCTCCAACTCTTGAGGAACTTCAAGTCCAGAGGTTGCGACGTCGTCCGACCTACGCGACTCCGGCTTCGCTGGGACGCCCGCCCACTTCAAACCACTCATAGAAATAGCGTGCTCCTTCCGATACGGAACATGATACGAACGAAACTCGTCATACCGCAAAGGGTCGTTCTTCAACGCCGTCCAACGAGGACCCAAAATACGATACGTCTCCTTCCTGTTCGCCGGATCCGGATTCTCCTTCTCCGCATCACGAAAATTCTTAGCACAAAACAAATTATACGCATTCTTAGACTTATCCAACATCGCCTGAATCTCCTCATCCGTTGCCCCCACACTCCGAGTTGGCACCGGCGCACTAGCCAACTTACCAATAACCTGCCCATCCACAACCACATCCAAACCCACACCCATCTTACCAAGCTCCATGAGCTTCTCCACAATACCAACCATGTTGGCAGGGATATTCATAACAGTCGTATTAGAAGACATATTTCTAACATTACCCTACAAAGTTGCCCAACAAAATCAAGTTTATTTTCACCACTCTGCGGACGGACAGTCCGTACGCAAGAAAGCCACACCCCGAAGGATGTGGCTTTCCATACGCCCCAACCATTATCGGCTCAAGGGGTCATACTTAGTTTGGCTACCTACATACGATAACCATTCAACCGGTCTTGCTCGTTGAAGTAACGTCGCAACTTCAACAGAGGACCCATCGGAATGTCAAACACATGACCGACACCACGATGCCATCCCCACTCCTCAATCACCACCTGATTGACCAAGTCGTTAATCGTCCCATCGGTGTGCGTCAACACCCGAGCCCGAGGACCTTGGACGTTCGCCCCAACCACAATCTTCTCAATGCCCTTGCTCCGCACAGAACGCATCAACGTCTTACGCTCATCGCTATCCATGTCCCGCGCCATCAAGTTGATCTCATAGATCAACTCATCAGGCAATGCCTGGAACAGCGAATATCCCATGTTTGTCGGTGTAGACATCATAATCTACCTTTCTCCTCAGAGTCGCCCCAAAAAATCAAGTTTATTTTTGACATAAAATTTGTCTATGGTGCTTCACACTCAGTTCCAGGCTGACACACCCATTCTAAATATTCATTTTGATACGGAGTTCCATCACAAATCTTTGCGCTACCAACCCAAGGGTCATTATACCAACTAGAACACAGCTCCCTTTTATTTTCTAGGATTTCGTTCTGTGGGGTAGAATCTCTTCTATATTTAGGATCTCTGGGAAACACTTGGTCCGAACAATCATCCCAAAAATCGGTTTTGTTTCTGGGAAATCCAAGCCAATCAATGTAAGCATCGCATGCTGGTAATTCTGCGGATGACCCTACAAAATTAATCCTCTCGTATGATCTTTGTGACATTTATCTTCACCAAGATTTTTTTCCGTACGCAAAATAGCCACACCCCGAAGGATGTGGCTATTCGCGGGCCGCCGCCTATTTCACTTTAGGACCCCAACCCTAAGAACCAATCTTCCCAACCACCTTGTCCCAATGACTACGCACCTCCCCATACACCCGACCCTTCGCCAACTTCGGCTCCATCCCCTTCTTGTCAAACATCACCACCGCACATCCCACCGCGTCAGCCAACGCCGAGTGCGCCACACCACACACCGTGTCAAACGTCCCCTCACCCAACCCCAAGTGCACCTTCCGACCCCGCAACGCAATCCGCTTCGGGTCCTTCAACAACACATTCACTATGGCACTACACGTCAAACGAGGCAACCCCGTAGCAGTCCTCTCAGGCCACTCCTCCTCACCCAACTTCTCCTCCGCATTCGGGCAGTAGGGAATGTCCTTATACTCCCTAATCACAGACAACGTGTCCAACGTGTAGCGCACATCCTTCGGCATCGCCAATCCCCACCGCCACATCTCAGCACACAGAAACTGGAAGTCGCAGGAATCACCGTTGTGTGCCACCAACACCCCCACATCGCCATCACCACCTAAGAACGATTCCATCCACGTCACAAACTCAACACCAACAACACTAAAATCCAACTCCGTCTCCAAGTCCTCAGCACTGATGCCATGCACCGCCTGAGCCCTAGGATTGATTGGCACAGTCGTCCCAATCCGCTTGCTAAACTCCTTCCCATACACATCACCCCTCGCATTCACCGCTATGGCCGACAACTCGATGATGCGGTCCGTCGCCTTGCTCATCCCCGTAGTCTCTATGTCAAACACATAATAAACCACCTTGCCCTCCACCTTCGGCAACGCCACAAACTTCTCCTTCACCACCTCCTTCTCCTTCTCCTTAGTCACAAACCTAAACGCATCCACCAAGTTGGAAAAGAACTTGCCACACTTCACCGGACTCTCCTTACCCTTCATGAACTCCTCATACGTCGGCAGGTCAGAGTCATCCGAAGGCGTGGAACGCACCACATCACCCTCTATCATCACAAAGCTAGAGGGACTCCACCCCTCTGACGTCTTCAACCGCTTCATTGGACGAAGCGGAGAGGTGGTCGGCTTCCGAGACCCACCCCGCAAGATCCGCAACAACTGCTTACACCACTCCTCATTCTTACGAACACTATCCCACAACCTTGTCGTATCCGATAAAGGAAACGCCTTCCCCATCGCCATAGCAAACACAAAACTCACCACCATCTCCGTCAAGACCGACTGGATCACCACGATGAGCAACTTGGCCGCCATCAGCACCAACAACATCTTGAGCACGACCTCATAGGTCCGCTCAACCGACACATCGTCAGGCACACCGCTCATAGCGGTCTGGGTCCCATTATTCGCCGAGTAGGTAGTATTCGACATTTCTACCTTTCCCTCCAGAGTTGCCCTCAAAAATCAAGTTTATTTTTGACACAAACTCTACCACGCCGGACTCCGTACGCAAGAAAGCCATACCCACTTCGGGTATGGCTTCCATTACGCCCCATTGGGGTTAGGTTATTTAGTTTGGTATATGCCCCAACCATCGCATATACCCATCACTGACTTCACAGTGTCTGTTACCATTCTACCACCCTCTACCCAATAACATTGTCAGCCCAACGCTCAAACATAGAAATCTGCTCTACACCAACAGGCACTGGCTCGGGTTCCTCATCGTCGTCATCGTCGTCGTCATCGTCGTCGTCATCGTCGTCGTCATCGTCGTCGTCATCGTCGTCGTCATCAACATAATCCTCATCCTCCTCATCCTCCACCTCTTCCATGATGCGATGAATCAAATTAGGATGACACATCGCAGGCTTTAGGGAGTAAATCACACCATCGTCACAATGCATATCAAAATATTGAGAAAACCTCCAAGGCGCCTCAGACATCATCACCACCACCCACGCAGCCACCAAGTCGTAAGCAGGAGTCATTCCAATCTCAGGGTTGGACTCCATCTGATTGATGAACGCCTGAAACGGTCCAGACAGAGCACCAGTCTCAAGCCCCTCCACGCTGAACTCCGAAGCAGATGAACTCCATACCTCACCCACAGGAACACCAAAGAGACGATGGAAAGCAACCAACATCCTAGCCATCCCATCTATCTGCTCCTCGTTATACGAGGTCCCGTAAGCCTGCGCTGCCTGCCGCGCTGCCCTTGTAATACGCAACCCATCAAAACTACCTTCACCCATGATACCATCCGTAATAGACTTCGCAGTCTCGTAGTTCGCACCACCCGGACCCACCAACTGATTCAGGAAAGCCAAACTGGACGGTGCCCTACCCAACGTGTTCTTGAACCCAACCCTCATAATCTCATTATACACACCATCAGGAAACCACTCAGCATTCCGAGCAGTGAAAAGCGGAATCCGCGTAAAACCATTCACCTTGGTAGCAACTACCAACGCCGTCGTTGCGCTCGCCATCATCTGCTCCGCGAACTGACGAGGAGCACCGTTTGACGAATTGGTAGTGCCCAACATTCCAAGTAGGATGTAGTTGTAAGGACCACCAATACCCGAGATGAACGCACTCACACCCACCTCGTCATTCACAGGACCAATTTGCAACACCATGCGCCTTGACGACACATGCGACCACCTAGGAAACCCACTCACCGGACCCATCTTGAAGTTCGCCGTCTCTTCCAACCCGATACAGTTCCTACACCGTGCCAACCGCGCACTCTCTTCCATCTTCCCACCCACACACAACACTTCCACAAACAAATCCGGAGTCGTAGCCGCCGCACGAGAAAGATAATGAAGCGCCGACTCATCGTCGCACTCCTCACCGACATCGGTGATGACCAACACATAGTTGGTGTATAATTCGGTTGCGTTAAACGAAGCCATATTTTAACTTCTCCCTCCCAGGTCGTCCTGAAAATTCAAGTTTATTTTTGACACAAAATAAGCTTGAGATATATTCGTCTACAACGCTGTCAATCTTTCCGCACACAACTCCACATACTCTTCATTAATCTCATAACCTATGAAATTTATATTCTCAATCTTCGCCGCAACACACTCACTCCCAGAACCAGCAAAAGGAACCACCAACAACGTATCATCACCATTCTTAGACGCCTTGATTAGTTTCTCACACAAGGCTAACGGCTTCTGCGTCGGATGATTCACACGCTCCTTCTTCCCCGCCCCACCCGCCAACGCTGGCACCTTAATCACATCACGTGGTAAAGCACCATTCTCATGTGCCTTATACACCGTCTCTTGTTCTCCATTACTAAACCTACCCTTCGTAGACTTCCTCACCTTGCCAGCCGCATTCTTCACGTAGGCATCCGTATAGGGCTCCCTGACATCATCCTTGTTGAACACCGGCTTGCTCTTGTAGCAACACAAGATGCTCTCATGCGTTCTTTGCCAGAAATTAAGACTCGGTGTGACCTTGTTCGTGTAGTGCCACACAATCCACCGAACATTCAAGTCAATACGTGTCCGAATATACGCCAAAGTCTCACTGAACCCATAGATATACATCGTGCCATGTGGCTTCAGAATACGCACACACTCCGCTATCCACATGTCACACCACTCCAAATACTCAGTCATAGTCTGCTTGTCGCTTGAGTTGCCAAAGTCCTTGCCTATGTTGTATGGAGGGTCGCAGATAATGATATCAGCCGTCTCACTCTCAAGGGATTTCATACCCTCAATGCAATCTTGATGTAGAATCGTTTGCGTCATTTTCTCTAACGATGTAGCTTCACCTCCTTAATTCAATTTCATCTGTACGCACGAGAGCCACAACCCCCTAGTGAGGTCGTGGCTCTCAGTGTGCGTTTTGGGTGGTGGTCTCTTTACATTTTTTTCATCTGAACAATCAACTCGTCAACCTCATCGTCGGGAACCTTCAAGGCGCTGTCGTCCAACACAAAACAGTCGCCAAAAACTTTCATCGCTATTGTGCTGAACTTGACATACTCAATATTCAGTTTCTTAGCCACATCCAATATGGCCTGCTTTTGTGGGCTCACCTTACCAAAGAGACGCGTCGTTCCATGCGACAACTCCCATTCCTGATAGGCGAGACACACAATCTTCAGTGGTTTGCCATAGAGCTCAGGGATGTCACTATACTTGTAAAATGTCCCCAACACCTTCTCACCCGCCGTCCCCGACACCGTCCAACTCCTCGTCTTCACCTCCCAGATTGCGTCGTCCGTCTCCCAATCTGGACTATACCCACCAATGGTCTTTGGCTTTCTTGGATTCACCCCCATCACCTCCAGTGTGTCCCGCACAAGGTCCTCCCCCAACCGCGTCGTCCAGTTCCCATTCGCCTTCTGCCCAATCATCTTATTCCCCCACTCCTTTTCCGCTTGCATCGCACGAGCACGGATCTTGCTAACAGTCTCACCCTTGCCCATGACCATGTCAGAGCCAGAAAAAGTGAGACCATTCTCGTATGGCGTCATAGCCCATGATAGTCTCTCCTTCAGTGAATCCTCGTATTGCGTTATCTCCATCCTTTGCCTTTCTGACACCACTCGGTGTCAGAAAATCAAGTTTATTTTGACAAGCCCAAAGGGGTGGAGTCCGTACGCACGAGAGCCACAACCCCCTAGTGAGGTCGTGGCTCTCAGTGTGCGTCCCTAGACGGATTTTTGTTTTGGGTGGTGTGTGCCCCAACCATCGCACACACCCGTCGCCATCTTCATGGCGTCCGACCACCTACCCTACCTACGACCCTCTAGTAGTCGCCCTCCTCTTCCTCCACCTCTTCGCCCTCCTCTTCCTCGCCCTCTCCTCTTCCTCGCCCCCCTCCTCTTCCTCGCCCTCTTCCTCTTCCTCGCCCCTCTTCCTCTTCCTCTTCCTCTCCCCCATTCTTCGCCTCCTCCTCCGCCCACTCCTGCCTATCCTTCTCATCCAACTCCTTCCACAACTCCAGACACTTGGCAAGGAACTTGCCCGGAGTCAGCTTGGGGTGGTCGGACTTGATATCCGCCTCGTTCTCCGACTTCCACAACTCAAACCCCGTCTTACCCTTCTTCACCTCCTTCTTCACCTCCTTCTTCGGTGAGGGCTTCTTCACCTCCTCTCACCTCCTTCTTCGGTGAGGGCTTCTTCGCCACCTCCTTCTTCGGTGAGGGCTTCTTCGCCGCCTTCTTCTTGGGCGGCTCGTCCTCGTCCGTAGAGGGAGGCGTGTAGTCCGCCATCTCCGCCTGATAGCGCTCCTTGTCGTCAGCCGCCATCTTCTCAAACTTCGCCACTGCCTTCTTGTCCTTCGCCTTCGTGCTCGCCTGAAGCTCCTTCCACAGCGCACCCAACCGACTCATCACCATCGGGTTCTTGAAGTCGTCGCCGTGCTCCTCCATCAGCTCCTCCTTGACCTTCTCCCGGTGCTCCTGGCTGAAGAAGATGTAGGCGGACTTGCCACGCTTCGGCGCGTTCGGGTCCTTGCGCTTCTTCTTGGACGACAACTTCTCGCTCAACTCCTCCTCGCTGGGCGGAGTGTAGTCCTCCTTCTCTGCCTGGTAGCGCTCCTTGTCGTCCGCCGCCATCTTCTCAAACTTCTCCACCTCCTTCTTGTCCTTCGCCTTGGTGCTCGCCTTCAGCGCCGCCCACATCTCACCCAAGCGGCTCATCACCATCTTGTTCTCGAAGTCGTCGCCGTGCTCCTTCATCAGCTCCTTCTTGGCCTTCTCCCGATACTCCTGCCCGAAGAAGATGTAGGCGGACTTGCCACGCTTGGGCGCATCCGGGTCCTTCTTCTTCCGCGAAGACTTCGCGGGAGTCAGCTTCTTCGCCAAGCCCTCCAACTTGGCCTTGTTGTCGTCATCCTTGACCGCCGCCAAGAGCATCTTGGTATACTCCACAATGATGTCCGTCACCTCCGACTCCGCGTGTTCCTCATAGAACTCATCGAGGTCGAGACCACCATGGGTCTTGATGAAAGCAACCATGTGCGAAGTGATATCCTTAGTTTGTGCTGCCGAAGACATACTCTGAAATTATCCTAGCAAGTTGTCCGAAAAAATCAAGTTTATTTTTGACACGAATCCGACCGCGTCGTCAGACTCCGTACGCAAGAAAGCCACACCCCGAAGGATGTGGCTTTCCATACGCCCCCTAGTGGGGTTGTGTGGTGTGTGCCCCAACCATCGCACACACCCGTCACCACCTTCGTGGTGTCCGGCCACCTACCCTACCTACGACCCTATGATCTCTACGCGGATGTTGGTCTTCCCACTCTTCATCGCCATCTCCATCGCCTGGAGGAACATCTCCTTGGGAACACGCACCACCGTCTCTTCCTCCACTACTGGCTTGGGGACTACTGGGGGAGGAGTCGCCGGTGTGGGATGAGCGAACCGGCACCGAGCCCCATGCCTACAGGGGATGCCAAGCGCCACCGACTCGCACACCGGGACTGTCCTCGGTTTTGGGGGAGGGACATACTTCACTGGGGCTGTCGGGACCTGAGTGGTGTGGGAGAACCGACAGTTGGCACCATGCCTACAGGGGATGCCCTTGACAACCGACTCGCACAACCGCAACGGCTTGGACGGAGACGCCTTCACCGGAGACGCCTTCACCGGAGACCGCCTCTTCACCTGAGTCCAACCCTCACCGGGAAGCTCCTTCGGTGCCTCAACCACCTTGGGTGCCTCAACCACCTTGGGTGCCTCAACCACCTTGGGTGCCTCAGTGAGCTTGGACATGTCCCATCCCTTGACCGGGACCGCCTTGACCGGGGACGCCTTGACCGGGGACGCCTTGACCGGGGACCGCCTTGACCGGGGACGCCTTGACACACACAGTCGGCTTCTTCAAGCCAGTCCGCACATAGAACCCCTCCTTGTCCTCACCCGGGTGGATGAAGGAGCACACCCGGTCCCCACAGTTCTTGTAGTGCCCATCCACCCCACTCTTGATTCGCCGACACTCAGCCCCGAACACACACTTCGCCACAACCAACTCATCGAGGCTGTGTGCGAACCGACACCGCACCCCATGACGACACACCTCACCCGTCTCTAGGGACCTACACAGCCGAGTCTTCGTCAGATTCTTCTCGATCTCCGTCTTGTCCGACAACTTCTCGTGTGCCTCAGTCCGCGCACCCTCCTTCGTCTCCGACCGCTTCGTCTCCGACCGCTTCGTCTCCCGATGGCTGGTCTGCCCCATCTTGAGAACCAGAGGCTCCTTGGACTTGGATGACCGCTTCACCTCAGTCCATGCCTCCTCCTGTGCCTTCTTGTCAGCCACCGCCTTCTCCTCAGCCTCCTTCTTCTGCTCCGCGATGATGCGCTCCATCTTGGTGCTCTTGTCATCGCAGATCTTGGTCGCCACCAACTCCACCACCTCGGCCATCGCCTCAGCCTCGGCCTTCTGCTCCTCAGCCTCAACAAGCTTGGACGCATCCACCATGTTGAACTCGTCGGAGTCGTTGCCAGCCGCAACCCAAGCCACCCGAGCCTCATCCTCCTCCACCTTCTCCACAATCACCGGCTTCTGGAGCTTGACAACAGTCGGAGCCTTGGAGATGTGCTTCGCATTCATGTCCAGTTCCATCTTCCTGTTCATCGTTGCCGCCTTGCGCCGCTCCGCCCGCCGCTCAGCAACCACCTTCGCATCCACCTCGGCCGCATAGCGCCCCCGAGACTTGCCACCGCCATTGCGCCGATGACCGAAGGAGTTCTGCTGCCACACCTTCTCCTTTGCCGCCTTGGCATCCGCCTTGGCCTTCTCCTCGGCCTCCTTCTTCAGCCGCCGCTCCTTGGCCGCCCGCGACTCCGTAGGCAGAGTCGCCACCACAGCCTTCAGACGCAACTCCTCCTTCATCTTCTCTTCAGCCAGCCGCTGCTCTTCGGCGCGCTCCGCCTTGGCCTTCTCCTCGGCCTCCTTCTTCGCCTTGTCCGCCGCCGCAAACTTCGCTTCCATCATCGTCTTGAACGAACTCGTCTTCGCCGCCAACTGGACCGGCTTCGCCAGCACAGTCATCCCTCCACCACAGGCCTTATCAAGCGAGGGCTTGTCAGACACGCAGGTCCGCGATAGGAACGAGTCATACTCGTCATCGCGGTTGGCCCACACATCGTCATTACCGGCATACGACTCCTCACCGTAATCTGACTCATAGTCAGACTCCGACTCATAGTCGTAGCACCCCTCGCCATCATAGGCATATCCATAATCGTTTTGATAGTCATACATATCCATAACTGATTTCTCCCTCCCAAGTTGTCCGAAAAAATCAAGTTTATTTTTGACATGAAATTTGACTACGGCCGGGTCATCGGACTCCGTACGCAAGAAAGCCACACCCCGAAGGATGTGGCTTTCCAAGTGCGCCCCGGGCGCCTAGTGCGCCCCTAATGGGGTTAGTGGTGTGAGCCCCGACCTCGCCCACACCCGTCGCCATCTACATGGCGTCCTTAGCCTCTCCTACACCTACCTAATAGGAGTAGAGCTCACCCGTCGGCCTGGAGTTCCTCCTCTCCCAGTATTCCTTAACGAGCTCATCACAGGCACAGTGCTCCGCATCCACCCACTCCGGGTCCTTGGCCCCAACGAACTTGATGAGGTAGCGGATGCCACGTCCCACGTATTCCCAGTGAGCGAGCACCTTCTCCACCTCCACGTGGTCCTCGGGAGTCTCATCCTCAACTACCACCTCCTCCTTCTTCACCTCCTTCTTACCCTTCCTCTCCCAGTAAGCCTCTTTGAGCTCATCGCAGGCGCAGTGCTCCTCATCCACCCACTCCGGCTTCTTTGTCCCAACGAACTTGATGAGGTAGCGGAGCTGGCCGTTGGGCGGCCAGAAGTGCGCGAGCACCTTCTCAACCTCCACGTGGTCCTCTGGAGTCTCATCCTCATCCATATATAATCCCTCGTCCTTCAACCACTGCTTCTCAAGCTCGTTCCAAGGCTGAGGAACTTTCGGCTCCGCCTCCTTGCTCTCCTCAGTCCCGACCTGCTCGCCATCCCCAAACCCAACCGATGCCTGATAGTTAATGTGATTTGCCTGGTCGGTGTAGAACCGAAAGGCGACGTCGTCCAACTTCGTCTTCTGCCACTCCGCACCCAGATACTTCCACAGCTCCTTGGTCTCCTCCAACTTGGCCAACCGCTCCGGCTCGCTCGCACGCATAGTGTTGAGTGTGGCAGAGCAAAAGCACTGGTAGGCGGACTTCTTGCGCTTCTTCTTAATAGGGGATTTAGTAGGGGACTTGACCGCCTGGGACTTGACCGCCTGGGACTTGACCGCCTGGGACTTGGCATCCTCAGCCGCCGCGATCTCCGGTCGCCGACATGCCGGTCGCCTTTTTCTGCTCCTCCATCCAGTTGGCCGCCGCGATGATGGACTCCTCGCTGAACTCAGCGTTCTTGCCACCGTCGAGAAGGGAGGGCTGGACTTCTGTGGGGGTCATAGTTTGTGTGGGGGTCATGAGACGCAGCTCCATGAGCTGGTGAATGAGGGGGACCATGTCCGTGGGGATATGCATAATCGTGGTCTGGTTGGAAGACATATTTGAAATTAGTCTGGGAAGTCGTCCGAAAAAATCAAGTTTATTTTTGACACTCCGGAGGAGCCGGTACGCAAGAAAGCCACACCCCGAAGGATGTGGCTTTCCAAGTGCGCCCTGGGGCGCTAAGTGCGCCCCTAGTGGGAATAATAGTGGCTATGTAAATAATTTTAGTATTTGTGATGTGCGGATATTATACGCAGAATTGGTTGATAGAAACGCAACATCACACCACTTGACTCTCTTGAATTTATCAACATTTTCATCTTTGTTCTCGTTGAAGACGATACCGTATCCTTTCTTATGAGGGAGCTCATCAAAACTTTCATAATATTTCATGTTTTCCTTACCAAAGCAAGTTGATGGAATATAGATGTCGCATTCATACGCCATTTTTATATTTCTCGTTGTAGAGGGTGTGCCTCCATCTGACAAGGAATAAATTTTTATTACATCACTCTTGTTATCCTTAATAATATAATCATCATTTTTATGATGCTTAGACCAGATTTGGAATATACATTCCACCTTGACTTGCTTGACACCTCTGGCTTCATCTTCAGTGGGTTCCTCAAAATCTGTATCTAATTTTTCACTGTGAATAAGATTATAACCTTGAACTCGTTTCCTTGGAACACCCTTTCCATCGCTTTCAAACAGTTGTGGTAAGATAAAGCATACGTAATCAGCAAATTCATATGAATGGTTGATAAATTTCAAAGCCAAGTGCCCTCGCAATCCAAATGGTGGATTACCAAAAACAACATTCTTTGTTGGTGGTCTACTTTGAGGTTTCCAACTGAGATAGTCGGCGTATATTATCTCATCGTTTCTTGGTTCAATATCTAAACCTACCCGACGGTCTGGAGGAAAAACCCCTAAAAAATTGCCATTACCTGCCGATGGTTCTATATAAGAATAGTCGGCTTCGTTGTCTCCATACGCTAAAAGGATTTGGAGAAAAATGTTGTAGCAATACTGTGCTGTGGCTATGGGAGTAAAAAACTGGTCTTTATCTTTGGATGTAAATTGTGTATAATCTATTGGTTTGTTTGCTAAACGCATAAGGTCAAAATAATACGCACTAGGAACCTTATTTAGGCTTACCCAGCGAGATACTGTTCCTGGTGCCAGATTTAATTTCTCTGCTATATTTTTAGTGGAATATTTCTGTAGAAGTTCGTTGAGTAAATCTTGCGAGTCCATGATGTTGTTTTTGTTTTTTAGCGACCTCTTTAAAATCAATTTTAAAATGACATATCACTCATCGGGAATAATCCTATCCACGAAACTTTTGAAGTGAGAAATATCACTGTCAGGATGCCAGACGAAAGTGTAAGGCTCAGCAACTTTGGACTGGGCTTCGTTCAACGACTCGGTTGTGTCAAACTTGAAGCAACCACTTTTCTTTCTCCAACAAAATTTCCGCGACGGAAAATATGGACTGCAAGAGCAGCAAGACTTGTATTGCTCCTCAGTGAAGTTGGGGAAAATCGTGATGTAAAATTTGGAAGGAGCAATGTCGATAAAAATCATAAATTCTGCATTCCATGGATTCTCTCCAAGTTCGTGCTGAAAGGTCATCAGCTTTCCCGTTCCAGCCCGAGCCGTCTTGGCTTCCCCACTGCGACCCTTGATTTTGCCATCCCCAATGCAACCCCGTTTGGTTTTTGTCCCATCAATGGATGCGGCAATCCCACACCTGGAGCACAACTTTTGTATCAAGTTCTCACCCACACGACCAACATAATCGTTCTCTAGCTTGCTAATATGCGCCCACGGACTCCCTTCCCAAATGTTCTTGGCTTGTTTGTTGGCATACTGTGTTTCTACTATAGAAGTCAGGAAGCAAAAACCCTCGTTATCACACTCTGTTTCACCGTCGTCGTTATCGTCGTCGTCGTCGTCGTCGTCGTTATCGTCGTCGTCGTTATCGTCGTCACAGACTTCCTTGTTTGCGGCCTTCACCATCATTTTGGTGAACTCGGTAATAATCGTCTCCACGTCAGAATCATAATGTTTTTCATAAAACTTGGTTAAATCCAAATCCCCATGGGATTTGAGAAACCGCATCATATTCGAAGTAAGTTGTTTTGTATTCATATACATTTGAAATTCCCCCTGTAAAGCTCCCCTAAAAATCAAGTTTATTTTGGCACTTCCCGGAGGACGGTCTCAAAGGCCTCCGCGACCATGTTGTTGGAGACCTTGAAGTCGGGGTAGCTGAGCGCCCGGTATTCCTTGATGAGGGACTTGCGGTCCCTGTCCCGTATGTCCACATCAAAGGACTTGCCATATTTGTCGCAGAAGGTGATGTAGGCGTCAATTATCTCATCCATCCCCTCCACCTCCTGACTATGCGGAAAGGTGATGGCATATGGAATACAGTAATACCTAGCGTGGTTCGCCACGGCCATGAAGTTCATCAGGGGATTGACTTCCTTGGGGAACACGGAGCGAAAGGTGACATTGATACGGGGTTTGAAGTGTTTGTAGTTGCGCTTTGCGAAGGGCTGGACTCGGTGCTCCAGGCTACTCGGCATAATCATGACGCTATTGTGTGGAAGGTCAACCTGTTCCCACTTACCATTTACCTTGACTTGGAACCGCGCGTATTGCTCCGGCTCGCCATCGGGGTAAAGTGTGATACTGGCAAAGACGTTTCCAGCACTACACTCTTCTGGATACCATGGGTTGTCGTCGGTGTGAGCGGCTATATACATGTCGGGTTCAGTGTAGTAATTACAGACACCGATGCTGAAGGTGTCGTCAGTCAGTTGGGCGTCTGGGTGTGTTTTCAGAAAGAGTTTCTTGAGGTGGATAGAAATATGTTTGAATGAGTCGGGAAGGGGGTTGGGATGTGTGTGGAGGGTGACTGAGGCTGACTTCATTTGGGCGGTCCAGTGTGTGGTCTCATAACCACTGTTGCCGAAGGCGTGGACTTTGCGTTTGGGGCTGTTGGTGAGGAATCCTCCAGGGACTCCTTCAAGCCAGTGGTCGGAGGTAATGAATTTGGTAAAGTCGTTGAGGACTTTTTTGGGAATATGCGTTTCCATATCATATATGGCGACATTTGGTATTTCAGACATAGTCTCTTTTTTCCTATGGAGAACCATAGGAAAATCAAGTATATTTTAGTGTTGTGTAACTGATATATGACCTTTATTAGAATTAGTGTCAATGTAAATGTTAAAGTATGGAAATGACGTGTTAAAAAGAGAACTTAACCACAGTTCTGCTTTATTCCAATTGGGAATAAAATTATATTCTGTATCAATGTTTTCTGTTGTTCCATCGGTACTACCAAAAAAATACTCATTGTTATTGTTATAACTGTATTGGAAAGTCATTGTGTTGTTTCTTTCTTGGTTGAGCATTTTAAACCCTCCACGTATACTGTCGTTTTGTATAGAGTGTTTAATGATAAATTGTGGTTGCTTATATAGAGGATTCCAACTTATTTGCATATGATCACCGTTGTAAATAAGACCATAAGTATCAAGACTAAAAGTATTTCTGAATATTGTATTTCTCATCTCCGGTGTAATAATTGGATTAAGTGAAAAAGAATCAAAAACAGCGAATTCGGTCATTATTTATTATAACACTAATAAAACTTATTTAAATATATTATTACTTAACCTAAATATAATTTTAAGAATGCCTGACGTGTGGTTTATATTTGATAATAATGGTCAATTATTATTCAAAACCGCTGATAAAAATAAGACTATTTTGAATACTTTACCTACTAATTTTAGGGCAACATATGTTATTAAAAACCCAAAAATTAATCCTTTGGCTTATACATACAAACTTAATCTTACAACAAAAAATGTTGAATCAATAACACAACCATCTCTAGAAAATACTAACAGTACCGAACTTGGGAGTGCAGAGATTCATAATTACGTAGAAAAAATTGATGAATTTACAACAAAAATATCTATTTTACAAGTAGAATTACAAGAAACAGTAGAAGAACTTGTAAGAACAAAAGACGAGTTAACAAGAACAAAAAACGAAATTAACCAGGTTTCAGCAAGAACTACTTCTATAATTAATACAGTTGATTCGGTTTTAACAAATTCAGAATAATTTTTGAAAAAAATATTGTGTTATAATAAATATGAGCACAAGAAATCGTCTTAACCTTACTTCTTCAGGTGGTCAAACCCTTCACCTTTCTCAACTCGACTCGGGAGCTGAATTAAATGCAAGCCTAAATCTTCTTTTGACAGTCCCAGCCCTTAAGGTTGTTTCGGGAGATGACACCGTTAATAACGTAGCCAACAGCATTAACTCTAACGCTGCCAACATCCTCCAAGAGGCCAGTGATAGAGCCTCTGCCGATACCACCCTCCAATCCAACATTGATACGGAAGCTTCGGCACGCGCTACCGCTATCACATCGGAGGCCACTACCCGTTCCACCGCTGATAGCACCCTCCAAACCAATATTAACGCCGAGGCTACCGCCCGTGAAGCAGCCGATGACACTCTCCAAGGCAACATTAACGCCGAGGGAGTAGCTCGTGCTGGCGCAGATAATGTTTTAACAACAAAAATTAATACTGAAATCTCTGATCGTGAGACTGCGGTTTCGGCTGAAGCGACTTCGCGCACCGCCGCCGATACTACCCTCCAAGCCAACATTGATTCGGAAGCCGCCACTCGCGCTGCGGCCGTCACCTCGCTTCAAAGCGATATTACTACTGAAAAGAATCGCGTTAATGCTATCCTCAACCTCTCGCAAACCGAACTTGACACCTTCAAGGAAATCTCGGATGCGTACCAAGCGGCCGATAGCAATCTCCAATCTCTCATTACCAGCCTTACTTCCGACTTCAACGCACTCAAGCTTGTTGTTGATACCCTCGCTACCAACACTGGTGGTGGTGGTGGATCAAGTGCTTAATCTTTTGTAATATGTTAAACATATTACAAGAGTAAAATTTAAACTAATTCAGTTCGGCAATTCGTCTCCATCGCCATATGGAGTAATCTAAGACGAGAGTGTTAGGTTGTGTATAGAAGTGATGACCGATTGGAAAATGTGAAGCACTTTGAAGATAACGGTGAATTTTTAACCAACTAACTATTGGTATGTTAAATCTGGTATGCGGAGAACTGCTATGAATAGCCGGAGGCTCATCAAGAAGTTCGTTAATAGTTGCGTCAATATCAAGGATTTTCCAGGCATGGGTGTGGGGGATCTGGGCTTTAATCATTATTTTCCGTATATATTCTCTGCGAATAGACCTCATGACTTTCATGCGTTCGTCAGTATATGGGTCTCGGGTGAACAGAATAATTTCATAAATTATATCTGTAGGAAGTTTGGAAAGATTTGTCATTGTATCTAATATTTTTTGATATTTTGTTTGGAAATATCAAAAATATTTTAAACTGATGCTTCAAGAAGAGATACGTAGTAAGTAATATAGCTATTCAAATCTATCTCGGTGATGTGAGTATGGGGTGCTAATTCCCTTATTTTTTCAGCTAGTAGTTGTTCACCTTTGAGGTTGATATGACTGAGAATTTGTCTGTTGAGACTATCGTTGTCTATATAATCACAAATTGGATTCGGTGAGAATTCTATCTGGGAATCTATTTGTGTTATGTAATGACGCGCCATGGCAATCATATCTTCATTTACGATGCTAATAACTTCTGAAGAAATACCAAGACTTCCAAATAGGGCGGTAAGTTCGTCCATAGTTGATTTTATCTATAGAGCTATCCAGAAAAATCAAATTTAAGTCTAAACTAAGTCTCTTTTCGTATATTTCTTATAAAAAATGTAAGAAGCAAAAGCTATAATCAAAAGTATCAATATTAAGTAGAAAGTATCTGTGTTAGGTAAAAAACATTTGAAACATATATTTTGAATACTACTTTTATGTAATTTTTGTCCAGCTAATTTATAAGTTTCTATATTAATATCTTTTGTATTATTTTTATGAGACATATACCAATCAGTCTGAACATCTATGGGATATGTATCTTTGATTAACTCCTTACAAGCCTTATTTGTTATAATATAAATCTGTGTTCCAAAAAAAATTTCAGAGTTCATAGGATTAACCAAAGAAGTTAAATTAATACTATGACCCTTACTTAAAATTTTGGTGATTTGTTCAACATCACTCTGTTCTATTTTTTCTGGTAAATCAACGTCATCTTCCAAGATTATCATATAGGGAATATTATCCTTAACACATTTTTCCCATAGTTTATCATGACTCATGGTACATCCTACAGCTCCTAAACTAGGAATTCCAGACCATTCGTGACGATTATAAATTAGATCGTTATAAGCTCTGATAGTAATAATCTTATTTTTCATTAAATGTTCTGGTGTAAATTTTCTTCCATCTACTGCCTTAAAATGATTGATGTCTGTAAATCCCAATACTTTTAATTTATCTTCTAACTCTTCTTTGCGGTTAAAACTAATATAATATACAGGTAAATTTAAAATATTCATATTTTATTTATATGAATATTATATTAGTTTTTCTTAATCTTCCTCTTCAGGTATTTCTTCAGGTATTTCTTCAAGAAGACGAACAAGAACATCGCCATGACAAGGACCAGGCTTACACCAACAACCCAACACCTTGTTCTTGAGTTCTGGAAGTCGTTCCAATAGTTCTGGTTGAGTCCGAATCCACTTTTCATATTTCTCACATGCTTTCTCGGCAGAACCACATTCCTTCACCGTAAAAGGGTTCGCCCATATACTCCGCCTTAGTTGCCAACCACCCATAAACATATTACGTCCAATGTATACATCACAGTCTTGGATGATTTCTCCTTTATGCCGTCTGATTCTCACTACTGAAGTCATTTTTGTTAATTTTATATTTGGAGTAGTTAGATAAAATCAAAATTATTTACATATTAAAGAATATATAATTATATATTAAAAATGAACACAGTCCGAAGAGTAGCAATCAAGTTGCCAATCAGAAATATTGGCATCAATATAATTAATAATAGTATTCCTCATAATGTAGAATTACAATCTAAGATGCGTCAAGAACTTCGGGATTTCAGACAAAGACAAATAGAAAACCTAATGTCCCATGAGACTGATAACGTCTTTTTCTCACCAGCCGACCAAATCAGAAAGATAGAAATCAATCTATACATGGACGGTATTGACGTATCCAACACCGCCCTCAAGGAGTTCAGGCAACAACAAATACAAGTTCTTGCTGCCGAACAAAAACTAATCAATGATTTGTCTGACGAAGACTTCCAAAAAATGTTTTTTGACGACGACGGAATTCTTAAAACAACTCCTCCAAAATGATTTCCCGAAGAACAAAACCAGGTTAAAAAACTTCCATTTTGAATGGCGCAAAGGGTGATATGTTTGAAACTAGTACGTAAAAAAGCCATACCCGTTGTGGGTATGGCTTTCCAACGGCCCGAAGGCATATTCTATTCTACGTTAGCACAGGCTTACCACTCAAGTTGCTTGACACCCATGTCCCACCACTTCTTCCAGTCCTCACCACTTTCCTCCCACCACTCACGCCAAGTGTCTTCGTCTTCCTCCTCTTCGCCTTCGCCTTCCTCCTCTTCGTCCTCGTCTTCCTCCTCTTCGCCTTCCTCCTCTTCATCGTGCTCACATTCCTCGGTGCTACCACCCTCTTCGCCGAAGACGTTCTCTGCGTCGCCCTCATACCAGTAGATGACTTCGGTGAGACGGGCCATGAACTTGTGCGCTTGCTCCTGCCAATACTTAGATTCCTTGCGAAGTTGCGCGTTCTCCTCCTCAAGTTGGTGAATGAGTTCCTCGTAGTCCATGTCTACTTGGTCTTTGGGCGGGGGCGTCGCCTTAGTGTTAGTGTTAGTGTTAGTGCGAACCATGATTCTATTTTTTGTTCTTGGAGTTGGAACAAAAAATCAAATTCAAATTTTACTCCTGTAATTCCTTCATATTAATGAGAGGGGTGCGGGAAATTTGGTCAGGACCATCAACCGGTCCATAGTGGTCCAGCATCCGTTGTTTCCAATTCTCTTGCTTAGGTGGGTAACGGTAAACACGACCATCGGGTATCCCTGGTTCACGATGATATAGGGAGGCCCCATTAAAATCATCCTCATCATCCGAATCGCTACTTACGTAGCACCACTTGGTAGTCGTTAGATTCCTGGGTGTAACAGATGTTGTTTGGTCTTTGTTTGTCTCATTGACAATGTTAGTGATTATTTCGTTCATCGTAGACATATTTTGAATAATTATACCAATTTTCAGGTATAATTATTCAAAATTATTATGGGCTCTTGAAAAGTTCCTTAATATCCTCACTGGGATATTCATAATTCAAGTCTGGTTGGTCATCACTTCCATCCTTGATACATATGTGCTCTCCAGTTGCTTTACAAAGACTGTAGATATTGAAATTATTTTTCAGGTCAAACCCCTGGTTCCTGGTGGAAAAATTAACACTAATACTACCCTCCTCACCGCTGATGATTCTGTGGAAGATTCCGGCAGGCCAAACAACCATTGCTGGTCCGTCGTAGTAAAGTTTGTCGTTTTTGAAGACTTTTTCTGGGGTGATAATGAATGATGCGTCTTTTCTGGTTGTGGGGTCGTAAATGTCGACGTATCTGGTTCCTTGTAGGACCATGAGATTATCGTCTTGGGCTGGGTGCATGTACCACGGTCTTTTGACTGGCATACCAATATCCTCTACTGGTCCAGGGGATATGCTATTAGGTCCATGGATTACTCTGTCTATGCCGTGGATTTTTGGAATATCGGAAGGGACCATTTCATCAAACTTTACGCCTGCTGTTCTACGTAATACTCTTAGAGGAATGATTCGGTACATGTTTTATATTTAAAATTCAAAATTTTAAATAAATATTTATAGAAATTTCGAGTAGTTGCTCTTATTGTCTATAATCGGTTCAAACATAAAATCATCATAAACGTAGTTATACTTATTGAGTTGTCTATTGAAATTACGTTCCATATACCTATTTTTCCTCCGCTGTACTCTACGTGAGGTGTTATGTTTAGCTGCATTCCTCACTTGTTTAATTCGTTCTTCCCAATAACCATCATTATCATCAGTAATAATTATTTTAGTATTTCTGATTCTATCCTTCCAATACATATTATTCTTATTATCGTCGTCATCATCATCAATAACGACTTTTAGTTTAATATTTCCACGAAGACACGGATAATTGTACAAAAATCCATTCGTCAAGGTAGCACAAAACAATAACAAATAACCAAGATTCATATTTTTATGTTAGGATATGAATCTTTAAGTTCTTAAATGTCAAAGAGTTCTACGATGCGCTTCACGGAGCGATACTCCTTGCCTCGGCGGTTGTAGTAGAGGAAATAGGGTTTCCCCTTCCTACCACCCGTCTTCCTGATGAATTTTTTAACCGTCCATCCACGGAGTTGGGAGTAAGTCCCACCCAGCTCTTCAAATTGTTGGATAAAGTTGTGTAGATTGACTTGCGAGTCATACTCAATTTGTCTCGTTAGTAAAGTGTCTTCGGTTGTGGTAGTTTGTTGTTCCTTGACGAGTTTTACAGCTGGAGGCGTTGCCAGACTCTGTAGTCGAGGAATAGACACCGTGTAGATGTAGAACAACCACAAGACTATCATAAAGAGGGAACACGTTAGAATTACTTCAGGGACTGAAGCTAAGTTGATACGCTTGATTGCTTCCTTAAAAATTTGAGGAAATACTGGTTCAAAATCATAATACATGTATTCTAGGGAATTCTCAGAATAATTCAGACTGTAAAGTTCAAGTTGCGGGTAGAAAGGTATAGTGTTGAAATATGTTTGGTTCATGTAGTGAATCATAGTTCTGTTTTTGATTGATATATGTCAATCAAAAATCAATTTCAGAATTTAATCGTGTGGTTCTTCCATGGGTTGTAATAAGATGTTTTCCTTAAGTTTATTCTGGCATTTGGGGAGTTGAAGGAGGGGAGTTTTGGCGGGGGACACCCCACGGGCGCGTGCGCACTGGGCGGGAGGGAGTAGTATTTAGTTTACCAACTGCTTTAATGTATATGGCATTAGGAATAATAAGATTTTCAGGGAGTGTTGTTTTCAATAGGTTAATTCTATCTATTTTCTGATTGAAAGTTTCCATATTTGAGGTAATAAAATTCTCCGGAAAAATAATGGTTGTATAAAGTTGGTGAAAATCTTCATTACTAATTTCTATTTTTATTTCCCCAAACCTTTGCATCACTACATCGGAGGGAATACCTCGTTTTAATATAGTTTTAAGTAAACTAAATTGACTTTGGTTTGTTTCGTAATCAGACACCAACCATTGTTTCCACTGGTATATATTATAAAATCCACAATATCCTTGTAAAACAATGTTTTTACCATAAAAATTAACGAATATTAATTCGTGTGCCGGGAACGGCTCCTCCCCGCTACCAATTTCAACATCAGGGACTAATATGTGGAACCATGTAATTATAGTATCATCATTTAAGTTAGCTACTATATCTTCACCTTGTCTTATTGGTTCGCTTGAATTAGATAAGTAGCTATTTAATTTTCTTGCGATGGAATTACAACCGTCTGGGGCAATCATATCCTTTGGTAGTAAATTTATAAGGTTTTCTATAAATGCTATGGAATCGTCTGGTATACTTGGTGGTGGTGTTTTATCCTCTGAAAGTCCTTTGGTTAAAGTAGGAGTTTTATATGGATTGTTTTTGAAATCACGAACATTTTTGGTTGGTGTTCTAGAAGTTTTCTGGGGGATTAGTTCTACATAAAAAGAACCGTCGGGCATTTCTGAGACTTTTAGTCCATTGAACTTATCAACGATTTCTTCTACGTAGATGGAGCCGTCGGACATTGATGAGAACTTGAAGTTTTGTAGGCTGGGGGTATCCACTAGTGAAGAGAATTTCATATACTTTTTAGTATATTTTTTGATAATACCGTCCAATATCTTATCTAGTTCCGTTCTTATCTGTTTTAATGTTGGGTCAAGATAAGAACTTTTTAGTATTAAATCTTCCATAAGGGTTTTGTTATATTTTTTCTTTATTTTAGGTTTTGTGGGTAAATATTTTTTAGTGGTGGCGGGTTGATTTATGTCTATAATTAGTCCTCTCTGTCTAATATCTGGTATTGGTTCAGAACTTGTTTTTGTGAACGTCTTTGGTATTGAAAAACCAGCATTCTTTTCTCCTTGATCATCGTCAAGGCCAACAGCGATACCTAGAGCTTTTAATGCTTCAGTTTGCGAGTTTTCTAACAGTGGGGTTATAGCACTTACAAGTTCTCCCATTATTGTTTGAATTATTCTCCATAATTGTACACGGTTGGCTCGGCGGGTGACTAATTGGGGATTATGTTCAGGATCATATATAGGTAGTAAAGCCTGATTGTATGCGTTTAGGTCATTGATTACGTTATCAGTCTCGGTACCATAACCCTGAACCTTCAGCCATCTATAAACGTCCGCTTCATTTTGGACTTGGAGCGTACTGAGTAAGAATTGAATATTTCTTACTAAAGGCTTGATTTCGTCGGCATTATTATTTAATAAAAATTCTTTGGAATAATTTAATATTTTTTGTACTTCGCTAACGCGCCTAAACAGAGCGGCATTGGCGCCGGCCGCCCGCCCTCCTGGCACTTCACCTAAAAAATCTTGTAAAGTTTGAGTTCGCGTTTGGGAATATTGGTCCCAAAGATCGAATAAGTTGTTTTGAATTACCTTTTGGAAATTAATTAATTGTTTAAGAATGTTGCGGACGTTGCCCATTTTGGTTTTAAATTTACTAAGAGATATACTATCAGGAGGAACAATCCCCAAGTTGACATACAAAGGGCTCAAAATTTGTGTAATTACCTCTTTGGCGCCCCCCTTGCCTTCTTTGAGTGGCCAATTCAAAAACACATCATTAAAAAATACCCTGTCTGAAAATGCCGAAATTAATTTATATATACATAATAATGTATAGATGAGATATCGATATTCATAGTCCGGGTGAGCGATCCTGTTTAATGTATGGTTAACACCATCAAGTATTCGGTTTAAAAGGGATCTAATTCCAGTTCCAAATGGCTCCGTACCACAAGGTATCTGGGCAATATGTTTAAATTCGGCTGGTTTACAAACTCCTTTATAAGATTTTACGTTTTTTAGACGATTTTCAAATTCTTTAATAAGTTCTTCATTTACTTCATATCTGACTTCATCTGGATTATATCTCATAAAATTTATACTACTTTTAACTTGATTACAACATTTATGTGACCAGGCATATTCTATTATTAAACTGTTTTGCGCGGCCTGGCTCGAGTACGGGGGTTCAATACTTGCTCCAACCAATCCAAGATGCATTGTTGCTGGTAAAAGTGGTAAAATATGTTCGCACTGAAGTATATCATCTCCAACCATTTGACATCCACATAAATAACATCGTTGTCCTTCATTCTTAGCATCTTGTGCTGAACCAATCATCCTTTCACATTGTTTTGTGGGAGTCCATGGTTCTAATTTTGCGCGAACTTCCGTTATTGCATTATTAAATAGTGTTCTATAAACTTGTGTATAATTGGGTCTTTGCGGTTCTCCCAAAAAATTACCACGTTCATCAATACCGTCAGTTAATACTTGATAGAACGCATTTAAAAGATTTGGGAACTCCTCGCCCCACTCCTCTCCACCCGCGTCCTCCTCAAAAGTGTCCGGCTCTTCTTCGTTATCTTCCTCTTCGCCGTAAACATCGCTACCCTCTTCCTCTTCCTCATACTCATCTCCGTACTCGTAGCCGCTACCCTCTTCCTCTTCCTCATACTCATCTCCGTACTCGTCGCCGCTACCCTCTTCCTCTTCCTCTTCCTCATCTCCGTACTCGTCGCCGCTACCCTCTTCCTCTTCCTCTTCCTCATCTCCGTACTCGTCGCCGCTACCCTCTTCCTCTTCCTCTTCCTCTTCCTCCGTCGGTTCGCGAGGCAGAAGCTCTCTCATTCTTACAGATATTCGGTCGTAAAGTTGTCTCCACTTCTCCTCTTCGTCCTCGGCGGCGTCAATATTTCCTCGCGCTATTTGATCCTGTAAAATTCTTATTAAGAAATCTTGGTTGTTGAATAAACTTTGTAGTTTATTTTCTGTTAAATTTATTAACATAATACAACCTGCCTCCTTAATAATTTCTTCTGACTCAGGCACATGCATTTCCAGATTTGGATTTATCATAATACGGAGACTAAATAAAAAAGAATTAAGAGCATCTTCAGTTGGAATACTGTGTAAATCATAAGTTCCCCAATTTTTTAATAAATCCTGTAAAGGAATTGGTACGTTGGGAGGTTCTGCCATTTTTTATTTCACTACTATATTCTTTTTAATTTCTTATAATTTAGAATAAATTATAAGAAATATAGTATTAATTTACTAAGTTGATAATTGTTGATCCGCGGTGTTTGCCTTTGCGTAGTCGTTTTGCTTCCTCATCGGAGAATCTTATGTCTAGAGTTCGTTGATGGGTGTAGAGTCCTGCGTCTTGAATGGGTAGGACCCATGCATCTTGGGTTCCTGTATTGTGATGTGAGTGCCACCATCCGGGTGGAGTTACGAATACTCCTCCGGAGCGCCATTCCACGTTGATTGGGTTTATAATTTCTCCATCTGAGTCAATTTCTGGACCCATGGAAGTCCAAACTGTTCCATTTGCGGATATTGCTAAGTCTAGGGCTACTGAGTTATGTTTGTGTGGTCTTTGAGTATCAAATGGACTGATGACGTTTAGAAGAGTCCAGAGGGATGGTGTTAGGGTTTTTGTTTGTTGTGTATATTTGTTTCCGAATAGGACCCCCCGTCGGTTTTTTGGTGTTCCGTCCTTTGGATTGGTAGGTTGGATGTTGTTGACGAATGATTTAACTTCTTGGTTATTAAAGAATGATGGTGAGAAGCGAAGTTCAGAATCACCGGTCCGGTGATTATTTTCCTTTGGTCTTACTCCTAAGTATTCAAGAAGTGGTGAGTCATTGACCCAATAAATAGCACATCCATTTGTAATGGGTTCTTGGGAACATGTGTGTAGTACGCATTGGTTTTTGCCGCTTTGGGGTTGGCAAATGGGAGTCAGTTTGTCACCTAGGAATGGTAATACGAATAGGTCTCCTGTTTCCCAATAGACGGTTCCTTTTCGTGTTAAGGAATGACCGCTTCCTCGGATTATATAGAAAACCTGTGAAGTCGCAGTTTCAACTGATGTTGGTAGTGATTGGTTGATGGTGATTCGGACGAAGTTTGCTAGCAGATTTGGTGTTGTGGCAGGGTAGTTGACTTCTAGTTCTTTACTTAGGTCAAATGGAGTAATTTTGGATGGTCCATGTTCGTGTAGTTCTGGTGGAAAAATTTTGATTGGAATTTCTGACATTGGTGGATTAGCGTTTGATGTGTATTCTAAGATTTGTCCTTCGGTGTTGGAGTGCCATTCCGAATTTTTACATATATTTTCTGCTATAATATTTGTTATGAGTAAGAAGAATTTTATCTTATTATAAATTTTCATTTATAATAAGGTATTTTTTTCTTAAATTTCTTCTAACGAAGTCTAATGACTGACCGAACTGATGAAGCAGTCCAGGGTTTGTTCTTTTTGCGGATGCCGTCTTCGTTGAGCTTGGTGGCGATATATTTGAGGGAAACTTTTGTCTTGGCCATGCGTTTGATACGTTTGATGATGCTTTGTTCGGAGAGTTTGTCAACGACTTTCATGGTTCCATTTTCTGAACGTTTGTAGCATTTTCCGTATGGTAGTCCGCCGATTTGTTCGTCGCCTCGTTCCCGTTTGCGTTTGATGGCGAGGCGTACTCGGGCACCGATGGCTTCGCTTTCTTTTTGTGCGTCAAGGATTCCCTGGATGAATTGGGTTTTGTTTTTGTTGTAGGAGATGTTTTCGGAGAATGCGTAGATATTGACGCCTTTGTTTGCGATTTCTTCGAGTAAGTCGAGGTATTTGACGATGTTTCTGCTGAGTCTGTCAACTCGGTAGATGTATATGTTGTCTCCTCTTTGGGCGCATTCTCCGATGTTTTGTAGTTCTGATGGGATTCCTGTGTAGGCGCTTTTTGAGATTTTGATAGTTTTGAGGCGTGTGTTGGGGTTGGTTTGTTTGTTTGCGAAGGATGTGAGTTCTTGTTCTTGTGCTTCGAGGGAGACGTTTGTGTCGCCGGCTTGTTCTTTGGTGCTTACTCGGCATAGGAGGTATGAGGTGTTGATGTCGTGGTTGTGGAGGAATTCTGATATGAGTTGTTCGCAGTTGGTGTCTTTATCGTCGACCCATTCCGACGAACCGTCTTTAAATAGTAATTGAAAGTTGTATTTGTTGTTAGTGTTTGAGAAGTTTGTGATAGAATTGACTTCTGCTTGTGGTGGTGGTGGGGTGGTAGCGTTGTCGGGGTTCATGGCGAGGCTTTCCATGTAAGCCTGGATGTCGGCGAGCATATGTGATGGAACGGTGATAGTGGTTGATGACATGTTGTGTTAGTTATTATTCGGGATTAATCTTATAAATTCAATTTTAGAAATTGTGTTGTATAATAAATGATTGATAGGAGAGTTTTTGGATTAGTATTATTATTACTGGCGGTGTTAATTTTTTTGTATCGGGATGAGAGATTTACTGCTCCGCGAGGTATTGTTGGGGGTATTTTGCCTATACTTCGTGGAATGAATAAGAAGAAACCTATTATAAATACTCCGATAGAAGATTTGCGTTCCCAGTTGAAGAAGTTTAAGGAAATGGCGATTCCTGAGTTTTTGTGTTATAACTTTGATATTTTACCGTTGCCACAGAATCAGGGTAAAGATTGTGGTGCTTGTTGGGCTTTTGTAGTATCTGGTTTGATGGGTGATAGGATATCTATTCATAAGAATAAGAGGGTTACAATGTCGGCTCAGCATTTGTTGCAGTGTTATGATTATCCGAATGGTTGTGCTGGAGATACTCCTGAGAATGTGTTTAAGTGGATGGAGGATAGTGGGTTTAAGTTGACTTTTGATAAGTTGTTGCCTTATAAGGAGCAGTATACTGATAAGATAGCTAAAGGTTGTCCTAATCCGGCGCTTGTTGGGATAGATGTTTTGAAGGGTTCTTTGTATCGTATTGTGAATAAGTTGGACGAAGATGATGTGAATGAGGTTGATTTGGTAGAGAATATAGTGAATATGAAGTCTGAGTTGATAGAGTCTGGTCCGTTTTTTGCTACGATTTTGGTGTATGATGATTTGTTTAATTTTGTGGAGGACAGTGGTCCTTATGTTTCAAACGAGGAGAAGTTTGTGGGTGGTCATGCGATAACTGTTGTTGGATATTGTGATGCTTTTGTTGACCCTCGTCCTGGTTATAAGGATGGATATTGGATATGTAAAAATTCTTGGGGCGACCAATGGCCGAAGGGTAGTCCACCGTATCCTGGATATTTTACTATTGCTATGGGGTTGAATATGTGTGGTATAGAGTCTCGTTGTGGTGGTATAGACCCGAATATAACTTTGACGAATCAGATAAGTTCTACGACTTATACAAATTTTCGGAAATATGCTGCAGAGTTTGAGGCGTAGTAGGTTGAGGCGTAGTAGGTTGAATAATTATATGTGTTTTTTCATATAATTATGTAGATTGGGTGAAGGGGCAGATCATGTCTTTGAGGATGAATAGCATGAAGAATAGTAGGCCTAGGGTCATTGTGGCGATGTGTATGTTTCTAACACTTCTGTATTGAATGGAGTTATCTTCGCTTGTGTACCAAAATGAACCAATGAGTAGAGATATGAGTGAAGATCCAAGAATTGCCTGGTCTTTGGGTTGTAGATTGGTCCATGAGAATGCTGTGAAGATTGCTACGATACTTAGGATGATAATTGTGGAATCTCTTGCGGAGTTGAGAGATGAGCTTTCTATGCTAATGTGAGAAAGTTTTTCGTTTCTTCTGTCGTGTATTTGGAGTATCCAGAATAATGTAGAAACTATTACGAATACTTTGATTAGTTTACAGTTATAATCGTTTGTATGAAGTTTTTTGACGATAATTACCCATAATATTAGGGCGATGCCGAAAATTTTGAGAGTGCTTTGGTCTACGGGGTAGTCGGATCCTAATGCTTTGAAGGGAAAGAACTTTGGAGCGTCATATTCAATATAGTCTACTTTTAGTATATCAGAATCATTACCGCTGTTGTTGTTTGTGAGTTCTTCATCAATAAGTTTGTCGTTAACTGCGGGATCAGCCATTTTATAGTATTAAACTAAAATTAAAAGTAAATATTTTGTTCTTCGGGAGATAGTTGTTTCCAGAGAGTTTTTATGTATCCTAGCATTTCTTTGTCTGGTTCATCTTTGGAGTTCTCAAGAACTTCCTGTTTAAACTTAAGGAATGCCTTTCTTCTCGGAGTAAGGGACTTAGACGGAGTATTTTTGGATAGTATATTGTTTAGTTTTTCTGTGTTGTCGGTGGACTTCCATGAGTCCATGACTTTCTTAGTGATTTGTTCTGCCATGAGTTCTTGGAATTTTCCTGTGAGTGTAGGTGGTAGCATCTCCTTGACGGATTTGTCAAGTTCTGTTTTGAGGAAGTTTTCCATGAATTCTTCCATAACTTGAATATTTTCCTTAGTTTTATTTTGGGTCATACTTATCTAAATCTTTTGATTTAGATAAAACATAAGTTTTAGTGTAATATTTTCCAATAGGTGAATGATAGTATTTCTCGGTTCATATCTTCTGGTAAGTCTAATTTCTTGGTTATCTTAACAAGTTCAAATCGGTTGTTATTTCTTAGTGTTTTCTCTTTATCAAATTTCTTGGTAATTTCTAGGGAACAATAGTCTTTTAGAACGGCTTGTCTGTCTTGTGGATTGACCATGTCAAGCATTTGTTCGAGTGTGTATTTTTCTCGTTGTTTTAGCCGTAGTTTACATCTCCATGTTTTAGTAATTGCTTTTGCTGATATAAGACACATGGTGTAATATACTACGAGAGCTGGATATTCCATTCTATTTTATTAGTTAAATAGAATGGATTAAATCTCAATTTTGGTAGAGAACTCTTTCAGAAAATTCAAATTCAAATTTTATAGGTAAAATAGGTTAATTTTATGACACCCAGTTCCGGCAAGATTACTATCCTCTAGTCTTTGGATGTTCTTAGATTTAAAACAAATGGCGGAAACAGCTCGGCGCTTCATACCTAGACGATTAGCCAGGGTAACTGGGGAGTAATATACACCCTTACGGGCATGAAGAAAGTCTTCCACAAGTTCTTGTGGTGTTCTAAGGTCTGTCATTGTTTAATGTTAGGATTTAAATTTTTAAACTATAATAATTTTGTTGGGGGTAATAAATAATGGATGGTGAAAAGTCTAATAAGAATGTTAAATCTTCAACGAAAAATATTGGTTTATTTGTTGGTATTGGGTTAATAGTATTATTGTTATTGTTTGGAGTTGGTAGATCTATGGGAGTTGGGCGTTCTACTACTACAGGTGGGAGGACTACTATGGGTAGTCCAAATCCTGTGGGTGGCGGTGGTGGCGGTGGTGGCGGTGGTAACGAGGAAAATTGGTTAGAAGCTCATAATGTTATAAGACGACTCGCTCATAATGTTAATGATGATTCTGTTGATTTAGAATGGGATGAGGATTTGGCTGCTGATGCTTTAGTTCATGCTGAATATATGGCCGGTACTGGTAATTGGGGACATAGTGGAACTTCTTCTGGAGAGAATTTATCTTATACAATGAATTCATCAGGACCAGATCAATCTGAGGTTGAAACAGTTAGAAGATGGTATGATGAATGTGATGGACCACATGAACTTGTAGATGGTACGATTAGTGGTCCTTATGATTTTGGTACAAATAGTCTTAGGTCATCACTAAATGCTCTTCATTATTCTCAAGTAGTTTGGAAGGGTGCTAAGAAAGTTGGTTGTGCTTTTGCTTTATCAGAAGATGGAACTAAACAATATGGTGTTTGCAATTACGATGTGAAACAAGTATCAGGTGATGAAGCTAATAACATGCCCACAAGTTGTGTAAGAAATTGGGTCATAAGTGAGTAATAATCATATTTTAGATTTATGTAAATGTAAAATAATGATAAATGAGGGAGAGTTTGGTAAAAACTTTGATAGATATCGAAGATGATATTTGAACGATTTCAAATACGATGCGAGATGGAATTTATCGTTTCTTCAAGAACAAAACCAACTTAAAAATCGCTGAATTGGGAGCTTACAAAGGGTATACCACTCGGTTTTTAGCTCAATTATTTAATTATGTGTATGCGGTTGATATTAATGATGGTTTTTTGGAGGAGAATCAGGAATATAGATTATATCAAGTGTGATTTGTATAATTCTGGTTGGGATAATATTCCTCGGGATGTGAATGTTGTGTTTATTGATGCGTATCACGAATATGATAAATGTAAGTCTGATTTGGATAAGTCGTTGGAGTATTTTAAGGATTTGAAGTATATAATCTTTGATGATTATGGTGTGTTTCCTGGGGTGAAGAAGGTTGTTGATGATGCTATAGAGGGTGGGATATTGAAGTTTGAGTGTTGGATTGGTTTGACGAATGTTCCTACGGCCGCTGCCGCGGTGGGTGGAAAGTATGTGAAGGGTGTTAGTGAGGGTGTGATATGTTCTAAAGTGCTTGGATAGAGTAGGGTGTAAATTTGTAATTGAACTTTTTGGGAATGTCTGGATGAAAAATTAGAAGATGCCTAAACTTACGAAGTACGAACGTGTTCGTGTTGTTGGTGCCCGTGCGACGCAGATAGCAAATGGTGCTCCGCCGACAATTGATATTACTGGTATGACCGATGCGTTGGAGATAGCTGAGGCGGAGTTGGAGCAGAGGAAGATTCCGATGATGATAATTCGTAGTTATCCGGATGGGAGGGAGGAGAAGATTGCGATAGCTGATATGGAGGTATAAATATGGGAGGTATAAATGTAAAAGGTATGATTATATTTTTAGGTATAAAAATATAATTCTTTCCAAGGAATTAAACTTAAGTGAACGCGAGAGTGCCTTCGATAGCGGTGGCGGTGGCCTCGGGGCCCAAATGAACTTCATGATTAACATTCCACTCACCAGTTTTTACACAAGTAAAGACGAGTCTAGAACCTAGGTCAAATAATTGCGCATCGGCGGTGGTGCCGATAACGACGGTTAGGGTAGTTGCGTCGGCTGCCGAGGTGGCGGCACTTAGAACGGTGCCGTTGGAGGTGGTGACTACATTTCCTGTAGCAAAAACGTCTTGAGAGGCACCTGAGGACTGTTGGGGTGTTTGTTTGAATAACAAGGTTGCCACCGTTGGTGTCGGATGTGGCAGCTTGTATAAGAACAAATGAAACACCAGCTTCTGCAACTGGTAGTGTGTATGTGGCGTCGGTAGCGTTGCCGTCGCCGCCGTAAACGTTATATACATAAGTATTCCTGCCAACGTCCGCCGCGCCGCCGGCGGACGTTATAGAGGTTCCCGCCTCGAGGTTGGTAAGGTTTGGTGTTACGTTAAGAACTACGCCGTTGGCGGAGAAATTGTTGGCAACGAGGGCGTCACCACCAGATTTGAGATTAGCAACATTGAGTTGAGTAAGGCTTCCTAGAAGACTTTCTACGTTTGTGAAATATTGATTTCCAGCGACAGGAGCAGTGGTCATTTTATATTATAAAAATATAAAATTTATATTTAAAAAAATGAATGCGATTTTGATTTGTGTGTTTAACAAAGAGAAGTATTTGGAGTTAGCTTATTTGCTTCTTGAGAGTATCCAGTTGTTTGGGCTCCGCCCCCATTCTGGAGATGATAAGAGCGGTATAGATGTGATTGTCTATACGAGTACGGAGTTTCGTGACAAGATAATAGGAAAGTTTGGTGAGATAGAGTGGATGAAGTTTGAGTTGAACGATGGGTATGACAGTGTTGATAAGGCTTGTAAGGCTCGTTTGGATGTTTTTGATTTTGCTATTTCTTCAAAGTATGAGAAGTTTTTGTATTTTGATACGGATGTTATTGTGAAGGGCGAGTTGAGTAAGATATTTGATATGTGTGTTGATGATGTGGTGTATGCAACGCAGGAGGGTCATATAAAGGATGATGTGTCTAGTAGGGAGTGTTTTGGTGTTGGGTTGATGAGTGGTGCGGAGTTGGAGAAGTGGAAAGATAGGAGTGTATTTACTACGGGGGTGATGGTGTTTAAGAATTGTGAAGTGATAAGGGATTTGTTTGGTCGTATTAAGGCTGATATTGTGGAGCGTCCGGTATTTACGAAGTGTTATGACCAGCCGTATATAATTTATCATTGTTTGTTGGGTGAATTGTATGATAATAACTTGTTGAATAAGTATGTTGTGAATAGGAATAGTGAGGTTAGGACGGCTCATTTGGTACATCATTTTCCGGAGGTAACGGGTGAGGTTGGTGAGCGTTGGTCTTGGATGTATTTATTTTTGAAGAATTATAAGGATTATGTTAAGAAACTGAGTTAATTATTCTCTAATCATTCTCTTATGATTTCTTGTTTTTTGGGAGCGTCGTATTCAGTGATAATTTTGTATGTTTGTTCCTTAGAAAAATTTTGTTGTCTCATGGTTTGGGCGAGGGATAGGTGTGGGCAAACGGCGGTGACTAATACGTCATAGAATGGGTCAGTACATGTTTGGTCTGATGTGATTCCGTCTTGTTCTCTAACGGTGTTTCTAAGGGTTGAAATCATTGTGGTGATTATGATATTGTATGATATGAATGCGATTTGTGGGTATAGGTTGTATATTAATAGTGGTGCTGATATTGCGCAGCAAGTTGATGTTGTAATTTTTGGGTTTTGGAATTGTTGTTGAGTGGTTGTGAGTGTTGCGAATGGTAGGCAACAGCATGCTGATAGTGTTTCGGTATTACAGCAGTCAAATAGGTTGGTGGACCAAATGGTGTTGTTAGTCATTTTATTATTGGTTAATAGATTTTTAAATTTATAGAAGGATGAGGTTTCCTCTGATTCGGTTTTTCTTTTCATATTCCCTTATATATCGCTGTGCATCCCTTAGGAATTTACTACGGGACCATCCCCTAACGCCGTGTAGTTTGAGTAAAATTTTGTGGTTTCTGTTTGGCATTTCAATATATCCTAGAGGTGGTATGTATAGTATATGTTTCCGTAGGGTAGTTGGTGGTCGTATCCGAGTATTTGTGCGTCCCATAGGCAGTTATCTGCTCTGTTCCAGAAGCCTTGTATTTCGGCGTGGTTTCTGGTCATGTATGTATTTTGTCCTATTGCGTGTCTGTCTTCAATTTCTATGTCTACGCCTTGGTTGAGTATGATAAGTAGTAGGGTTGTAAGTCTAATGTATTTTCTTGGCATTTTATTTTGTAATACAAAATAAAAATCTATTAATAAATGCCACCACCACCAGAAAGAACAAATTCTACTCCTGTTAAAAACAGGAGTTATGATTCTCCCTATCTTTATGTTAATAATTGTCCAAACACAATGATAAATCCGCACACGGGTGCTCCTGACCCAAACGGTTCTGAACAAAGAGTCTTTACTTGGACGGAATCTGGGTCATCTAATACGCATAGTATATGTTCTGTAGCTTGTCAGGAGGATTCTGATTGTCCAAACAGTAGTAAAAGTTTTGATCAAACGGTACCAGGTAGATGTACTTGGGGTATTGATTCTGATACTGGTGTCTGTATGCCAAATATTACGACGGCATTTCCTAATATTATGGGTCGTGATTTACCTAGTGGAGGAGCTGCCGCTATGGATTACGCAGCTATGATTCAACTTCCTATTATTGCTTATATATTGGGGTTGGTTAGAAATTATTATGTTGTGGGAGAAGGTGATAGAGTTGATAATACTGTTTCCCAAGCGAGAGCGCAATATCAAGTAAGGGAAATATTGTTTGGTGGAGCATACGACCAAGAAGTTCGTCTGTTAGATAATTTTATAGCGAAGTATGGTTCAATATTATATCCAAACTTTGTATACCATGTTACATCTAATATGAGTGTTAATATTATTAGTTTTCTTCATGAATTTGGATTGAACTGGAGTATGACCCATCCGACGGCTGCTAACCCTAAACATAACAATTTTAATGTTTGTCCTTTTGGTTCTGTAATGACAACATCACAGGCAGAATTGCCAAATACTTGCTTTTTAACGAGTAATCCGACTGCTGAAGTTCCTCCTCAATGTCGTAAAAATACACAGGATACCTGTCAAGCTGAAGCAGATTGTACTTGGGGTGTAAATCGTACAGCAGATTTATGTATTCATCAACCTCAAAGGTGCGCAAATGTTAAGAAGGCGCATGCGCCTTTCTTAGACCCTTTATGTCCGTATCTTCCAGCTGGTGTGGCATGCCTGTGACATAGGTAAGACTGCTTGTGATGGAGTGAATTGTAATATTATAGCTGTAGATCAATGTTATCCATCAATGGAGCAAAATCAAAGTAAGGGTTGTTGTTATTTGGAACCAATTTTGTAAAAGAAAACTGAATTAAATAAAATGTTTGTAAGTAATGGTGGAATAAAATGTTAAATTTGTATGGAAAGTCTGTTATATTTAGTGGTTTTTACGATGAATCTTTGCGATTAGCATTGGAGAAGAAGGGAGCTGTATTTTCTGAGTCAGTTCATGATAAGAATTGTGGTTATTTGATAACACGTGATCCTTTGGATTTTATAGATCATTTTTCTGGTAAGTTGAAACTTGGTATGATGTCTCAGAATATTTCTGTTGTAGATAGGGATAGTTTTGAGAAGATGTTGAAATAGGGTATAATTTTATATTACAATTAAGGAATATAAAATAGGACTTAGGGATTTGGTAGATTTTGTAGTCTTTCGTCTATTAATCTGCGGAGTTCGTAAATTCTGTCAACATTTTCTATAGTTGCATTGCCTAAAAGATTGTATGCATTATCAGTTTCATCTTGTGAAAAGATAAACCTGTACGGGCGACCCGCTCTCATCATTCTTAAGTTTGCGTTAACGATGGCCATTCTTGTATCTGTTATCAAATTTTCAAATTCTTCCTAGGTAATTTGGTTATTATCTTCGTCAACTGACTGATCGTCTGCGAATAATTGTCTGGCAGTATTTGATTCATCAGGTTCAGATTCCGAACTCTAATTCTAAGATGGAACCACCACTATCTGATCGAGCCCCACCTGCGAAAGTTTCGGCAATTTCGTTCCAGTTAGTAAATTCAATATTATCTACAAGGGGTGGATCTGGTCTAAAATCTTGTGGATTCCAGAATCTTAATTCTCTATCTCTTCTTGATTCACTAAGCCATCTTCTGAGTCTGGATAGGAATACAATATCTTCGTTTGAGTAAGGGGTTCTGATTTCGTCAAGTTGTTCGCGCCATCCTTGACCTAAATAACTTCTAGCGTCACTAATTAGATCTTGTGTTCTTTGACCAAGTTCATCAGCGGGACCCATATTAATAGCAACAACTTCATCCTCAACTAGGGCATCTAATTGGTCGTATAAATCGTCTAAATCTGGATCGTAGTCTTGTCGTTCAACTTCTCCTTGGAGTATTAATCCGCCATCGTCTTCAATGACGGTATTTTCAGAGAGTCTTTGTTCTTCTCTTATTTCTGAACCTTCTGGTTGTCTGGTGAAGGGTGCTAATATGTCAGGGTTATAAGAAGGAGTGTTTGGTGAGTAGATGGCGGGGGGAGGTTCGGTAATATCATTCCATAGTCCTGCGGCGTTGGTTTGGGGACTAAATTCTCTGACTTTGAATATGTTAATAACGCTATTATTTTGGCAGTGAAATCCGCCAACTATTCCCTCGCCAAGCATAACACTTTTGGTAACAGTGTGTGTTCTTTCACCGTCTGGAAGAAGTGAGAAAATTCTGGTCTTGTCTGGGTTTTCGGTTACTATTTGAATTATTTTACGGACGTCGTTGATTCGTAGGTATGCGGGAACTGTTGTGTCAACAGTTTTTTGTCCTAATTCGTTGCGTAATTGTTCTTCAGCCATGTTAATTTTTACGAAAGTTTCATCCTGATTGGATACATCTGCCGCATCTGACCCGCCGCTTGGTAATCGATCGTATCTATCCTCTGGTCTTAGGTTCCTCTATCGGTATTACTTGTCCTCTTCTGGGCCCATTAAGTATCTCGGCTCTGGGGCCAGGTACATGTGTAGTAAATGTTTGTATTATCTGACATTCTTTCTTCTAAGTATTCTTTGGAAACGCAGACGGTTAAATCTTCTTGGTTTGGGTCTATTTCTGAGAAATGCATTAGGAATAGTATGTTTCCTTTTTCGTACCATTTTTCGCTGAGGTCTTTGCCGCTGTCTTCTGCCCTATAGCATTTTCCAGGGATTTCATCTACTCCATAAGTACCTCCTGGTATGACAAAGTCATCAACGTTTCCGGAAACATCTGGGTCTGTTAAGTCTCCGTATTTTGCTATACTTCTTTCTCTTGCTTCGGTAGTTCGGCGTTGTTGTTCTGCGAGCACATTTTGTTTTTTGTATTCTTGGCATTGTTCTTTGTTTTTAAAAACTTGGTTTGGTTCTACTGAACCACCGAATTCTGGAATTGGTTTAACGTATCCTTTAATTGGAACACTACAAGAATTATTTCTGTAAACAACGTAAGAAATTCTGGGATCTTCTATCTTATCTTGGTATTTTTTGGTGTAAATATATTCAGGAAGTAGGAAAATTAGGTATGGAGATTGTTGGCATGTTGGAAATTCTCGACTGTAGTAGGGTTTAGGTATTAGTGTATCATCTAATACTTTATTCATTAGGAAATCAGAGTCCATGATGAGTTTATCAAGTTTATTATTTTCGTCAAGAGTTGGAAATGCGTTGTCGATAATTCCTTGGTATTTCTTAAATATCCCTTTATCGTCGCCGCCGCCCCGCCCGGCGACCCGCGCTTCAAATATATTTGTAAGGGTTGATATCTGACATTTAGATGTGTATATCTGAAAGAATCTTTGTAGAACTTCTTTTTTGATATTTTCTGGGATTTCTTTGTCAGCATTTTTTCTACGAAATTCGTCAAGGTTATCTGAGCTCTCTTGGAGAGCCCACATTTTGTAGAATATGGTCTTGATTTTTTCTATAAATTGTGATTTTGGAGGAATAAGTTTATCTTCGATCATCTGATTAGTCTTTTCACTAAGTTCATTACAATCTGGAATACCCCGTTGATTGACATTTAGTAGTAATCTTAATCCTTCCAAGTCAAGTTCTAGGAGTTCAAATAGTTTGATATATAAGTTGTTGATATTTTCCATAGTAAATATAGGTCCCTGATAGTCTTTATTAAAGTTTTTTAATGCGTCCATTAGGAAGATTGTAGGATCATATTTGGTTATATTATTTTGGGAAATTTCCTTGATGAGTGTTTGTTTCTTGCCAGTAAAACATGATATTAATTCTCGGTCGCTGCCGACGATTCGGACGGCATTATTAATTATTTTCTTTGTATTGAATATCGTTTCAATTCCCTTTATAATTTTTGATACAACCCATCTTTCGTCTGATATAACTTGTTTTGTTTGTTTTTCGAATAATTGTTCTGGAATACACATATTTGGTATAATGACTTCAAATCCTCTATTTTTATATTTGTAAATTCTTTTCAAAGTAAATCTATTTCCTTGTAGTAAAGATGATACATAATCAGGTGATAGTGTTCCTCTTTTATTACTGATATCATCTGGGTTAGTAGCAAATACGTCATTACCATTCCACCATACTTTACAGAAACTTAAATCAAAGTTTTCTGGTACGCTTGTTAATGAAGCTCTATCATCAACAACAAGAAGATCTATTTTAATGTATGGAAATTGCCATATATATGATGGGTCAACGGCAAGATACATAGGGCTTCTATCAGTAAAACCTCTTCCATTCATGGCTATTCTTAGTAAAATATTATTTTTAACAAAGAATGACTGGTCGTAAGGGGGTTGAAGTTTTGTGTCAAAATTGTTGGTTTCAAACTGAAATAATGTTAGTAAGATATTGTCAGACGTTGTACCTTCATCAGTGTTTATTCTTTCTACTGCGTTTGGATTTTCTTCGATCATTTGTATCAATGTGTTATAATGATGATTGGAAATAAATCCAAACAACATATCTGGTGTTAGTTTGATGTTTGACAATTGGGTGAATAATGATTGAGCATTTCTTTCGTGAACATAAATATCAAGGTCATTAATCTTAGTTTTCCCACTTTTATCATATGGTGCTAAGACTGCACCCCCAGCTACAATGGCATTATTAGCAGTTATGAGTTTTTGTAATATATTGAAAAACATATTACCAAATTTCTTTTTATAAGCTTTAACCAGTTGATTAGAATCAAGTTGCGACGGCATTTTATATTACAGTATTAATATAAAATTTTTAAATTGTATCAATAAGTGTTTGTAATGTAAATTCTTTCCTACAACACGGACATGTTGAATGATTACTCTCAGGATATTGACTCATCCATTCCAGCAAAGCATTTGTGTAAAATGAATGGGAACATGGTAGATGAACTACATATGGAACTCCATTCTTATTTTTACCAGGACGAATCCGTGCCTGTGTAATTCCACATACTTTATTCCATTTCTTATCCCACCAAGGTTTATGTTCTATCATTTATTTTCTTGATTTTCTTTCTTAGACTTCCTACGGGACTTCCTTCGGGATTTCCTACGGGATTTCCTACGGGATTTCCTACGGACTTCCTTCGGACTTCCTTGACTTCCTTGACTTCCTTGACTTCCTACGGGACTTTCTTGACTTCCTTCGGGACTTCCTTGACTTCCTACGGGACTTTCTTGACTTCCTTCGGGACTTCCTTGACTTCCTTCGGGACTTCCTTGACTTCCTTCGGGACTTTCTACGGGACTTCCTTGACTTCCTTCGGGACTTCCTTGACTTCCTACGGGACTTTACAGACTTTCTACGGGATTGGGGGCGTTTATTATATCCCCAAAATGTAGCCTCATTAACCCATCTTCCAACTCCATTTTTGTTTTTCATAATATACCAAGTATTACCATCATTTCCTGTTTCTTCATGGCCCGCAGTACAATCGGCGGCGGGATAAGGAGGACTTGGTCTGTTAAGATATTTTGCTGTAGTTTGTTTTTCGTAACAGCGAAGGCGGGCTACACCTGGGCGGGGAGCTTGATTTGTTCTTGTCATTTATTTTCCGCAACATTTTTTATATTTTAAAGAAGACCCGCACGGGCATGGTTCATTCCTGGGTATTTTCTTGTCTGTGGTTGTTTTCTGTGGTTTTGGTCCTGCTAAGTTGATTCCTAATGAGTTTATGATTTGGCTGGATAGTTCTGGGGTGATGTTGGATGGGTCTTTGATGTGTTGTGATAGGGCCATGAGTTGGTTGAGTTTTTCTGGTCCTATCTTGTCGGGGCTGATACCGAATTGTTGTAATAGTGGTATAATAGTTTTGAGGTCAAGATTATCCATTTTAATGATAAATATTAATATTTTAAATAATAAAGGATATGAGAACTTGTCAAAAGTGGATAATCGTTTTGTTAGGAGTAATTTTGTTGTTTAGTGTGATACATTTTAGTAAGCAGAGTTTTGTTCATAATCCCAAGAGAGTATACATAGGTCGTAATCGTTTGCCTCAGGATGAAAGACTTGGTAATTTTAAGGATGTTATAGTAAAAGGTAATAGTAAAACTCCTTTATATTTGTTGCCTAATTTTTTGAGTTCTTCTGAGTGTTCTGAGTTGATTAAGAATATGAAGAATAGTTTAACGCCTTCAAATGTGACTAGGGCGGACCCTAACGACCCATATTTTCGGACAAGTAAGACGGGTTATTTTAATGGTAAGAGTAAGTTAGAGAAGGTTGTTGATGAGCGTATATGTAAAACGTTGGGTTTGGATGAGAAGTGTTCTGAGTCCGTCGCAGGTTCAGTTTTATGATAAGGGTAATGAGTTCAAGGCTCATTATGATTATTTTCATGTTGGTCATGATGATGATTTGTTGAAGAATGGTCAGCGGACTTGGACGTTTATGATTTATTTGAATGATGTTGATGAGGGTGGTGAGACTGAGTTTATAAATTTGAAGGAGGTATTACATCCTAAGAAGGGAATGGCTGTTGTTTGGGGTAATTTGAATAAGGATGGCGAGGTTGATGAGGATACGCTTCATACGGGTCGTCCTGTAAAGCAAGGTAAGAAGTATATAATAACGAAGTGGTTTTTGGATACACAAGATGAGTAAAGACCATATCTGTTGATATGGTATTCAAAAGCCTCCAGGCGGTTTCGAACCACCGACCTTACGCTTACTAAGCGCATGCTCTACCACTGAGCTATGGAGGCTTGTGGAACACTTAACCTTTGTGGTTAAGTGTTCCTGGTGGGTTTCGAACCCACGACCTTGGGCTCATAAGACCCACGCTCTGACCACTGAGCTACAGGAACAAACCCTTTCCTTTCCCTCCTACATATAATGTTCTATTTTTTTAAGTCTTGTTTTTTAAGTCTTGTTTTTTATTTTGTTTGAAATAAAAACTTAATTTAGACAATATTTTCTATATCTTTTGGGGTGGTGGGGTCGGGTGGGATGAGTCCTTGTTTCTTCATGCTACGAATGAGGCGGGTGATGCCGATACCTCCACCGGAGCGAGTGAAGAAGTCAAAGCTGAGGTAATCTTCAATTTCCTTGTCTGTGCGTGCCTTACCGAATAGGTCATAGAGTTTCTTCTTGTATTTGCCACCGGAGATTGTGTTGAAGCGATCCCTCATGACTTGCTTGTCGGTTTCGCGTTCTGCTGAGCCGATAGTTTCTTGACCGGATAGGATAACGTCAATCTTGTTAGCGAGGTTGGTTGTAGAATCGCGTTTCATGTTCCAGAAGGGGTCGGTGTGTTCTGGGAAATTACAGAGAAAGTATGTTGGAGAGTAGTCTTCGTTTAGTGCTTCTTCGTGTTTGTGTTCTAGTTCTTTTACGTTGTACTTTTCTGCGATTTCGTTGTAGTCACCGTGGGTGAAATTGTGTTTTGGATAGCCGAGGTATTCAAGTAGTTCTTCTTCCATCTTGGATAGTTCGTTCATATCACCGTGGAGTTCAAATTCAAATAGGGGGAAGATGAGGTCGTGGCGACCTTCAACTGGTTTGGGTTCTTGGCGGTAGCTGGTGGATTGGCAGAAGAATCCCTTGGCCTTTGGGTTCTTGAGGAGTTCATACTCAAGCCACATTTGACCGGTTTGGGGAAGAGGCCATACCTTATTATCGTAATTAAATGATGCTACGGTCCATGGATCTTCGCACGCGGCAAGGATACTGAGGCGATTTTGTGGGTGTGCCTCGGTAAAACCCTTGTTGAGGAAGAATGTGCGTAGTTTTTGGACTACATAGTTATATTCGTAGCTGTTAACGATGAGGGAACTGTCATAGATAGATGGTTCAGGTTCCTTCTTAGGACGAGTTAGTGTGAGACCCATTATTTTTTATTGGAGTAATTATTGTCTTAAGTTTGTTTTGAAATTACGAAATTATACATTTACAACAGGATGTTTTTTGTTTTGGGGATGGTGGTTGTGGTATGAGTTTTTTGTTTTCGTGGCATAACGGACATGTTGTTTGTCTTTTCAACCATGTTGTGATACAATGTTTATGATATTTATGGGAACATTCCATTGTTAATTGGGGTTCGTTTAGTAATGGAGAGAGACATATGCTACATTCTTCTTCCGCTTCTATCATTTATTATTATTGGGTCAAATAATAAATAGATTAAGGATAGTAATCTGCTGCTCTACCTGCACCTCTCATGGTAACACGTAGTTGCTGCTGAAGATTATCAGGTAATTGTGAGCGAATCATAGCTTTAAATCTAAAAGAATTACATATACGCTTGACACGATTCTGATATTCTCTAATAGCATATACACCTCCTTCATTAAAATCATTTAATAATTGTTGTTGAGTAGTGCCTAGACTTGCCGCAACTATATCAACACACATGCCTGGATTATTATTTTGTTGGCCTCTGATACCAAATAAATAACCCATTACTGGACCACATAGTTCATTCCAATTTGCTAGATTCAATATACGGTCATTTTCGGGCGCATTTTGGCGTCTTCTACTAATAAGATTTATGAATTGTTGGTGATTATTTGTTATATGTGTGTTAACAGCATTAACTAACATATCTACGATACTGGGCATTAAATCTAAGATAATAACACCATTATCATTTGGTTGCCAATCCATACGTCCAGCATAGGAACCAATTCTTTTATCACTGTGGGAGTAGCTTACAATTTCACCGTTATACATTAGTTGTCCGGTAGTAGCTGTATAACGAGATACTCCGTGTTGTTCAAGGTCTTCTCTAATGACGCGAATATCGGTATTAACATTGTATTCACCTCCGCCGAGAATAGCCCCCGTCATGTCACGGACATATATTCTCATTGTTTTTGAAGCGCCACCTGGTCTTAAGGCACGAGTTGCACGTACCCAACCTGCTGGGACCGAACTACGTTTTTTAAATTTTTTTGTTGCCTTACGGGACTTCTTACGGGAGCCCTTACGCGACTTTCTACGGGACTTTCTACGGGACTTTCTACGGGAGCCCTTACGCGACTTTCTACGCGACTTCTTACGGGAGCCCTTACGCGACTTTCTACGGGACTTCTTACGGGACTTCTTACGGGAGCCCTTACGGGACTTTCTACGGGACTTCTTACGGGAGCCCTTACGCGACTTTCTACGGGACTTTCTACGGGATTTCTTAGGTGATTTAATAATTCCGGCCTTTGCGGCGGCGTCGGTAACTATTGTATATTTTCCAGTAATTGGATGTTTAACACATCTCTTGGGTGTTCTAATTCTAGCCAATCTCTTTGGCATAGGAGGACAATTTTCAGAATATTCTTTTGAACCGTGTTCTACAATTTTGTAAGGAATTCTTTTTGGTGGCATTTATAATATATAAATAAATTATAATTAGCAAAATGAAAATGAAAATATAAAGAGTGTTGATAGTAATAAATAGAAATGTATTCGGGAACACAGGAAGAACCGATTGTATATTTAGGCTTGCGCGATGAGTCTTTTAGGGACCTAATTCGTGGTCTCTTAGAGAGGGGCAAATTGAAGGCTAAATATATTGATTTACTCACGACTGATGAGAGTATGAAAGTATATGGTCAGGCATTTACGGCTGCTTCGGCTAATCCAGAGGAAAATTATGAGATATTTGAGCAGCTTGGTGATGTGTCTGCGAATAAGTTTATAGTATGGTATGCCTATAGGCGATTTCCTCAGTTGGAATGTCCACAGGGGGTAAAGGTAGTTGCTCGTTTGCGTATTAATTATGGAGCACGGCAATCTTTCTCTGACATTGGAGAAAGATTGGGATTCTGGCCTTATATCTCTGCGAGCGAGGATGATAGGTTGCGTAAGAAGAAGGATAAGTTGGAGGATTGTGTGGAGTCATTTTTTGGTTGTACTGAGTATTTGTTGGATAAGGCGTTTCGTCCGGGTGTAGGATATGCTATAGTGTATGATATTTTGTCTAGTATATTTGATGAGATGCCGATGTCGTTGCGTTATGAGGATTTGTATGATGCTAAGACTCGTTTGAAGGAGTTGTTTGATTTGTATAAGTCTAAGCTTGGGACTTGGGCGTTTGTAAACAATCGTGATGATATGTTGGCTATATCTCAAGTGTATATGATACCTACTACCTCTCGTAATAAGCAGGTTATTAAGCGTAAGATTGTTGGAACTGATAAGGATGTGGTAGTGGAGGAGGCTCCTAGTGATTGGCAGTTTATGGGTGAAGGTAAAGCAGCTAAGAAGGCTGATGCCGAACAAAAGGCTGCTGAGGCTGGGTTGAAGTTGTTGAATGAGAATGGTTGGGTGAAAGAGATTCCTGAGGAGTATAAGTTTTTTTGTGAGTAGTTTCACTTATCTTGAGGTTTTGAATTTGAACTTTGGTCAGTGAGTGTATATCTCTACACTTATGAGAACAGAAGTGTTTATCTTCCATAAAAAACCATCTTTCATTTAATGGTAAAATTTTAAAACAATTGTTACATCGTGGTTTAGAAGTAATAATCATTGGTTTTCTTTCTTCAGAATATTGTTCCATTTTATGAATAGTGTGATATATTATTTTTTAAATATATCACCCTTTAGAACTTTGAAATTCGCCTTTTTTGAAGGTGGTTTTGTTCTTTGGAAATAATGAATTTTGGAATTAAATCGATAATTTTAATGTGATATAAAATCGTAAGAAATATAAATAAATGTTGACTACAGAGAGTATAACTTTTGGTAAATACAAGGGATTTACGTTGGAACATGTCTTGAAGGACCGTGATTATTGTAAGTGGTTGTTGGGACAGGATTGGTTTGAGAATAGTTATGAGTATTTGTATAATAGGTTGAAGGAGTATAATCCTAAGGATTATTTTTTGAAAGGTTTTGATTCTACGGGGGAATTTTTGAATGATTACGAATATTTTAATTTGAATCGTCCGGAGGAGGTTTCTTTGCCCCTGACGGAGGGAGAGAAGATTTGTTATTCTTATTATTTGGGAATGATAGATGATTTGCGTAATAAGATATACGATAGGTTGGAGAATGACGAGGAGAATCCTTATGATATTAAGGCGCCAAGTAATTGGTTGAAGCGTTTTGAGACTACCTGTGGTATTCCTCGTGGTGAGTTCAAGGTTTTCTTGTCTGCTTATGAATTGCCTAACATACCATATATAGTTGAGAGAATAAAGGAGGAGGGTGGTTTGGAGTATAAGGGTGCCAAGTCATTTTTGATAGCTAAGGAGCGTTCTGAGGAGCAGGAGAAGTGGTGGGAGGGTGTATTGAAGGATAGGTATGGGGAGGATTTGGGAGCTCAGTTTAAGTATCAGAACTGTATATTTGATTTTTTGAATATATCAACGAATACTATCTTTGAGTGTAAGTTGGGTTTGAAGGATTTTTGTGACGAGCAGTATCGTAAGTATAAGTTGAGTTTGGGTGAGTATAGGATAATATATTTGATAGGTCGTGATGGTGTGATAAATATGGAGAAGAAGGAGATATATACGACGAATAAGGGTTATTATGATGAGTATTTGGTTCATATTCCGTTGATGAAGGAGCCTAGTTATTTGGATAAGTTGATAGAGGAATTTAGTGTTATAGAGGTTGAAGATGTTTCTGGATTATTTGGAAAGTAGATATAAAATATTCTTTCCTAAACATAAATGATGGAATGTTTTTACGATTTTTGTGGTAATGGTGAAGAGGAAAGTGTTGGATTATCAGATGGTAATTTGCTGGTTGTGAAAATTCCTACAAATGATTTTTCAGAACCGGATAATACTACGGAAATAGTGGTTGAGGGTGATGTTAGTCCATGTGAGTTTTATCTCGAGCCACGCTCCCCTCCGGGACTTGAGCCACGCTCCCCTCCGGGACTTGAACCTGAGTTTGATTCTATTAGATTAACATGTAATGAGTTTCCTAGGCGTTCTTCTAAGTTTACTGAATTTATGGAGACTGTTCCTGCTGAAAGTGTTAGGAATAGTTTTTAAAATTTATGATTTTATTATAATAATAATAATAAAATGGCAAATAAATACTCTCCAAATTATGATGTAGATCCCTGTCAGTGTCAAATAGTTCATTCACGTCCTGGACGTGAAGGTAAGTATGATAGTATGGAAATGTGTGTAGCTTCAACGGGATGTCAGAAGCAAAAGATGTTTAAGCCTGTGTATAACACGGATGATTATAGTTGTACTTGTCGTGAGGCTCCAAATGGTGGTGAATACACGAATCTAGAGAGTTGTATTCAAAATACGGGTTGTAAGAAGTATAATCCTGCTGTTCCAGGACCTTGGTATGTTTTACAGGGATGTGATGCTCGTTATGGTCATGACACGTGTAATGAGATGCAATACAAGTGTAAGGGTTATGAAACTTTGCCTTCTGATTATCTTGAAGAGGTGGGTGGTTTGGCTCAGAAAAGTTTGAAGAGATGTTTAAATGGTTTTGGAACCGGTCATCCATATACTTATTTGGATGGCATTCAAAATAAGGGTTGTGGGATATGTACTAAGGCGGATTGTGATAATGCTAGGAAGAATAATTTGTTAAAAGATTTTGAAGCACCAGATTATGACGGTACTTGGCCTAACTGGTTTGCTTGTAGGGTCGGAGGAGGTGGTTACAGTAGGACAAGGGCTATTGACCCAAATTATTTCAAGGGTAAGGATTATTATGGCAATCCACTTTGTAAGAAGGGTTGTTGTAATATCAAGTCTTGTATATAAATTACTGGCAAACACCTTGGTTATTTGAAACATCGTCCCAGTAGTAGCTGTCCCAAGGTGCGCCTTGAGGTTCACAGAATAGGTTTACTCCTTGGTATGTTCCGCATTCGGTGCCTCCTACTAAATTACATCTACATGTTGGTGCTAGACAATCATTGGATGAATTTTTGGTAAAAGCATTTCCTCTACATTTTATGCCAGCAAAGTCTGGTCCGGAGCAATCTACTGGTTGCCATGGTCTTCCTGAAGATTTAACCATGGGGATGTGTTTGGAGGTGTGATTAATAGTTTCGTATTGATTCATTTTTTATTAATTTAAAGATATTAAATCTATAATATAGAAGTTATCCTCGTTAGCTCAGTTGGTTAGAGCGCACGGCTGTTAACCGTGAGGTCATTGGTTCGACCCCAATACGAGGAGTAGTTTCCCTAACCCCAAGGGGTTAGGGAAAAATAAGTTTATTGTAGTATAAAAATCTCGTTTCCACAATCCCAAATGTGTTTTGTAAGAGTTAGGTTTGCCTCTTGGAACAAGTTGAGTATTTCATTGATTTTGAATATATAGTAGTATCTGTTATATATTTTACCGTATTGGTTCCATTTGACTATTGTATCTCCATATTCGTGGAATTCCCTTCTGGTTTTCTTTGGTTGATTGATGGACCAGACTGATATTATGATTCTACCGTTTGGTTTTGTGATTCTTTTCATTTCCTGGAGTGATTTTTTGCGTCTTTCTGGGGTTGATAGGTGGTGGAAGGCGGCTATACACATGACGCAGTCAACGCTGTTGTCGGAGAGGGGTATGTCGCACATGTCTCCTTGTAGTACGTTGAGGTTTTTGTCTTGGCAGATTTTGAGAAGTTCTGTTGAGTTGTCAATGCCGATGAAGTTGTATTTTTTGTTGTTCATGTTTCTGCCGTTTCCACAGCCTAGGTCGCATATTGTTGAGTTTTCTGGTAAATCGTTTATAGATTCGTTAATCCAAGTCCAAGTGTATGTTCTAGTGTTGTTGAAGTATGATGATATGTTGTTGTAGATGTCTTTGACGTGTTTGTTTTCAAAATCCATGTGATAAATTTAGTTTATGTTGTGGTTAAAATGATTTATGTTAAATCATTTTCAAATCTATTTATTTTTTGTAGGTGGTGTTGGTGGAAATTTACATAGTTCTCCACCGCAGTGGTCGTGGTTGCTGAGATTTGTGTTTTTCTCGGCGAAGGAGCTCATAGAGCCTTTATAGTTGTCATTTTCATCAATTTTGAATCGTCCCCAAGGTGTAATGATGGTTGGTTTTTTCATTTGTGAAAGTAGATAATCAACAGCTAGAACACGTCTAATCATTTTTCTTTAAAGGTTGTGAAATTTTAAATTAATTTTTCTTCAAGTCATGTTAATTGTTAAGAAATAAAATATTCTTAATAATAAATGAAGCTAAATTCTAATTATATGGGTAATTTTTTGTTAGGTATTGTTATTCCACTTTTATCTATATTAGGTTTATATATAGGGTTTTATTGGTGGCGTTATAATAGTATCCCTGATTGGATTGGTAAAATAGGTGTAGGTATTGCTATAATAGGTGTACTTATCGGAGTCTACTATTCATTATCTTGGATTCCCAAGGCATTTGATTCTGATTCCGATTCTGATTAAAATCTATTTATTTAAAGATTGTATGATTTTTAATACGGGTTTAAAGTCATATCCCTTTTAATATGATAAGTACCCGGTTAGCTCAGTCGGTAGAGCGCCAGACTTTTAATCTGGTGGTCGTGGGTTCGAGTCCCACATTGGGTGTTTCCTAATTTTTGGAATTAGGAAATGATGATATTAGAGTTATTATAATTATTCTGTCAATTTAGGAGTTTCTGGTGTTGGGTCAGCAAAGACGTCTGGGTCAAAGTCGGTTAAGTCATTTGGGTCAAAGTCGGGTAAGTCATTTGGGTCAAAGTCGGATAGGACGTCTAAGTTGCCGTCGTCCTCTGGTTCGGATTCAATAGATAATACTTCTGTGAATAAATCAACATCTTCTTGAGGCATATCTTCGTTGGGAGGTGTTGGTGGTGCTGGCATTTTACTCTTTTTAGTCTTTTTCTGTATCGGAGCTTTTTCAGAACGGAATACGGGTTGGTCAAGTTTCGCTACATCAACACATAGGTTTCCGGGCTTTTTGTGTCCCTTACCGGGTGCCCAATTTCGGGTTTTTGCGACTTGTTGGAAACTAAATTTAAATCCCAGTTCGTCTATAAGGAAATCTCTGTATCTATGTGTGTGAAAACTACCGGCAAAAACTATGATATTTTTAGCTGGTAGGGAGTATTTCCCTGGTTTATCTTGGAAATCTCTAAACATTCTTGCTATTGTGTATATATCCATTAGGGTTGCTGGTAGTGTTGCTAAGGTATAATATATGTCATCAATAAGTAGTCTTGTGGCTTTACCTTTTAGTATTTTTTCTATGTTAGGCCATGATACTTTTTCTGGATTACTCCTTCTATCAGGTTCTTTCCATTTTTTTCTGTATTTTTCTATGGCTTTTTTGACTTCTGGGTATTTTATGTTTTGTATTTGTTTATTAACTTTTGTTTTGTCTACGAGGGAATCAATGTGTTTAATCACGGTATCAACATTTTTGAATATTTTTTTGGTTTGTTCATCATTGAGTATTGTCTTAATAGTATCAGCGTATAGTTAGCAATGGGGATTTTGTAGTAAAGACCAACTATAATCCTTGTAACCATAAAGTACTTGTCGTCTGGAACATTTCTTAAATCCACGTAGTGAGCTCTCAAGTTTGCTTGATCACAATATTTTTTTGACCATGTGAAACAGTCCCAGAATCTTTCATGTACTTTTGCCATCCAAGTATTAGAGATTCTTTTAACTTCTTTATTTGATTTGAATACGTATGGAACTTCTAAGTATAAATCTACAAAACATGTTGCTGTATCGATTTGTTTTTCTATGAATGTTAGTACATCATCTGATTTTTTAGGACAACCATGGTTATATGTGTGAGAATCACCTAAGAGTAGTAGTTTCATGTCATATTTTTTTGATTCTATTACCTCAACGTCTATGAGACTGTATAATTTGCCGAATGGTTTGTAGATAATTGGTTTGGTGGCTTTTATTATGATTGATGCGATGCCTTCGTATAGAGGTTTATCTATATTCGCAATTAACCCGAGTAAGTAGTATGAGGCTTCTTTGAAAAATTTCTGGGTTTCTTTGTTCAGCATGAAGAAGTATTTGATATCATATGTGGAACAGAATTTCTTAACAAGTTCTAATTGGGATACCATTTTTTTATTATAGTTATTGTTTTAAAATATTTGTTATACATAAATAAAAATGGGAGATAGTGATGATGATGTAGGAACTGTTACGCGTGGTAACGTTTTGAATGAACTAAAAAATTTAGGTGCTTGTCAAGCTGTTTTACCTTTACAAGCTCAATTTGCTAGTTTTATGTGTAATAGCACTGAAACTGAATGTATGTCATCTATAGATAATTATTTTGATACTACTGATATAGAGACTATATTAGCCGGTGGTACTACCGAAGCTGCAGATGCTATTAATAATAATTGTAAAACTTATTACTTGGATTATGATTTTGGTGAAGAAAGTACTCGTGAACATAAGATAGAAAATTTGAAGAAAATAGCTAAGAGTTATTGTAAAAGTCCAAGTTCAGGGTTTAGTTTTGTGAATAACGGTTTATGTTTACCACAATGTAAACCATTACTTGATGGTTCGGAAGCTCTGTGTGCGACAAATAATGCTTTTGTTGGTGTTGGGTATAAGTCTGTTGATAATGCCTATACACAAGATGGTACTCCAAAGCAAAACCTTGCTTTTACTAATTGTTGTATAGATAATAACGATACTCCAGGTGCCGATCCGAGCAATTGTGCTAATGTTAATGAACAATTAAGAGCTAATGCTTATGTAGCTTTAACAGGAAATAGTGGCGGTTATCCAGGCTATCTTGAACAAACTATTGCTGCGGATTCTTCGTTGCGTCGTGCTTTACAAGAAACACCAGATGCTAGTGATTATAGTAGTGATTCTTCTTCAGAGTTTACTGGCGACGGGCAAAGTGGAGGCGGTGGTGGTCGGACTCCTACAGGAGGCGGCGGTGGTGGCGGAGATAGTGGTTTTGGAAATTGGATGGGTTTAAGTGGTAGCGCCCAGTTGAACCAAACTGTTAGTTGTTTAAATACTTTATTTGAATTTATAAGGACCTATGTAATTCCTGTTATTAACGACAATGCTGAATTGAGAGCGATGCCCAATCTTGCTATGTTGATTAATCCAGGCTATGGTGTTTTACCTGATGATTTACCAGGGGCAAATATTGAAGCATTTACTGGTTTAACTGATTTTGCGACAGCAGTAATTGCTGGTTTAGGGGGTGAGGCAACTGATTGGCAACGTATTTCTAATTATATTAGAATGGCAACTGCCCTAAGAAACTTTTTGTTGACACATATAGATAGGGCTGGGGTTTATTTAGAAAGACTCAGCACAATCCAAGAATGTTTGTCGGGTTTAGCAGGTGGTGTTGCTGGTGCGAGACGTTATGACAGTCAAATCTTTATGGATTTGATGGATGCTGTAATTGATAGGCATAGAGAGACTAATGCTCCTGGTATGGACCCAACTGCTTATACACCAATAGTTCCATGGGCTGCTCTTTTTGGAACGGATCCAGCTGGTTTGGGTGATTTTACTAATGTATTGTTGAATGGTGATACGGAATTGGATGTTGGAGGTCATGTTGTTGGTTATACAACTGATTTTGGAACTATTGACGCTGAGGATATTGCTAACGAGCCATATTTATTTGGTAATTATATATTAAGAAGAATACAAAATTGTCATAGATTGGTTTTAGCTTGGAGAACACAGCTTGCGCGTTATTTGGATTATGTTAATAGGCAATTACAAGACGAGGTCCCAAGTGGTCCTCAACCAGAACCAGAACCAGGAGGTGATTCTGACGGTGGTGGTGGCGGCGGGGGTGGTCCAGTAGTTAGTTCAGTTAGAAGTGCTCTTAATGCTGGAGCAATGAATGTTGACCAAGCTGCTGATTTGTTAGCGTCTGCTTCAACTGGTATTGCTCCAACAGTAACAATGGAACAAGCTTTACAAGATGGTACTGGTGGAATTAGTATTACTTCAACAGGTCCTATAAGTGCGCCTCAGGTGAGAAACATACCAGCTGACAGTAATGTTGTGTCAATTCCTATTCCACAGCCAGAGCCAGAGCCAGAGCCAGAATTTGTTCAAGCACGTTCGGGAGTAACTATTGATGTCACAACTGAGGCTAGTAACACAGTTGATACTAGTATCAATTTACCAGCGGTAGATGATGATGGTGAACCTGTATTAGACGCCCAAGGTAATCAAATGACTTATCATCCACCGAGACCGGGTATAAGACCTGAAAGTGTTACAATTACTGTTGGAGGTGGTCAGCCTGTTCTTGATAGTTCTAGTAGTTCATCGGCTGCTGAAACTGAGGAAGGTACAGCTGCCGATCCAAGACAACCAGTAAATTGGGATACGGCGTTTCAAAGAATGCGTAGTCCTTCACTTATACCACGGAATGATGCTATAACAGTACAATCTGGTGGTGCTGTAGCAACACCTCCTCCAATTAGACCAATTCCAATGCCTCGCGACGCACCTGCGTCCGACAGGCGTGCTGATGCTGGATTAGCACCAACTAGAGATCTTACCACTCCTCTTGCTGGAAGAACTACTACAGATTTAGCAAATTCTCCTACACTAATGGATAATACTAACGCATTAAGAGCTGCAGTTGGATTAGATCCTTTACCAGCAGGAGCATGGAATAGACATTTACCACCACAACAACCTGCTGCTGTCACTCCAGCGGGTGGTAGTGAAGCACCACCGGTTGTTCCAGGAACTGATCCACCGGTGATTACTCCTGGTGATGATGGGGACGGAACCGAAGGAGATAGTGAGGAAGGAACCACCACCCCCGGAGGACGTCCTGCTGCTACTGGTGGTGATGATGCTGATGGGACTGAAGCAGATACTGAGACTGGAGCAAGTGGAACTGATTATGTTCATAGTCGGCAAGTGGCGAGGCAGATGCGTAGAAGAGATGGAGAATTAAGAAGAAGATTAACTACTGTAAATTATTATAATAGTTCTTCTCAATGTGATATGTGTACTTCATCTAACCCTACTAAAAGTAATCAGTGGATTCCAGATTTCCGTAATGATTTATATTCTATTACAGGTACCGGAGATTCGAGTTTTTCGTGTAATCCTACTGTAGCCAGTGAAGACCAAACTGGACCCCCTATAGTTTGTTATGATATTTATGCGGGTGAATCTAGCGGTTTGGGAACTTTTGGTGTTAGATTACCGAATGTATATACTTTTAATGAATGTCGTATAAGAGGTGGTTTTGCTAGTATGGAAGAGTTAGGTTCTGGTGGTTATGCTCCACCAGTAGAATCTTATTCTATAACATATCAAATTCCACCTTGTGGAAATTTTGACATTGATGTTGATCCTGATAGATTTAGATGTTCTGATGTTCCAGACAAGGATACTTGTGAACAATCTTATTACAGTTATACACCAAATGGACGAACAAATTGGCACATACGAATGTGTATGGGATAATCAAGGTAATCCTAGTTCTAGTCTGTCAGACCCCGGAGCCGCTGGTTCAGGTTCTTGTTCAAGATACATTGGCGAAAGCACTTTATTTTCTCTGGATGGTGATCAAGTACCAAATAAAGATACTATGGATTTATTAGTTAATAAATGTCAATGGAGATTGGGTGATAATATCAACGATGATACAATGACAGACGGTTCTGCAAGTCCCCAAAAGTTATGTCATGATTATCTCATTTCTTTGTGTGATAATGTGGAAGATAAACAGTCATGTATTGAAGATTCTATTTGTCGGGGTCGGGACCCATCAACAGATCAAATGACATCTGTTGGTGGTCGATTGGCTGCTGGTGGGCCTCTAGTGGGAACCAATGGTAATTGGGAAGTTTCACCTGAAATGGCTGACGCGTGCGGTGGTATTCCCGGTAGATTTGGTTCTAGACCAGATCCAGATCCAGGGGCTGGCTTGCTGATGAGTGGATTTCCAGGATACGCCTCTATAGGTCAGTGGAGATATATAGTTAATGAATTATGTGAGAAAAATAATGTAGATTCTACTGGTATTTGGGATAATTCTTACCTAACCCCTTGTCGTGGTGTTGCTAATTGTCAGGGCAAACCGGAAGGAACTAAGACATTTAATCTTAATTTTTTCGACAGTCCTAGACAAGGTTCTCCAGGATATTATTGTAATTACTCTTATGTAAATACTCAACTACCAGACAATAATTGCGATGCTGATATGGGTGCGTGGCGTGATGAAAGCGAAAAGCAACGAGAATGTGAAACTCGGTTTACTCAGGATCATCACCAATGTGTATATGAAAAAGGTTTTCTCTATGGTGATTGTAACAAAGGTCCTGCATGTGCTGGTGGTGCTAATTCTAATGTTTATGATTGTCCTTCATATGGGGGAGAATTGTGTCAATTATATAGTGACCATTGTGATTGGACTCCCCCTGTTACCACAAGGACACCAGGACCACCTGTTAGAGATGCCAATGATGGTGGGAGTGTGCGTCCAAGCGGATTAGTAGATATTACAACTCCTGGTGTTTGTGCTAATAAAGGTAGTTAGAATAGAATTTTTATTACACCATTGTGTAATAAAATTAATCTCATGTTATTTATTTTTTACCTTCTTTTGAACAATCAAAATCAATTTTCACAGGTGATCCACCAAAAACGTCACAAGTACATGCTCCATCTTTACATTCACCATCAGCTGCATAGAATTCATCATGATGTAAGAAAACACAAGCCTCATAACAAGTTTGTGGATCCACATCCCAGCAATCATACCCCTTCCATCCAGTATTACATACACACTCGTTATCAATACATTTAGCACCATGAGACAGATTACAGTAGTTTTTACATGCTATTCTTTCTTCACAGGTTGTGCCATACCAAGTGCGTGAGCAGACACATTGTCCATCAACACAATTTCCATTGACACAGTATTCCTCACATGGTATTTCTATATCACAAAATTCTCCTTTATGAGTAGGATAACATTCACACTTTCCGTCTTTACACTTTCCATATTTACAGACATCGCTTTGGTCTATACAAGGTATTTTTACATCACAATTTGCGCCCCACCAACCTCTATCACACTCACAATATTTATAGTTTTCATCGTATTTTTTACATTTTCCATGTTTACAATCATTATCGTTTGAACATGTTATGTATTCATCGCACCATTCTCCTTCATGATCATCATCACAAATACAATCCCCTTTATCACATTGACCATATACACAGTTATCTTGACAAGTTCTTTGTTTACAGCTGGTTTTATCACAACAGAATAAACAATTTGGATTATTATACCAGGTCAAAGGGTCTGACGAACATCCTAAAAATTCTTTTGCGTTTGGTGGGAAAGTACATACATAAGGGGATGATAAGTCATCCGAACATTTTTCAATTTTACACTCTAATTCGCTACATGGTCTTTCACAAGAATCTTCTAACATTTATTATTTACAGTATAAAATGATTTTTAAAAAGTCTTAAACAACACCTTCATAACTCATGATTGCTTTTCTCATGTATAAGTCAAATGATGTATCATCCAAATGGTCCTTAAACTCTTGATACATTTCTTCTCTTATTCCTGCGACATTACTACGAAAGAATAGACCAAAGTGTTGTCTAGCACACCATTCTGATGAAGCAATCATCATTTCATTCAGGACTGCTTCAGCAAAATCATCAATACAAATTCTAATTTTATCTTCTCTATCAGTTTCCAAAAATTTATCTACAAGTTCAGATATCTTGTTCCACCTCTCTTCAGCTCTGAGCTTCTTGTAGAGTTCTGATTGTTCTGGTTGATTCAACCATAAACTAACTACATCGTGAAGTTTATCATGGAAGAATATGTTTTCTGGTGTTTCTTCAGTAATTCTCCGAGCAGCAGCATTCAATCTACCTGAAAAGTTGGCAATAATTTGGTCTTCCCAAGATATTCTGATGTTAAATTCACCAAATCCTGAAATGACGTTGATGAGTCTTGATGCGAAACCGGTAGAGCAAGTTGCTGACATTTCTTCAAGTTCCTCAAGCATTCGTTTTCTCATTTCTTCTTCGTTCTCATGACCCATCATGTAGCTCCAAACCTTGAGTAGAATGTTGGATAGTGTGTTGTTGAACTTGGAGTATCTGGCTCTGTCAAGGTGAATGCGTTTAAGGGCGAGTTCAATTTTTTCTTGTCTTTCGGCGAGTTTCATACATATTTGCGAGCAGTAGTGTGTTGGTCCTTCTGTGGTTGCGATAACTAGTGTTTCTGTTCTGTTTGAGTCGCAGTAGACGCATGTGTTGGTTTTTCCGTCTTCGTTGATTCTGATTGATTCTTTTTCTTTCTTAATCATGTCAAGTATTTGTTCTTTGACTTGTTCAAACTCAATGGGTGTTTTGTCTACCATGTGTAGTGGTAGCATTGCGAAGAATTCAAGGACTTCGGCGACTGATTCTTCTACTTGTTCGTTATGGACGTTTTGTGCGTTATCAAAGACTGTGTATACGTTTCCGTCAGCCCTACCTAAGGCTGTAATGACATCTCTGGCTTTTAGTTTGATTGAACTATCGCCAAGTTGTAGGAGTATATCGGCGGCGTCTGCTCGTCGGTCGTAGTCTAATTCTTCATCTTGGGCAAACGATAGAAGTTGTTCGGCTATTTCGTGTTGGTAGGAGTCTGAGTGTTGTAGGATGTATTGTCCTGCGAGAATTTTGTAGTATGTCCAGTTTGGTTTATGGTAGAGGAAATTTTTCTGGGCATTGAATAGGAAGAAGTTATATGGGCATTCAAGTTCTGGTAAATGTGTTTTTACGATTGTTAGGCAGTCCTTGTAGGATATTCGTTCTACAAGTAGCTCAAAGAAGTCTTCATTGTCGGGGTCTGGGTTGTATTTTGGGAATTCTTTGGAGATGTCGTGTTTGAATTTTTCAAGGATGAACTTGACGAAGTCTTTGTTTGGGAAAAGGTCCATGAGTTTGTTTTGTATGAATTCTGTGGCTAATGTTTCTATGTTTAGGATAGTGTTATATCTGAAAGGACATTCTATGTTTTGGTCGGTGATAAGTTCTGTAAAATACTTATCGCAATCTGTGTCAAATTGTGGGTAAGCCATTAGTTTTGTTATTGCTTCTATTCTACAAGGTGTAGGTACATCTGAAAGGTCTTCACAAACAGTATATAAGGCAGTTGGTCCTAATCCTCCACACTGGCACATGTTATCATCTTTGTATTCAATGAGTGATTTTGCTGCTTCTAGTTTTAGGAAGTTAGATAATTTTGACTCAGTTGCTAAGTTATATAGAAATTCTTGTAAAATTTTGATACCACTCATTTGATACATTCCATTGAGTCTATTAACTAGTTCTATTGTTTCATCCTGGTATAGTTTGTGATATTCCTCAATCGCTCTGATACGAAGTTCGTTCGTATTTGATAAGTCTAATATAGTTTCTGGTAGGTTTTCAAGGTCTAAATTTTCATTATTCATGGAATCAACTTCTAACAGTGAGTCAATAGAAGTTGTCATTTTTATAATAATGAAAATGTTTTAGATTGGGTTATTTTTAAAATATTTGGTAAAGAAGATAATGGCGACTATGATGAATAATATGATTAGGCATAATGATACTATCCATTCAACTTCTTTTTTGATGAATGGGTAATATTCTTTGATTCCTCTTCTGATTCTTCTGTCATAACTAATTTCACCAGGAAGTTGAACGAAGCATGCATCTAAGTTAGTAAAATTTTTAGTTATTCTTTTTAAGTTATGGGGTGCTAAGTTGTTAAAAACTGTTTGTTTTGTGTCAAGTTTAATCATATTTTGAAAAGTTTTACAAGCTTGATTGAAATTTCTTTGGTCGTCTGTTGAATAATTTTTATTGTGAATGAAGTTAAAGAATCTTTTGAGTGTTCTAGCATATCCCATGTAAAGACCACTGTTAATGATATATTTACCATCACAGCTTCCAAAAATTTGTCTTCTCATATATGAATCATGAGAACCTTGGTCTATTGATAATAAGATTTCTGTATCATAATCTAAAAATCGTTGTATAGCAACATCAAGAGGTTTAAGTATCGTAGAATCAAACCCATCAACAAAAATAACTATAGTATTTGGCTCACAGGTGTCTAAATACCTTCTAACTCCTTTAATTTTATCTGTAAAACTTTTCCATTTTGTTCCAAAACCTAATGTTTTGACTGGAATATCAAATTCATTATTGATTAACTCTTGGTACATTCCTTGGTCGTGTGTAGCGTAAGTTATGACCTGAGCTTTTGGTAGATTTGAGTATTTTTCGTTATTTTTTAGTAATATACATAATGTTATGATTATAAGTAATAAACCTAAACAAAACTGTAGATACATTTATTGTTATAAATATTATTATTTTTCTCTTGTTACACCACAACCACATGTAAAGTATTTATCACTGTGTGATTCTGATCCAGAAGTATTTGATATATTCTGTGTATTTTTAAGGTCTGGTTTAGTTATAATTTTTGGTAGTTTATCTTTATCTACATAAGGTTCATGTGATTCCGGTCCAGGCCAGTATGTTTTGTTTGGAGGTGGTGATTTATACATTTTATAGTAATGTTAAGACAATTTTAAACCTAAATAAGTTTAAAATTATCTATAGTTTACGTTCTGACATCAGAATCAGCTTCACAACGCCATAGACCTTTATTCTGGTATCTTGTATTACAAAATAGATGATTACCACAGTCAGGTATTCCAGGCCACCAATCATCTCTACAGCCGGAGCCGTATGGCAAGCAGTCAGCCATGTCAGTCAAACTACATACTACAGATGGTGAGTATGTAGGACTGCTACCATCTCTGTAGAGACATTCTTCGTCAGAACTACAACATAAAAATGGGTTCTGATCGTCGTCTGACATATATTGTGGTAAAATCATTTTTTTATGTTGCGCGCTACACACATTACCATAACAAATACCAGTACCAGTACATTTATTTTGTTTATAATTATTCATTTATTATACGAAACATAATTACTAACTAAAATTAAAAATGAAATTATGTGATGAGTATATAAGCAAATATCAGGAAAATGGAACATCAAGATACTCGGGAAATATCGTCTATTTCGTTTGGGATATATTCATCTCAAGAGTTATTAAATATGTCTGTCTGTAAGATAGACAATCCGAAGAAGTCTGGATATGGAACAGTCTATGATGAACGAATGGGTACAACTGACTCTACAAAGTTGTGTGAGACATGCGGTCAGAATGCCGAACTTTGCCCGGGGCATTTTGGTCATATAGAGCTACATGAAAGTATAATTCACCCATTATTTTATAAGAGGACTATTGCTTTTCTGAATTGTTTTTGTCACAAGTGTTGTAGGTTATTGATAACAAAGGACCAAGTTCAATTGGATAATTTACATAGATATAAGGGTGAATCTAGGTTCAATAAGATTCAGGAAAAGATTAAGAAGATAGATATGTGTTGTCATGAGTGTTGTAATTCAGAACAACCCAAGTATAAGTTTTCTAGTACAGACAGTTCTGTTTTCAAGATATACGAGGATAAAGAGAAGAATAAGACCAGTATCATGATGACTACAGATGAGATATTTAAGATATTTGATAATGTTCCTGATGAAGATGTGGAACTAATGGGTTTTGATACTAAGTTAGTTCATCCGCGTAATTTTATCTTACAAGTTATACCTGTTTTGCCTACATGTGATAGGCCATTCGTCAAAGCTGATGGTAATATGTGTGATGATGATTTGACGAATCAGTATATAGAAATAATCAAGGCTAACAATCATTTGGAGCCATTGAAAGAGAATGACCCTAACAAACACAAGGAAATAACAGAAACAAAGCGACAAAAATGTTTAGCAAGTCTTCGTTTCAGGGTATTAACTACGTTTAATAACGGTCAGGGTAAAGCTAAACACACTACAAATGGTCGTGCTATCAAGGGTATTAAAGAGAGATTAGCTGGTAAGGACGGTCAACTAAGATTAAATGTAATGGGTAAAAGATGTAATCAGACTGGTAGAACAGGTAATTGGGCCAGACCCGACTTTGAAAGTTGGGTGAGTTGGGTGTTCCATATGAACAAGCTGATATTTTAAGTGTTCCTGTAAAGGCAACTTCATTCAACTTAGAGAAACTACAAGAACTCGTAAATAATGGTTTTGTTGATTCTGTGCTGAAACCTGATGGGACAACTTGTATAAATATCAAACGTTATCGTCATGGGACTCGTTTGATTGCTGGGGATGTGATTATTCGTGGTGAAACTGAGATACCTGTGAAGACGGGTAGGGAACAGATTATAGAGGGTGATAAAGTTCGTAGGAATGGTGAGTTGTTGGATAAGTTGTTGTATTCTAACCGCCCCTACAAGATTGATATTGGTTGGACGGTTAAACGTAAGCTCCAAGATGGTGATTATGTCTTGTTAAATCGTCAGCCAACCCTCCACAAAGCAAGTATGATGAGTATGAAGGTTGTTCGTAAGCCTTACAAGACTTTGCGAATGAATCTGGCGGTTACAAAACCGTTTAATGCTGACTTTAACATCGGAGTCAAACAGGAGGACTGAAAAGGTTGCTACCTCCTAGTGAGTAATTCCACACAGAATAATAATCTAAAAGATTGCGGATTTCAAAGAAAGCAGATTTCAATGAAAGATTGTAACAATTGCAGGGTACAAAAGGATGATAATGATTTTCGTCCAAAAAGAAGAATATGTAAAGATTGTGAAAGAGAACACGGCAGAGAATATCGTAAAAATAATCCTGATAAAAGTAAGGAATGGACTGATAAAAACAAGGAAAGAATGAAAGAACTTCAGTCCAATTGGTATAAATCCAACAAAAACCAAATTAACACTAAATTCCGAGAGAGATATCATAACGATAGTTCTGAATTCAAAAAAGTGAAGAACTATCGGACAGCCTTAAGCCATATGGTTAGTGGAAAACAAAAAACTAACAAATATGTAGGTTGTGATTCAAGACGTCTTAAGGATTGGTGTGAATATTGTTTAGAAGATAACATGACAATGGATACTTATCCAAATACTTGGGTAATAGACCATGTTATACCTTTACATTTTTCTGAACAATATGGTTTTGAGTTCCTTGCCAAGTGGTATAATATAATGCCTGTTCAAAATAAATACAATCTTGTTAAAAATAAGTATATTGTCCCTGAACAATTATTTAAACATATTGAGAAAGTGAAATCATATTTTGAAAACCGCAATCTTAGTTTAGATACAGAATATATGGAATTACTTGCGAGACTGCTTGATGCTGGAACCCCCTTAGAGCCCTAACTACCACCCAATTGTGGAAACATAATTGGGGAACACGGTTAATAGCCGTACCCAATGGTAATAATGTTAGGGATTGGGCAATCAGCAGGGTTACTACCTACGTCCGTTATGATAGGATATGGTAGGCTCTCAGAGACTGAACGGTAGTCGGTCAACAGTGAAGGACTATCAATCCTGAGTTGGCTTAAGATACAGTCCGTCCCCTAGGGAAACTTAGGTGGGTGTCACGCGATGGTGATGAGATGAATATACACGTCCCTCAGACCTTGGAGTCTCAGGCGGAGTTGAAGGATATTTCTGCGGCTCAGTGGAACATTATTTCTGCGCAGAGCAGCAAACCGAACATTGCTATTGTTCAGGATTCATTGCTTGGTGCCTATAGAATGACTTTGGGTATCCAGAAGATAACTAAGGCTGAATTCTTTAATGTGACTGAAAAATTACAGTTGGATGAACCAGTGTTAGAACGAATTGACCATATTCGTAATGTATATAGACAAAAGGCTAAGAAGATGCCGTGTTTTTCTGGTAAAGGTTTGATGTCGTTGTTTCTACCAAGGGATTTTAATTATGAGAAGAAAAACGGCGCTGACCCTAAGGAGCCAGTGGTTAGGATATATCAAGGTGTGTTATATGAGGGTGTTTATAGTAAGGATATTCTTGGTTCCGCACATAATTCGTTGTTGCAAGTTGTAAATAAGGAATATGGAGCGACGGCGTGTTCTCATTTTGTAGATTGTATTCAGTTTGTGACGAATGCTTGGAATTTGTTGAAGTTATTTACGGTTGGACTAGGTGATTGTTTGGTTGCGAGTGAGGATAAGGAGGAGGAGATTCAGGATGTGATAAAAAAGTGTTATATTGAGGCGGAGGGTATTAAAAGTACTACAACACATCCTGGTATTCGTGAGATGCGAGTGAATGCGGCGTTGAGTAAGGCGAAAGATATTGGTTTGAGGATTGCTAAGGATTCTTTGAGTGCTGATAATAACTTTTTATCTACGGTAATTTCTGGGAGTAAGGGTGATTTCTTCAATATTGCACAGATTACTGGTTTGTTGGGACAACAGAATTTGAAAGGTCAGCGTGTTCCACTTTTGTTGAATCATGGTAAAAGAACTCTTCCTCATTATCCTTTTGGTGAAATGTCTCCAGAGATGGAATATGAGAGTCGTGGGTTTATTGCTTCTTCTTTCATCAAGGGTTTGAATCCTCGTGAGTTTTACTTTCATGCTATGTCAGGTCGTGAGGGTATTTCAGATACGGCTATGGGAACTGCTACGTCTGGTTATATGCAACGACGTATTATCAAACTGACAGAAGATATTAAAATTCAATATGATGGAACTGTTAGAGATATTACTGGGACTATTTATCAAGTAGCATATGGTAATAATGGTATTGACCCGACTTGTACTGTGAAGGTTAAGGGTGAACAAGAGGTTTGTGATGTATCTAGGATGATTGAGAAGTTGAATATGGAGCACGAACAGACTAAGAAGTAAGAATATACTGAAACTATATATTTCTAGAAATATATAGTCAATTACTCTAAGAATATATACAAAAGTAAACCAAATCCTCCTAAAGTTGAGACGTTTGACATGAAAGGTATCATTTTCTTCTCTCCTGGTGGATGATAAATTACTGTTACTACAACAATAAACGCCATGAATAATATTAGTGTTGATATAACAAGTTTCTTAAACATTGGCTTGTTGATTAAACCTGGGTCTGTTCTAAGTAGATATACACCATATATTAAGAGAAAGGAACCAACAATCTCTAATAATATAACTCCAGACATTCCTGCTTTTGCTAATAAAGTTCCAAAATCACCTTGGAGTAGGTTTCCGGTTTTCTTCTGAAGAGTTTCTACTTTGGTGTTAAATTTTGGTATTTTTGTGAAACCAGAGTAAATGAATTGTAATAAGTTTAGAATAACAGCTACAAAAAGTATAGCAAAAAGTTTATTAGATATCATGTATTTCCTTTAAAAATACATGATATAATATATTTTTATAATATAAATGAATAAATTTTTCGTTGTAGCTAACATAATCTTCTTGTCAATTGCTGTATTTTTTTTCTGTTAAATACAAGGAAACTCCTGACAAGATGAAGGAATATGTCCTGATGTATTCTGTTATTCCCAGTTTAATTTTCAGTGTAATAGGACATTTCTTTCTTAGTGGTAAAGTTAGACAATCTATGGGTTGGTCGGAAGATAAAGGTGTTATAACACTGCAAAGGGAGTTAGGTTTGTTTACTCTTGCTCTTCTGGTTTTAGGTATATTTAAAAAGACTGCGGATGTTGGGATATGGGGGTTGTTCCTGGTAGCCGCGGGTATAAATCATATTATTGTTAATAAGGGTGTTGATGAAGTATCGTCTATGGATTTAGTGTATGGTGCTTTGTTGGTTATCTTATTTCGTTAGATGAAATTGAATTATTCTGGAACTTTCTGTAAAATTTTACAAAGTTATGGGAGCAGTACAAACATCAGTATATATTCAAGGAAATTATCTTGATAATGAAAAGCATAGTGCTATCAAAAATTTTGTTAGTAATAAAAATGGGACGTTTATCAGTCCAAGTCCTAACAAGTTCGGGTTTAATACTCTTCGTGTGCCTTTGAGTTATGTTAATGAGAGTAAGTATGAAATTGATAGAATGATAAATGATTTAGACGGTGGTTTTCTTAGGTTATCAATGACTCCTAACTTTGATGTATATAGAGAATATAAATAAATTTCTACAAAATCCTTAATTTAAAATCTATTCTCATATATAAAAGATATTATGAGATGTAACAATGTAATTTTAGAACGTTATGTACCAAAACCAGGAGAGGTCAAACGTAATTGTAGTGATGGTCCCTTTGTAAGAAATGGAGTTGCCCGTACAATGACTACACAAAATGGTTGTGGTGGTTTTTACGTACCTGATTTATTGAATCCCGCTCCCGGGGTTCCAACAAACCCTCGTGATAGGGCTGACAAGATTGATCAAATTAAGCTGTATTGTGATTACTTTTACAGACCTGTGTATGGTCATAATCCCGTTGGACAAATTTGTGATGGAGAACCCCATTTCGTGGAACATGCCAAACCATTTCCTCAGGGTAGTATTTATAACGACCCTTACTATGGATACAATGGTGCTTGGAGTTGTCGGGGAGGATCTTATTGTCTTAGATAATTTAAAAATCTATTCTCATATATAAAAGATATGAGAATCGTTCTTGTAAGGCATGGAGAAAGTGAGTATAACCCACTAAATATTATAGGAGGAGACCCTAACTTATCACAGAAAGGTGTTGAGTTTGCCAATAATTTAAATAAGTTTATAGAAAACCACTCCAAATGGTTTCCTAAAAATTGTATTTGTTCTGCTAAGAAACGAGTTCAACAAACTGTAGGTGCTTTTAAAAATAAAATGAAAAGTGTCCTAACAAGTGAGAACCTTAACGAGTTAAATGCTGGCTTGTGTGAAGAATTAACTTATACACAGTTTTATCAAATGTATACAGAGGAATTTACTAAAAGATATCAGAACAAATTAACTTATCGTTATCCTAATGGTGAATCTTACATTGATTTGATAGAGAGGGTTCGCCCGGTTGTGGAAGATATACAAAGTAAGGGTGAAGATGTGTTTATAGTTAGTCATCAAGCTGTGACTAGGGCTTTGATGACTCATTTTACTGGTGAAAAGTTGGAAGATATTCCTCATATAGATGTTCCATTACATACTTTAGTAATAATAGAAGATGGTGAGAAGAAGGGTATGATAAGTGTTGGAGGTATAGATATAAGTGATAGTTTGATTCAAGAATCTTTTGAGTTTGCTTAAGTTTTACATGTTGTTCCATTGCTACATTCCCATTCAAGGGCACTCTTTTTTGTTGGCTCACCATCGCATATTACATCAGTTCCTCCAACAAAAGGACTATAGTAGTAGTTAGCACAGTTATTACGAATTAGTCTTTTTCTGCCTTCGTAACTTAATGTTTCTACATTATAATCAGGTTCAGTCATATTTACGTTATTACAATTATTTGATGTCCAACCTATTTCAACACGATTATAGCCACTAAAAGGATTAACTGAGTCACAATTTGGTTTTCCCGCTGGTGGCTGGTAGGGTTTTACTGTTTCACATTGAGGACCAGTGTAATCATCCAAACACACACATGACGCGTGCCCTGTAGGGTTAGCACAAAATCTTGTACCTTCACGCATACAATGATATCTACCACATTTATCATATCTTTTTTCTGGATAATAGGAATTATCGGGGACAGTATCTGGTTTATCGCAGTTTTTACCGCTAAAACCAGGATTACAAGTACATACTAAATTATTACTATCTCCAAAGTTTAGACATGTTCCATTTTTACATGTTTTTTTACAGTTATTAGAAGATGATTTGAAATTAATTGTTTCATACGAATCCAAATATCTATTTTTCAGCATAATGTTTATTATAATCAATAATTTTATAAAATTATCATAAAATTAACGATGAAGAAGTTGTAAATGTTAAAAACATTTACAAGTTTTTAGAAGCTACTGGGATTCTATAAGTTCATGGATGTAATCCTGAGCCTTATCAGCTTCCTTAATTTCTGAATGAAGTTCTTTGAGTTTGTTTTCTTTGTCCATAAATGTTGGAATTGTTAGGTTGGCAAGTGTAGATTCTGCGTCAGCGATGAATATCATCATAATTCCAGCAAGAATATAACAATTGCTAAACTGCCATTCGTAACAAATACCTAGAACACAGACCATGAATGCCTCAAGCATACGTAGTTGTTTGGTAGCTTTGTGTTTAAAGAGTCTGATATGGTTAGCTGTTTCTTGGCGAATCTCTGATTCAATCTTGGCTACGTTTGTTTTCATCTTGTTCATTTCGTTGAAGTTGTTAAGCATACCTTTTAGGCAAGCCTTGCCTTTTTCCATGCGTTCAATATCACCTTCAAGGTCTTCTACCTGTGATTCAAGTTCTTTGACCCTTTCAACATGCTGTCTATTTTCTGCTTGTAGAGTATCATTTGTTAGAATGATGTATTTTTCATGTGGAGACGCGCCAGACAATATGTCGTTTTTGGTGGAGTCATTTCTGAGAAAAATATTGACACGGTCGTTGGTTTGTTCGTTGATTTGTGAGTTAGACATGATATTTGTTTGTTTATCTAAGGTTTTTATAAGATTTCAATTTTAAATTATAATTCATCTTCTTTGACTATACTAACATCAGGGGCAAATATTGGTTCTTCTTCTATATCTTGAGATTTTTTCAAGTGTAATCTTAGTTTGTGGAATACAAAAGTTGTTGTTATTCCTCCTAATAGTGCTATGCCTAATATTAAACCAAACATTAATTTTGATTCGGCTTTGGTTGGAATGTTGTTTTCTTCTGGTATTGTTATATTTTGATTAGATGTTGGACTGTTTGTCATTATGCTTAAAATTACTCTTGTTGGGGAAGTTGATATGCTTATACTTGGATGTATACTTGGAAACATGTTGGTTGAATTATCTATAATGGATGAGCCTCCATAACCTGAACCACCGTATCCGTATCCGTAGTCGCCATATCCGTAGTCGCCGTATCCGTAGTCGCCATATCCATATCCGTATCCGTAGCCGTATCCGTATCCGTAGCCGTAGTCGCCATATCCGTAGTCGCCATAAGAAGATGTGATGTTCATAACCTTGTTTAAAATAAAGAAATATAATATTAAATGCGTATTTTACAATTATTTATCTATATTTTATCGTTAATTCCAAATAGTGGTTTTATTAGTATGGAGTATTTACCAGATGGTTTGTCTAGGGAACAGTGGAATATTATTAAACAAGAGGATAATAACACTCTTCGTAAAAAGAATTTATCAGAAAAGAAGTTTAAATCTCGTTCTTTCAAGTCTTTCCAGGAGGCTTTGGAGAGGGGTGAGAAGGGAGCTAAGAATTTTCCAGTTTTTAATGTGAATGAGAAGCTTAGAACAGGTGAGATAAAGAAGGTAGATATTCCTTACATGCAACGTAATAATGGTGCTTGGGATAATAGTGATGTTGTAAATAAAAGGTCTAAATACTATAAGAAATGGACTAAAACCGACAAGGAGTTTTCTAGGAATAGTAATAAGTGGTTGAAGATGTCATTTTTCCGTAATACAACTGATAATGACAAGGATATGTGGGAAAGAGCTGGTGGTAAATATGCTAAGAAAAAATCGTAATTTAAGGAAAAAATGTATTGTATTATATAATAAATGTCGTTTGATGGAGAAAAAGACCCTAAAGATATTATAAGGGATGAATTACGTGCTAAGTTGCGTGCTAAGATTGGTGAGGATAGGATAAAGCGTTCAAGTAAGAAGCAGAAAGACGAAATATTAAGAACAACCTTAAAAGATATGGGTATAGATAAGGATAAGATGCAGAAGGATATGGAAGCTGTTAAGAAACAGGGTGGATTTACTATGACTCTTAATAAATAATTCGCATTTATCTTCTTGATAAAAGATAAATGATGAAGAATAGGAATAATTATGTTACGCTTGATACAGTATGTACTCAGAACTGTAAGAAGGATATAAGGGAAGATTATTTTGTGAGTTATGCTGTTAGAGGTGGTATGGCAGTTCCTGACATGGGATTAAGATATGGTATGCCAAGTTATCTTCCATTGGTGAATAGTCCGGTATCTGAACCAAGTCCTATGAACAGTTCGTATAGGTGGTTAAATAGTTTACCAGTGATAAATACTATGAATAATTTGTAAAGTTAATAAAAATAATATAGTTCTAAATAAAATGAATAACGGACAATCATTGTGTGCTGGGTGTGGCAATAATTTTTGTAGCACTTGTCAGGGGTATGGTTGGAAGACTTGCCCAAATAAGAAATTACTTCATATGTTATACGATGAAGGTGTAGTAACAGAATACAGTAATCTAACAAGAGTACCACCAAGAAGATGGCCTTGGGACAGTGAACATCATAGATTCCCTGTTGTTGAAGGGTATAAAAAATGTGGATGTGGTAGTTGTGGAAGATAAAAAATATTAATAATAAAATATTAATAATAAAATTTTATATTTCATCAATATAAAATGGCTCTAACTAAGAAACAAATGTGCTGTTACGCTGTACTTGTTGTACTTTTCTGTGTATTTGCTGCTAAGCAAACTTTTGCGCTTGTTGGCGGTCAATTAGGTAAACTTGTCCCAGCCTGTGGTCTTGAACCAAGTGGTTGCCCCAAGCCATGCCTTCTTCTAGTCCACGGTCTTCTTTTCGCGCTTGTTGCGTGCTTCGCTCTTGGGGCGTGTAACAAGGTTGAAGGTTATATCAGAGTTCAAGCGGCGAAGGAGCGTTACGCGAAGGCTAAGGCGGCCAAGGAGCGTTACGTTAAGTCGCGTGCGACTAAGGAACGTTTCCAAAAGCGTGGTGCCTCGCCCCGTCGTGAGGGCTACTGCGCCCCATCGGGTTGCTCGGCGTGCTCCCGTTAAATTGTCCGTTAAGGACTGATTGTCCAATCTATTCCAGGAATATTACGGAATATATTAGACCCAAAAAATGGTGGATGAGAACCACAATTTCTGTTTGCAGCCAACGGCATGGGATGTGATGTACAATGAACTTTTGTTTTTGTAGTTGTAATGACATCTTGAAGTTTATGAGCGTGTTTTCCAAGTAGAATCCAATGTATTTCATCGTTTCTTTGTGTAGATATGTATAGTATTAGTTCTTTAACAAAGTTCCACCACAAACAAGTATGTGAGTCTGGCTTGTTACTTTCTACTGTTAAAGCTGTGTTAAGTAGCAAAACTCCATTTCTTGCCCATTTTGAAAGGTTACCATCTTCAACGACCGAAATTTTTTCATTTTTAAGCTCCTTGTAGATGCTACGTAGAGATGGATTTATAGGATTTCCTGCTTTTACGGAGAAGGCTAATCCTACTGCCGATCCGTTGTGGTATGGGTCCATGCCGATGATTACGGCTTTGATTTTGTTTAGGGGAGTTAGATATAGGGCTCTAAAAACTTGATGTATTGGTGGGTAAATCGTGGTTGTAGAGTTGCTAAGTTCTGCGGAGATAGTTTCTAATTGTTCGTGATGTTTTAGGAAAAAATCTTGGTAAGAAGTTGGTATATTTCCTTCGTTCAGGAAGTCAATTAGGGACATTGTTTCCCAGTCATAATGTTTGTTTTCTAATAAAACGTTCATAGTTTTATTAGCAAGTGGCTACTGATGTTATTTTTTCATTTTTAGAATCAATGAGTAGTTTTTTGACTTCCTCTTTTGTTGAGATTACATGAACTGGTCTTACAGGTGTATAAATTTTAAGAATACCATTTATCCAATCTCTGTTAGTTTTTGATTTAACATAAACTATTGAGAATTTTAGGCCGTTTTGAATCTGTGGTTTGATTGATACCATAAATTTTACTATTCTCATTGCTTCTGTCATTGGTGGAAAGCTTCCTCTAGTACAATCAAATAGCAATACTCCTTGTTCCTCTGGAGTAGGAACGTCGTTTAATAATTGTTTTATTTGGTCAAGAACGCATGTTGTTATCAAACTGGAATCTTTTTCTGACCAGTTTTCAGAACATTGTATTTTAGCTACATTGTCTGAATTCCATAGTTCAGTGTGTAAGATTAACATTTCTTTAATTATTATTCACGTTTAAATAATATTATATCAAAATATATAACATTGAAATGGTTAAGTATTAATCATTCTAATATTATTGAATTACGTGATATTGTTTATGGTCTTGGCGCAGGTCCCCCCATCATTCCCACCAATCTGGCTGGTGCTGATGGGGCTCCACCTCATACGGAAGAACATTTTTTAGGGGCACCCATTTGTTTCTTCATGGGTAATGCGGCACCTCAGGCATTGCTACTTTTCTTCAAATTACCTCTTCCTCCCAAAAGTTGAGCGTTTGTAGGTCTTACGCCTTTCGCAGCTATGTCTTGTGCCTTCATTTTTTGGAAAGCCTGTATATCCTCTTCGGCTTGTTTTGCTTTCACTTTCTGGTTAGTTTTCTTGGCCGCAACTTTCGCATCGATTAGTTCCTTCCTGCCCATTAACTTCAGATCTTCTAATCTATCGAGCGCCATTTGGTCGACGCCAGTTGCCATCATAGCATGAGCTCCAGCACCCACTATCATTAGACAACCCGCAGCTACTACAATACCACCCCAAAGCTTAGCGCCATCGCATGGGGTATCACTATTGCTATTATTTCCAGTAGCTATTGTTTGTTTACAGACTACATCATCCTTACACTCTTGCTTTGACTTTTGGACTATGACCGAACCAAGACCAACAAGGGTGGCACCCAACGCACCTACAAATCCAGCAAAGAGATTTTTGGTAAGAACTTCCGCACCACTGTATAAACTTACACCACCTAACCAAAACATGGTCATACCAATTACTAAAATTCCTAAAATAGAGTTTCTGAGTGGTTTGGAACCACACACGTTATCAATTTTTGCTTGCATGGTGAATGCGCAGATAGTTAATCCTAAACCAATAAGGGTGTTAAAACTGTTAAACATAAAGTGTTCCGACATTTTTATTATAAATAGATATAATAAAATTTTTTTTACTCTAATCGTTCTTCAATTTTCTCATAACATTCTCTCATAATAGACAGAAAGTAGTAATAAATATCTTTCATAAACTCAGCAGTCAAACCAGAATGAATGATTTTTCCAGAATGGAAAACTAGGAACGTATTATACCTCTTTTCGCAGAGTTTAGCTTCTCTGTCTTTCTCTGACAGTAAATCTAAGTATTCTTGGTAAATTGTATCTTCCTCCAACCATGAATCATCTTCTTGGTTGTATGTGAGTTTTTTGATATCCATCAAGGATATATCTTTATCAAGGGGAATCTTGATATTAACACCTGTATAACCGAAAGATGTTTCAAGGAGGCAGTGGAATTCTTTTTGTGTGCTCATGTAGTGGTTAAGTTTCTCTCTATCTACGAGAAAACCGAGGGAGAAGTCAATGTTTCTCATTGATGGAATGAATAGGCATTGTAGCGTCTCTCCGGATTTGTATTCGTAAATATCAGTGTAATCTTTCATGTATTTCCATATATATTTGATACAGTCTTCTGCGTGTTGGTGTGATTTACAGCCGGTCATTTGGAATGTTCCGTTGCGACATATTTTGAAATTAATGGGTTTGTCAAAGATAATTACGACAGTAATTGAGTTGCGAAACCACTTCTTTTTCTTACCTTGTTTGAGTTTCTTTGGTTTGAGTTCTACTCCTCTAAGTTCTCCTTCACATTTGATTGTGATGATAGAACCAAAGGGTATGTCCTTGTTGGGGTCTATTGTTTCGGTCTTCTTCTTACGTCCACGTTTTTTAGCTATAACGGTGTATGGAGTAATTGGTAATTTTTCAAATAATTCTTTAATCTCAATGTTTAAGTTAGTAGTTGCGGTAAAGGTTTTTGTAGATACTTTGATATCATCAAACTCTGGGAATGTCAGAGTTTTTCTAGTTTCTGTATTTGTCATAATGGCTGTGTTTACTAATCTAAAGCCAAGAATTCTTTAAGTATCAATTTCAAAATTACGTTTATTTCTATAAGTTTCTAATATACTTTGGTATAATAAATGAGTAAAGAATGGTTGTTAGTATTAGTTTTCTTGTTGTTTTTGTTTGGGATTATATATAAATATACTAACTTGTTTAGTAAAAAAGACAAATATATGATTGATAAAATATATCCAGAAACAGAAAATTTCAGAGGAGTATGTTTGTTTGATATAGACGGGACATTAACAGATGGTCTTGATAACGAGCGTGTAATTCAAGAGTGTATTGATGCTGGTTATGCAGTTGGTATCAGCACTGCTGGTTCAATGTATAAGACTACAAATCTTGAATATTTCCCATGGATGCCAAGAAATTTATATGATTTTATGGAAAAACGTAATTTTGATACATTTAACAACGTAAATGACAGTGTATTATGTGGTAAAAACTCAATGAATGAATACAATAATCTATTTGTACCAGATGGTATGTCAGTGTGGGGTATTAGAAAAGGTTTGGCCTTGGAGAAAACAGCAAAAAATCTTGGCATTACCGTACCAAGTAAGATGATAATGTTTGATAATGACCCTGGTTATTTAGATGGTATGCGTTCGGTTAATCCTAATTTTACTTTAATTTGTGCTGGTGAGCCTTGTGGTGGTAGTTTAGACGTGGAAAATGTTAAATATGCTTTATCTTCTTGGAATGGAAATTAATCTAAAATTATTACTTATAATTATAAGTAATAAATGAACCTTAAGAGATTGATATTATTTAATATTTTTATACCAGTATATACCTTGTTACAGACAGGAACTTTTGGATGGGTTCAACATCATGGTAAGCATATTCATGAAAGAATAAGTAATTTTTATGATATTAAAAATAAACAGGATGATGTGTTATTAAAGGCTGTTAAGAGAGTATCCCAAATGGAGGAAGAAAACGGTAAAAACAGTGATACTGTTATGTTTGAAGCATATCACATGAAAGGAAATAGTGCTTGCGGTTTCATTGGAATCCAAGAACCTGATAAATTTATAGTATTTACGGGACTTGTATTTAAGGAACCAGACATCAGACCAATGGCTTTGTTAGAATTAAAAAATGCTTATAATGTAGATACAACATATCTCGTTGGACAAAAATGGTTGTTAGAGTATAATCTTTTACTCTAAAACATCAAAATCTGGGGTAAATGTTGGTCTTCTATTTGAGCTATCACTGGAATTAGGAGATAAGACTCTGGCATTGGTTGTCGTTATAATTGAAAGTGGTGTAACGCTCATTTTATAATTCAAATTCTATATTTAAGATAGAAAATACTTAAATATATCATGATTCTTGATTCTGATGATGGGAGGGAGTGGATTCTTCTTGAGAGTGATGAAGAAGAAGAAATTGTTGATTATTACTCTGTATTATGTATAGATATTGGTGTAAAACACCTCGGTTTAGCCGCTATGATTTGTGATAAGGAGACTTACGACTTTAGAGAAGTTGTGGGAGTAGATTTAATGGATATTACCACTTTTCCTCATCCTGATGGAGTCTGTAAGAAATCATGTTGTCTTAATCACGCAAAAACTTTTGCGGATTGGATGGAACATGTGTTTGTATATTATGATATAATATTTAGTAAAGTAGATAAAATACTAATAGAGAGACAACCTCCAGGAGGTTTTGTTGTTGTCGAACAATTGATATATTCTCGTTATAGAGATAAGTGTGAACTAATTGCTCCCAACTCCGTACATAAGTTTTTCAAAATAGGTATGTATGATTATGACGAAAGAAAAGAAAAAGTAGAAGAGATTGCTAGGAAGAAAATTAGTAATCCAACTGTTCTTGCTGAGTTTGAATCATTTGAAAGAAAACATGATATGGCAGATGCTATTTGTTTTGGTATTTTTTGGCTTTCTAAACAACATACACAGTATCTTGATGAAGAGAATATAAAGAGGTTAAAGCGTATGGCTATATCAACTGGTGGAAGAGTTCCAGTAGGGATGAATTTCGCAGATTGGTTGAAACAGTTTGAGTATAGACCAAAGAAGCGTAGTAAAATAAAATAATTATATTTATTATAATAAATATAAAATGTCAAAAAATATGGCTATAGACGAGGATGGTAATATTATATGGTGTAATTGGAGAAAACCACTTAACGCTTCTAGTTTTGTGAGGGACAATCATTTTAGTGCCGAATGGCAAGGTTGTAGTAACACGGCACTTCAATCAGTTCCTTCTGGAGTTTGTGACAGATTATTTGATCCAGAACGTTTAAAATTGTGTAAAGGAAGCATAATTGGTGGAGGTCAAGGTACGTTGGGTGGGGCAGCAATTGGTGGTGGATTAGGGGGAGTGCCAGGTGCCATTGCAGGTACTATTGGTGGAACCATAGGTGTTCCTGCGGTCAATTCAGTTATGAATAGAGAAGCTTGTACAGCAAAGACAACACTTGATTGGTTTGGGCATGGTGCAGATGCTTATTGTGCTGTACCTGGAGCATTACATAATAATCTAAGTCCTGAAATTGCGCGTAAATTTGGTATTAGTTGTATGACTGATGATGGTGTAGAAAGAACTCCAACTAATAGTTGTTATGATGTCAAAAATAAAAATTTATGTAACAGGAGTTGGACTACAAGCAAATATAACGACAACAATCGCGACGGAGACGATAAAGTAGGGCAAGGTATGGAAAGACCATATATGCCATGTAAATGGAATGAATCGCTTATAGGTTCAGATATCTGTGAAATTGATACATCGGGAACTCCTTGTAGATTTGATGAAAGTATAATGGTTGAAAATAATGATTCTAACTTTTCATGGTTGAAAAGTTCTGCACCGCCTGGAGAAACTTATACAGCTTGCGATTATAATGAAGACAAATATAATGGTATTTATGATCCTGAATGTCCACCAATAAGCAACCCTCCTGCTCCGATACTTTCCCGACAAAAATATGATTTTGAGCCAGGTACGCAAGTCATTTACTGTGGGAAAAATAATAATTATGTTAAATGTTCTGACGATCCTAAGAAAGTAGACGCCTTAATAGAAGGTGATGAAAGTGAATTAGCCACATGTCCTCAAGGATATGTTGAAGTCAAGATTACAGAAGACCTTGAACAGGATGATGATTGTGTGGGTCTTGATATAATGGGTGTTGGATGGCCATGTAGATATAGAGAGTGTCAAAAAGAATTGTAATTTAATATAGTTTACATATTAAATTATCAGGGTTTTCGCTGACATTCCTTCTGATTATAGATATTCCATTGATTACATTTGGGTGGAATTGTGAAATACTCTTTGGTCTTGCATGGACCATCCTTGATAGTTTTGCCATTTGTATTGCATGTGGTAATTTGTGGATCTATACCGTAGTATGGTATAAAATTCTTACATTTTAATGATTTTTGTTTGTAATACGAAGCTCTATTATCCATTTTATTATTAAAGAGAGAAAATATATTATAAAATGACCGAGACAACAAACTTTGAAGAAACATATCAATCACTGTTATTTTTACAGAACAAACTATGTTCGGCTATTATACACAAAATATTCATAGTAGACCCAGAACATTTTGCCAAAAAATGGCTGGAATCCGACTATAATATTATGACATTTTTAGGAAAATTAGACGAATTTAATCGTCAGTTAGTTTTTAACTGGGTTATTCAACAAAAAAATATGATTTAAACAGTACGTATCTATTATAAAATGTTCTCAACTATTCTAAAATATCTTACTATTATCGGTGTTGTTAGTGGATTCAGTGCTCCAGCGAAGCCTGTAGTTAAGACTTTCAAGTATGTAGGTGATATTCGTCCCACTGGTTATTTTGACCCCCTATCTTTGACGGCTAAGCTAAGTGATGAGAGTATTAAGTATGCTCGTGAAGCTGAGCTTCAACATGGTCGTGTTGCTATGCTAAGTATGGTTGCTCTTCCACTTCTTGATAAGTGTGGTGGCGATACTCTTGCCATTGACGCGCTTTACAAGCTTCCTCTTGCCGAGCAAATTCCATTCTGGACTGGAATTGGTTGTTTTGAGTTTGCTCGTATGGGAACTGGCTGGCGTAATCCGTTTATGGAGAAGAACGCCAATTTTAAGCTTGAGGAGAGTTATCAACCTGGTAATCTTTTTAAGCTGAAGGAGGGTCAATATACTGAGGCTGATATGGAGAAGGAACTAAGCAATGGTCGTCTTGCTATGTTGGCAAGTCTTGGTTATATTGCTCAGGAGTTTGTTACCGGACAACATGTTGTCTAATCAAATAACAAACAGCTTTCGGAACAGTAGTATTTACTACCTTATGATAAGGCATTAAATTTCCAGATACGTTTTCCACATACCGAACAAGAAATAACTATGATGTTTTCCATTTATTATAAATTATAATAAATGTTTATCATTCAGTTCTATAATCAAAGGTACCATCCATAATCTGGTTTTCAACTATTTCAATATATCTACTACACCAACCAAATCCCCCGCCAGGCCCTGCGCATTGTTTAACGACCTCCTCTGATGGTGGTTTATTATATTTTACTGTATACTTTCCAAGTTTCGCAGCAACAGTATTAATAGCCCTAATATAATTTAAATGTCCTGGTGTATCACCGAATTTTTCTGTAACATCAACAACCCATAGTTCTCTTTTTATATCATTTTTAACTAAAATAAAAGTATGTCCCATAATGTCGGCCGTGTATTCAACACCTTCTCCACCATATATCATGGATACTTTAACTATATTACTACTTTCAAATGTCTCAAGTATATTTGTTATTAACTTGTTAATTTCAGAAACAGAATCTACATTCCTATATTTAATCTGAGTAGTTCCAATACTTCTAGTTTGAACTACAGGCATTATGGTAGTAAGACCGCGCTTTGGATATCGTGGGGGTTCGGTGGCTTGAGGAGGGTATCTGTGTTTTTTTGGTGCCATTGATGTTTTTCTTTTTGACTTTTTCTTCTTAGATTTCTTGCGAGACTTTCTCCTAGATGGTTTCCGAGACTTTCTCCGAGATGGTTTCCGAGATTTTCTCCGAGACTTTCTCCGAGACTTTCTCCGAGACTTTCTCCGAGACTTTCTCCGAGACTTTCTCCGAGATTTTCTCCGAGATTTTCTCCGAGATTTTCTCCGAGATGGTTTCCTTGATGGTTTTCGTGATGGTTTCTTGGATTTTCTCCTATATGATTTACGTAAAGCCATTTATTATATAATATAGAATAAAGTTTCAAATATTTTTGTATATAATAAATGGATTTGTTTCAACTCATTATTCGTTTAATGGCATTTGCTTTGACATTTTATGTATTACTAGAATTTTGTGTAGTATGTGCTGAACCTACTTGGAAAGCTGTATTATATGTATTTTTTACGATGGCTATAGTAGTAGTTATTTTTCTTGGATATGAAAGATATAATGTTAGTATTTGTGAATCGTGCGGACAACATATAGCACCAACTATTAAAAATGGTAGTATCAGAGCTGTGTAATTTTAAATTTTATATTTCGTTAATATAAAATGTCAGATATAGAATGTGGTGCTTACAATTGTTGGGCCGAAGGTACTAGCTTTTGTGGTCGTCGTGAAGGCGACGCTGCCAGAGTTTGTCGTTGTAAAAATGGTTATACTGGTGACGAGTGTAGAGATACAGATCCTGCTAATATAATATGTGGAGATTATGTTTGCTGGGACGAAGGTACCAGCTTTTGTGGTCGTCGTGGAGGTGATGCTGCCAAAGTTTGTCGCTGTAAAGATGGATGGGAAGGAGATGAATGTAGAGATAAAAAACCAGAACCCAAACCAGAACCACCCGATCCCGTCCCAGACTTGTGTGATGAATACAATAAAAATGATACTTGTAATGAGTCAAAAGGATATGGTAAATGTGAAGTAGTAGATGTTGAGGGAATTCCTACAGCAAAATGTGTATGCGACCAAGAACGTTGTATTTATGGTGAATTCTGTGATGATTTATGTTGGCAAGAAGCTCCAAACGGAGAATGTGTTCCTAACGATTGTAATAATCATGGGACATGTTCTAAGGAGACAGGTAAATGTACTTGTGATTATGGTTTTGTGGGGGATAATTGTGAGTCCTCAATGTGTGATCTTGCTCCTGGCGGAAGATGGGCCATTGGTTGTAATGGGAGTCCAGGGTGGCTTCGTAGAACTGGTGTGAGTTCTAATCCTTATCAATATAACCTTGGGTCAGGAAATTTTCTTTGTGAAAATGATGAATGTTCTTGTCAAAATTACGGCGCCGAGGGTAATAGAGGAAAAGGTAGAAAATGGAGAAAGGGTGAAACTGGGTATGCTGCCCCACAAACAGACTATCCTTATGGTGGTATTGCTACTAAGAGATTATCTGATGGATCATGTTCTCCTTGTCCACCACACCCACCACCAGGTTCTCCACATGGATTACAAGGGAGTCATTATTATTATGATAATGATCCTGATTCACCTCATTTTGGTCATGACTATTGTAAAGCATGCCCTTATGGTACAACAAATGGGGAAGATTCTCCATATTGTAATAAGTGTCTACCAACCTTTTGGGGTGGTGGTATTCCAGAAGAACTTCCTAACTCAGAATTTCATACAAATTATCTTACTGCTCGGACTGATTGTGCGAGGTGTTCCGAAGGTGCCGAACGTGCTGGCGGACCGGCATATCCTGGAGCCAAAAATAATATATCTAAAACATGTAATAAATGCGCTCCAGGATATTATTTGAAAGATGTTCATTATGATGGATACACACAAGCTCCAAGGTGTGCGACTAATTGTAAAGATTCTCAAGATTATACTTCGTGTGAGGATTTTATATGGAATTATGGTGGAACAGATTGTAGCGACAAGTGTACATGGGAAGAAAAAGAGAAAGTTCGTAAGTGGTGTATGAGTGAAAATAATCCAGAAGGATCTATAAATCCAAAAATCATCCCTAAAACAGAACCAGGTGGTACTTTTGACTCAAAAACAGGTGAGTTAGATGCCGGTCAAGTTGCAACTTGTACAAGATGTGCCTGTCCTACTGATACGACATGGGATACACATCAAGGTGGTGGAGTTAATGAAAAGGTTAAAAAGACCAATAATTGTACTTACGACCCCAAGCAAGAGGCAAAAAATTCAGGAATATATGATTGGTTAATATATAATGATATTGCTTCTGACAGAACTAAGGGTCTTGACGCATCAATAAGAGATGAATGTCTTGTAAATAAATGGTGTGGTTCTGGCAAAAGTAATTATAACTTCGAGTGTGATTGGAAATATCAGTATGCCGGCAAAACAGGAACAACTCCTCTATATTCTCCTAAAGTATCTGAGGTTAGTAGTGCTTGGTACACCAGTGATCTTGCGCCTTGCCCAAATGGTTATCATCAAGCCGGACATTACTCTGGTGTTGGCTGGAACAAGAGAATATGTGTATTAGATGGGTATTAATTTAAACTACTGATATCAAATTCTTTGATAGTTCCACCATGTTTTTGATAAACACATCTTCTTGTATTGAAATGTTTGTTCAATATACTGTTATTATCAACCAAATCAAATATTATTGGTTCATGGTCTTTGGTGCGAAAGACACGTCCCAGATATTGGACGAAATATTCTTCCAAATCAGTTGCTAACATTAAAGCATCAAGTTTGGAATGGTCAAAACCAACACCTACTTTTTGACATGTTCCAACCAAGATTCTGGCTTCTTTGTTAAATTCTTGATTGGAGCCGATAAGGTCGGTGACGCTTTCTTTGGCTTCTTGTAGTTTCCCTACCAAGTAGTTTCCTTGTTCAACACGTTTAACAAGGACGAGGAAGTTTCTGTCAGGGAAATTTTGTATAATTTTGATAATCAAATCATTACGGTCTTGATTATTTGCTTGGGCGTCTAGGATAGCTCCCCAATTAACTCTTCCCTGGATGGTTCGTTCAATAGGTGGTTTAAATCCTGTAGAAACTTTGTATACTGTGTGTTCTCTGTAGAGTTGTCTGATGATTTTGTGTTGTCCGAAGTATAATGTGAGTAGAATGTCAAGTCCGTCTGGGCGATAAGGTGTTGCTGTTAGTCCAATGAGGTATCTAGGGAAAGTATATTGGAGTGATTTTGAGAGGGTTTCAGCCATAATCATATGTGCTTCATCTACTATTACTGTTCCTATATCCTTTAGGAAATGTCTTGGTAGTTTTTCAACGTTTTGTGCGTTGATGATATAGAAATCTGAATCTTGTTTCTTGGATTTTGGTGTAAGTTTTTGTATTTTTGCTGTTGGACAGAACTGTAGAATACTATCTTCCCACTGTTTAATTAGTACAAGTTTATTGACTAAAATTAGTGTTTTGAAATTAATAGCTGTAGCTAGATTGACAGCCAAAACTGTCTTACCGAATCCGCAAAATGCACTAATAATGACACTTCCCTTACCAGATAGAATTTTGAGAGCTTCCTTTCTAACAACTTGTTGTTCTTCTCTTAGAGTTGCCTCAAAGGCGAGTTCTATTTGCGGGAACTGTTCTCTTGTAGGTCTTGGTAGTTTGATGGCTTGAACGGCGTAGGCAAAGGGTAATTTAATGTTATCAGTTTCTATGATATATGGGTATATGTATCTTGGTTGGCCCATGCCAAATTTGTCTTCAATTTTGATTTCAAGGTCTTTGGATATTTTCTCTTTAGAATCTTGTTCTAAGGTGTTAACGTTGGTAATAAGAGACATTTTTAATTTAGTTTGTAGAATCTTAAATTAAAAGCAAATTTATTCTGACAGTTATTCCAATGTTTAAAGAAATGTTAGAATAGATTAGAAATAATAAAATGAATGAAAATCAGAAGCAGTTGATTCCTTTTTTACGTAATTTAGCTGATTCAATAGAATCATCTGAGCTGAAGCCTAAGCAACTCCGAAGTATTGGAGAGTTTTTCATGTCGTATCAGTTCCAAGAACAAGCAGTAAAAGATATGGAAGAAGATAGTGAATCTGATACACCAAGGTTTAGTCAACAGGAGTTGATAAAGTTTTTGTCTATGGGTTGGTATGTTTATCAGGTTTTGCTAAAAGAAGAGACATTGGATAATGTTGAATAGATTTTATAACTCAATGTTATAAAATGAATAGTTAGTTTCTTAGAAACCCGAACGGCGACGGTAGCCCTCTTGGACCATGCCGTTGTTCATCATGGCCGCATTGCGGTTCATTTGCGAAGCCATGCCACGGGCGTAGGCAGTTCTTGGGTTGTAGGCGGCGTTAACATCGTGGCATGGGGTCTCGATGTTGCCGGAGAGGTTGTTGCTTTGGTAGCCGAATTGACCGGTTACGTTGGTAACCTCGTTCTTGAGTTGCGCATTGCGGGCACCCGACGCTTGGAACGCCGAGGTGTTGCCGTAGATGTTGCCGTTAACACCGTTGGCGTTAAGATTAATGTATTCCATGTATTGAGGACGCGATACGTTGTTTTCTACAACAACACGATCCTCGGCCGAATTACAACCGGCACTCTTAGTAACAAACGAATCTGGCGCTACTGGGCGTCCCGCAACATCATAGCCATTCCAAACGGGGCAAACCATTTCGGCTGGGTTAAGAAATCTATCGGATCTAATTTTGTTAGCCCACGCGGTGTCTACCTTGCAAGTTCTAACAGCTGATTCAAGGGATATTGCTCCTGCTGACATTTTATTAGTAAGCAAGAGAAAGAATAATAAAATAAATTTTTACTAAATTTCTACATAGTCTAAAGATTTACATCATCAAACAATACCCATAAAATAACATGGTGTTTTACCAATACTATTCTGTCTAAATTTTTGTTTGTTTTCATAGCAAATTTATAAATTGTGTTATCTATGTTAGAAAGGTATGATTGTATATATGGTTCTCCAATTTCCATCCAAAAACTGGGTTTATACTCTGGTGCTATATCTACAACAGCTATTACACCTTCAGAAGTTGTAATCCTATCCATTTCTCGTAATATTTTTCTAATTCCGTGTAGAGGTGTTTCGTGGAATGTAAACATACAAGTAGTTATATCTACGCTATTATCCGTCAAAGATAAGTTATGAGCTTTATTAATAAAGTAGTAAGGTTTATTTATTAAATCAGTCGTCCTTTCTTTCGCTACATTTAACATCATTGGTGATGTGTCAATACCAGCTACTGCTGCTACGTCAAAAAATTCGGAGTGTAATGCTTCTGTAGACATTCCAGAACCACATCCTAAATCAACTATAGAACTTGGGTTTGGTTTGTATTTTCTAATTTTTTTAGCGGCGGTGTATCTTATATTTTCGCCTTCATAACTTACATCATCAATATGTTTTGTTATAAATGGTGCTACAGAAGCATGAAAATGTCCGGCCGGTCCAAAATTACCAAGAGTGTGGATTCTTGGATCTGCCCACCACTCTTTGTATATTTGTCTGTTGCTGTTATCTAAGATTGTTTTTCTGATATTACTAAGAAAAGCTTTTGTACTAGTGATAAGTGTATAAAAACATATTATACCTAATAGACGAATCATTTTAGTTATATTAAGATATTTTGTTAATAAATCATTTTATATTTTAGTATTATAAATGGAGACTGAGGAAAATAGTGATTATAATAAAGGTATTGCTCCCATAGTTAAAATATTGTATAATTTAAGAACCATAGAACATAGTCAGGAATCTGTGGGTAGTAAATACAAAAAAGCGAGACCAATGTTAGAAAAAGTTACTGATAAATTAATGGAGACCAAGAATTTTCTAGCCTATAGACCTATGTGGGAAGAACTCCACGACCGTATGGTATATTATTATAATTATTGTAATGAAGAAAATTTTGACAAACCAATACCATTTTTTTCTGTATCATTACATAATGAAGCAGTCCCTCTATGGTTAAAAGTCAAAAAAGTAGGAAAATTAAGTAATGTTCTTGTTCATTTTGATACACATGATGATATGGGATTACCAGAAAAAAGTGAATGTTTGTTAAAGGAAGATGGTAGTCTTGACGAACAGGGTATGATGAATGGTTCTTGTGGGCAGATTTACTGGCCTGTTACTTGTTTATTAATGAGTAAAGGTGTTGATACTATTGTTTGGGGTATGCCAAAATGGGTTTATGATGATGATAATCATTTTAAACAGAGTTTAGTTTGTGATAAGAAGGATGAGTTTAGATATATAAGAAGTTCTAAGGAAAATAAGGATAACTTCTTGTTAGAACCAGATGTAGAAATTGTTAAACCTAAAAATATGAAAGATTCTTCTAAATACAAGTTATATCATCCACATACATTTTGTAGATTAAAACTGTATAACGCATCTGGTTGGAAAAAGCTGGAAAAGATTATATCAAAAGTTCCTGATAAAAAGTTTATATTAGATATAGACTTAGATTTTTTTGTTACAAATGGTGATAAAGTTTCATTGAAAGAGTATAAAGAAAATTTTGATGATATAGAATCTACTGGTAGAGTTCATTATGTTCCCGGTATGACAACACCAAGGGAAACTTATAACGACCAAGATAGTATAGATTGTAACAAGGATTTACTAAAAGAATTGAAACTTGTTAAAAAACGTGTTGAAGTATTTTTAGAAGGATTAGCTATATTGAAAAGTAAGGGTATTAAACCTTGTTGTATAGATATATCTGATTCTGCGCCTTCATTCTTTTCTGGTGATACATCTAGGGCTGTTTTCACCAATCAATATACTCCAAAATACTTTGTTCCTGTATTACACATGTGGTTGAAGAAAGGTTTCAAGAAACTTTATCGTATAGATTGTTAAAATACAGTTTAAAACTTGTATTCAATATTATAAATGTCTAATTATCAAAACCCACCAAATACTGATGAAATTATGGAAAAACTTAAATCCGCTCATACAATAGGTGCTGTTAAAAACTTAGTAGAGGATGTTTTCCCAGGATGGTTTATCACAGTACTTAGAGGTTTTTCTAATGATTACCCCCATTTAACTAAGAATTGGGAAACAGTTTGTAAATCTATGAATGTTGGAATGGCACAAATTATGATTGTAGATGACTACTTTGAAGATGAAGCACATAGTTTGGTTAGACACTTCTCAGAATGCTTCACAAGGGCTGGTTTTGCTGTTAGGAGAAAAGCAGAATTTATTCCGTGCGAGAAATGTATGAGTGCTATTCCCAGTGAAGGAATGTATAATCTCATGAAAGAAAAAGATTTTAATGTTCCTGAGAAGTGGTCTAATAAGTGTGTGGCGTGTTAATTTATTATCATCTTATACTAGAAATAAGTATAAGATTATTATATTATAATTTCTTGTTCGGATTTGTATAAATCGTAGATGAAGGTACCCCTAGCCATGGGATGAAGTTCATTGATTTCATCTAGATGTTCTTCTGGTATTTCATATATTGTAGTTGTTTCATTCATATCATTTATGATTGTGATAAGAGTATTCTTGTTATACTCATAATCATCTGGAATATTTGCTTCTATGGCTCCATACATTTGTTCAACAGATTGTAATGGTAATCCCTTATATTGTTTCTGCTTTTCTTCCATACGCTTGTTGAGAACATCATGTAGAAACCCTTCAAGATTCTTAGCAAAAACTAATATAGCACATAACATCTTGTCATAATTAACATTCTTGGGATTACAAAACTTCGCTACTTCATCAACTCTAGATAAAATACAAGATTTGAATGTTTTTAAAGCATCTGGACGTGTAGAAGACCTGTGATATGCCGCTCCAACTGTCCTAGCAGCATCTATGACACCCTTCAATATATACATATTATAAAAATGAGAGCTAATCTGTCCTTCAATCTTTATCCATTCTGATAAAAATACCTTGTAGCTTTGTTTAATATTAGAATAGTCTTGCTTCTGTAGAGGTAATGGAATTAATGATTGTAACAAATCAATACAATAAATATCATATTCCTTGAATAATTCAGATGGTTCATTACATTCTTCTAATTCCTCCAATACTTTACCTGAAGCTCCACCGTTATCTTCTTCTTTATAATTATCCCAACCACACTCCCAATCAATATCTAATGGAAAGAACATATTACGAACTATTCTACGCAACTTTTTTGCGGTTTTACTACTTCTAATATCTTTAATTTCATCAGATACAGTGACTAGGAAAAGTTTTGGGTCTGCTACCCAATCAAACCTATCACTCATAAAACCTGCGTGGGTGTGTCCGAGGCTAGGCCATAATGGTCCATCATCCAAATCCTTAATGTAAGAAAACCCAAAATCAATAATCACTGGATAATGACCAAAACTTGGAACACAAAACTGATTCTCCTCGTCCAATACATATAAAAATACATTATCTTTATCACATTTACGCATCATGATGTTGTTTGAGTGTAAATCATAATGGGACAGTTGCTTCTTCTTTTGTGCTATAGTTAGAGCTAATAAGACTTGTTTAATAGTGGTGTATAAGATACTTTCATTAATTTTCTTTGTCGCTCTGATGTAAGTACAGAATTTATAACTTTTATCAAGATATTCACAAAGCAATACTTCCTTCTCAATAGAATATTTAGTGTTTAATTCAAAAGGGTTCGCCGATTTCTCTGCTTTGGGGTTAATTTTAGACTTTATGGTTCCATAAGTCCGGCAAAAATGAGGACAGTATAACGCAATCTGGTTTAATCCCTTCATAACATTACTTTCGTGTTGAATGAGGTAATTGATATACTGTGATATCTTAAAAACATATTGTTTATCAGGGTTTTTCTTACTTGTAAGAATACCTACTAAGCCTTGTTTTCCGAGTTTATTAAAAACAGTGCCAAAATTTAACCATTCAGCCCAAGGTTTATCTTTGTTATTCTTAAAATAATCTATCAAGCTTTCATAATCACTTCTTTTATCTAAGGAGGTAAATGCTGACATTTATAATCAACAAAATTTGACTTTAAGTATTAAATTTAGAAATAATCATTCTGTTAATGATTATATACACAATCTCTTACAGACCAACCAGGAAAACACATATCATTACCTGTTCCATAATCAGTGTAATATGCTGGGCAATTCCTGTTTGCTAGAGAACACGGCGCATCCGATTTTTTGGTATGACATTTAGTGTTATCACACCATATTTCATGTGGTATACATTTCGCATTTAGAGCTTCTAATAAATCAGGATCACCAGAAGAAGAAGTTCCGCTACCAGAACATACTTGACTAGTAGCTAGAGGTTCATTAGTTGATTTCTTTGCGAAATGTTGGCTTGTTGTCTTACCTTTACCAGCACTCACCGAAGGACAACTACATCTTTTACATACGGTTTTCCCAATAAATACGCCATCCTTTATTGTATCAACATAATATCCAGGTGGACAGGGTAGACATTTTCCATTTGTATCAGTATCAGTAGAAATACCTGTATTAGACAGTCCAAATTCAGGTGCTTTTAGTGAAGAATCATATGGGTGAACCGAACCCCATCTCCATTCTGAGGAATAGTAATGGTTGGTAGGGTCCTTTACATCTCTGTAGTATCCTGATTGACAATTACATAAACATTTGGATGTAGGTGGGTCAGTACGCCAATCTATATTATCAGTTCCATGAAAGATAGGGTCGTTAATATATTCTAACTCCCTATATTCATTGGTATATACATAACCTCCACCAGTTCCGCAATTACCCATTGCTTCACAAGCATTTGGAGGATCTACAGGTTTTTGATTACATGTTTCTCCAAACCAAGGTGGATCACAATAACATGTACCAAGTCGGTCTTCTGGTACATTTCTATGTATTCCAGGTGATCCACCACATGTTCCATGTCCAGAACATGTACCATTTCTATCACAGTAAATTTCACAGGCTGCACCGTACCAGTTAGGGTCGCATTTACATTTAGTACCATTACAAGCACCATGACCACTACATGGTATGGGCGTACCAGGACATGTTTTATCCACACATTCATCTCCAATATAACCATCCTTACATATACAGCTTTCAGGCTCACCTGGGGTGCGACGCCCACATAATTGAGTTCCCTCTTTTAAACATTTGTATTTTCCACATTCTATTCTACTCATTTTATTAATAAACACTTTTCTATTTTAATTAATAAATTATTATGAAAATAGAAACAATTTCTAATAATAATATACTTTTACCAATAGAAATTGTGAATAAAATACTCTACTTAACAGGGTCCAAGTGCCATACATGCCAACTACCATTGAACCATAAATTCTTAATGAAAATTGGTAAAAGGATATATTTTTGTTCTAAGGAATGTTTTTTATGTATTTAAACAAGAGACTGTTAGTGATTAATAATGGGTAGTAGAACAACAGAGAGATTGCTTAAGTACAAGGCAGTGTATGAAAAATGTTTAAAATTGATAGAAAAATATGATAAGAAAAAGTAAGGTATTTTATTACTTATTTAGTAATAAAATTTACACATAATTTACACATAATTACATAGGTGGAAGTGCTTTACCACCTTCATCATAATCAGCTAGATCATCAGTTGTCAAAATAACAGCTTCACCATCAGCAATATCTTCCTCCAAAGTTCTGATACGATAACCGCGCCATCTAGCACCACGTTCCATATCACCCCAGAGTTTCTCAAAGTAATCTTTGACTTCATTCTTGATAGGGAGAGGCATATTTGACCAACCTTCCTTAAACCACTCCTTGAACTGAGCGTAAATCTCAGTAAGACTGAGCATCGCATTCGGAGCCTCTGCGACACATTCTTCAATAAACTGTCTGTAGATATCGTTCTGACGACGATAGATAGCGGTAGCTTCCTTGACCTTCTCAGGTTCAATACGAACACTAACCTTCTGTCTCCACTGAAGAAGATACCAAGCGAATGCACCAACCATCTCGGGAATCTTCGCACCGAAACTCTTGTCCATAGGAAATCGTTTTTCAAGCATCTGTTCTTCCAAGGTAGTCGGACAAGGCTGTCCGGGTTCTACGAAAGTCGCTTCAAACGGAATAACACGAAGACGATTCCATGTCGCTTTGTCAGAATAACGCAACTTGGGAAGTTTATTACAGATAAAAGTAAGAGTAAACATCGGAAAAACTTCCCGAGTCATTTTACCTTTTTCAAATAGATCACGGGCCCAATAACTATCACCACCCGATAGCTTCTTTAATTCACCAATATTAAGTTGTTCATCAGCGTCGGGCTCTTCCATAGTAGCATGACGAATCGGCGGTGCCGCACGAGCCAACTCAGGATTGGCAGAGCCCGTGGATGTCTTTTTCCCGGTAAAATACTGCGTATTAAACTTAATAGCAAGTTCTCCCAGCATTTTTTCAAAAAACGTCTGCGTAATCGACTTGCCGTTATCTCCTTCACCAGTCCATAGATAAACCTTTTTCTGTGTGTTGCCACCAACAAAGATGTCCGAGTAAGTATCAAGAAAGTAGTTGCGAATAGAGCTGTCTGGAAAGACTTTTTGTAGAAACTCAATGACGTTTGTGACAGCTTCGTCTCCTTCATCATACTCTTTATAATCAATAGGAACAGTTTTACTAATATAATCTTCTGGGATACCTTCCCTAAATATGTTTTTCTCTAAATCATAGACGCCATTCTTGAAACCAATAATGTGTGTGTTTTGGTCTAGTTTATTCTTGAAGTCTCTGTTATAGAATTCTTCCATTGCTTCCTTCATGATATTGCTTTTGAACGGGGAAGACTTGAGATTGGCTATGGTCTTTTGAACTTGTTTCAAGCGGGCGTTATACATAGCTTCTTCGGCTTTATCTTCTAAGTTGGCAAGCTTTTGAAGAATTTCTTGTCCTTTTTCAGAAAATTTCTTGACGATATCGTCGGATATTCTTTGACGTAGGAAGATACCCTCTTCAATTTCTTCCCAGTGATGATCGCGGAACTGATACCAAGTTTTGTTCACAATAGAGGCGCAAACAAACTCGTTTTGGTATTCTTCCTTGAGTAGTTTGGCAAAATCTGAGTGAGAACCGTTAAGAGCATCAAGGATATGAGATTCTGTTTTGTTTTTAATCCATTCTTTATACGCTTCAGGGCTGTCATTTTTAGCATAGTAGTGTAGAGTTCCAAGGGTTACACCGTCTTTACGTTCTTCCATCTTACCCCATTCAAAGATACAACTGGATTCGTCGTATTTTTCGTCACACCTTTCTGAAAACTTCAACCATAAATCCATGCCGTCTGACGAGTCAGTATCATTTCCATTAGTTTCGCGATGAATAACCCAACCAATTTTTCTCCACGAGTCATACTCTTCAGCCCTCGAGTCCGCGAGCATTGGTAATAGTTCTTCGATTACTTTAAGGTTTTCTGAAAGATTGTGTGTAGTTCTTGGCCGTTTTTCTCTTGTTCTTGTTTGTTTGATTTGTTCTTTAAGAGGAGCTACAAGTCCTGCTTTTATTTCGGAAGTCATTCTGCCGTAAGGCATAATACTTAATATACGAGGAATGTATTCTTCTAGACGTCCCTTGGTCTTAAGGGCTTTCTCATTCGTATCATAAATCTTATAATTACAAAACGCCTCTTCCAGGGTTAATTCGGACCCGTCAGAGGCGTATATTTTAGTTAGTTTGTAGGGATCCATGTCTTCTGACTTTCTGCTACCGTATAGAAGCCATGGAACTTTACAGCAAGCTTTGTCAATAACTGTGGATGAGTCTTCGATACCTAGGTTTTCGAACACGTTAAGTTCCTTGATATTTTGTTGAACCCGAGGAATAATGTGGACTTCCTGTTCTATTTTGTTTAGGAATAGATTAGGAAAATGTAAATGAAATCCGTTTTTGGCATAAGTATTTTCACCAACGTCTATGTAATAGATGGGTTTTTCTAGTAAAACACAAAGTAGTTGTTCGTCAGTGCAGTTATCTACGGTGGCACGCAAGACTGATTGGTAAACACCAATAATTTGATTAACTTGTTCTGATGTATATAAATGTTCACCAAATTCAATCAGACCTTCATCCTTAATTTTTAAATCTACATCGGCAAGAACTGGTAAGTAAGGTTGAGGTTTTTCTGCGATTCCAACCATGGCATTATCGTCATTTTGTATTTTTTGACAGTAAACATCCCAAAAAGCTTCCAAACCATCACGTGATAGTTGGAACCGACCTTTTGGTTGAATCATAGATACATGGGTATGAAAGGTACCATCCACATAATGATTCCGAAGTATTTCTTCAATTGATGGATTCATTTTTCTTATACTTAACTTACATAATTGTTTTTCATTTTTATATTTGTAATTACACTTTTATACATATAAAATACTGATTAAAGTATATTTAAAAGTATATATTCTATAAATATAAAATGAACGAACAAGATATTGACCAGAATATTGAACATATTGAACACCCAGAAACTCCTGTAGACTCTCCAGTTGAGTATAGTGATTCAGATGTTGACGAGGAAGACTGTGTTATTGTTATTTCACATGATGACGAACCAATCTGTTTTGTGAATAACATTAGAAAGGCTAGGGACCGCATGTGGGAACTTGCTCGTAAGACCCGTGATGATTTAAGTTTGAATAACTATACTATGTATATTCGTGAAGGGGGTGTAGATGATTCAATTGAGGTTATTGGGTATCATAAGTTTTATATTATTTCCTATGAACGGATTATGAGTACTTTTAAAATCAGCAAAGTTCCAAGATTTACTCCTGTTATGAAGATTGATTAAAACGTATAATGTATCAGAACATTATATGTTTTCTAATTACTTCTGGTTTTAGTCCACATATTATACATGTTATCTTCAGTATCAAATTTCGTGTATTCAATAAACGGCCACCAGTCATCGTTATTAGTATCTGTAATTTTAAGATTAACTGGTGAGATAGGTATGGGAATATTAGATTTTGGTTCTATATTCATATTTCTGTATATATAACATGCTCCAATAGATAATAAAATTAACGAACAACTTCCTAAAGTTAATTCCAAGTCTCGGCCGACCATTTTATTATATAAACCAAATATTTAAGTATTATTACTTGGTGTTGCCAGTCTTCCCCATTTATCTTTCTTAGTCTTCCACATCCACCTTGAGTGTATTCCTGTTACTTTCCAGACCTCATATATAAAATTTTTCTCTCCATGTTCCTTTAACCAATCATTCATTTCGGTATGTTTTGCTATGGTTCCAGCAAGATATCTTCTCTGTAAATCTAAATTTATCTTAAAAACCGAACATGACATTGTATATCTTTATTATTGATTACATTTTATTCATTTCTCCTCTAAAATTTACTTCCAACAACTGAGCTATTATCTTTCTATCTTGTATATTAGATAACAGAAATAACAGCTTTGTATAAGCCGCCGGACACGTCATATCATAACCTGGAAGAGCCCCCGCCTCAAGAAGTTTGACATCACTTTGACCGTCGTAAGACAAAGCTATAATAACAACTTCTTTCTCCGCCATTTGTTTTATAGAATCCAAAAATTCCTGGTCGTTTGGAATATTTCCATGATGTGAGGATTCCAAAATAATACCATTTACATTAGGATTTTCCGCAATACTTTTCATATAGTTAGAGTCAATACCTGGAAAGACCTTTAGAATAATTACATTAACCGCAGGATTAATAAACTTGAGACCAGCAGGTTCCTGAGGTATTTTCAAAGCCAAACCTGCTTTAAGCGGTGGATAGTTTGGAGATACTAGGTTTCCATACATGTCAATGATTGTTCTACAACCACGGAGTAGTTTTTTGTTGTCGTATATCATTACTTCTGGAAATTTAACACTGGAGGCAATCATACTTACTTTCTGTAAATCTTCTGATGTTAGTATAATAGGCTTCTTTGTATTTTCTAACATAAAAGATAGGGCGGATGCTGTATAGGGTAGAGTATCTTTGCCTCCGTAAATGACAAATGCTCCATGCTTACTGTAGTTTTTTCCGATTATTTGGACTATTTGATTCCAGTCATCTGGTGTAACATTGGTTGATATCAAAGGTTTGTGATACTTTGATAAGGTATAGTTGTAATGTTTGTCGGGAGTGTCGCCTTTTGTGTCTATAACATGAACATAATTTTCTGGTAATGAAGAATTATTTGCTCTAATAAAAACTGCGATAACTACGGCAATCACAAGTGGTACAACTAATATAGGTAATACATTTGTTTTGTTAATGGTTATCTTCATTTATAATAGATAAGTATTATATTAATTAAACTAAAGATGTATTCACAATTCCTTTCTATGACCCTAAATACTATTAAAGACACAAATTCTTACAATAGATTAAATAGAATGGACAATAACCAGGAAATTACCAGTAGATTGAAATTTATTGGTAAAATTAAGAAAAGTGAAAAGATTAATACCAGATATATGTTCGTTCAACAAACAGGACTCACAACATCCCTCACAAGAACATTTTTCCATCAAGATAATAGGTCTAATACTCTTAACTTTATTCAAGAGACCATATCAAGAGCATTTGAGCTTCTAATTACTTATGAACGCTCAGAAACAGATTCCGATAAAATCTTAGCATCACATCTTCTTAGGGATTTATCTAATTGCTGTTCGGGTCTTATAAACCTTAAAGCAACTTACATAGATGATACCAAGTTTTGTTGCGATATGGATACACTTCTAGAAGTTGTAAGTGCCAGGTTGGAAGAAATGTCGACAAAGATAGACTTAAACAATATAGATACTAATACAAACAATGACTAACAATCATGAAGGGATACTATGGGTTGCAAGTTTTGACATCGGCAAAAAGAATTTCAGTTTTTACATAGAAGAATTTGACGTTGATGCTCTTAGACAAGTTAAAAATATCAACAAAACTAGTAGATACAACATAGACGGAACAACAACCCCTCAGTTTGAAAATACGATACAAAATGTATATACAAACGGGTCTAAAGTTCTTCTAGAAAATCTAGATTTGACTGAAAATTGTGATAAGAAAGCGTATTTGGACCCAGAAACTTATCATAACATGACAGATAAATTAGATGAATATGCTAATTTTTGGGACCAGTGTGATATATTTGTTATAGAAAAACAGATGAGTTTTGGTAAGAAACACAACACCATGGCCCTTAAACTTGGACAACATTGTTATTCCTACTTTGCCATTAGGTATAAAAGAGATAAGTTAATTGTGGAATTTCCAGCTTACTACAAGACCCAGGTTCTGGGAGCTGAGAAAGACCAGAAAATTACCAAGGGTGGGAAAATTACGTATAAGGCTGTGGATAAACCAGCTAGGAAAAAGTGGAGTGTTGATAAAGCAATAACCATACTCACAGATAGAGACGACCAAAGTTCCTTGACACAGATAAACGGAACAAAAAAGAAAGATGATTTGGCAGATGTTATATGCCAATTACAAGCTTATAAATATTTAGCTTTCATAGACGATGTCAAATTTTATTACTAATTTTATCTAATATTTTACACTTAAACAGGTATAAAATATTAAAAACTTTTTGTATGACATATAATAAATAATGAAAGAAAGTTATATAGCTATAGTAATAATCTTAGCATTAGTCAGTGTTTTATTAAAAACAAAAGAAAACAATTTTACATGTAATAGACAAACCGAAGAATGTGAAGAAGACGACAGAGGAAGATACGACACACTAGACGAATGTTTAAGTAGGGCAAGAAGTTGTAAACAACAGTGGACATGTGCTTTACCTGGAAGAGACGGTCAAAATGGACAATGTATTCGTGAAAGACCAAGACGTGGATATGGTAGACCATATTATTCGACAGAAAATCAATGTTTAGCTACTTGTACGGAAATTGATAGGAGAAAATACGGTTGTGATCCTCGTTCAGGATGTTATATATCCGATGATAGTAATCCAGAAGCTATATATAATACATCTGAAGAATGTCATGCTTCTTGTTCAGCTTCCGACCCAATACTTAAATATAAATGTGATGGTGGACGTTGTATAAGGGCCATTGATGGAACATTCAATAACCCACAAGAATGTCAGGCTTCAGGCTGTGGTAATACTGGATTCAGTTGCGAAGCTGGTAGATGTGAACCAGTTAGAGACCAAAATGACATACCATTTCCAAACCTAAACGCATGTTTAGAAACTGGTTGTCAAGGTGCAATTAATAGATACATATGTAATAATCAGGTATGTGAGTACACCCCACGATTTGAAGATCAAATACCTGGACCATCCTTTGCTACCGAGAGAGAATGTCACGAATCAGCTTGTGAAGGTGCCATTGGTTCTTACGATTGTGTTGATCAACCAGATGGGACATCCAGGTGTACAGCAAATCCAGTTCCCTTTGGAGAAAACGGGGCTGGTCCGTTTGAAACATTAGAAGATTGTTTAGGTCCAGGCGGAGATGCTGGAATAGCAAGCCCAGGTTGTGAGGGAATATCCTATATTTGTGCTCACCCCAACGGAGATAATAGACCTGGTGTTGTTACAGCCGTCGCTGGAGGTGTTGATAGACAACAAGCTGATGAACCTCAACGATATGCCACAGCTGATGACCCGTTTCTTCAATATTGTGGAGATGAAGGATACTATTGTAATAACGGAAGTTGTGATTATTTTATGGATACATCACACGCTCAAGAATTCCGAGTAGGGTCTCTTGGAATTACAAATATTGTTGAGGCCTTAGAACGTTGTAGAAATTGGGGTTGTGAATCTCACTACACATGTTCCGCCGCACAAGATGCTGATGGAAACGACATTGAACCAGGAACATGTACTCAAGTTCAAACTCCATATGACCCAACTGACCCAACTCAATCCAGAAACTTAGATATGTGTCAATCTACTACTAGAGGTGACGGAAGAAATTGTGGCGTTTCATATGTTGCTTGTGAAAATCCAGATGGTTCTGGAGATAGATGTGTAAATAAATTTAACGTATACAGACCTCCAATCGGATTAGATGGTCACGGTTTTGATGATTTGGCAAATTGTTTAACAGATGGTTGTGAAGGAACTTCATTCATCTGTAGTAGGGATGGTAAAACCGCCGACCAAGGTGGTGATATAGTTGAAGTTAATGGAGGTGTTGATAGACAACAAGATGGTGAACCACAAAGATACGCAACAGAACAAGAACTTACTGAGTTGGGATGTGGAAATACTGGATTCAGATGTAATGCTGGAAGTTGTGAAAGAGTTGTGGATGTTCCAGAATCTGGTTCCGAACCAGCTGGTTATGTTGGACCTTCTATTGAGTTTGCCGATGAGACAGAGTGTCTTGGTGATGGTGGGGCTGGTTCTTGTGAAGGTAGTTCAATTGCTTGTAGCAATGACGCTGCCGATGGTAGTGGTAATTGTGTATCGCAACCAGGTGCTGCTTCTAGACCAGGTAGATTTGCTACTGAAGCGGCATGTCTTACAGACCAATCTTGTGAGGGAACTTCTTTCCGTTGCGAACAAGGGGCGGGAGGAGACCAATGTACTGAAGTTGATGGTAATGCAGCACGGGGGGCTGACAGATTTCCTACTCAAGGGGAATGTGATGCTGTTTGTATTGGAGATTCTTACGATTGTGTTGACCAAGGAGACGGGACAAGTAGATGTACTGTTAATCCTATACCATTTGGACAACCTGGTTCTGGAGCTTACAGAACTGAGGTTGAATGTATTGGTAATGGTGATGGTAATTCTTGCGAGGGAAGTTCTGTTGCTTGTAGTAATAATGCTGGCGATGGAAGCGGTAGTTGTGAAACACAACCAGGTGGTGCTTATAGACCAGGTAGATTTGCTGATGAAGCAACTTGTCTTGGAACTTTGGCTACTCCAGGAACTTGTGAAGGAACATCTTTTGAATGTGACCATGTCAGTAATAGTTGTTCGGAAGTTATTGGTAATATAGGTCGCGCAGGAGACAGATTTTCTACTCAAGCAGAATGTGATTCTGCCTGTACTGGAGAATCATATGATTGTGATGGAGGAGTTTGTACTGCCAATCCAATATCTTTTGGACGCCCTGGAGGTGGAACCTTCGCTACTTTAGAAACATGCTTAGAAAATGGTTGTGAGGGAACTTCATTCATTTGTAGTAGGGAGGGTAGAGCAGATGACGAAGGTGGTGTTCCAAGTGCTGTCCCTGGAGGTGTTGATAGACAACCACCTGGTGGTCCTACAAGATATCCTACTGCTGTCGCTGCTACAGCTGCTGGTTGTGGTAATACTGGATTTAATTGCGATGTGGGAACTTGTACCTTTGAAGTTGATGTTCCAACTAGTTTTGCAGATGAACAAGAGTGTCTTGGTGATGGTGGAGCTGGTTCTTGTGAAGGTAGTTCAATTGCTTGTAGCAATGACGCTGCCGATGGTACTGGTAATTGTGTATCACAACCAGGTGCCGCTTCTAGACCAGGTAGATTTGCCGATGAAGCAACATGTCTTGGTTCCCTTGTTGATCCAGGAACATGTGAGGGAACATCTTTCCGTTGTGAACAAGATGGCCAAGGGAACGACCAATGTACTGAAGTTATTGGTAGCGCAGGACGTGGGGCTGACAGATTTCCTACTCAAGGAGAATGTGATATCGCTTGTCGTGGAAACTCTTTTGAATGTAGCAATAATGCTGGCGATGGTAGTGGCACCTGTATTATTAATCCTATACCACATGGACAACCTGGAGCAGGACCTTTTAATACTTTACAAGAATGTCTGGCTGATGCTGTTTGTGAAGCACCATCTTTTATCTGTAGTAGGGATGGTAGAGCAGATGACGAAGGTGGTGTTCCAACTAGTGTTCCTGGAGGTGTTGATAGAAATCCTGGTGGTCCTACAAGATATCCTAATGCTGCCGATGCTACAGCTGCTGGTTGTGGTAATACTGGATTTAATTGCGATGGAGGAACTTGTACCTTTGAAGTTGATGTTCCAACTACTTTTGCCGATGAACAAACATGTCTTGACGACGGGTGTGAAGGTAATTCTTGGACATGTAGCAATGACGCTGCCGACGGTAGTGGTAATTGTGTTCAACAACCAGGTGCCGCCTCTAGACCAGGTAGATTTGCCACTGAAGCAGAATGTCTTGGAACTGTCGCTGCTCCAGGAACTTGTGAAGGAACATCTTTTGAATGTAATGATGCCGATGATAGTTGTGCCGAAGTCATTGGTAATCCATCGAGACCACCTACTGTTGCTGGTAGAACAAGACATAGGGATGAACAAACATGTGAAGCTGCGTGTTCGGGTGGATCTTACGATTGTGTTGGTGGGGTTTGTACTCTCAATCCCATACCATTTGGTAGAGCTGGTGGTGGTGAATTCCAAGATTTGGCTTCGTGTTTGGCTGATGGTTGTGAAGGTTCATCTTTCATATGTAGTAGGGAAGGTAGATCACCCTCACAAGGCGGTGTAGTAACTGAAGTTGATGGTGGTGTTGATAGAAGACCTCAAGGCGGTCCTGAACGATACCCAACAGCACAAGCCGCCTTGGACGCCGGTTGTGGTAATACTGGTTATAACTGTGATGGTGCACAACCTTCAGGAAGTAGATGTACTTTTACTGTTGATTCTCTCACAGATTATGCTACCGCCCAAGAATGTAGAGATGGTGGTTGTGAAACATCTTATGTTTGTGCTACTCGAGCTCAACCCGGAGAATGTCAATCTACAACCGTTCAATACACGGGACAAGCAGGTAGATTTCCTAATCAAGCTGATTGTGAATCTTCTGGTTGTGGTAAGGATGGTTATAACTGTGACGCGCAAACCTGTACCTACATTAAAGATAGTAATGGAATTACTTACGAAAATGCTGTTCCAATTACAGCTGGAGTTGCTCAATGGGCGGCTGGATTACAAAATGCCGAAGATGCTTGTGAATTTGCTGGTTGTGAAGGTCTCACGACATTCAATTGTGTTCAAAATGCCAACGGCTCAAGAACTTGTACTGAAGTTATTGGTGGTGGAGGGTCATACGCTACATTACAAGAGTGTCAAGATGCTGGTTGTGAAGGTTCTTGGATATGTGATGGTGCGGCGGCTGATTCGCCAGGAACTTGTACTGCTACTGACGTTCCATATACAGGACAGGGTGGTAGACATGCGAATCAAGCCGACTGCGAAGCATCCGGATGTGGTAATGATGGATGGGATTGTAGGGATTTGGTTGGAGGAGGAACTGCTTGTTTTCAAAATGCGAATCAACCTTCTACTGAATTTGCTGACGAAGCTGAATGTTGGGCCAGTGGTTGTGAAGGTTATACATGGACTTGTGATAGAAGTGGTAGAGGTCCTAACCAAGGTGGTGTTGTTCGTAGAGTTGATATTCCAAGCGGAGAACCAGGAGCAGGTGAATTTGCTACTGAGGCTGATGCCACTGCTTCGGGTTGTGGAAATACTGGTTTCTTCTGTGATACTTCTATACCTAACCGCGATGATAGATGTACAAGAATCAATGACGTTCCACTCCAAGGTTCTGAACCAGCTGGTTATCAAGGAAATGTTATTGAATATCAGACTGAGGCTGATTGTAACGCAGGGGGTTGTGAAGACCGTCATTGGGAGTGTACTCCAGATGCCGGAGGAGGCCCTTCTAGTTGTCAAGAATATGATGGTGCTGCCCAAGCAGGACAAAATCCACCTCATTTTAGCTCACAAGCAATCTGTGAAGCATCTGGTTGTGGTAATTCTGGATGGACATGTAATACTGATGTTGCTAACTTGGCAGATAGATGCGAGGCTATCCAAGATGTTCCAATCGCTGGTTCCGAACCAGCTGGTTATCAAGGACCTCTTATTGAATATAGTACAGAACAAGAATGTGAAAGCAATTGCGAAGTTTCCGCTTGGAAGTGTGTCAATCCTGGAAATGCCGGAACACCAAATGGTGGTTGTGAATTAGTAACTGGACCAGATTCACTTGTTGATAGTTACGCAACTAAGGATGAATGTGATGCCGCCACCTTCTGTAATACAATGGGTTATAACTGTGTTACAAGCGCAGATGGTTCTTCAAGCACTTGTACTTTGGCTCAGAATGAAGCAGTTGAATTTCCAATGGACTCGTGTGATTCAGATGCCAACTGTGCCACTGAACTTTCCAATGCCGAACAAGAATGTGAAAACTCAGGTTGTGAATCTATTTCATTTATTTGTGATAGAACTGGTAGAGCCGCCAATCAAGGTGGTCAAATTACTCAAGTTGCCGGTCCTGTTTCAATTGACCCTGATAATAGATATGCCACAGCAGACGAGGTGGCGGCTTCAGGTTGTGGTAATGTTGGATTCAGCTGTAGTAGAGGCCCAGATGGTGCTCCTCAACCAGGTGCTTGTGTTCTACAAGTTGATATTCCCTCCGACCAAATTTCTTATTTAGTTGGTAGTTCCGCTTTAATTCCTGACACTAATGCGGCTCTAACTCTATGTAGAGAATCAGGTTGTGAAAGATACAGAAACTGGAGTTGTAATCCTGAACCACCAGCTGGATTTGTTGATGGTCAAACAGATAGATGCGTTCCTGTTTTCTTCGATGATGGAATGAACCCCCCAGCAAATACATATACTAATAGAAGTCAATGTGATAGCAATTGTTTCTTCGGTTGTATGGATCCTAGCGCAGCAGTTGGAGAAAAGTGTGAAAGAAGAGGTGGTCAAAATCCTGGTCCATTCCGTAGCAAACAAGAGTGTGAAACAGACTGTGAAGGTTATGGTTATGGTTGCCGTGGTTCTGGACAAGCAGGAACTGGTTTTGTATGTAGACAAAGACCTAATTACATGGATGACCAACCTAACAATGAACAATATCCTACGCTTGAAGATTGTACCAATGACTGTGTATATAAATATGAACATGATCCAACAAAAAATCAAGCAGGTGCATGTATCCCATCTTCTAGAGAAATTTGTGATAGAGAAGAACCAGATGGATACAAGTGTTTTAGTGCTGATGATGGTAGTCGTGGTGATGGTCTTACCGCCAAACAATATTGCGAGCTTGAAACTAGTCGTGGTCGTAATTACATATGGAATTATGGTTGTTATGCCGATGATGCTGCTGGCGAAAGTGGCGTTAGAATCATGCCTAATGTTGATGATTACTACGGAAGAACTGATGCTAACTCAGTATCCGACACCAGATGGTCTACTCAAGCTGAGGCACGGACGAATTGTACTTGGGGTTGTGATGCACAAGCTCAAGTATGTTCTTATGATAATGCCGATGGTGAATTTGCTTACAATGAAAAACCAAATTGTAATTCAAGATGTCAAAATTACTGCGAAGCTTCGGGACTCACCCCTGAACAACTATGTGGTCCAGGAGGAACCTGTTCTCCAATTGACGCTATTGATAATCAAGGACATATATACAATTGTGAATGTGCTATTGGTTATAATAAAGACCCAGCCACAGCTGATGCTAATCATGATGGGTCTTGTGCTCCAATGCCAGCTTGTAATCGTGGTGAATTTATTTACCAAGGCGCTGACGGCGTCAGTTTCTGCTCTCCATGTAGATCTTGCTCCCACTGGACAACCAAGGCTGTTGAGTGTAGTGGAACAGGTTTTACGGATACCAGCAGATGTATTCCTACCGATTTGTATTGTGGTAATCCTAATAACGGACGATGTACATGGGGTAATGATGCTGATGATGAAGGTAGAACAGGTTCGAACAATGAAGATACTTCTGATGCCCATTATAGCGATCTCATTAAATGTAATAAATTAACTAGTGGAGTCTGTGGACCATATGGCACTATGGGTGGTGGTGAATCAGAAGAAGAAAATGACGTCGGTGTTGACCTCGCTGGCCCAGGTGCATGTGGTCCAAGATGGAACAGAGGCGGCGATAACTCAGGTGAAAATGACCAGTATGGTTCTGGTGTTACCGGAGGTTCAATCGGTGGTCACTGGGGTTATACTAGTAGAGGTATCATTAATTACCCTCGCTGGCCCGTTAAAAACCAGAAAAAGAATCATTGTAGATTTAATTCAAGTAACATTCAATACTTACCATAAAATTCAAGTTCAAAATTATACTTTTTTAAGTATAATTTTTTTGATATTATTCTATTTATTTCTCAAATTTTAACTTTGGACGAAACAAATCCTTCAACTCTTCCAACAACTTGGCACGAATCTTCCAACGAAACTTATACTGGTCCATAACCATACCTTTTTTATACTTCTTGTCTTCACCAAACGCAACATCCAACACTTGGTCAAGAGGATTCACCAACGCTTTCAAATAATACAAATAATCTATCTTCACCAAATCACTATGCTTCACCAAATACTCAGCCGACTCAACCTTCTCATACTGCTTACCAGTATGATTAGTCGGGTCAGCAACCACATATTCCAAACGAGTTCCAGGATCAACACGCTGACCACGTCGCCTCATTCGCTCAGCCAACTGAACCTGAGCCGGCAAACACAACAAATAATACTCTTGAGAATCATCAGCACCTTTCTTACTCAACTGATCTTCACGCTCATCCTTATTACTTGACAACAGAGGCACAGTATAATCACCAACCTTAGCTTTCCTAACACCCTTTTCATTCTCAAACGCTTCCGCATACAAACCACCACTATCACCAACCGCCTTAGTAATGACAAAATCTGTATAAGGCTTTATCCCAGAACACAACGCATTCAACTCAGTAAGCACATAATACACAATCTCATCACAACTCTTGTAATCAGCAATCTTAGTCACAACATCCTCGTAGACATCACGAACAAATTTACTGTTATCACGACGAGCCAACAACACACCCTTCTTACCAATCTTGTTGTCAGTCACACCATCACGCAAACACTTACGATACATATAACGCTTCTTAGACAAGATAAAGAAGAACTTGTAGATTTCTTCCTCAAACTCAAGCTCAATAGGAGCAGGAAACAACTTCGTCACCTCAGAAGCAACATGTAAAGCATAATCCCAAGTCTCTTGAGCGCCAGTAAGATGAGGAAAATGAATATAGTTAGAATCGGTATCGCCATACACCAATTCACCACCATATTTCTTAGGAATAGTCTCGGCAACAAGTTCGATATTTACACGACCCATATAAGTTGTACACATCGCACCAGGCATAAACGGCAAATAACCCTTACGAACACCCATAGCACCATACATACTGTTCGCTGATACTTTGTAGGAAAGCTGTCGTTTATCAAGAACATCAATAAGACTTTTTTGTTCCTTGATTAACTTGTCCATATCAGGACCAGCTTCAGCCTTCAATCTGTCGATTTCCTTAAAACAGCTTTTCATGACAACTTTGCGCGTATGCTTACGCGCATCGAGCAAATTTTGAATAATCGTGGGTAAAACTCCCCGAGGTTTTTTCAAAAATCTGTATTTTCGCTTTGCGCACATCGGATTTTTCGCTATCGTTTTTGTCAGCTCTGAACGCTCTTCAGTGTAGGGTTTCAGGGCATCAACTGCAGCAGTAATCTCAGTCATCATCTCTTTTTTACGTAATTTATCCAAAGTTCCATTACGTTTCTCACGAAGCTTTTTGATTCTTGCTTGTTCTTGTGTAATATAATTATTCAACTCACCTTTACGAATAACCTTAGGGTCATGACAACAACCAAGATGGTCTTCCCACTCCATCACATGACACAGCTCATCGGGAATATTAGAGTCGGGAGGAACCCAAGTATGATAGTCAATGTTATACGCAATAATAGTCGTAGGATACAGAGACGCAAAATCAAACGGAACAACCATCTTATAACGACCAGGGATAGGGGGAAACACCTTAGCACCAACATATCTTTCTGATTCCGTCACCTTGTAAGCATCTTTCTCTACAACAATATCTTCATACATACAATACTTGTAAAGCTGACTGAATACTTTAATCTGCTGGCCTTGAGTATATAGACTGAAGATAGACGTATTACAAGTTTTAGCCATCTCAGTCAAACCAACCCAAGTCTTGAGTTTGTCCATCAAATGAACTACTAGGGCACTATCCTGAACGCAGTATTTCCCAACGATTGCCATAGCTTTACGAGCTTTAGGACTGTATTCACCTTCTGCGTTTTTCTTGATACCGATACGATAACACTTGAAAATACCTTGAACGCTGAGTGGGTCTTTGGTTTGACCGATGAAATATTCTGAGATAGTCTTGAGTTTGTAGTTATTGAACTTGAAATCACGTTTCACCAGGGGTAATAAATCAACATACAACCGACCTTCGGCATCCAAGAACTCAAACTCTTGGTTTTTGTAGGCAGACGAAGACCACTTGATAGTTCGTTCCTTGGCATGTTGCGTCTTGTGAAAGCCTTGTCTGTCAAAAGTGAATATACACATATTGTGTTTAGCCCTCGCAATCATATACGGAATATCGAAACCTAGGATGTTATAACCAACAATGATATTCGGATTTTCATCACGAATAAAATCAGTAAAACCTTGTAATAACGCTGCTTCTGTATCAAACATATAAATAAGAGTATCAAGTCCAACTGTTTCTTCATCAGGCTCACCAAGTGTAAGTAGATATTTCTCGTAGTCATCAGGATTATCTCCGTCTCTGGCGAGAACACAAGATATCTGAAACACCTTGTCTCCAGGTTTCTCGGCTTTAGGCATAGCTGTTGGATTAGTTGAATTTACCTCAATATCAAATCCCATGATTTTTGGTTGAGGCACGTTGTCTTTATCAAACGGCATAACATTTTTCCAAGATACTTTAATCTCGTGGTCGCATAAAGTAATAGAGTCTTCATCAGACACTTGCTTACCACCATACTTAATCCAACCAGCAGTTGGTATATTACGACAACAAGTAAATTGTAATATTGGGTCAGCATCTGACTCATGAACTTTTATCTTGATTGCTCCAAGACCAACAACATGTATTGATTTTTGAGTCATATAATAAAGTTTTCTGATGTCATGCTTACTGTAAAAATTACAGAATAAGTATGGGAATAACTTACGTTTCTTGTTTTCATCAAAATAAGCTCCATAAAGCTTCTTCTTCATCATAAGTTTCATAGAAACTGGTTTCTGGTGTTTTAGTATCTCATTGATTTTATTACCAACCAGCTGAGCCTTAGCGGCGTTCCATTCAATCTGTTTATTACTTGGTTGAACTTGTAGGGGTAGTTCTATATACACATATGGAGTAAAGTCATCTACACGAAGACAGACATTCTTGTTATTCTCATCGAGACCATAAGCTCTGATGTGTGTAACTTCTGTTTGTTCATCGTCAAGATGCCAGGTATACGGGAAGAAAAGGCCTGTTTGCATGGTTGTTATTTTGTATATAATACGGCTCTTTTAATCAATTTTATATTTGAATTAGTATAAAATTTCCTACAAATAACCAAGGTGATCTCCAACAGCTCGCTTATATTTTGCTTTATTGGTTAACTTTGGTAAAATTACTATATCTTTATTGTTTTTGATATCATATAATCTATGTTCCAGATTTCCATTCTCTATCTCCCATAGTTCATTCAATATTTTATTGAATGAATTAGTTTTAATTCCTAATATTTCTGTATTCCATCCATTGGTCCACTGCCTAATAGCATTACCAGAATTTCTATATTCCAGTAAAATTTCTGGATTATCAGTAATTACTATTTTCTGAATACCTGGTAATTTATATTTAGTTGTTAGTTTTATTATGTAGTCAAAGTTCTTCAAGTGTTTTAGAGTTTTATCAGCAAAAAATAAGGAATGTAACTCAAACCATGTGCTATTACCTAACTGGTCGGCAGGAGTATTAAGGTTATTCTGATTAAACACTGCTTGATTCTGTTTAAGGACATACTTTGTATCTACACCATTCCCGCTTGAATCAACAATAAATATGTTCTTTTTGGGAAACTTAAGGTCATTTACATAGTAATTTAATACATCTTCGTACATTTCTTGTCTTTCTGGGATATTATACATTGTGAAGAGTATTGCGTAGTTGGGATTTTTGAGAGTATGTTTAGATAACTCAGCATATTTTTCTGTCTTTTTTGTAAGTAAATATAAAACTAATAGTAATATTAAAGATAGACAGACTACTCTTGCGATTTTTCTGTAATTCATCTGTTATTTATTATAATAAAGTTTTTATTATAATTTACTCTTCTTCGTCTGGTATAACTTCTAATCCACACGTTTCTCTAAGACCATTATGTAATTTAGTCAATGGACAAGTCTCACATGGCTCATCCTTAGCCAAAGCCGCACATATCTGGTCTACGTTTTCCCAACCATTCCTTTCCATTTCATACCAAGGACCCTTCTCGGCGGATTCTGTTTGTATCAACTCCTTAAACTTGGGATTATCATGTAAAAGTTTTTTACCCGCAACATATACCCATAAATAGTTCTCGTCAGCCATTCTATCTGTGATATTTGGATGTTCTTTCTTAACATCTTTAACAAACTGGTCTTTACCAACTCCCTCAACAGTTTCATGTAGCAATTTATACCATTTTATTGGTAGTGGGTGGTCTTTTGGGGAAAACATGAAAAAAGTTTCCATACATACTACATCTTTGGAGAATCTATCAGCTTTATAGCAGAAGAATTTCTTACTATCCACAGGTAACCAGTCAAACAATGGTTTATTCAGGAAAATAGACCCGTCAATCCAAGTTCCACCATACTTGTTTAGTAGGTAAAATCCGATAAAGTCGCTTTTAACAGCTGGGTTTTCAGCGTTTTTACATATTTTCTCATATTCTTTAGCTGGGATGTATTCTAATATGTTATCTGGGTTAAGAAATCTCATATCCTGAATCTTTCCCTTGGTTCTCCAGTTCTTATAGCACTTCTGGACTAATTCTGGGGGTGGAGAGGGTTCCCAGTAAGTCCATACGGTATATTTTGTTGGAGATATGTATCTTTCATCGCAGTTGGAAATCATGTTATAGACTACTATTAAAAGTATGGTAATTAGGCCTATATACACTAATTTATTATCACCCTTACTTGCCATATTTATTATAGTATAAGTATTTAATTAATTAGTTATATTTTGTTATTAAGGTGTCATGTTGGATAACTCTGTATCTACTATGTCATTCCAATCATATTTTTTAAAAAATTCTGGAGTACCTTTTCTAATTTCACCAGATTTAGGATTAGGAGCAGAAGAAACATCTCCTCTAGGCATCTTATTATTTTTATAAAAATCCCAAGATTGTATACAATAATGATTTAGATGTAGTGGTTGTTTATTTAATTCCTTTTCGGAATTATATTCTTCTTTTGGTAACATTATAGAGACTGAATTACGTAAAAATGGTGTATTTATATGGTGCCAATGACAATCAAACTTGTCTAAACTGGAGACACGAACAATACTTTTACAGAGTGGAATATTAAGGTCTTCATGTCTTTTTGTGAAACCCTTTATTATACTTTTTGGTTGTTTAATATGACCGTTAGAACCAAACATTTTCCATCTAACTTGTATTTGGTTAACATCTTCTCCCAGAGTATCTAAATACTCTGGAATTGTTTTAAACCCGTTCCGAGCATACATAAACTCATCTAAATCTACTACCATTACCCATTCAGCATTTTCTTTTACTTTTTCTAAACAATAATTATTATAATGTTGAACTTGCTTAGCTTTCTCATTATCTGTGTATATAGTTACCGGAAATCCTTCTGTTTCTGGTTCCCAGTTGTCCGTGCTACCATTATTAATCATGTAAAAGTATTCTACTCCTTGATTTACATAGTGTTGTAACCATTCTTTCATTGCTCCAGCTTCATTCTTAAATATGGCAACAACGACAAGTTTATACTTAGGTTCGGTATAATTTTGAATACTAAAGTTATTATACAATATCAATAATATACATATGATTAACATAAAACGAAAAAATAATTTATAACTAAACTTCATTTATTATAATATAACATATAAAATTGATATTATACAAAATACCCATTATACACAATAAAAAATGAGAGTATTTCAATATCATAATTTTATATGTACCATAGGAGAGAACGCCAAAGAAAATTGGGAACTTCTTGATATATCCAATGAAAATGATTACTTCTTTCACCTATCATCGTTCCCATCAGGATACGTAATACTTGAATATGAAGAAGAACTTACTCAGGAAATGATAACTACAAGTGCGATACTATGTAAGACTCATACAAAGTATAGAACTCTTAGAGACGTAAAAGTTGATTACTGTTATTGTAATAATTTACAGAAAGGAGATAAGGTTGGAGAAGTAGTTTTTAAAAGTAATAGAAAAGTTAAACAGATTAAAGTGTAATTACATATTATACCAAGTATCAGAACCAAACTTAGCATCAGATACTATCAAGGGTGTTTCACACGAATAAAACTTAAGGTTATCATATAGATTGGGAAACCATAACTGAACATCAAGTGGTGCCAACATTGGACCTATGTTTTCATATAAAAACTTTGCCCCCTTACGAGACAACGCATAACCTGTCAAATCCAAACGAGGACCTATTCTAACACAGTTTTTAGACACTTTTACATCCTTAGGGTAATCTGTAAAAATGTTTCTACCATAATGTTTTTGAGTATATTTTCCAAACTCTCTACGACGTTTAGAGAAATCATCATCACCATCAAGTATAATCCATGGAAATCTAACATTATGAGCAAAAAAGACATCAAAGTCTGGAACTTCTTCTAAATAACTTAGTAATTTTTTGTCCCAGTCAGTAGCTAAATTAGCATCATCTTCCAAGATAAAACCCCAACTGTGTGGTCCATATGCTATCTTTTCCCATAATAATAGATGAGAGTAAAAACAACCAACCTGACCCTTGGTCAATCCCATTATAGAACCGTCTACTATACTCCTCTATCTCTGAATCAGTAAACTTACTTCCATCAAAAGCTTTCATGACTCTAACAGTTGGATCTGTGGCAGATTTAAATTTAAGCTCCTTGCGTATATATTTTTTACGGTCAGGTTTTCTTTCCAAGTTAATTACAAAGATTTTAAAATCTTTTCTTTTATCTTTCCATGGAAAGTCTTTGTAGCGAGTTCCAAAGATTGTTTTACCTTTATCATTTTCTATCTCACAATGTAGGTTGTATCTATCACATTTTTCCCTTAGATATTCCAGTTAATCCACCGCATTTAATACAATTTTCTTGGAATAATATACATTTCCACCCATTTTTCTGTATATTAAGTCCAACCTTAAGTGGTTTATCACAATCTTCTTGAACTAAATCATATAATTGATTTACAAATAACATATAATCTTTTGGTTTAGGGTTGTCATAAATATATTTGACTGCTTTGCCAAATATTGGGTTATTAGGAGCTGTAACTATAATACCATTGTATATTTGCTTTTTAATACTTTCGTGTTTTGAACCAATAACACCGTACCAAGTATTGCTACTGTTGAAATCAACTATTTTTGTTATAGGGGTATAAAATTTAGTTTTAATGTCAAAATAACAACCACCTTTCTGATATAGTATATTATATCTCCAAAAATCTGCCTTGTGGGCTCCTAGTTCCAATTTGTTAAAGATATCTACTGCTTGTTGTCCTATAGTTCTTGATAAAAACTCTCTACAGTCGTCATCATTAAATAGCCTAATTTTTAACCCTTTACAGTATGTTTCTAAGTTATGTAATACATACTCTGGTATTGAGTTTAGGTCGTGATAAGTTAAATACACTACTTTGGGTATACTTGTTTTTGTATCAATTAGATGTTCTTCTCTCAAGTCATCTGTTATTGGTTCTAAAACATGATTTTCTCTGCGACTATGTCTGGTAGCATATCTATAATAACTGGTAAAACTATTAACGCATAGTGGGACTACAAATAACAAGATAATTATACCTATTAAGACAAATCTAATAATTTTTTTATACTTTTCAGGCATTTTCTTTATTATATATAAAGAAAATGAGAGAAAACTTATTACTATTAGTAGCGGTTGTACTCTTTGTTTCTGGACTAATTTATCTAGTCTCAACAAACTTTTCTTGTTTTAGAAGCAACTATGTAAAACCGCCAGGAAAAATACCATTGACACAACAAAACGGTGGGAAATGTCAGTTCCTACACAATCCTAAAACCGCTGGCAGTGCTATTAAACAACATATTGAGAAAAATCTATCGCAATGTGTTAATTACAACATGCACGAAGAGTTTCCAGGAAAAAATAGAATTACTTTGATGAGAGACCCATACGAACGCCTAAAGAGTGCCATTAAATATGTTCAGAAGGCCGGCCATCAAGGAGAATATCCCTATAGTAGCCCACAACATGAAGCATGTTATCGCTTAATTACATCAACTAATTCGTTCTCAGAGCTTCTAAATACTGGCAGGTTTGAGGAATTATGTGATTTTGACGTCGTATTCAAACCACAGAAACCATACACAGATAATAGTGAGATATTATGTTATGAAGACATTGATCGGTTCAACGATTTTGTCAGGGATAATTGTGGTTGTTCTACCGAAGACCCATTAGAACCAGTAAATATTACTAAAAAAGATGATAGTTACTTTGATGACGAGGACTTGTTCAGGGTGTTTGCGAGTGAAAAATACGCAGAAGATATTAAAAAATATCAGGAAACATGTGGAAAATAAAATATTGTTTTAATATAAAATGATTAATATCAAAACAATATTATCTATTATTTTATTATTAACTGTTATTGGTTTACTTTTTTGTGTATTCAGAAACAAGGATTCATTCATACAAAATGAGGTCCCGAATCCATACCAGAAATATAAAGGAGGAAATTGTGAGTTTATGCATAATCCTAAGACTGCTGGTATAGCTATAAAACAACATATTGAAAAAAATTTAAATAAATGTATACATTATAATGACCATCACGACCATATATATAATAATAATAGAATAAGTATAATAAGAGAACCAAATGACCGATTCATGAGTGCTACTAGAAATATGGTAGAAAAAGGTCCAAAAGATGTTCAAAGTCATACCCGAGAATGTGCTAAAGTATTAACAGATGCTGGTTCTTTATCAAAATTATTAGGCCCAGAATATATAGATAAATTTGAAGAACTATGTATGAGTCATGTAACTTTCTGGCCACAATATGAATGGGTTAACAAAAGTAAATTATTGTGTTATGAAAATCTTGATAAGTTCAATGATTTTATCAAGGATAATTGTGCTTGTTCTACAGATGTAGAATTAACAGAATTTAATAACAGTTCAAAAGATAATAGTTATTTTGATGATATGGAATTATTAAAAAGATATGTTAAAAATAACTATGAGATTGATATTAAAAAATATCAGGAAACATGTGGAAAATAAAATATTACTTAAATCTTGTTATATTATAAATGGACATAAATTCACAAAATAGTAAAAATCATCTGAAAGATATTAGAGTTATGATCAGGTTAATTTTTTTGTTTATGATTTTAATCTCACTAATATATGTTTATAATATAAATTTTAGTAATAAAGATACTGATACAAAAACTCTATCAGCCTTAGACACCCGTTTTAAAGAATATCGGGCTGGACACGAAGATTTTGAAGTTTATGAGGTAGAAGACGGTCATACTGAAGAGTTAGTAATTGCGTATTGTTCAGAAGATATATCATGGATACCAAAATATGCAGATAAATATAAACTTATTACCATATACAACAAATGCGGTCTTGATATAGAATTTGACGAAAATCTAAACAGGAAAAATATCAAAATTATCACTACACCAAATATTGGTTCTTGTGACTACGCATTCTTATCTTATATCATTGACAGATACAATGACTTGCCTGATTTTGTAGAGTTTACGAAAGGTTCTTTAGAACCCTTACGTAGATACCATATGTGCTCTGATTGTTTAAAGAAAAGAAATAAAATAAAAGATATGTTTTGGAAAAACATGAGTGCTTGGGATACTATTAAGAAATTTAGTATAAAAGAACTATAAATTTTCTTGGAATAATTCATCTAAATATCAAAATATGGAATGGAAACCTTCTGGTTATAATAATATGGGTGAATGGATTGAAGATACACCATATTTATCACCAACATTGTGGAAAGACCAAGATTGTAATATTATTTTCGGGGGGCAATTTGGTGCTATCAGAGAACAAATACTAATGACACCAAGAATTGTCTGGGAAGAACTACGAAGTCAACAAACCCATGCAAGAGAAGAGGTAGATCACTTCATAGAAAGAACATGGAGACCATTGCTGTGTAGAAAACTGAATAAAAGTTATATTAATAACACAACTTATTTTTAATTCCAAGAGAAAAATATACTCTTAACTAAAAGAAATGAGTAATAAGCAAGGTATTATTGATAACTTCAACATCCTCATACAATACTATAAAACAGAAGGTAATTACGATCAACACCGTCTTAGAGCATATAACAACGCTGTTAAAGCTCTAAAGGCTTCAGATGTTAAAGATATAACAAATATTAACCAAATCAAAGGTATTCCTGGTATAGGTAAAGGTACTATAGACAAAGTTAATCAATACTTATCCAACGGTTTTATACAAGAAGTAGAAGATGTTAAACAAGAACTCAAGAAAGACAAGAAAGCATCAAGTGAAATACAGAAACAAACCATAATAGATAAATTATCAAGTATTTTAGGCGTGGGTCCAGCCGCTGCCATTAAGTGGTGGGATAAAGGTATTAGGTCTATAGATGATTTGAAACGGAACAAAGACATAACCCTAACCAAAACACAAAAAATAGGTATTAAATACTACAAAGACCTACATACAAGAATACCGAGGGAACAAATCAAAATCTTTGAACTAATGGTTAAAACTGTGTTAGCCCATAAGTTTGGAATTGGTTCATTTAAGATGGAAGCTGCTGGTTCCTATAGACGAGGAGCTCTAACATCAGGTGATATTGATATACTTTTTACAAGTACAAAGTTTAACTTGGATAAAGCCGTGAAGGTCCTAGAAAAATGGAATATTATTGTTGATACTATCAGTATGAAAAGTGAGAAATTTATGGGTATAGCACACTGTCCTAACAATCATAAGATGTATTATCACTTAGATTTAGTATATTTACCAGAAGATGAATACGAATCTGGTCTTCTATGGTTCACTGGTAGTAAGGGTTTTAATATAAATATGAGAGCTAAGGCTAAACAGTTAGGATTAGTTCTTAACCAACATGGGTTATTTGATGACAGAGGTAATCGTATTCCCGCTTATACAGAATATGAAATAATGAAAGAACTTGGAATGAAATGGTTTCCACCGGAAAAAAGATAGAAATTTTATTATAAAATTCTATAATAAAATGAAAGTACTATTCGTAGTATGTAAAGAGAATGATAATTACCCAACAACTTATAATTCCAAAAAGGCCCCAGTATGGATGAAGAAACAATTGGATAATTTTCGTCGTTTTGTAGTCAAAGAAGATAAAGAAGTACCAAACGATGTAGCTATGGCTATGTATCTCGCCAACAAACATCCGTCAGATACATTTGAATGTTTAGACGGCCAAAAATTAACAAGCACCAACCAATTAGATTCATATGATGCGGTATTTGTTATATGTGATCCAACTGAGGTATTTAACTGTCAAATAAGTTCCAGAAAACCAACATGTCCCAGAGAAACTAAGGCATTTCTAAACGCCTTACAAAAAACCAAGGCTTTTGTATTCCCCTACCCAGAGTTTCACGCTTACATTCTAGAAAAACCAAGATATTACGCTGATTTGGAACGTGCTAATCTACCAGTCGTTCCTTTTATGTTATACAAACCTGAACAAGTATTAAACAACATTGACAACTTTAGAAGAAAAGTTGAAGAAAAAGGATGGGAAGGTGTTATTATCAAACCTACATATGCTGGTTATTCAATAGGTATCAAGGTTTTCAGTGATTTTAAGAAGACAACAAACAATATGATTAAGAAACAGTTTGAAAAACTCGCAAAATTACAATTTCCCAGTGTTACGGTAGCAGAGTTTGTTCCATCGTTTGGGAAACACTTTTGAGATTAGAACATACTGGATTAATGAAAAATACGCTTACAGTGTTGCTACCCTAACAAAAAAGGTTGGTAAAGAAGGTGGTTTAGATGTAGATGATGAGACTACATTCAAGTCAGAAGGTGGTAAATTGTCTAATAAATTGAAAGAAGAACTCATAGACCTTGGTTCTGATGTGATTAAAGCTTTACCACAATATCCATATCCACAACCATTTATGCGTATAGATTTCGGTTGCTGTATTCCACATGGTAATGGTTGCGCCGAACACTATTTCATTAACGAGGTAGAAACCTTAGCAGCTAATATGCTCGCATCTGAAACAAAATATCCAGTTGTTGAGAAGACTGCTGATGCTCTTTACCAACTATTAGTTAATCATCTTCCACAAAAAACATCACCACCATTTCGTCCTTCCACATTCGTATCTACGAAAAATTACTGTAAAAAATTGGTTGGTGATAAGGATAATGAATATACATCCACAAAGAAACCTAAAAGAAGGAGGAAGTCAACCAAGAAGAGGAGGAAGTCCTCTAAGAAGAGGAGAAAGTCGTCTAAGAAGAGGAGGAAAGTCGTCTAAGAAGAGGAGGAAAGTCGTCTAAGAAGAGGAGGAAGTCGTCTAAGAAGAGGAGGAAGTCTTCCAAGAAGAGGAGGAAGTCTTCTAAGAAGAGGAGGAAGTCTTCTAAGAAGAGGAGGAAGTCGTCTAAGAAGAGGAGGAAATCAAAAAGACGATAAATTTTATGGTATAATTATAAATTAGAATGAATCGGGTAGTATTTTGTTTGGGTATTTTAGTAGTTATAGCAATACTGGCCGGACTAATTTATAATAACATTGATAATTATGATAATACATATAAACCTAAACATCCAGAACTATATAAATCTATATTTTCTGATAAATGGTTGGACCCTAGATGTATTAAAATGTTGGAAGAGCTTGACGAAGGTATTCCATTGGATAAAGTAGAACATTTAAGAAAAGAAGGGGATGGAGTATATTCATTTCCATGTGTTAATAAAGATTTTGCTAAAAAGTTGTTGGAGGAAGTAAAACATTACGAGGGTTCTGGTCAAGAGATTCGTCGTCCTAATTCTATGAATAATTATGGTGTAATACTTAATGAAATAGGTATGAAGCCATTTATGGATTCTCTTCAGAGTAGGGTTGTTTCTACACCAGCTAAAGTATTGTTTCCTGATGTAGGTAATGAGTTGGATGGACATCATACTTTTACGGTTAGATATAAAGCCGGTGAGGATAGAAGTTTGGATATGCATACCGATGATTCTGATGTTACGTTTAATTTATGTTTGGGTGATAAGTTCAAGGGTTGTAAATTACAATTTTGCGGTGATATATCTAAGCATAATCATCGTAAGCATTCATTGACATATTATCATGAAATTGGAAGGGCTGTAATGCATTTAGGTAGTCGTAGGCATGGTGCTGATGATATTGAAGAGGGTGTAAGGACTAATTTGATAATGTGGTCTTACAATCCAAAGTTTAGGAAGACACGAAAGCAGAGGAGTGAGAGGGAAAGTTCTCCTCCAGATTTATTGTGTTTAAGTTGGACACATGATAGGGATTACAATGAACAATTAGAGAGATTAACTGGTAAAAGAGATTCTAGACCATCATCTCCTAAAGCATGGTGTCCAAAACCAGGGACTGAATATATCAGCTGATACTACAAGAGTCTTCTAGAATAGCTAAAAATCCAATACAGTTAGGACATCTATAGTAATTTGCTGTAGTAGGAGTACTTATTTTTTTACGTTCAAATGGTTTCCCACATCTACGACATATTGCTGGTAAAACTTCTGGTTCCACTGATATAATAGATTCGTCTAAATTGACTTCAATCATTTTTGCTTCGGGTAGATTTGTATCCATTTATTAAGATATTGTTATATTTTATAACAATATTTAAATTTAGAATAGGCCAAATAGTGTTCCTATAATTAGTAGTATTATTACACTAATTCCTATACCTGTTAGAACTGATTTTTCAATACTTGAATTATCTACAAAATTTGTTGCTAAAGCTCTCATATTACTCATGACATTTTCTAAATTATTTCCTAGTTGTTCTACTATTTTTGGTCCTGGACCGGGTTTTGGACCGGGTTTTGGACCAGGTTTTGGACCGGGTTTTGGACCGGGTTTTGGACCGGGTTTTGGACCAGATTTTGGTTCCTCCTTTGGTTTGGGTGGAGGAGAATTATCCATGTCACTATCTGTTCTGGTTTTAGTATTATCATCACCATTGTTAGGACATGGTTTTCCATCGGGTAAAGGATTTCTAGGGCAAAATTTATTACACTCTTGTAAACCGTTGGATGTTCCTGGGTAAACTTCGCCAGTAAATATTTTATCCTCTTTATTTTTCTCCTTTTCCAGGTTTTTATCTAAAATATACGAACATTGCGTACATTCTGGTCTATCGTTTCTACATATGAAAGAAATTGTATCTTTAATTTCTTGATTACCACCTTGGTTATTACCACCTTGGTTATTTCCTCTTCCAGACATTTATATTAATTAAAGATAATTCTGGTAATTATATTTTTAATTAAAAGACTTATTATCTATTTAAAAATGAAACGTTTGTTGCCAGTATCTTATCATACTCGTTCAAAGAAACCAAGGATTGATGATACAACATCTATTCAACCTATCATGGTTTCTGCTACACATATACATAATTATATGATAAATGACACACTTGTTGATTGGTTGAAGTTGCGTACACCTGTAAGACGTAGGATATCAAGTCCACCCCCAACCTTGTGTTTTGATAAATTTATCAAAGAAAAAGGTATCAACTTTGAAAGTAAAGTTATTGATTACATAAAAAACAAAGAATTACCAATAACTACTATATCTAACTATATAACAGATGAAGATTGTAAGAGGACAACTGCTGCTATGAAAGCTGGTATTCCTATAATACATTCAGCTCCTGTTAAAAATATGTATAATAATACAAATGGTATAATTGACTTATTGGTCAGGAGTGATTATCTTAAGAATTTGATAGACGTTCCTCCAATTGATAGTGTCACCGAGAACACTTCAGCTCCTAGATTAAATGGAAAATATCATTATGTAGTTGTAGATATTAAATTTTCAACATTACATCTTCGTTCAGATGGTATACACTTGTGTAATTCTGGTCACTACCCTGCTTACAAAGCTCAGACTTTGATTTATACTCAAGCGGTTGGTAGAATCCAAGGATATACTGCACCCTATGCTTTTATATTGGGAAGGCGTTGGCATTATACTAAGAAAGACATAAATTACCGAAATTATACTTGTTTTAATCGTTTAGGTAAGATTGATTTTAATGGTGTAGATAAGATTTATAAAGAATCTACAAAGAATGCTATTCAATGGGTAAGAGATGTTAAGGAACATGGTTTAGAATGGTCTATAAATCCTCCTTCCAGACCTGAATTGTATCCTAACATGTGTATTGATTCTGGAAGATGGAATGGTGAGAAACAAAAGATTGCTGATAGTATTGGGGAGATTACTAATATTTGGAATGTTGGTGTTAAGAATAGGGAAAAAGCCTTGTTGAATGATATAGTTTCTTGGAAAGATTCTAGATGTAGTGCTAAAAATATAGGTATTAATGGAGGAAGAAGTGAAATAATAGATAAGATATTGGAGATTAATCGACAAGAAGTTGATAAAATACGACCAAAACGTATTAAGAATAATGTGGATGGTTGGAAAACCCAAGGTAATGAGGTGTTTGTTGATTTTGAGACACTAGCTGATATATTTTCAAGTTTTGAAAACTTGCCTAATCAAGATTCATCAGATATGATTTTTATGATTGGTGTGGGTTGGCAAGAGGAGGGGGAGTGGAAATATAAGAATTTTATATCTGAAAAAACAACTTACAATGAGGAATATCGGATTATGAATGAATTTATAGAATTTCTAAAGGAGCGTGGTAATCCTACTATTAATTATTGGTGTGCTGAGACGCGTTTCTGGAATATAGCGGAATGTAGGCAGTTTGACATTGCGGATCAGGTTGGGGATTTTGAAAGGAAGGATATAATTTCTGATAATTGGAAAAATTTGAGGTGGAGGGATATGTATAATATTTTTATGGAGGAGCCTATAGTGATTAAAGATTCTTTCAAGTTTGGACTTAAATCTATAGCAAAAGCTATGCAAAAGCATGGTATGATTAGTACAGTAATGGATAGTAAATGTAGTTCTGGAATGACGGCTATGGTAAGTGCTTATAAATGCTATAATACTGAAGATGAGCCTTCTACCTGTGATATTATGAGAGATATAGTAAAGTATAATGAATATGATTGTAAGGTTTTGTGGGAGATTATTACATATTTACGGAATAATCATTGTTAAATTATTATATTATACTATAATATAATAAAATGATAAATATAACTCCTAATAGTGTAGTTAAGGTATTGTATCAGATGATGTATGATATACATCAAATACTTATTAATTATGGTATTAAATATTGGGTAATTCAGGAAACTTTAGTTGGCGCTGTTAAACATACTGGTTTAGTTCCAACAAGTGATGGGTTGTTTATTGCTATATTGTCTAAAGATACTTCTAAATTGTCTAAGCTTAAGATTTATCTGGGTAAATGTGGATATTCTTTACGTAAAACATCTGTTGGTTATGAGATTACTAAGAAAACCAAAGATTTTCCTAGTATGTTGGTTATTCCTTATAAGAAAGAAGGTGATAATCTTGTGGCTAGTGTTAAGAAGGTTAGGGATGTATATCCTAAATCTTTTTTTAAACATAAGGACGTTTTTCCGGTGGTTGAATATGAGTTTGGTAATTTTAATGTATTAGGTCCTAACAATCCTACACAATATCTGAAAGATATGTATAACAGAGTTAATCTAAAAGTTTTCCAACAACCGGCGAAACCTTTTGATAAAACAGTGGTTCGTAAGTGTGTAAAGCTTTGTTTGGAGAAATCTGTAAGTAACAAGAGTCCAACGTATTGGAAACTAAAACCTACCAAGAACTGTGACACACGAGTTTGTTACAAAAATTTTGATGTTAAGATGGGTGTGTATGTTGTTAATTGTGCTATACACAAAGCTAGATATGAGAAGTTTAAGAAATATGCGGCTATAGCAGATGTAAAGGCTTGTCGTGTCCCTTGTGTTTTAGGAGTTAAGTTTAATCATGAAGTTATGTGTAATATGATAAAGAATAAGATAGTATCAAAGAATTGTGTTATGACTACTATAGAGATATCTATAAATATGTCTCATTATAATTGTTGGCAAAAGTTGATTAATTCATGTCAAAAGTATGCTTTAATCTTGGAAGATGATGTTGAGTTGAAGAAGGATTTTATTCCGAAGGTGAATAAGTTGATGGCAGCTTTGGAAGATAATGGTATAGATTTTTCTGTGTTTCATTTGTGGAATGGTAATTGGGCGGGCACTGATAAAAAGTATAAGAAAGTTTTAAAAGTTGGTGATATGGAGATAGTTCAGGAGGGTGATTATTATAACGCTGGGGCTGTTGCGTATATAATGTCGAGACGATACGCAGAATATTTGATGAAGCGTTTCTTTCCTATAAAACGACCTCAAGATATGATGATGGGAGATTATTATAGATACGGTAAGCATCTTTCATTAAGAATGAAGTACAACAAGAAAGACGATTGTTATTTGTCGCCTTTGTTAGATATGGAATGTGGTGGTGATTTTGGAACAGGTGCTCAAACGACTCAAGAGCATACGGCTCCAAGTGTGGGTGATAGATGGTCTTGTAATAAATGCTAGGTATTTTAACACTTTGTTAGTGTTAAAATAATACCCCGGGCGGGACTCGAACCCGCAACCTCCGGATTAGAAGTCCGACGCGCTATCCAATTGCGCCACCGGGGCTTGTTATATTTAATAATCATTATTTTAAATAGTTATTTCTCTGCGAATATTTCGCATTTAATCAGCATTGCGTTGAGTTCTTGGATGACAAGTTTGCTGACATATGATATATTTACTTTACAGACATTATCACTCTTACATGCCTTACAACTGTATGTTGTTGTGGCGAAGTTGTGGCAGTCCTTACATATTATGATTTGGTATGGGTCGGATTGGTCGTTAAGGCGTTCCTTCAGGAATCTTGATGCTCCGTGAGAAATCATACAATCTCTTTCCATCTCACCGAAGCGAAGACCACCATCACGACTCCTACCTTCAAGTGGTTGTCTGGTAAGTGTAGCGTTGGGACCTTGGGCACGAGCGTGAATCTTATCACTGACTAGATGCTTTAGTCGTTGATAGTAAGTTGGACCTATAAATACTTTACCCATAACTTCACCGGTCATACCATTGTAAAGAGTTTCTGTTCCAGTTCTTTCAAAGTCGTTCATACCGAGTCTATCGCATAGTTTATCTGCGATATTAACACTTGATTCAGTGAAAGGTGTAGAATCTCCGAATGTTCCTTCAATACAACAAGATTTACCAAGAACACTTTCCATTAACTGGTTGATTGTCATACGACTTGGGATAGCGTGTGGATTCATGATAATGTCTGGAATAATACCTGATTCAGTCCAAGGCATGTCTTCTTGACGGTAAACCATGCCTAAGGTTCCTTTTTGGGCTGCACGACTGGCAAACTTGTCTCCGACTTCTGGAATTCTTATTGTTCTAATAACGACTTTAACAAGTTTGTATCCGTTTGGAGTTGTAGAAACAAAAATTCTATCAATATAACCGTCTTCACCTTTCTTAACTACTAAACTAGCGTCGGAAAGTTCCTCAGTTCCGGATTTATTACTATGAACCAAAACTTTACCAATAATAACATCGCCGGCTTCAACCCATACAGCACCGCCTCCGCAAGTTTTACCGTTATTATCTACGTAGGTAGGGTGTCTAAGTCTAACAATACCATTCTCATCAAGTAAGCTATAATTAGCATCTTTACGTTGTTTATCAAGGGGTGGGCAACCAATCTTTTCAATATTGTAAGTCCCTTGTTTCTTTTCCTCTTCACAGTGAGTTCTATAGGTAGTAGCCCAGAATAGACCACGTTGAATAGCACTATGATTGATAATTACTGAATCTTCTTGATTAAAACCTGTATAACAAGCGATGGCGACCATACAGTTGATGCCGGATGGCATATCGCTGAAGCCCATCATGTCTGCTGACTTGGTGCTGACGATTGGTTTTTGTGGATAAGTAAGAACATGGGTTACGGTGTCTGCTCTTATGAGGTGGGATAGTGCGAAAATACTCATAGCCTGTTTACCCATGGCAGCTTGGTAGCAATTACGGGGGGATTGTGAGTGGTCTGGGAACGGGATGATTGAAGCCATTACACCAAGCATCATTGCTGGGGCAATTTCGCAATAATCGTTGTGGTATTTATCAAGTTCATTAGGACTAAATGCCACTACGGAGTTGTTAATTTCGTTATTATCTACGTAAGTAATACAATTTTTCTCAACCAACTCATCCCAAATAATACCATCAGATTCTTTAATCTTTAGTTTTCCATCCTCGGTGGTAAATACAGGTCTTAGGAGACGACCTTCGTCAGAGAAGATATTGATTTCTTCATCAACTTCGTCATAACTCAAAGAAACATCGTATGGTAGCATATTTACTGAGCGAATAGCTTTTATCTCATCCATCAAATCAAATGGTTCGCTTGTGATACCAAGAAATAAACCATTACAGAATACTTTTGTAACATCGTTCATATTTTCTACATCATCTAGTAATGTAATGTTTTCGCAATTTTCTACTACTTCTTTGACTAAAACAGAGGAAAACTTCTCAGAAATTTTTGTCAGAAGAGAGATATTCAAAACAATACCAACAGGTTGTCCCTCTGGAGTTTCCGACGGACACAAGAACATGATTTGTGATGGATGAATTTGGCGAATCTTAGAATTCTTTGATTCTTTTCCGATAGATATAGTAACTCTGCGAAGATTTGAGAGTGTAGCACCATAAGACAACCTTGAAAGAACCTGAGATACACCAGTACGAATGTAATTATTCTTTGGAATACCCCAGTTTCCAGTCCCGAAACAGTGTTTGAGACCATTTGTAATGATTGGAAGACGGGTAATGATAGACATGGCATCCGGTGTTTGTTTCTTCTTCTCAATACTTGAAACAATAGCCATGGAATATTTCTTGAATAATTGCCTAAATAATTCGTAGCATAAAACTCCAGATGATTCTACACGTTTATTCATATAATCATCCCTATCATCTTCCTTTCTTAAACCGATACTGGTTGATAGTAGTTTATTAATGATAAAACCTAGGAAATACGCAATTTCCTTGATTGTCACTGTTACTCCCATATGAGGGAATAATTCATTCTCTACAACTTGTAAAGCATAAGTATGATATTCTGTTTCTTTGATAGTATGAATAGAGTGCTGTCCGATAAATTCTAAGGCTTTATTTCTAGTCATCTTATTTTTCCACACAAGTTTTTCTTCGTCAGAGAAGTTTTTCCAACGTTTATCGATTTCGTTGGAGATTGATTTTGGGGGAAAGTTCTGTTCGTTCAGTTCTTGTTTTGTTTTTTCATGAAAAAGACTGAAACCGTCAGTTTGTTCTATACAGAAATAAGAATCTCTATCTATGAGTTTGACATACTTATCAATCTTGGGAGATGATAATGCAATCAGATTCTTAATATCTTCTTGACTGTAATAACCCAAAGCTTTGAATACTACACCAATAGGAATATTTTCTTTGATATACGGCAGGGAAAATACCAACGTCCTATCATCATTACCAATCATCGCTTTAAGGAGGGCAGAATGTCCTGTTTCTTCAGACATACTCCTAATTTCTGTGATAAACTTGAACTTTTCCCCAGCCTTTTGTTCGAAGACCTTCGGAACATTGTATACACTACGAAGCTGTGGAATAAGGACCCGCTCCTTACCTTTGACAATAAAATACCCACCCTCGTCATATTCACACTCCCCAGCCTTAATTCTCTCCGACTTCGTCATATTTGTGAGATAACACTTGTTGCTTCTCAACATAATCGGAATTCTACCAATAACAACTCTAAGGTGTTTGTCAATCTCAGGCTCTTCACCATTAACTTCTAACTTAGTTGTGACAGTTACATAGATAGGCGCATCGTACGTAAGGTCCCTACATCTCGCTTCAGACGGATAGAAAGACCTGAGTGTCCTATCTTCCTCAATAACCGTAGGAGATGGAATAAACACGTCGCTAAATTCTATAGTATATTTCTGGTAAAACACATCATCGTCTTTGGATTTTGAGCTAATTACAATGGGTGGTCCCTCTGTCACAATCTTTGATATACCTTCATTGATGAAATTATTAAAGGATTCTGTCTGGTGATGGACAAATCCCTTAGTTTCAAAGTTATTCTTGAGAATATCCCAGCAGTATTGTTCTGATACCATGATAAGGTTTAGTCTGTATTTTTCACTATTTTTGTCGCAGAATTTCATTTTCATAAATGAAATTCTTTTTCCTTAGTTAAAATTTATAGTAAATTATCACATCTTAGACAAGTATAATCTTTCTGGCAACAAACTGGATTACCTTCGTGCCAATAAATATTACAATCTGAAGTATCTTTCCACCAATCTAACAGTTTGTTCGCATCGGGTTTTTGTCGCATAAATTCAGGAACTAAGTTCACACTTACTCCACAACCTTCAAGACCATCTTCGCATGTAAGACCTGGTATTGCACCTGGTGGTCTAACCTGGGTTAGTACCAGGTAAATCACCACTGGAAGGATTGTTGGCAGCATCACGAGCTCCTGCGGCTCCGACCTGCGCCTCTCCATTAAGACCGAACCAAGATGCCAAAAGCGCAGCACGTCTTGTTTTTTGCGCTGCTGATAACACTCCCCCAACCTCGTCGGCTGCTAACGCCGCACCTATAGCAAAACCTCCAACAGACGCCGCCACAACTGCTCCGGCATCACACCAAGGATTTTTAGCACATTTTATAACATCTTCTCCAGGAATATCAGCAAACTCATATTCAGGTAGGGCTGCAGCCGTCTCTATATTTTCATTTACAGCAAAGGAATTTTGGCATACAGGATTATCCGAGGTTAATATACCTGGATGTCCAGGTTGGTTTTCACAAAAATTGAGTTTAACTCCTCCATCTGCATCTACATTACATCTTTTAGTAGTTGGGTTTCTATCACATGATACTCGTGTCCTACAATATTTGTTATCTTTGTCTGATAATTCATCAATAAAAATTGGAGTCCCGTCACCATCAACATTACCACGAAGACCAAAAATAGGAACAGGGCCATAACATCTTCCCGCTTCTTGACCATCCATTACATCAAAACTATCGTCGTTAGAACAAAAATTTCCACTTCCTGTTTTACAAAAAACAGGTTCGTTCCTAAAAGTATAATTTGATACAATATTTTCACATGTAAGACCAGGTCTTAATTTTCTCTTATCAACCTCCGAACATTTAAGTGTTGTTGTATATTGTCTCTGATTATTTTTACACTCAGGACCACTAAGAGGAGAACTCCAGTAATAAATCTCCGAGAGATCTTCTACTACACCATCTCCATCTTGATCAAAATCTACAGAAGTATTACATTGTGTTTCTGTTAATTTAACATAATCTTTGTTAAAATCATCATCGGTGTCTCCCTCTCCAGGATATGCTTGATGACATATTGGTAATCCTTTAACACCCGAAACACCGATAATATCATTATTCACACATTCTGCTCTACATGTGTCTTGGGTAGGAGCTTGAACTGGATTGGTGCCTCCGGCACAGGATTTTATTTGTCTAATTTCTTCAGCAGTACAACTGTGTCGGGGAGAGTTTATTTGTGTAAAACCCGAACACTCTTGGTCTACCGGACAAAAGGCATTGCCAGAACGAGGTGTTGGGTTATTTAGAACATTTATAGATCTTCCAGCAGGTATACAAGACGTCGCCATTAATTTATTGCCTATAGGACTATTTAACAGTGTTTTATTAGAATCTGTGGCATTATTTTTATAAGCGGCAAGACAATTATAACAACCCATAGCATCTTGTTGGGTTAAACAATGTCTTAAATAATGGTCATTTTTAAAACCATCATAAGTCGAATCCGCAATTTCTTGAGTTACACGATCAACAGGAAGCGGCATATATTTTATTAGATATTAACATAAATTAATTTTGAATTTATGTTAATATTTTTAGAAAAATTAATAATAGCATGGACGATATACTTAATGAACTAGAAGAAAACTATCCGGAAATTACAAACTTTACCATGGGACCTGAAACATATGATTTAATAACCAAAAACACCCAAAAAACTGTGATATACACAGACGGTTCTTGTCTTAGAAACCCAGGACCAGGAGGGTGGTGCGGATGTGTATTGTATCCTGGTGAAGACCGTGAATGGATAATAGTTGGTGGTGAGGAAGAGACGACTAACAACCGTATGGAACTTACAGCTGTTATAGAGGCCTTAGGTTTTGTAGATAAGGAGTGTATTATTTACACAGATAGTCAATGGACCTTGAAGTGTGCTAAAGGCGACTGGAAACGTAAAGTAAATTTAGATTTGTGGAAAAAGTTTGATGATGTTAGTAAGGGAAAAACTATTGACTGGAACTGGGTAAAAGCTCATAATGGAGATGAATATAATGAACTTGTTGATAAATTAGCAAGGGAAGAAGCAAAAAATATGAAAAATTTAAAATGTTGTGAGTAAATAAAATGTCTGAATATTCCGGAAGTCAAGTTTCGGGCGGTGCGTGTGCCTACGCGTCGCTCGGTAGATACAATAATCAGGGTGCGGCCGGCCTCATGGGCACTCCACCAATTCCTTCGTCCACCACCACTGGTATGTACGTTGTTCCAGCGTACGGTATGCCAGGCTATGATGCGCTAACCCATGGTAACGCTCAACCAAGCTGCAGTGGTTTCTTCAACATTACTAACGCTTACGGTGCCAATGCGGGCAACTGCAACCAACAATACGTTAGAAGCATGTGCAACTAAATTATTTAACTTTATAATACGATAAAAACGTATTATAATCTAACTTGTCCTGACTCTGGTTCTTCTATAACGTGCTTGTGTAGCACTATCTTCACTTGGGTCATCCTCCATATCATCCCTTTCGTACTTATTTGAGTCTATATTTACACTGTGTCTAACAGCTTTAATATCATCATGACCATAGAATGGGTTATTAGCTAAATTTTTGATTTGCTTATAACGGGAATTCCTAACATCGTCTAGAGATTGTGGGTTGTGATGTCTATTTATAACATGACGAGGAAATCCTAACGAACCATAACCTCTACCGGTTCCAGTGTATCCATAAGAATCTTTCTTCCTATATAACATGATTATTAAGACCATAATAACTACAAATACCAGAGCACATAAGCCTAAATTAAATGTTGTATCTTCCATATTTTATATATTTCCAATATTATATTTCACCAAGTAAAATGAAATTCTTCAATATAGCATCCAACATCACAGTGTTATCAAAACATATCTTGTCCATCTTTAGTGATACATTCTCTAAAGATGTTTGAACCAAGTGAATATTGCTAACAACATCTTTCTTCGTTGTATTGATACGAGATATCTCATTCTCATACTTACTAATGACATGGCTTCGTTCTATATCTGTATGCAATCCTTTGATACCACCATCTTTAGAATAAGTGTCCCCAATCTCAGATATCTTGTCGTAGTTTGCTTTTTCTACATGGCATAGATTATCCAATAGAGATTGTAAATGGTTTAGATAATCCATCAATACCTTTTTCTTCTGTATAATCTTGGTACAAAGTTTCCCGAAAGTATCTCTGTTTTCCATCAGTCTTTGTAAGTTATTAGTGTGTTTGAATTGATTTTTGTCTAATACTTGATATATACCTTCTTTAACGGTTCTAACATCTATCTCTACAGAACTAATCTTTTTGTATAAACTTTCTAAATCAATAGTGACTCTTAAGCTTCTGTGGTCCGTTCCTCTAAAATTTTTGATTAGAAATCCTTCAAATGTGTCATCTCTTCTGATACAGCATATATAGTTCTTATATGTTATTGCTAATTTATAGTTTAGACTCTGTACGCAGAACTTAAATCTCTTCAATTGTCTAAATATAGCTTTTAGTTCGTTAGTATCTTTTTTAGTTATATCTTTTAATGATAGAGCGTGTTGGTAGCTTTCCTCTAAATGTTCTACCATGTCTTCCTGAACTAAATTAGAACTAAGATCTATTTCATTGTATGTTTTTTCTAGTTCATTGTTGTCAGGTTCTCCTGCGTAGTTTTCTGGTATAGTTCCGTCTTCGTTGACTTCAATGTATTCTAGACTATATACATCACTTGATTCTCCTACAGGGATTTCGTATTTACTGGGAATGTAGAGTAGAAAGTTTTCTGAACCATTGGTACAAGAGACATCTAGGTATGTACACTGACCTCCAACGGTGTATATTGTTTTGATGTTTAGTCTATTATTAGCTAAAAATTTACTAAGTTTATTTATTGATAATGACATTTTCTATTTAAAAGTTATTGGTTTAAAACCTTATTAAAGAATTCTTAAATGTCTATACCTATTCAATATAACAATCAAATTCCTGTTAATAATGGTGGAGACCCAATTAATCAGTTACCAACTGATAAAAACCAACCTTCCCTAAGCGAAGCAAAGATTATCAACTCTTTGTTTGAGAAAAATTATACTACCATAGAACTTGTATTTGAGGAATTGAAAGATTCTGTAATCTTTGCGATATTATTTATTATAATTTCCCTACCACAAATTGACAACATGATTTATTCTATAGCTCCAATAACTAAGAACTCATTTTACTTTATGTTGGGTCTCAAGGCACTCATCATCGTAGCTTTACATTGGTTAATTAAGCATTATTATCTTTCTCAGCGAAGACATTAAGAGTAATAATATAAAATAATCATATTATTATCTGAATAGAATTTTATTTATTTCTTGAGGTAAATTGTGTATAAACGTCTGGGGATATATGTTGTTGCCAGAATTGTTGGTTGTTTCCCTTGGGAGGCATTTTAATAGAGTTATTGTCTAATATAAAAGTTCTTCTCCAATCAGTGTAGTATATTTCATCAAATGGCTTGTAAAACTTTGTATTACTAGTTAATGCGACTGTCTGCGGGGCACATTGATTACCCATTTTAGCATAGGAAGAATACATTTTATTATAGTAATCTAAAATAATATTTCAAACTAATAAATAAAATGACTACACAATTTATAGAAATAACTTCGCTTAGGAGAGATAGAAACAAGTTCCCTGAACCAGCAAGTTTTGAGATACAAAATGTTGGTGCCGGTCAAAAAGATGCCTCACAAGCAGTTGATCCTGTTTCTTTGGCAGCACCAAGTATTACTGATGGTGTTGCCACTCAATGGAATGGTTTTCTATTTAACGCTCAAAGAATAAGTAATATTGCATTAATATCCCCTGGGTCATATTTTGTTGATGTTGTACCTGAGTCTCTTCCTGTTCCAGTCCCAATAACTAACACAAACGGTGGTTCAGTAGGCAATGCTTACTCTGACACTATTTTATTTGTTAATACAACAAGTAGCAAATCGTCTGGTCGGGGGGCTTTACAACTTACACATAATTATTATCGCGGAGCTATGCTATGTGTAGTAGATGGTGGTTCTAACGTTCTTTTAACTACTGCCGATGCCTTGTTAGCTAGTGTCACAACTGCTCCTAAAGTAGTTGGTGTAGGTATAGGTGCTGGCGCTGTAAGTATTGCTGCGGGAGAAGCTAGTGGCGGTTCAGGTGATGATACGATAGCTTTTAATTTTAACATGGGTACTGGCGCGGTTGATCAGACTCTTACGAGTATTACTGTGACAGCAGGTTCAGGTTATTCTGTAGGAGATGTTATCACTGTTCCACAAGCTACATTAACAGCCAAGTTTAATGCTATAGCTCCTGGAGCAAGCGCAAGTTCGGACTTGGTTATCACTTTAACTGCTGATGATTTTGAAACTTCCACAGAAGGTTGTACTGATCGCGCCAGAATCGCAGAGTATGAATATATCGGCAATGATAGAGCTAAAATAGTCTTACTCAACAAATTATCTACCACAATTATTCCAGGTTCTACAGTTCTAAGAATCACAGACCCAACTGACTTAGACAAATCTACTGGATACAATCCAGCTATTTTTGTTCCAGATTCACCCACTGCTACAAACTATTACATTAAATTCAGAATTTATAATATAACAAGAAGTCAATCAAGACCAATCAAAAGTTTTGACCCAATTACTCATATAGCTTACATAGATACGTCTGGATCAAGAACACCCACTGCTACAAGTGGTCCATGCGGAGATGGTAGTGGAGCTATAACTAATTGGGGTGAATATGATTTATACTCAATGAGAAGAGAGGCTCCAATTACAACAATATCTATTCTAGACAATGATACAACAACTAATAATCCTGCTGTATTTAATGCGTTTAACCTTACATTAGCTGACGCAAATACCATTCCAAATCCAAACCTTGTTGTTGGAGGATTCTTAGAAATTCAAGAAAGAGTATCTGAAGAATACGTAATTGCAGGTAATGACACACTTGCGGCAGGTGGTACTACCAGTGTTACCCTTAACGCCGCTCTTCCAGGTGCTGGAACATTACCAAACAATTCCCTAAATGGAGCACAAATCAGAATGAAATCAGGTAATGGTGCCGGACAAATTACTACTATATCTGCTTACAACGCAGCAACAAGAGTCGCTACTCTAAACTTCGGTTTTAATATAGCAGTTAATGCTGGAGATACATACGATATTTACACTAACACAGAAACAAGAAGAATCACAAAATATGTAGATTATAGAGATACTGCTATCGGTGGAAGTGTTACAACATTACAATTTCCTGTCACAAATAGAAACCCTTCATTCCATCCTTTCATTTTTAACGAAACTCAACAACAATATTACACAAACCTTCTAATCAGAATTACAGGAGGAGCAGCTGCCGGTGATATCAGAACAATCTCTGATTACACTATAGTATTTGGAGTAAATGGTGCAATATCAGCAACTGTAACTATCAACCCAGCTTTTCCTAACTTTAGTGCTGCTATTGCTAATGGTGATACATTCACTATTACAAGTGGTATCGTTGCATCCCCAATTATAAATCCAATCACATCGGGTTTTACTTATACCATTTCTAACAACAAAGCTTACATTCTACCATTTAGTTATGACAATGAATACCCATTTAATCAAAACGATATGGCTCTTGCTCCAAATGTTAATTACCAAATGGAACTTATCAACTTAATTCTACCAAACCAATACTTAGATGTTGGTTTCGGCAGTCTAATCTCATTCTACCAATATGTTTATGTAGAAATCCAAAACGCTGAAGGTAATGGTATTACGTCTGGAGGCGCCAACAACATTCCTTCAAATAACCCCAATGCAGTCTCTATGACTTTCCGCGCCACCATTGACGACGTTCCCAACCCAGTTAATTCAACATTCATCAAAATTGACGGTGATGGTATGTCTCAGACTTTGAAATTCAATCCAAACCAATCTCTAAAGTTTTCTGTATATTTAGGACATGGCGGTGGTGGTGGAAATCAAAAAGAACTCTTCAAAACACGCGTCGCTGAATGGTATTCTCCATCACAACCAAATCCTATAATCCAAATCTCCGCAATGTTCAGAATCAAACCAGTTTCTAGAGCTACCAGTATGCCATCTGACACCAAACAAGCTCTAAGTGCTAATTACAATCCTGGTATCCTAAACCAACACGGTTTCCACGGAAGTTAAATTAAAATTATCATATAATTTCCAAAAATTATATGAATTATTTAGTCTTATATTAAATTGTATAAGGAATATCAGGCCAGATTAAATTATCTATAACATGTACTGTCCCATTCAATGCATCTAAATCCTTCTCTATAACCTGTATGTTATTATTAATATATGTCTTACCATTCATGTTCGTAACAAACAATCTACCCGCCGGTAATTTTGTCATAAAATATGAAGCTGGACTATCCTCAAGAATAGCACCCGTTATTTTTCTGTCTAAGGTAGAACATTTAATGATACTACGAGCTGTCCCTTTATCCATATTAATAAAAACCTCGTCAGGTATATGCTGAAGTTTATCATCCCTAGGAACTAAAAGTGTCATGTTAGCCTGAGGATCATCGTAAAGTCCTTCCATCCCCGATAATTTTAGGATATAATGAAATTTAGTAAAGTCTTTGCTAAGATCTAAATAATACGACAACGAATACAAATTATTGGCTAAAACTGGTAAAGGACCACGAAGATCAGGTATATCAAACATATGCGTGAAATTCATGGACTGAGAATTTGGACCTATACTAACCATCTTTTATATTCATCCAAGAATATAAAAATTAATCTGAACTTAATCTGAACTTGGTCTCACAGAAAATCTATTAGCATTCTCAAGAGCCTTATTTATTACTATAGATAATACACCTTCCTTAATATTTACACTCACACTATCACGATTTGTAATACTCAACGGTAAATTAATATTTCTCTTAAATTTACCATAAATAATCTCCCTTTGACGTTGAGTCATAGTATCATCAATTGTAGGAAATTTTCTTTCACCAGTAATTACAACCAAGTTATTGAAAAAATCAACATTAATGTCATCAGCACTTATACCAGCAACATTAGAAAAAATTTTAACATGTGTCTCCGTCTCAAAGACATCTACAGGTGGTCTCCACAAAAATTCTCCACTACTATTATTATTAAGCATATCGCCTAACTGTTCCGCAAAACTGGTATTGAGATTGGTTTCTAAAAGATGGATACTATTTTGGAGTACCTCGGGTAAAGTTGACATTTTTAATTATAAAATCTTCTTTTTAAGTTCGTAGACTGTTTAACCTGTCAATCAATTTTGAATTTCCTGCCACGGGTGGTGGAGCAGCAACGGGTGGTGGAGCGACTACTGGTGGTGGAACAGCAACGGGTTGTGGAGCAGCCACGGGTGGTGGAGCAACCACGGGTGGTGGCATCATAGACATTACTGGTTGTTGTAGTTGAGGAGGAGTTTGTGTATCTGTAGTCGTCTTACGTTTATAAAAATAATAATATAAACCACCAGCCGCCGCCAGAAGTAGCAAAGTTCCAAATATCTTCCAATTATTATTTGTTTCTGATGGAGGATTATTGTAATTTTCATGACTGGGTGGCTTATTACCATAATGACTAACCTTAGGTGACATACCCTGAGGTGGCATACCCT